CTGAGTTCCTTGGATTCCTTGTTGACCTTGAATGCCTTGTTGGCCTTGAATGCCTTGTTGGCCTTGGATTCCTTGAGCACCTTGTGTTCCCTGAGTTCCCTGGATTCCTTGTTGACCTTGAATGCCTTGTTGACCTTGAATGCCTTGTTGACCTTGAATGCCTTGTTGACCTTGAATGCCTTGAGCACCTTGTGTTCCCTGAGTTCCTTGTGTTCCCTGAGTTCCTTGGATTCCTTGTTGACCTTGAATTCCTTGTTGACCTTGAATTCCTTGAGCACCTTGTGTTCCTTGAGTTCCCTGAGTTCCTTGAATTCCTTGTTGACCTTGAATTCCTTGAGCACCTTGTGTTCCCTGAGTTCCCTGAGTTCCTTGGATTCCTTGTTGACTTTGAATTCCTTGAGCACCTTGTGTTCCCTGAGTTCCCTGAGTTCCTTGTGTTCCCTGAGTTCCTTGAATGCCTTGAGCACCTTGTGTTCCCTGAGTTCCTTGGATTCCTTGTTGACCTTGAATGCCTTGTTGACCTTGAATGCCTTGTTGACCTTGAATGCCTTGTTGACCTTGAATGCCTTGAATGCCTTGTTGACCTTGTGTTCCTTGAATTCCTTGAGCACCTTGTGTTCCCTGAGTTCCTTGAATGCCTTGTTGACCTTGAATACCTTGTTGACCTTGAATACCTTGTTGACCTTGAATTCCTTGAGCACCTTGTGTTCCTTGAGTTCCTTGTGTTCCCTGAATTCCTTGAATGCCTTGAGCACCTTGTGTTCCCTGAGTTCCTTGTGTTCCCTGAGTTCCTTGTGTTCCTTGGATTCCTTGTTGACCTTGAATGCCTTGTTGACCTTGAATGCCTTGTTGACCTTGGATTCCTTGAGCACCTTGTGTTCCCTGAGTTCCTTGTGTTCCCTGAGTTCCTTGTGTTCCTTGGATTCCTTGTTGACCTTGAATGCCTTGAGCACCTTGTGTTCCCTGAGTTCCTTGTGTTCCCTGAGTTCCTTGGATTCCTTGTTGACCTTGAATGCCTTGTTGGCCTTGAATGCCTTGTTGGCCTTGGATTCCTTGAGCACCTTGTGTTCCCTGAGTTCCTTGGATTCCTTGTTGACCTTGAATGCCTTGTTGACCTTGAATGCCTTGTTGACCTTGTGTTCCTTGAATTCCTTGAGCACCTTGTGTTCCCTGAGTTCCTTGTGTTCCTTGAATTCCTTGTGTTCCCTGAATACCAGTTATACCTTGAATACCTTGAGCACCATCTATTCCCTGAATTCCTTGAGCACCTTGAATACCAGTTATACCTTGAATACCTTGAGCACCATCTATTCCCTGAATTCCTTGAGCACCCTGAGCGCCCAAAGCTGAACCTACTGCTGTTATCGTTGCAGCATTAATTTTTACAGGTGTTGCTGCTAAATAAACTTTTCCTAAATTTGTATTAGTATTTACATATTGCCAAGAAAACTGATATCCAATAACACTTTCTACTATAGGAAATCCTGTCATGTCAAAATTTCTTGGATCTTCAGCTTGTGCAAGTGTTAATGATGTAAAGACATTTCGTCCCGAAATTAAACTATATCTTGCTCTTCCTGATAAATTTGTAAATAAAACATAATAATTATACCATCTATTATTTGTATTTGGAGCGTCAGTCATTACTCCTACACCATTATCATATAAGATTCTATTATTTGCCCCCCATAAATAAGGTACTGATGAATCTATCCATGACCATGTTGATGCGTTTGTTCTATAAAAAATTGTATACGCATTTGAACTTCCATCTGGTCTTGTTAAAGCTGGAAGATTTTCAAACATATCTTCATCTGCAATACTTGTTACACTAATACCAAATGTATTTGCTACGTTTGTATTCGCAGGACCAACTGTTGGTCCTGAAAGAACTCCACCACTCATAAATCTTGTTCCTATTGTAAAATGAAGATACGCATGAGTTCTTCTATCCATTAAAGATTGATGTCGTTCTTCTGCAAATTGATATGTTGGAGAATTAGAAGAATCCCATAAAAGTGTACATACGGGAAGAGTTGAATCTAATAAAGACCAACCTATTTGTGAACAAGATAATGTTCCATTTATATTATCTATAACAATATAATTTATTCCTTTAGGAGGAGGGTTTCCTACAAGAACAGAAACATCGCCAGTTACAGTATATTCTATACCAGCTTTCATAAAAGTCCATGTTGGACCTCCAACAGGTTGTAAAGTAACTACATAAGTTGACGGGTCAAATCCAACACTAACTAAATCTTCATTTATAAAACCTGTGCGATTTATATCTATCCATCTTCTATCATCATATGTATAAATTGCGTTAATAGAAACATCATTAAGCAAGCCTGTTATTCCTTGAATTCCTTGAGTTCCTTGCGTTCCTTGAGTTCCTTGTGTTCCCTGAGTTCCTTGAATGCCTTGAGTTCCTTGTGTTCCTTGAGTTCCTTGAATGCCTTGAGCACCTTGTGTTCCTTGAGTTCCTTGTGTTCCTTGTGTTCCCTGAGTTCCTTGTATTCCTTGAGTTCCTTGAGTTCCTTGTATTCCTTGAGTTCCTTGAGTTCCTTGTGTTCCCTGTGTTCCTTGAATTCCTTGGGTTCCCTGAGTTCCTTGGGTTCCCTGAGTTCCTTGAATGCCTTGAGCACCTTGTATTCCCTGAGTTCCTTGTGTTCCCTGTGTTCCTTGAATTCCTTGGGTTCCCTGAGTTCCTTGAATGCCTTGAGCACCTTGTATTCCCTGAGTTCCTTGAATTCCTTGTTGACCTTGAATGCCTTGAGAACCAATGGCACCTTGTATTCCTTGTATTCCTTGAGTTCCTTGAACACCTTGTAATCCATCTATGCCTTGAATACCTGAAATTCCTTGTATTCCTTGAGAACCAGTAGCACCTTGAGTTCCTTGAGTTCCTTGAGCACCTTGAGGAGCTGTAAATTCTATCCAAACAGAAGAATCAATATAAGGTTCTACAAAAGAATTATATGAAGAAGTATCAATATTAATAATCCACATAGAAATTACAGAACTTCCAGTAGAAGCTTCATAAAATGTATAATCTCCTTGATAATATGTTGAAGGTTCCCAATTTCCTCTGTTATATAAACCCGTTCCTGCTGCGCCAGTTTCTCCAATTGTACCTTGAATTCCTTGTGTACCTTGAGATCCAGTTCCTATTATTCCTTGAATACCTTGAATACCTTGAGTACCATCTATTCCTTGAACACCTTGTGTTCCTTGTATTCCAGTTATACCTTGAGCACCTTGTGTTCCCTGTATTCCTTGAACACCTTGTGTTCCTTGTATTCCAGTTATACCTTGAGCACCTTGTGTTCCCTGTATTCCTTGAATTCCCTGTATTCCTTGAATTCCTTGAATTCCCTGAGCACCTTGAGTTCCCTGAGCACCTTGAGTTCCCTGAGATCCAGTTATACCTTGAATTCCTTGAGATCCAGTTATACCTTGAGTTCCTTGATATCCTTGCGCTCCTTGTGTTCCTTGAGTTCCTTGATATCCTTGCGCTCCTTGTGTTCCTTGAGTTCCCTGAGTTCCTTGAATACCTTGAATTCCTTGTGTACCTTGAGATCCAGTTATACCTTGTGTTCCTTGAGTTCCAGTTATACCTTGAGCACCTTGTGTTCCTTGAGAACCAATTATTCCCTGAGCACCTTGAGTTCCAATTATACCTTGAGTTCCTTGAGTTCCGGGTGTTCCTATTCCTTGAATACCTTGAATTCCTTGAGAACCTTGAGAGCCATCAATACCCTGTATTCCTTGAATACCCTGAATTCCTTGAGCACCTTGAGTTCCTTGAGTTCCTTGAGTTCCTTGAGTTCCAGGTGTTCCTATTCCTTGAATACCCTGAATTCCTTGAGCACCTTGAGTTCCTTGAGTTCCTTGAGTTCCAGGTGTTCCTATTCCTTGAATACCCTGAATTCCTTGAGCACCTTGAGTTCCTTGAGTTCCTTGAGTTCCAGGTGTTCCTATTCCTTGAATACCCTGAATTCCTTGAGCACCTTGAGAGCCATCAATACCCTGTGTTCCTTGAATTCCTGAAGTTCCCTGTGTTCCTTGAATTCCTGAAGTTCCCTGTGTTCCTTGAATTCCCTGAGCACTGGTCGATATAAACAAAGAACCATCAATCCACTGAAAATCTGAGCTTAAAGAAGCATTAGGTATATAGTTACTTACAATATAGGCTATCGATATATCTCGTGCACTCAAAGAACCGTCTACGTATACTTTAGTGACATCGCCTCCTCCACTAACATCAAGATAGCCATTTGTCCACGTAAATCCCGTTCCTATTGAAGATTCGCGGAGATATATGCCGGCGATAACTCCATTATTATAAATGTTACCTATTGATATATCACGTTCTAATAAAGAACCATCTATATATGAATAAGAAACTAAATCACCTAATGATGCATCTAGTTGAATTGTACTTGGATCAAAATAAGAAACTATAATACGATCACTACCCTTAAATGTTCTAAAAAGAAGATCTGAAAGTTCTTTTCCTAAATAAATACTTACATCTCCAGATCCTTCATTTCTTCCTACATTTACTTCTCCGCCAAAAGAAGCATTTATACTAACAACAATATTATTTCCTTGTAAATTAACTTCTGCTGCGCCTTCTCCAGTAATACTTCTTAAATAGATATTAGTAATTGAAGGATCAAATACTGTATTACTCCATACTCCTATACCAGAACCTATATTATGAACATCCAAAGTACCCGCAGATAATCCGCCATAATGATTATGTAAATTAAGATAATAAGCACCATCTTCTCCTTGTAAAAGATCTGCATCTATAATTGATGCATCAAGAGGCGATGGCGGAGTTATTTGTCGAGAATCATAAGTAATATAAAAAGAATTTATGTTTCCAGAAATAACAGTAGCACGAGTATATTTAATATGAAGATAGAAATAATTTTGATCTAAAAAATTAATAGCACATAAATTCGCTTGAGTAAGTGTTTGCCAAGGCTGCCAAGAAACGTTATCAAAAGACCAGCGAAATTCTTTTTTAGTAAAATTTCCTGTAACACCCTCTTCACGAAACGAACGGAGCCTTTCTATATTTAAGATAGGAACCGTATTTCGAAATTCTATAGTAGTAATAAATGTACGTCGATCATTAAATACGTATTGCATGAAATATATTAATTTTATTTATTTATTCAAAATAAAAGAGCCGTTATAGACTCTTTATTAAAAATATTTTCATTACATACGTTTTATCTGGTAAATAAAGAAAAATACATCCAATAAGAATTAACTAAAGATAAAGATATTATATTAAATTTCAAGAAGAAAACGAATATATAAATAAAGAAGATACAGCCCAAGTTTAAATTGATAACTATTAAAGTTCCATATAAAACTTCTGAAGAGAATTCTAAAATAATTAATGATTTAAGACATCAATATTCTTCTATCGTTAAATCTGCTTATAATAGAGCCAAAGAGGGGTTTTCACAAAAGAACATTAGAGTTGAGCTTAAAAATCTTAACAACGTTCAAGATTTAGGCTGTTGGTTAACACAATGTGCAATCTTAGAAGGTTTAGCAGTATTGAAAAAGAACAAAGACAAAAAAGTTATTTTTGGTGGTACAAAAGTTTTTGCTCAACGAATTAAAAACCAAATATCTAAAGAAGAAATTAAAAAGAAACGGTTACTATCAATCAATGCTCAAGGAGAAAAACTTCAAAGAGGTAATAGAAGTTTTGATCTAAGAATGCTTTCTGAAAATAAACTTGTTTTTAAAATTAATAGAACTAAACATTTAAGTCTTGATCTTCAACCAATGAAAAAGAACTATCGTCAAAAACTTCAGTTTATTGAACAAATGTCAAGTTCTAATGATTTGACTGTAGGTGTAAGGCTAAATGAATCTTATGTTTATTTTACTTATGAAGAACTCAAAGAAAAAGTAGAATTAAACCAACAAGTTTACATGGGTATTGATTTAAATCCTAATTATATAGGAATTTCTATTAAAGAGAATGAGATGATATTGCATACTCAGTGTTTTGACTTTAAGTTATTAATTGATAAAATTTTAAATGAAAATAACAGTTCTGACAGTAAACGTTTTAAATATCTTAATAACAAGCTCAAGCATGAAACTATATTAGCAGCTAAACATATAAGTTTACTTGCAAAACAATTCAAATGTCGTTTCGTCTTTGTTGAGGATCTTAAGAACCTCGCCAAAGCCAATTTAGATAAAAGTCATATACTTAACAGACTCACTAAAAACTTATGGAAAAGAGACTATTTCATTAAGAACTTGACAAAGCGTGTAACTAACTTAGGAATGAAAGTTTTTAAAGTGAATCCGATGTACACATCAATAATTGGCAATACACAATATAGTTATTTTGATCCAATTAATGCGTCACTTGAGATAGCAAGAAGAGGATTTAACGTCATAATTTTAAAAAATAAACAATTTTATCCAGAATTTTCTATCAAAACTTTACTCAATAATCTATGGAAGAAACAATTGGGCAAAGAAGTTAAAGACTGGACAGAACTGTTTAAGCACACAAAAAACTCGAAACTGAAGTATCGAGTTTCTTTAGAAGAAAGTTCTCTTTTTAAAGTTTTTCAGATGGACTCTATAAAAAGTAAGATTCTGTGTTATCAATTTGAATGAAAGTTACTTAAGTTATAGAAAAAATTACTTTAATTTATTTTATATATTTCTTTTTATTTGGTTGATTGATGTCAGTTGATATTATAAGTAAATGTTTTTCCAGCTCCACTAAATATAGATTCTAAATGAACGATATTTGTGTTAGAAGATCCGTCTGTTGGAGATGCATTATTTCCACCTTTCAAATAAATTTGTAAACTTTGCGTTGGCGGATTGCTAGAATACCAAGTATCAAATTTTGCAAATACATCGTTAACTGTGAATGAATCTAAAGAACAATCGTAAGCATGAAATTGACTAAATTCTTGATTTATAGTAGGTAATAATATCGATGTTAGATTTGAATTGTTATAAACTTGAAAATCTCTGCCTAATCCAGTAAGTCCTGAAACATCTAAAATACCTGTTAAATTACAATCATAAGCATAATAACCATATTCATATGTTTGAGATGAAACGGGATTGAGTATTTGAGTAAGATTTGGATTATTAGTAGCATCAAAGTATCCACCTAATCCTGTAAGTCCTCTTAAATCTAAGGTTCCAGTTAGATTACAAGCATCTACATCATAACCAGTAAATACTTGAGATGAATCTGGATTAAGTATTTGTGTAAGATTTGGATTATTATATACTTTAAACTCTCCACCTAATCCTGTAAGTCCTGTTACATCTAAAGTTCCAGTTAAATTACAACCATATGCTATATAAGTAATAAATACTTGAGATGAATCTGGATTAAGTATTTGAGTAAGATTAGGATTAGTACTAATACTGAAACGCCCTCCCAATCCCGTAAGTCCTCTTAAATCTAAAGTATCAGTTAAATTACACGCCTGCGCAGCATAACCTGTAAATACTTGTGATGAATCTGGATTAAGTATTTGTGTAAGATTTGGATTATTACCAACAGCAAATTCTTTACCTAATCCCGTAAGTCCTCGTAAATCTAACGTTCCAGTTAAATTAGATGAATATACATAATATTCATTAAATAATTGAGATGAAACTGGATTAAGTATCTGTGTAAGATTTGGGTTAATTCCAACATTAAAATATCCTCCTAATCCTGTAAGTCCTGAAACATCCAACGTTCCAGTTAAATTAGAAAAATACGCATGATAAGTAGTAAATACTTCTGATGAAACTGGATTAAGTATCCGTGTGAGATTTGAATTATAAGCAACAGTAAAATATCCCTGTAATTTTGTAAGTCCTCTTAAATCTAAAGTTCCAATTAAATTATCCTCGTCAAGTATTATTTGTGTAATACCAGATCTTCCGTTAGTTGTTCCTTTATACACTTTAACAGTTTTATTTCCAGGTAATGTATAATTATAACTAAAATTATTTGAATCTATTATATAACCATCTCCTAAATCCCAGTGAAGAGTTCCAGCAGAAGTAGTTATTGTTGGGTCAAATGCTCTTGATGAAGCATCTGTTACAAGCTTAAATATATAATCGTTTATACTTGCATTTAAAGTTTTTCCAGCACTTGTAAACACAGATTGTAAGTGAATCAGATTTGCATTAGAACTTCCATCTGTAGGTGACATGTTATTACCATCAGCAAGATTAAGTGTTAAAGTAGTTGTTGGCGGATTACTAGAATACCAAGTATCAAGTTTATATAAAATATCATCGACAGCAGATGCATCTAGAGCACAGTTATTAGCATTAAATGTTGTAAATTCTTGATTTATTGTTGGTAATAATATTGAAGTAAGATTTGAATTGTTATAAATTTTAAAATCTCCCCCTAATCCAGTAAGTGATGAAACATCTAATATTCCTGTTAAATTACAATCATGTGCCCAATAAATTTCAAATATTTGTGATGAATCTGGATTAAGTATTTGTATAAGATTTGGATTATTATGCGCATAAAACCATTTACAAAAACCTGTAAGCCCTGTTAAATCTAAGGTTCCAGTTAGATTATTAGAACTTAATGCAAAATCTGTAAATACTTGAGATGAATCTGGAAATAATATCTGTATAAGATTTGGATTATTATAGACATCAAATTCTCCGCCTAAACTTGTAAGTCCAGATACATCTAAAGTTCCTGATAAGCTACAATTATATGCATAATAATATATAAATACTTGAGATGAATCTGGATTAAGTATTTGTGTAAGATTTGGATTATTATTAACTTGAAAATCTCCACTTAATCCTGTAAGTCCTGATACATCTAAAGTTCCAGTTAAATTACAATTATATGCAAAATAAGTATTAAATATTTGAGATGAATCGGGGTTAAGTATTTGTGTAAGATTTGAATTACTATCAGCGTGAAAAACTCCTCCTAATCCCGTAAGTCCTGTTAAATCTAATGTTCCAGTTAAATTACAATTACGTGCAGAATACCAGGTGAAGATTTGAAATGAAACTGGATTAAGTATCTGAGTTAGATTTGGATTAGAACTAACAGAAAACCATCCACCTAATCCCGTAAGTCCTGATATGTCTAGTGTTCCAGTTAGATTACAATTCCAAGCACTTAATCCTTCTTTAATAGGTTGAGGCGAATTCGGAAAAAGTATCTGTGTAAGATTAGAATTCTTTTCGAATTCAATCCATTGAGTAAGTCCACCTAAATTTGTTAAACTTCTTAAGTCTAAAGTTCCGGCTAAACTACAATCTCTTGCTGAATATCCATCAAATATTTGAGATGAATCTGGATTAAGTATAGAAGTTAAATTTGAATTATTAAAAACTTGAAACTCTCCGCCTAATCCTGTAAGTCCTTGTAAATCTAAAGTTCCAGTTAAATCACAACTATACGCATAATAATATGTAAACACTTGTGATGAAAAGGGATTAAGTATCTGAGTTAGATTTGAATTACTATCAACATCAAAATATCCACCTAATCCTGTAAGTCCTGATACATCTAAAGTTCCCGTTAAATCACAACCATATGCAGCATATCCTATATCAAATACCTGAGATGAATCTGGATTAAGTATATGTGTAAGAAGTGAATTACGACTAGCAGTAAACCAACTTCCTAAATTATAAAATGATGAAATATCTAAAACTCCTACTATATTATCTGTATTTATTTCTATGGAAGTAATACTGCTATACTCACTAACACTTCCTGCATATATTGTCACGGTTTTATTTCCTGCACTTGTATATGTATGTTCTAAACTATTTGCAACTACGGCTGAAGATGCATCATCTAAATCCCATACTAAAGTTCCTGCAGAAACTCCAATAGATGGGTCAAATATATCAGTTGATGCATTAGTCACAAATTGAAAAATTGGTAATTGACCACCATCTGTAATTGTCCAATTGTTAGGAGGGCTTGTCAAAATTCCTCTTGAAACTGTTGGAGCTCCCCAAGTATACATAGCATCTCCAGCATGAAAGTTAACATTGGGTTGAAGATTTGTTGCAATTATAGAAAAATCATCAACTTGAAAACTATGCCCAGCATTTTCTGTTCCTTCAATCCATATTACTCCATTACTAGTATCTATGTTAGATATAATGTATTCTCCTTTATCTCCCCACTCAGGATGCAGGCTATGTTGACCAAAAGAAGAATCAATTACGCCATTACAATAAAAATTAACATAACTACCATTTTTAGTGATAGTTACAATATCACCATTATTATATGGAATAGTTCTTAATAACTGTCCATATGCTGCTGACTCTCCGAACATTCTAAAATAAACATACACACCATCATTTGCCCAAACTAACCATATCCCTGCAGATGTATATTCAATATTACCAAATATAGAAATCATAAAATATGTAGTTTCTTCTGTGTATGTTGATATAAACTTAAAGCTAACAGCAATATCTTTAGATGATACATCTATACCTGAAATGCGCCAATCTTCTTCAAATGATATTACTTTATTAGAACTAACATCTCTAATCATAGGAGATAACCAATTATCCAATTCAAACCATCTGCTATTTCCTGCAAGTGATGTGTCTACTGCATACGATTCAAAATTATCAGTATAAGTACTTGTTTCACCTGCCCAAGCAATAAGTGTAGAGTCATAGTTAGGTGTGGACCATGCATTAGCGCCATTGAGCATATCATCCATGTAAGACACATCTTGAACATTGAAAGTAGCCAATGATTGATTAAATGAAGAAGCATCATAAAACATATATTGCATATCTATTACTTTCGATGTATCAAAATTAACAAGTGATTGATTAAATACATAACAACCAGCAAACATATAATCCATGCGTGTTACTTTTGATGTATCAAAATTGGAAACAGATTGATTAAATAGATAACATGAAGAAAGAATGCCATCCATATTTGTTACATTAGATGTGTCAAAATTTGAAACTAATTGATTAAATGCAAAACAATAAGCAAACATATAATCCATGCGTGTTACTTTTGATGTATCAAAATTGGAAACAGATTGATTAAATAAATAACAACTATTAAACATCGCTGCCATATTAGTTACATTAGATGTGTCAAAATTTGAAACTAATTGATTAAATGCAAAACAATAATTAAACATCATAAACATATTTGTTACATTTAATGTATTAAATTTTGATACTGATTGATTAAATAGATAACATGAAGAAAGAATGCCATCCATATTTGTTACATTAGATGTATCAAAATCTACTTTTCCATTAAATAAATAACAACTATCAAACATCGCTACCATATTAGTTACGCTCGATGTTCTTGGCACATCTACGTAAGTTGCGACCATGTTCTCGCATCCAGCAAATGCTGCTTCCATTGAGTCCCACTCACCTACACCCCAGTTTACTAATTCCACTAACTTCAGACAGTCATTTTCATAATTAAAGAATATCCTTGGAAATGTTCCCGAGATTTTAACTGTGTATGTACTAGCTTCTCCATAATCATGAGTTATTAATTCGGGTGACCCAGTATAACTACCTATACTGCCATCACCCCAAAAGATACTGCAGTCATATCCCGAACCTGTAGTTGGAATACCTATAGATGTCGAGTTTGTTGAGCCATCATTGTCTGTCTTCCACTTAGTTATAAATTCTTCTTGATTTATAATTATTTCAAGAGTCTGTCCAGCACCCGCAAATATAGAATATAAGCTAACTATATCAGAATTAGAATAGCTTCCTGTAGGCGGCATGTTTTTGCCGCCGCTTAGATTTACATACAATGAATACGTTGGAGTGTTACTGCTATACCATGTATTTAATTTAGCAAATATATCATTAACTGTAAATAAATCTAAAGAACAATCATAAGCATGAAAATATACAAATTCTAAACTTGCTGTAGGCAATAATATAGATGTTAAATTTGGATTATTATGAATATCAAATCTATGATACCAACCACCTAAACCACTTAAAGACGATACATCTAGAGTTCCAGTTAGGTTACAATTGCATGCTACATACCACGTAAATAATTGAGATGAATCCGGATTAAGTATCTGCGTAAGATTTGGATTATCAAAAACTTCAAAATCTCCACCTAATCCTGTAAGTCCTCGTAAATCTAAAGTTCCAGTTAAGTTACACTGATATGCCCAATATCGTGTAAATACTTGAGATGAATCTGGATTAAGTATTTGAGTTAAATTACGATTATTGTAAACGTGAAATCGTCCACACAATCCCGTAAGTCCCGAAACATCTAAAGTTCCATTAAGACTGCAATCATATGCATAATAAGTATTAAATATTTGAGAAGAAGTTGGATTAAATATTTGTGTAAGATTTGGATTATTATTAACTTGAAAATCTCCACTTAATCCTGTAAGTCCTGATACATCTAAAGTTCCAGTTAAATCACAATCATATGCCATATACCAATAAAATACTTGAGATGAATTTGGATTAAGTATCTGTGTAAGATTTGGATTATTATCAACACCAAAATATCCGCCCAATCCTGTAAGTCCTCGAAGATCCAAAGTATCTGTTAAATTACATTGATATGCATAATAACCAACAAATACTTGAGATGAATCTGGATTAAGTATGTGTGTAAGATTTGGATTATTATTAACTTGAAAATCTCCACCTAATCCTGTAAGTCCTCTTAAGTCTAAAGTTCCATTAAGACTACAATCATATGCATAATATCCTGTAAATAATTGAGATGAATCTGGATTAAGTATTTCAATAAGATTCGGACTTGGCGCAACATCAAACTGTCCACCTAATCCTATAAGTCCTCTTAAATCTAATGTTCTAGTTAAATTACAATCATATGCAAAATAATATTCAAATACTTGAGACGAATCCGGATTAAGTATCTGTGTAAGATTTGGATTATTATAAACTTCAAAATCTCCACCTAATCCGGTAAGTCCTGAAATATCTAAAATTCCAGTCAAATTACAATCATATGCATAATAAGACGTAAATACTTGAGATGAATCTGGATTAAGTATCTGTGTAAGATTTGGATTATTATAAACTTCAAAATCTCCACCTAATCCTGTAAGTCCTGAAACATCTAAAGTTCCAGTTAAACCAGAATCCAATATACTATAATATCTAAATACTTGCGATGAAACTGGATTAAGTATTTTATTCAAACTTGCTTCATATATAAATAAAGAATTTAAATTAGTAAGTGCGGATATATCTAAAGTTCCTGTTATAAATGTACCACTAGTACCCCCTACACGTTGTATTATAGCAGTGATATCATTTACATTGTCTGAATATACTTTGACAGTTTTATTTCCATTATACGTATAATTATGATTTACAGAATTTGCAAAAACTGTTGATGCATCACCCAAATCCCATTTAAGAATAATGTCTGGTATTACTCCTATTGATGCATCAAATGTCTGACCAATTCCAGCATTAGTTACAAATTCTAAAACAAGATTATAATGAGGAACTCTAAAAACTTTATTGGCAAATCTTAATATCTTTCCTAAATATCTTAGTATTATTGATTTCATATAGATTGTCTCGTCCTTAAAAGTATAACTTTTGAATTTATTTTATTTTACCAAGCAGACATTACTGTTCTTGTCCACTTATTTGTTGATACGCATGCATATAAATAACTTGAATCAAAAGCTATATATCCAACAAGTCCCGGAGAAGTTGAACTAAGTGGCTTTGCAACTATTTTATAATATAAAGAATCTGATTGTATTTTTGTATAAAATATAGAAGTTGCATCAAGTTTATTATTTATGATATTAAAAATACTATTTATTGAAGCATCTCTTGAATTCAATGAACCGTCAACGTATAATTTTGTAACACCGTCTCCAATCGATCCTTGAATACCTTGTAAGCCAGTAGTTCCTGAAATTCCCGAAATTCCCTGAGCACCTTTAATACCTTGAATTCCTTGTATACCTTGTGTGCCCTGCGCACCTTGACGACCTTGTGCTCCTTGTGAACTTGAACTGCTTCTAAATAAACACATAGTTTTTATTATATTTATCAATATTTATATTTTCTCTCGCATGATATTAAAATTTCTTATAATAAAATAAATAATAAAATCAATATGGTCGCTAACATACCTCCAAATATAGTAAATGCAGCATCTAGCATTTCTACTTGTCCTGCTCCATAACTATCACGTAACTCTTTTAATATTCCTACAAATGTTGGAAGAGCTATACCAAAAAAAGTTAATAAAATTATTTTTGAAGTAAATATTAATGTTATGCATATTCCTAATATTCCAAGAATAAATCCTGAAACAAAATGTAATAGTTTATCTCTTCCAATTTCTTTTCCGAATAATTTCATAGTTTTTATTTATTTTAATAAATCCTGTACACCTTGAGCTCCTTTTGAAAGTCTCATTTCTTTTTCAAGATTATATACTTTTTTACTTAATTCTTTTACTGCATTTACTAGAGCTAAAATAACTGGTTGATAATCAATTTGAACTACTTCAGATTCAACACCATCTTCAACTAATTTTCCTTTAATTCTATAAACTGCAGTAGGAAGTATTCTTTCAAGGTCATTTCCAATTACTCCTACAACATCTTTATCATCTGTTGGAGTTCCAAATAAACCATTCCATTGATATATAACAGGTTCTATTTGGTCTATTATATTAATACCATCAACGTATGGACGAACATTCTTTTTAACACGTGCATCTGATGTAGCTCCTTGTCTTCCTTGAGTTCCTTGAGTTCCTTGTCTTCCTTGAACACCTTGAACACCTTGAACACCTTGAACACCTTGAATACCTTGAATTCCTTGAATTCCTTGAGTACCTTGTGCACCATCTGAAGGACCTTGAATTCCTTGAGTACCTTGAACTCCTTGAGCAGCATATAATCCATCTAATCCTTGTATTCCTTGAATTCCTTGTCTTCCTTGAACACCTTGAGTTCCTTGTGTACCCTGAGTTCCTTGTCTTCCCTGAACTCCTTGAACTCCTTGAACTCCTTGAACTCCTTGAATTCCCTGCGTTCCTTGCGTTCCTTGAGCACCTTGTGTTCCTTGAGTTCCCTGTGTTCCTTGGACACCTTGCGTCCCTTGAGTACCTTGAATACCTTGAATTCCATCTATACCTTGAATTCCTTGAGTTCCCTGTGTTCCTTGAGTACCTTGAGTTCCCTGTGTTCCTTGAGTACCTTGAACACCTTGAATTCCATCTATACCTTGAGCGCCTTGAGTTCCTTGGGCACCTTGAATCCCTTGAGTACCTTGAATACCTTGAATTCCATCTATACCTTGAATTCCTTGAGTTCCCTGTGTTCCTTGTGTTCCTTGAGTACCTTGAATACCTTGAATTCCATCTGTACCTTGAATTCCCTGAGTTCCCTGAGTCCCTTGAACACCTTGAGTTCCTTGAGTCCCTTGAGTACCCTGTGTTCCTTGAGTTCCTTGTACACCTTGAATCCCTTGAGCTCCTACTGTCGAACTTGTAAATAAAAATATAAAACCAAATTCCTTTTTATCACTAAAAGATGAGCCTGATGAATTAATAGAATTAACAGCTAATTTTATATAACTTGTTGCACTTGAAGCATCAGCAGTTAATACATATGTAGCATATTCAGCAGAATCTGGTAATTTTTGAACATAAAAATTGTCACCAACTTTAAGTTTTAATAATATATTTTTTACATCTGCACCACCTAAATTAAAATTATTTATATATGCATATGTTGCTAATGAAGGATCTGCATTATTTAATCTAAAATATCCTGTTCCGGGATCAGCATCAGATATTATATTTTCGTATTTCCATTTTCCAACAATACCTACGCCTGAACCCGCACTTGATTGTAAATAATTAGATACATCATAATAAAATGATTCATTGCCCAAAGATGAATCTGGTATATAAGTTGATCTAACATCGTTTATTGATGAATTAACATTTACTGTAACAGCATAAGGGCTAAGATCTTGATTTCCTGTATTAACTCCAGAGGTATTTTCTATTACAGTAAGTTGTGCTCTATTAACATGAAAAAATTGATCAGGTAATCCCCCCTGTAATCCTGCCAAATCATTATGACGTGTTGCAAGTGGTGTATGTATATGAGTATAATTAGTATTTCCACAATGATAAAGATTAATTGAAACATCAATAGAAGAATCAGTCCATGCTTCATATCTAAATATAAGTCTATCACTTGAGTTAACTACAAATGATGGCTGTACACTTGTAGTCGTATAAAGCATTACAGTTTCTGAATTTATATCTCCAGTTGTTACACTAAATAAAGAAGTTTCAACGCCTAAATAATCTCTTTTATATACAAATGTTTTTATTTCTGATGTTGCTGATAATGAATCTGCAACAGATGCAAATGTATTAAATTCCCATATTCCTCCATCTATTAAAGATATTCCTAAACCACTACTAGGTTCTGATGCATAATTATCAATTACTAAATGCGTACTAGAATTAATTACTTTATATTCTATTACTTCAGGATTAGCAGAAGGAACGTGAGATGCAGATTCATATGTAGATATATCAGAAATTTCATCAGATAAAAAATAAATTACACCTGCACCTGCAGATACAGTAGATCCTGTAGAATTTATCCATCTGCTTCCATTCCATTTTAGAGTTTCATCTAATTGAGGATTAATTATTCCAACATCATATAATGTTGTAATTGATCTTCCTATTTGTACATAAACTAATATAGAACCAGCAGTATCACTTGCTTGTATAACTTTAGCAACTCTTACCCATATACTCGGTGATATAACGGCTGTTGGCGTAAGACCTCCAGCACTTATATCTGATAAATATAAAAATTGTCCTGGTGTATATCCTCCAGTACTTACATCATGTACAATGCCATTAGTTGTTATTAATCCTATTGCTCCTGGATTAATATTTTGTGTTGCAACACCAATAGCAGCAGCGGTACTGAATATATCAGCTTTAGCTAAATCAACATTAGGAATATCAACATTATATGTGCCTGTAATATAAACTACTTCACCATTATAAATAGTGTTTCCTGTATCATTATGTACTACCATTACTTGTTCTTGACCAAGTTGAAGTGTTACATCATCAGCTGTATGAAGTCCAAGAGTATAATTTGATGTATCATAAAATAATTGTCCATTTTGACGAGGCATAGTTATATTTTGATTAAATATAATTGCATCGATTGATTTTATAGAATGATTATTTAATGATAAATCTTGAGTTGCTCCAGTATAAGGAACATAAAGTGATAAAGATGCATCGCTAAAAGATATTCCTTGTATTCCTTGAATTCCGTACATTCCTTGAATTCCTTGAATTCCTTGAATTCCTTGAGTGCCTTGTGTTCCCTGAGTCCCTTGTGTTCCTTGTGTTCCTTGAATTCCCTGAGTACCTTGTGTTCCTTGTGTTCCCTGTATTCCTTGAGCACCTTGAGTTCCTTGAGTACCCTGTGTTCCTTGAGTTCCTTGGGTCCCCTGAGAACCCTGAATACCTTGTCTTCCCTGAGTTCCTTGTGTTCCCTGAGTTCCTTGAGCGCCTTGTGCTCCCTGAGTTCCTTGTGTTCCCTGAGTTCCTTGAGAACCTTGAGTTCCAGGTGTTCCTATTCCTTGAATACCCTGAATTCCCTGTAACCCTTCAATTCCTTGAGTTCCTATTATTCCCTGAATACCTTGTATTCCCTGAGTAGTTGTTATAGTATTCAAAGCGCTTTGTAATCCCGTAATAGAAGTAATAGGCTGTTGACCTTTATGGTGTGATCTATCTAAATAATAATTACCTACATATCCACTTAATGTGCATGCATCAACAATTGGAATTACATCAAACGATTGTATAATATCATGAATAATAACTGCAGATGTATCTCGTGATTCAATATCACCGTGAAAATATGCAGGAGATGTAGAAGTTGCACTTCCATTAAGATAATTAAGATTAAATGTGCTAACTGTTCCCGAACCAGCAGAACTTAATGTATATCTAATTTTTACAAATAAATAATAATTGCCATATGTGTTTATTGAAGATATACCATTTTGAGTAAGTGTTTCCCATGCAGACCAATACTCATTATTAAATGACCAACAAAATTCTTTTTTTGTAAAAGTACCTTGCGAATTATCTGTAAAATACTTAAGAGTTCCTACATTTTCAATAGGAACCGTGTTATATAATGTGATTGCTAATCCTTCATCTAATCTAGAGAAATTTGAAAATTGCATATTCGCGATTTATTTTATTTATTTATTCATTCTAATCTGGAATAAATAAAATAAAAAAGAAGATGCGCATAGTACGAGAAAATATTAACGAGAAATTTACAGAAGAAAGCGACCCTATTGCTGATATGGGTATAGGAACGATGGGATTCGGCAATATTAAAAGGGGAGATACAATAAAAGTTAAAAAAGATTTTTATAATGCAGATACACCCTCAAATCTTAAAAAAATGTATTTTTCACCATCTGATACTCTTGGAAAAAATTTCCTTCCGTGGGCAAAAGAAGATATAAAAGGAGTAGTTGTTAAAAGTAAAAAACATTCTAAATCACTAGAATTATATATAGCATTTTTTGGAGATAATGAGTTTTTTAATTATTGTAAAAAAGAAATAAAAAAAGGCTATAATTTAGAAAAAAATTATTTAGGATTAGCGATATTATATAGCGACGAAAAGTATTCTACTTGGGCAGAATACTTCAAAATTATAGAAAAAACTTGAAATTAGTACGAGAATATATTACTGAAAGGTTTTCAGAAGAAAGCGATCCAATTCATGATTTAGGAATTGGATTAAAAACTATTCAAAAAAGATGGTTAGATAAATACATAGGTAAAAATACTGCATTTTTTGAAAGACACGGTTTCACAGAAAATCAATATACATTCAATATAGATGGAACTATAGATGTATATGGTAGTGTAGATTTACGTAATCAGCATTTAGGAAATTTCCCCTATTATATAAAATTTGGAGTGATAGATGGTGAATTTAATATAATGGGTAATGATATGACATCATTAAAAGGATGTCCAAGAGAAATATATGGATATTTTTCTTTTCAAGACAATAAAATATCATCATTAAAATATTTTCCAGAAATAGTACATCCTCCAAGAAAAAAGATGCCAGGTCATGTCAGTCTTAGTGGAGTAATTTATTGCGCACAAAATCCTGGTGAATTTACAAGAGACGATATTTTAGATGTTTGCGATTGTATAAGTGATATTCATACTAGACCTAAAGGGTATTAACAAATCTATAGATTTCTTTCAATCCATTTAATCCTACACCACTTCTATGATCATAGTAATTTGAAAGAATTATTTTAGGAAATTCTGATACGTATATCTTTACATTTCCAAGTAATATGTATTCTTCAAATTTAATATCAGGATATATCGTTTCAAAAAATTTCTTTTTATTATCTTTATCGCCTGATCCTAATATCAAAGCATTCTTGGCTAATTGAAAAGCTTCTTTCATAGCTGTCAATCTTATCTCTTTATACTTGTCATTCAAAGGCTTCTTAAGGCTAAAATTGTATTGCCTATTATATTCCTTTTCATCTATATTAGAGTAGTCCCAATGCCTTTCTGTGTGACGCGGTAGTGGTCTGAGATTTATTATAGCACTATCTTTTCTATAAAGGTCATACATTATATACTTATTAAGAACTACTTTTCCTTCTTCTGACAACTCACCGAAAAATCTTTCATCTTTATATTTACGTGCTAACATAAATCTTGAAATGAACTGAAGAAAAGTTGAGTTTACAGGTGGCGAGTCTATTTCTATTGTTGAAAATCCTTCACCTATTTGTAATAATTTTCTTGTGGCAAATTCATGCATAAATCTATTAACACATCTTTCAGTATCACCTTCTCCACCAGCAGTTCCAAACTCATTGCCAAATATAACTACAGAGGCCTTATCTATAGGCCCCTGAGCTACACATTTATTTAACATCAGTAATTGATCTTCTGTTAATATCATTTCTTACATTCATTAAGTAATCTAAGAACTCTTGGATTAGGACAAATTTGAGGATTTTTTCTTTTGAATTCTTCGTAATTGCCATCACCAAAATTTTCAAATAAGAAAGTGCCGATTGCTCCACTTCTTGAAATTCCAGCGCCACAGTGCAAAATGGCCATTTTCTTATCTTTATTTTTAATAATAAACTCATAAAGTTCCTTAGCCTGTTCTTTTGTGAATACATTAGGATTGCTTTTAGCTTCACTATCCATATAATCTCCAAAAGACATTACTTTTACATTTGAATGGCATTCTTTGAAATAGGAATCTGAATTATCTTTTTTAGATAAATCTGGTTCTACGGGACTTACGATTGAAATAAACATAGTATCATCATGTTGTTCTACATTAGCATCAGTGATACCATTGTATTCCATCATTTTATTAAAATTTCTTCTTCCTGTGATTAAGATTTTCATTATACAAATATAAACAAAATACTTGATATAAAAAAATAATTTAGTACTTTTTTCCTGTATATCTTATAACAAATTTATAATATGAAGATTTTGGATACTTAAATTCTGTAAATACAAATAATACATTATCTTTTTTACCTATTTCTTTTGCTGCCATTTTTTGAGTAATATGAATAGTATCATGTTGCATGTCATTATAAATCCATTTATCAAGTGGAATAGATTCCATATTATATGATTTCAAATGTTGATATAAATCTGCATATGCTATTTCAGAATCTGCCGCAGGATACGTTCTATCATAGATAACCATTGTATAATATTTACTGCAAGATATTAAACTTAAAGATAATAATAAAATAATAAGAAGTTTTTTCATGGCCTTTTATTATATTTATTCATCTATATTAAAATTAAAAAAGGCCCGAGAAATACGGGCTTTTGAATTATCTGCAGAAATGGTCTGCACAGTTTGAGGAAATTTTTGCGAAAGGCTTTCCAAAAACCTTATATCCATATCCACTTAGCAATCCTATACCAGATGCATACATTCTATTGGATAGATTTTGATGTGAATTAGATTCAGCAATTGAATTAAAATCCAAATGAACTTCTATATGATTTTTGAAGTATTCATCTGTTCCATTTACCAATTCTGCAGTCTGTAATGCAAATTCAGCTTCTTTCCAAAGTTTAGATGGCATTTCATCAACTTGAGATTTATTCATTCGTTTTTCCCAAATATCACATATTAATAAGTGACATCCGTGACCAACCTGCATTCTGTCAATAAAATGCATACAAATAATTATTGAATATTTGATTCTGCGTCCATGTACTTGACTATCACATCCAACAATAATTTTTCCATAAGGATTTTCTTTAGTCCAATCCTTAACATATTTTTCTACATTATCAACGACTTCCCCTGAAGCCTTTTTGAATATTAATTTGTTAATTACTTCCATCTTGTTTATTTGTTTAGTATTGCATTCATTACTTTATATATTTATGTTGAGAACAAATATAAACAATATTAATGTAATAAAAAAATATTTATGCATTTATTTTTAAATTATTTTTAACAGAACATTAATTTTGGTGCGAAACTATTTTCACTGACTGCATATAACTGAAGACTAAAGCCCTCTAGGAATGCAGATACTCTAGACTGAATCATAAAAACCCTCGCGCGACACGTATATTAAAATGGTATAGTTACTAAAATAAATATAAAAATATTTTTTTTATTCAAGAATTTGGTTTATATTTGTAAAAAATATATATGAATAGTATCAATAATCTTGTAGGTATTTTTATTTTATGGCTTATTATGATATCTCCTTTTCAAAAGGATATTATGTATAATAATCTTCATGCACCTTCAAGATATGGAATAACAAAATATATTGAAGATAATAATGAAAGTCTTATTAAAGAATATGAATATAAAATAGATACATTATATGATGTTAATCTTTATACCGATGACTTGGGTGATTCTCCTGAAGATAATTTAGGCGAATTTTATCCTCCTAATGATATAGCTATAACCAATAGAGAAAAATATCTTTGTTATGAATATAAAGATTTATCTAAATTTCGAAAAATGCTAACTTCATATAGAGAAAGAAGTGTTAAAGCAGTTGTATTTCATGAATTAACACACGTATATTTTCATCAGCTAACAATACTGATGAAAAATGATAGTTTATCAGTTTCTCCAGAATATCAAATATTAAGAACAGTTTCAACCTATAATTCTCAATTTAGTGCAGATTTTATAGAAGAAGGTACGTGCGAATATGTTGTGTATCATTTAAAGGAATGTTCACCATTAGATAAAATTCAAATTCCTCAAACTATAGAAGATTTATTAGATAAAAATAATGAAGTGAATAATAAATATGTTTATTCTTATTATTTTTTACGAGATTTTTTAGATAAATATGGGCTCAAAAAAGGAATACAAATATTAGCTCATAATAAACCTCCAACTGTAGAAGAAATACTTAAACCAGAATTATTTTTTAATCGATTAAAATAAAAATATCATGACACAAAAAGAAGAGTACGAAAGAATCATTGAGAAATATACAAGTTTAATAACTGTATATGAAAATGCTATTGCTGAAATAGAAAAACTTAAAAAACAAACAGGCGCAGATTATTTAACAACTGTAATGGATGCTCATATTTCAGCTTATAAAGATAAAATAAAAATAGTAGAAGCAGTTTTTAAAGATCTTGAACTTTTAATGGCTGTAGAAAAATAATTAAGATTTTGTTAAAATAAATGGAAAAATATTTTTTTGTATCAAATATTTGTATTATATTTACACTATAATTAATACAACAGTTCTTTAAAATTAAAAATATACTCCTTTACTCATTTGGATGAGAGCCCAAATAGAGGCCAGGAACCTGAAAAGGCTTATAGTTCGAATCTATATATTGGAGCAAATAATTTGAAGTTTTAATTTAATATTTACAATATGAAACCAATACTTAAAGACCCATCTCTTCCAGTAGACGAATTGAAAAAAGACGGAGTTTATATTACTCACGCTAATGACCTTGTACAAATTAAAGGAATTGATAAAGTTAAAAATGAACTTCATGTTTACAACATCACTGAATCTTGTAACGTATATATGGTTCTTTCTAAACACATTCTTATTCGTAAAATTCGCTAACTTTAATAATTAAAATTATGGACTTTTTAAGAAGCATTTTGCCTCAATTACTAAATTTAGTAGTACTCTTAACAATAGTAGGCATAAGCTATTATATTGTAATGAAAAAGTTATCAAAAGAGTGGGCAGATTTCAAAAGACCTATACGAATAGGTTATCTAACTTTATTAGGAATTTGTTTATTATCTTTTTCTCTTTTTCTTTTCAAAGTAATATAATATTTTTCAGAAGTTTCCGGCATACATGATATAGACCTACCCCGCCGGAAACTTCTATTTTTTAGTGATTATATATATTATAATTCACTAATTTTTTTAATTATGTCAATACCAGTAATAAGCACTGCAATAGTTAATGATCCATATTGGTTATATCGTTTAATTGCAAGCATAGATTATCCAGTAGATAATCTTGTCATTATTAATAACAATGGCAGAGGAGAAATAGACGAAGAGTTAGATAATATGAAAAAAATGACTCATAAGTTTATTAAAAAAATTACAGTAACACATATGCCTGCTAATATAGGTTTAGCAGCATCATGGAATTTAACTATAAAATGTTATATGAATGCTCCTTACTGGATTTTTTGTAATCATGATATATCATTTTCATCAGGACTTTTAGAAGAAATGGTAGAAACCGCAAATAAACATTTAGATGTAGGTATAATTTTTGGAAAACCGGGTGATACTGGAGATGGAAGTTATGACTTATTTTTAATCAGAGATTGGAGTATTCAATATAGAGGCTTATTTGATGAAAATTTGTATCCTGCTTATTGTGAAGATTTAGATTATGCTATAAGATTAAAAATATATCCATTAAAAGCTATATATAAATTAAGTAAGCCTTATTATCACGGATTAAGCACTGATTATTATAAAACAGGCGAAAATACTAAAAAAAGTGATCCTTCTTTATCAGAAAAATTAAAATATGTAAATAGTCTAAATCTTAATTACATTGATAGAAAATGGGGATATGACTGGGAAACTAATCCATATCAAACACCTTTCAATGATCCAAGAATGCAATTAACTACATATTCATTTGACATTTATTTTATGAGACAAAAATATTTAGGTTTTTAATAAATTAATTTATGAATACATCTATTCCTGTAATAGGAACTGCCATAGTTAATGGACCACATTGGATACAAAAATTAATCGATAGTGTTGATTATCCTACTGATACACTAGTAATATTTGATAATAACGGTCGTGGTCAATTAATTGAAGAACTTGATAATATTGCAAAAATTCCACATCCTTATATTAAAAATATAATTGTTACGCATATGCCCGCAAATGTAGGATGTTCTGGCGCATGGAATTTAATAATAAAATGTTTTATGAATGCTCCTTATTGGATAATTTGTAATCATGATATTGAATTTACACCGGGATTTTTAGATGAAATGATGGAAAAAGCAAGTGATCCTGAAGTAGGTATAGTTCATAGTTCTCCTGGAGATTTTCCTGAAGTTGGATCTTGGGAACTTTTTCTTATAAAAGATTGGGTCGTTCAAAAATATGGATTATTTGATGAAAATTTATATCCTGCATATGGAGAAGATGCTGATTATATAATGAGACTTAAACATAATCCAATAAAAAGAGTAATGGGGCTTGATCATGTATATTATCATGGCGGAGGAACAGATTATTATAAAACAGGAGCTCAAACGAAAAGATGTGATGAAGCTTTATGGAATAGAATAAATGAAGTAAATATTATAAATTTTGAATATCTTACTAAAAAATGGGGAGTACATTGGAGGACTATGTGGCCATGGCATTATCCTTTTAATAATCCAGAATTTCCATTAACAACAACTTCATATGATCTTGAATATGTTCGTAGAAAACACTTAGGATTTTAATTTAATATTATAACAATGAATAACATTTTATTTATTATCACAATGTCTATTACCGGATTATGTATATTAATATTCATATTTGAAAAATTAAGCGATTTTTTATATCTTAGAGATGTGAAAAAAAGAATGACAGAAGCCGTAAAAAATGGAGAATTTACTCAAGAAGAATCTGATGCACTTGTAAGTGTAATTTCTCATTACATAAAAGAACATTAACAAAACATTAACATTAAATCTTAATTAATTTTTAACAAATATTTTTTTAATTCAAAGATTTTGTTTATATTTGCATTATAAATTAACAAAATACATATGAAAATTGTAGTGAATACAGAAAACACTGATTTGTTAAATATGTTTATAAGATTCGCAAAAGAATCTGGCCACGAAATAATTGGGGCAAAAATGGAACATGTTTTATTTGAACAAATTGAGCAAGGCAGTGCAGAAGCTTATATTTTATCAAACGATACTCTATTTTTCAAAAAGGCTGTAGGTTTTATTAAAAAAAGTACGCCATATACTCCTATCATAGGAATTATTGTAAATGAATTAACTTTTACTGTTCCTGCTGATATTTATGTGAATGAACCCATGAAATTTGAAGGAGATGCTGCATATAATGTATTTGTCAAATCAGTTGTACATAATATTCTTTCATACACAAAAACATTTGAAGTTCTTCAGAAACTTACAGTTAAAATGCATGATAAAATTGAATTTGCAAAATGTGTTTATGATCCAACTCGTAGAATTCTTTCTTATAACGGAAAAGAAGTTAAAGAGCTTTCTCCTAAAGAAGGTAGTATACTTGAAGTATTAGCAATAAATTACGGACAAGTTGTAAGAAAAGAAGTTATACTTGAAAAAGTTTGGAGAAAACCAAATGATTATTTTGCTGGTAGATCTTGTGATGTTTATTTATCTTATTTACGAAAGACATTTAAAGAAAATAAAATAAAATTAAATATAAAAAATATTTCAGGAATAGGATTAATTCTTGAGCCATCTTAAATTTTCATATTGTTTATTTATTATAATACAATAATTAAAACCGTTTTCAATACATGCATTTTCTTTAATCTTTATAAGTTTTTTATCTTTTTTAGCTAAATACGAATTTTTACATTCAATTATAAGATTTAATGACGGAATAAAAAAGTCCGGATAATATATTTTATTTTTTACACCGATTTTATATTTAATAGATGGACCGTTTTCAATATCGGGGTATATGTCATAATATTTTTCTAAAAAATCTAATTCATATGAGCCTCTATAATAAATAGTAGTATTTTTGAATAATTTACAATTATATCCAGATATTTGAGTTTTATAAAATATTGTTTTAATTTGTAAAGGATTTTCACACTTATATCTTAATACAAAAGTTTTTTTCTTTTTTAATTTTAATTCATTTGATTGGCCAGGATTACTTACACCCCAAACATTTATCATTGATTGTTTTTGTTTTTCATTTATAGATATATCTTGCAAAGGGTGTTCTACTCCATATTTTTTAATACACTCTTCTTTTGTTCTATTATGTTTATATAAATTTTCGCATTTTTTACAACAAGTATTTTTATATCCAGTTTTTATGTTAAGATATTTAGTTTCTTTTTTACATATTTTACATTTATCATCATCGATATCTTTTATCCATTTATCAAAATATGTTTTTACATTAATATGATGAATATTAATATGTTTACTTAACCCAGATTTTCTTTTAGTTATTATCCCACATTCTTCACAAATAAAAAATCCATTTTCTGTTTTTCTAAAATCTTTCATGATTAATCATTATATAAATTTTATATAAAAAATAATATAAGTTGTTTTAATTTTTTGAAAAAAATATTCATTAAATATTTTTATTTATCAAGAATTTATATTATATTTAACTTTCAAAATAAAAATACATAACATGAAAACAAAAGACTACAGTTTATTTTACTTATCTTTAGTAATTATTTTAATGATATTTACTATTATTCATCCAACTGATTCCTTTTTTATGGGATCTATTGGTGCTTTAATTATGTATAAAATAGAAAATGCAAGAGTGGAAATATTAAATAAACTTGATAACGATTTAAAGAAATGATAGTATATAAGTTATTTAGACAACTTAAATCAGGAGAAATTACATCTCTTTTCATAAATAAAAGTGAAAAATTACAAGCAAATGTATGGTTAGATGCAAAATCTTATCCAACAAAGGGATATAAGGTACGTCCTTTTTGGCATTGTACAGAGCATCCAGATGCACCACATTTAAGCAATAAAGGTAGAGTCTGGTTACAAGTTGAAATGAAAGATTACACAGAATTTAATAGACCCGCAAGTCAAGGTGGAAAATGGTTTTTAGCAAAACAAATTAAAATACTTAAATAATGAGAACAGAAATAACAGGAAAACGAATTAAATTTTATTGGTGGTTTCTTATTTTAGGTGCAATTTCAATGGGAGTTATTGGGGGCATAGTAGTAAGAAGTTTAATAGATGTAAATACTCCGGGGTGGATGGTATGGATAGTAGCATTATTTTGTACAGGATGTTCTTTAGCTATGGCTATAGATGGTTTATGGCTACTAGTTAATTCTGCAAAAACTACGATTAAAGAAGATAAATTAAATAATAAATCAATATGAAAATTAAAGGTTTTATTTTAATAGTGTTATTAACATTTATGTTAAATTCATGTGGACAAGATTTTCCAGAACAAGTACTTGCTAGAATGAAATGCCCTGTTATTATGTTTGCTGAATCTACAAAAGATTCAACGGGAAAATGGGGTTCTTTTGTTTTAAAAGATGCCGATGGAACATTTAAATCTTTTGTATGCACTTCAGCATTTGCAAATGCTATAAGTCAAACATTTAATGTAGGCGATACAATTAAAAAATGTAAATAATATGAACGCACAAGAAGCAAGAGAAAAAGCAGAAGGATGGGGTACAGAATTGGGCCAAGAACAATACACTCGTATTAAATCTTATATTGAAAGAAAAGTAAGAGAAGGCCAATTTGAATTAGAAATAAATGAACATCTTTTTAAGATTACAAAAGATTGGCTTGTAAAAGATGGTTTTAATATTGAAGTATGGTCAAAAGGAAATTCAGTGGAAACAACAATATCTTGGTAATATATTTTTTTATATCAAGTATTTTGATTATATTTACATAAATAAAAAATCATGGAAAATAACGCAAGGGCAAAAGAAATTATTGTAACTCTTCTTCAAAATTCATTGGCAGGACAACTTGATGCATCAAGTCATTTTAATCCTCAATTTGTTGCAGATGCAATTGCAGATAAAATAGTATTTGATAAATCTTATTCAGATATTAAAAATGATAAAGTTGTAGGAAAGCTAGTTGAAGAAATAGTAACACGTGAAAATGAAATGGAAAAAGAATATGAAGAACTTGATCCTGATTACAAGCTTTTACGTAATTTTATTCGTGGAAAAATTACAGCATATAATGACATATTAGATATCATTAATAAACTTTAGTCATGGCTGAATATAGTAAATCCTATCGACTTAAGTATGAAGTTCATTGCAAACTTCAAAATTTTTTCGGTAAAGAAATGGTAATAAAAAATTGTATGTCTAAAATGCATGCCAAAGCAAAACTCGATACTTACTGTAGAAAAAAATATGGAATAGAATATCAATGTGTAATAGTTAATTCTGTATCTGAAGAAGATTTTTTAGGAATGTATGAAGATTTATTAGGGTGTAAAGATAAATCAACAGGCATGGCTGAAAATCTTATAGAAATGATAAAAAATATAAAAAATAAAAAATGATACCGATATTTACTAATAAATTAAACTCTTGCCATTTTGTTTTTATTTTTCCAAAATGGATTTATTGGATACTTTCAAAATTCTTTAAGAAAAGAGAAGTTTGGGAATCTCGTTCAGTTGCAGTAGTAGCGATAGTATTTGGTGAATTTAGTGATGGCGTGCATGTTCTTGGAGAAAAAAGATCTGAAATAATAAGAGACGAACCTGGAAAATGGGTAGCTCCAGGAGGATACATAGACTGGAATGAAAATGGCTGGGATGCAGTACGAAGAGAGCTATATGAAGAAACCTCATTTCTTATTGAAGATTATTCAAAATATCTTGCATTTACAAATAATAAAGAACCTTTTTATGTTGAAACAGAATCTAAAGAATGCCGTCAAAATATAGCATTAAATTATTGTTTAGCTTTTGATTTTACGCTTGCACAAAAATTACTTCCAAGAGATATTGAACAATTTATCAGTGAAGAAGTAGATATGGTGCATTGGATTCCGGTTGAAGATATTGATAAATATGAATGGGCGTTTGAACATGATAAGAGAATTAAAATGGCATTAGAAAAATTTAATATTTTATATAAAAAACAGTAACATCATGACAAAGACACAAAAAAGAATTCCCTTTCTTGATTATTTATCAAATGTGGGCGAAAGAGTTCAATGGTTAAACATTAAACAAGAAGTTCTTGAAGGAACACTTATATTTATGGATGAAAATTGTCTCGCTACTATAAGATTAGATGATGGAACAGAAATTAATGTTCAGTGTTAATTAACACATTTTTAAAAAACTGCGTTCTATTTTATACATACAAAACAAAAACGATATATGAGTAATACCGCTAAAGAATTGTTCACAGAAAAATTTCGTCCAAAAGAATTAGCAACTTTAATAGCACCAAAAAGAATAAAAGCAGAATTATCTCAGGGGCTTGTTCAAAATCTTTTACTTTATGGAAGTGCAGGAACTGGAAAAACAAGCACATTATTTATCTTAGCTCAACCATATACAACTTTGTATATAAATGCATCTTCTGAAAGAGGTATCGAAGTGTTAAGAGAAAAAATTCCAAATTTTTGTTCAACTATATCTCTTGAAGGAGGAAAGGAAAAACTTAAATGTGTAATTCTTGATGAGATTGATGGAGCAACGCCAGAATTTTTTGGAGCATTCAAAGCTTCAATGGAAAAATATGCAAGTATTGCAAGATTTATTGCATCTTGTAATAATCTTACAAAGGTTCCAGATCCTATAAAATCCCGTTTTAATTGTATTTCTTATGATGCAATAGATAATAAGGAAGAAGAATTTCTTATAGAAGAATATAAGAAACGAGTAACATTGATTTTGAATGCAGCAAAAATAACATATACAGATCAAATTCTTGATAAATTTGTTCGTAATGATTTTCCAGATATGAGAAGACTTATGAATAAACTTCAAAGTTTTCATCTTCAACAGATTACAGAACTTAATGAAAAGAATTTTAACATTGATTTTAGTTTTGAAGATTTATATAAGATATGTTTAGGAAAAGCAGATAAACCAGCAGATAATTATAAATTTATAGTTGAGAATTATGCTTCTAAAATAGATGAAGCATTATCAGCTTTAGGTTTAGATTTTATTGAGTATTTAAGAAAAACACATTCTTCAAAAATAGATAAAATTCCTATGATCATAATTGCAGTAGCAGAATTTCAAGCTCAACGAAATATGGTTATAGATCCTCTTATTACTTTATTAGCATGTGTAATGAAGATACAAATTATAATAAATTATTAAGATGAAAAAGTTTTTACAAAAGATTAATTGGAGATACTTTTGGATGTGCGAATTAAAAATATTTTTATTTTTAACACTTTCATACTTCATAGGAAACAATAAATTTCCTCATAATTTAATCTTTGTTCCTATAATTACATTAGCAGTTGGAGCAATGATTTTAATGTATTCAACTTCTGATTATTTATTAACTAAACATAAAAACGATGAAAGTAAAAGTATTTGAACATTACGAATCAGATGGGTTGGAAAACGAGATAAATGAATGGATCGAAGAAAATCCTAAAGTTAATATAACAAGTGTACACTATGCTATGAGTTGTTCTGGTTCTGGCACTAGTCGTCATGGCGTTTTAATAGAATACATAGAAGTAATTGATCTTACAATTTAACAAAATATTAACTCCTATTATATTCTAATATCATAATTTTTTATTATATTTACATTATGAAATTTCTATACTTAGATATTGATGGTGTATTGTCATTGGGAAGTGAAATACATCCAAAACTTACAAAGTGGGGATATGTTCATAGAGTAAATAAAAAAGCAGTAAGAGTATTGAATGAAATAATAGATGAGACTGATACAGATATTATACTATCAAGTGATTGGAAAGATCATTATTCGTTGACTTCTTTACAAGAAATATTTGTCGAAATGATGGGAGTTAAAAAAGCTCCCATAGATGTTACAGTATCTCTTAAAGGAAGAACAATGCAATTACTGGAAAAATATAGATCAGAAGAAATACTTGAGCATGTGAATAGAATAAAACCTCTTCATTGGACTGCAGTAGATGATTTAGATTTATCTCTTTGGCTTCCAGAAAAAAGATTTGTAATATGCACAAGATTTTATGAAGGAATAAAACAAACAGGAAAACGTGAAGAAATAATTAAAAAACTCAATACATGACAAAAATAACTAAAGATGATATTGAACATTCTATAAAATTTATGAAGGGTAAAACACTTACAATAGAACAAAGACAAAATATAAAATATTTTTGGAAAACTGGTAATATAAAAAATTAACATAAATTTAACATAGATGTAAAAACTTGTATAAATTTCATGAATATATAAAATATATGGAAGAACAAAAATTATATTCGCAAAGGGAAATTTTAAATATATTTAAGATTCATCGCCAAACATTAAACAATTGGAGACGCGGCGGAATTATTAAATATAAAAAAATGAATAAAAGAAAATTTTTATATATTCTTCCTGAAACTAAATTTATCCAGGAAAATGAATTATCAAAAAATTTATGAGTCTATAATTAACAAAGCAAAATTAGAAAATAGATTAAAAGAAAATGGAAAATATTATGAAAATCATCATATAATTCCTAAATGTATAGGAGGCACTGATGATAAAGAAAATAAAATTTTATTAACAGCAAGAGAACATTATGTATGTCATAAATTATTGTGTTATATTCATTCCGAAAATACCAAAATTATATATGCATTTCATATGATGACTTGTGTAAATAAAAATAAAAAATATATTTCTGCTAGAGATTATGAATTAGCAAGATCATTAAGATCAAATAAATCATTGTCTTATGAAACTAAAGAAAAATTAAGTATTAAAAGTTCTGGTAAACATAACGGAATGTTTAAAAATGGAAAAAAACTACAGGGATCTAACAATGGAGCATTTGGTAAAAATTATCATACTTGGGGGTTAAAAAAATATAATAAAAAACGCAAAGGAAAAACGTATGAAGAATTTTATGGAATAAAAAAATCAAAACAAATAAAGGATAATATGTCTAATTCGCGTATAGGATTAAAACATACAGAAAAATCAAAACAAAAAATGAGTGCAGCACAAATAGGAAAACACCATGAACATATTAAAAAAATATGTCCGCATTGTGGATTAATTGGAAAGGGTCCAAATATGACAAGATATCATTTTAACAATTGTAAATTTAAAAAATAAACATATGATTAACTTATTATTTGATTTAAACAATTTAGTATATAGAAGTCTTTTTATTATATCTGGGTATGGATCTAAAACAATGACATTTGATTCTCAAAATGAAATAGATCAACTTATTAGAAAAATATCAATAGATATATCTTCTATAATTCGTTTAATCAACCCTTCTAGAGTAATTTTTACTAAAGATGATCGTTCATGGAGAAAAGAAATAAAAATAGAAGAAAATGATGGTTATAAAGCGCAGAGAATAAAATCTACAAATATAAACTGGAATAATATTTATTCAGCATTAGAAGAATTTTGTAAAATAGCTGAAAATAACGGAATAACAGTTTCTGGAATTTCTACAGCCGAATCTGACGATTTATTAACTCTTTGGGCAGATGAAATACAACATAAACAACATCAACATGCAATAATCGTATCTGGTGATGAAGATATGAGACAGTTAGTAAGTTTTTGGCCATATGAGTCAGGAAAAATAGCTTATACAACTGTATATAATCCTTTTATGCAAGGAAAAAATTCTTCTCGTAAACTCTATGTTCCTCAACATTTTGAAGATTGGATAAACACTGCAGATGCAGTAGATTTCATGAATCTTAAAGGAACTATAAATGTAGATAAAGAAGATTTTAGAAAAATCATAAATGCAGAAAAAACTAAGATGGAAGTTGTCAATGGAAGAATGATTATGCTTCGTAAAATTTTCTGTGGAGATGATGGAGATAATATTCCTGCAATACATACTTGGTTAAATGAAAAAGATGTTGAAGTTAGAATAACAAATTCTAAATTTGAAAAGATATATGAAGGCATCAAAATAGAATCAGATGAACTTATGGATCATGATACTTTATGGGAAAGAAGAAATGATGTAATGAAATTAATAAAAGCTGTATCTAAAACTAAGCCCACCTTCAAAATTGATGATAGACTTAGACGACAAATTAAACTTGTTGTGTTAAGTCCTGATGTATTTCCAGAAGAAATCATTAATAAATTTAATGAAGTTAAACAAAAAGAACTTGATAAACCTCGAGTTAATTATAGCAGCTTAAATATGAAAGATCTTCTTGAAGGAACTAGATATATTAGTGAAAAGAAAAATGAAAATGAAGCATCTATATTCAAACAAATTGATAGAATATCTGGAACAGCATTATTTTAATAATTAAAATCATAAACAAATGACACACGTAGTTACAATTTCAGAATTACAAAAATTAATTCCTGAAACTCTTCAACTTGAAGGACAAAATTATTCAGACATGAAAATTTTACTTTCTTCTATTATTGAAACTGTTGAAAAAACTGGAAAATGGCAGTTTGTTCAGTATATACAAAATAAACCCTCATTATTTATAGTTAGAGAAGTAAAACCTATGATAATTACTAAAGAAGATTTAACAAGAACTTATAATTATGATTCTGTGGGTGAAAAAAATCCTTATAATAAAACTAAGAATTCTCAACCACCTCCAGCTATAACACAAAATGAACAATATCAATCTCCACCACCTCAAAATGGCACTACGTTATTCCCTGTAACAAACTTACCTTGGAAATAACATTAACAAAATTTTAACAAAAAATGCAAAACTTTTTTCTTAGCTACCATATAATTAATACCTTTAACTCTCTAGGAAATCCTGTCTCTAGAATAAAAACTTAATAAACTATGGAATTATTTCCTTTTATTGATATTATCTTCACAAATCCTCGTGAATATCTAAACCTCTCTGTTGGTGAGAAAAGAAAACACTTTTTCATGTGTAATAGAAGATTTGCAATTCAACATCCTCTTCAAGCAAATGCTTTACAACATAATAAAATAAATCAAGAAGCAGTTATTGATTTTTGGCATTTATATTTAAGAAAAACTTATAAAGGATATCTTCCTAAATGGATATATACTAAAGGCGTTAAAAAAGTAGCAGAAGTTAAAGAAAAAAAGCTTAATATAAGTAATGATTTAATAAAAGAATATTGTAAAGCATTTGAATTAGATCCTAAAACAGTAAGAGATGCTCTTACATTTTATCCAGATGAAATGATTAAAGAATTAAAAGAATTTGAAAAAGTTATAAATCAAAAGTGATGGAAAGAGAAGAAATATATAAACAAGTGGTTGAAAAAGTAAATGTATTTTGTAAAGAAAACTTTGAAAACTTTGATGTTCAAGTAGAAGGAAGTTGTGAAGAAACTTATAGATACATGTCCAGAAAAAATGTAAATTTAGCTCTTCAAATGTGTTTTGACGAAACTTATAAACTTTGTAAATCAGAATAATATGCAAAAAATTGTATACTTATGTACCTCTCAAAATGAATCTTTAACAATGAAGGAATTAGAGGACATTAATAATTCAATGGGTAAAAATGGAAAAGTTATAAGCATAACTCCAGCTAGAGTAGCAGGAAGAAATAATACAATAGATTGGCTTATAGTTATTGAAACACAAGAAGAAATAAACTTATGAAAGAGCCCAGAGTAAAAATACTTGTACAAAAATATACAGAAGGCAATCTTGTAAAGGTATATGAATATCTTACTGAACCTGATATGATAGTTGATCCAAGTACTTGGTCTGGAACTGTAAAAAAATTAATAGAAGATAAACAATTTATTACCGCTAAAGAATTAATAGAAATAATGGCATATAAACTAATAAAAATAAAATGATGAAAGATAAAATACAAACAGGAGAAGAAGTAAGTGATGTAATTACTGATGTTACTATTGATCAAATTACTCCAAATGTTATAGATAATTATATTGTTACTTTATTTGAAGGCCATCATACTGTGGTTCTTCCTGATCATGTAACTGGAACATTTTTTAAAGCTTGGGGAAGAGGCAAGGGTGGCGTTTTTTCAAAAGATGTTCTTAATTATTCTTTGGGACTTCCTTATGGAAAATATATTTTAATAAAAAGCAGATTACTTAATTGCATAGCTAGAATAGTTGAAGAGGAAGAAGAGTTATCTTTCAATGCACTTAAATTAATTGATGGCCATATTAAAGATAAAGCCTATATGATACTTAAACATATTGAAGAAGATGGAAAATTAACGACGTCACAAAGATATATAAATGAAATATATGGTGAACATGATGTGGAAGTAATGGTTATTACTCCGATTAAACCTTCTCAAGATGATGACTTTGAGCATCATGTTGGAAGTATATCACTCTTTACTGAGTGATAAACAAACATAAATTTAATGAATGATTTTTAAAACTTTAATAATAATTATAATACTTTTTTTCTTAAATGTTGGTAATCCGAATTATAAAACTTTTTCATCGCCGATGACCACACAAGAAAATTATAGTAAAAATCAAACGGTTTTTCCTATACTTGTAAGACAACAGATACATGAACATTTAGTTACAGAAGTTAAAAAAGTGGTTGATAATATAGCGCCCGATTCAAAAATTAATGTAAATTTTTTAGTTCGAAAATGTGAACAATATAAAGTAGATATTAGATTAGTATTAGCACAAGGAATCGCAGAATCGCATTTAGGAACAAAGGGCAAGGCGTTATATACTAAATCTATTTTTAATGTTGGCACATTTGATAATGGAGAAGTTAGATGCACATATAATGATGTAAATGAATCTATAGAACCTTACTTGCAATTATTAAGAACCGAATATTTAGTAAAGAAAAATGTTGATAATTTAATTCAAGATAATGGATTTGAAAATATATATGGAGACAGATATGCAACTTCATTATATTATGAACAACAATTAAGATTCATCATAGAAACAATAGATCAACAATCTTATATAAAAATGTATCAAGAAACATTTAATTTAACAAATACAGAACTTTTATCATATTTCTCAATAGAAAACAAAGAATTATTAATAACATTTAAACAAAAATAAAAATGACACCATCAAGAGAAGGATTTAATCAAGCAGTATCCTTTATTACAAGACCGGGAATAACTGAATTGTTAAATTGGTTACAAACAGATACCGATTTTTATACAGCTCCTGCTTCTACAAAATTTCATGGAAACTATGAAGGAGGTTTACTTGACCATACTATGTTAGTGCTTAAATTTGCACTTCATAATTTTAATTTTATTATTAGTAATAAACCAGATTTAGAATATCTTAAAGAATCTGTTATCATTTCTGCATTATTTCATGATGTTTGTAAAACAAATTATTATAAACAACAAGAAAAATTTAGAAAAAATACAGAAGATAAATGGGAAAAATATCTTGCTTATGTTGTAGAAGATAAGTTTCCGTATGGACATGGAGAAAAAAGCGTACATTTAATTTCAAAATATATGAAACTTACAGATGCAGAAGCAATGGCAATAAGATGGCATATGGGTGCTACTGAAATGAGTGTTAACTTTGCAAATTCTCCTCAGAATTACGCATACAATACAGCTATAGATCATCCATTAGTAAGACTTATACATTGCGCAGATATGTTATCAATGACAGTTGAAGAAAAAATAACTAAATAAATTAACATAACATTAACAAAAACTATTATTTCACATCAAGAATAATGTTTATATTTACATAACATTTAATAATTAAAAACAAACGAAAAATGACACTTTATTTAGTATTTCTTATTGTAGGATTGGTAGTATTTTCTCTAGCAATCTTCGGTGGCATAGACCACGATTTTGATACACATTTTGATTTCCATCACGATTTTGATGGACATGCAGATACAGACACAGATTCTCCTGGTCTATTTTCTATTCGTACTATTTCTGCTTTTCTAGCAGGATTTGGAGTAGCTGGTATATGTGCTAAAACTCTTCTTAATTGGAGTATAGGCGGACAACTATTCTTGGGATTTTTAATAGGATTTGTAATGATGTTTTTTGCTTTTCTAATAATTAAAGCCTTTTATAGTCAACAGGCAGGAGAAGTGAAAGATGCAAAAAATCTTGTAGGAAAATCAGGAACTATAACAATTGCTTCAGGCGATCAAGGTCTTGGTGAAATTTATGTAGATAATTTATATTATACATGTAAAGATAAAAGTGACAAGCCTTTAAGAAAAAGCCAAACTGTTAAAGTTATTGAAGCACAAGAAGGTTTACTTATCGTTGAAAAAATCTAAATTTCTTATATTAACTAAATACAAATAAACAAATGAACCCAGAAGCAAAATCAATGTTAGTTGTTGCAGCTATCACGCTTGTTTCCATTATAGTTTTAGTAGGATTAATAGCCATACTAGTAAAAAACTATATTCGAATCGCTCCTAATAAAGCTGCTGTTCTTTATGGTAGAAAAAATAAAGCCGCGGGCGGTGGCACGAAAGGATATCGTCTTATCACAGGTGGCGGTGTATTTAAGCTTCCTTTTTTGGAAGAAGTACAGATGATGGATTTGTCTAACCGAGTAATTAACATAAAGGTGGATAATGCACCTAATAAAAACGGAGTTATGACAACCGTAGAAGGCGTAGCTAATACTAAATTCTCAAGTGATAAAGCACTATTGGAAATCGCAGTTGAAAGATTCCTTGGAAAAGATGATGATGAAGTTGATAAAATTATTTTTCAAAATCTTGAAGGTCACCTTCGTTCTGTAGTAGGTAAAATGACTATTGAAGAATTAATCGGTGACAAGCAAAAACTTAATCAGGCTGTTCTTGAAGATGCATCAGAAGATTTTAAGAAACTTGGTATTACTGTAGATTCTCTTAACATTCAGAATGTAACTGATAAAGATGGTTATATTATTAACCTTGGTAAGAAAAGAACTGCTGAAATCAAGAGAGACGCAGAAATTGGTACTGCAGAAGCTTTGAGAGATTCTACAATCAAAACAACTGATGCTAATAGACTAGCAGTTGAAGCTGCAAACCAGAATGAAATGAAGATTGCAGAAGCTAATAGAAGTATGAATGTAAGGAAGGCTGAAATGAAGGCTGAAACTGATAGACAGAATGAAATTGCAAATCAGGCTGGTCCTTTATCTCAAGCACAGGCAATGAAAAATGTAGTAGAAGCAAGAGCAGCTACAGAAGCTGCAGCAGAAAAGGCTAATATTGCTGTTCAAGAACAAAGAGCTCTTAAAACTCAGAAACAATATGAAGCTGAAATGATTGTTCCAGCTGAAGCTCAAAAACAACAGAAAATCATTAATGCAGATGCGGCAAAACAGGCTTATATTCTTGAAGCTGAAGGACAAAGAGAAGCACAGCGTATTAAAGCAGAAGGTGAAGCTAAGGCAATTGTGTTGAAAAAGAATGCAGAAGCTGAGGGTGAAGCTGCTATTATTACGAAAAAAGGACAGGCTGAAGGTAATGCAATTTATGCTAAACTTTCTGCAGAAGCTAAAGGTACATTGGAAAAAGCTGAAGCTTATGCAAAACTTGATCAAACTGGCCGTTTTTTAGAAGTTTTGTCAGCTCTTCAAACTCTTGGACCAAATGTTATAAAAGAATTTGCAGGAGTTATGGCAGCAAGTACATCACATCTCGGAAATGTTAAAGATATTAAAATAGTAGATTTTGGATCTGGAAAAGAAGGAGGTTCTGCTACATCAAAATTTGGAACTATACCAGTAGAAGTACTTACTAAAATGTTTGAAGGTTTAAAAGGAACAGGTTTCGATATGACATCTTTATTAAATTTTATAGGAGTAAAACCAGAAGACGCAATAGCTATGCTTAAACCAAAAACAGAAGTAGATAAAAAATAAAATTAAATTTATTTAAAAATAGGAAGTAATTACTTCCTATTTTTTTGTAATTTAGCAAGTCTTTGTTTTTCTTTCATTTGTGATGCCTTTTCTTCTCCATATAGTTCTATATATGTTTTTCCTTTTTGCCATTCTCCTTGTTTCTTTTTTGTTTGTTCTGTATGTTTAAAATGTTTTGATATACGAGTTATAGACATTTTTTTCTTACTTTCTGTTGTATGTTTTTTTCCTATATGAGATTGAGAATTTTTTTCATTTGATTCTTTAGTTTGTTTTTTGCCATACATAGGATTTTTTTCTCCTTTACGAATTTCTTTTAAGCTTAACATATAATCTTTCGAATATTTTTTATGTGGTTTTTTCATTTTATTTATTGCATCTTCTGAATGATGTTTTCCAAACATAGGATGTTTTTTTCCTTTACTATTATCTGATAAAAGCTCTTTTACAAATTTATAATCTCTTGAAGATTTAATAGAATTTTCATTACAAGAATATGTCATCATATGTAAAGCACATATTATTTTTCTATTCGTTGGATAAATATATGTTAATAATTTATGACATATAAAATGTTCTTTTGCCGTTAATAAAATTAAATTTGATATATCGTTATTTCCACCTAAACATTTAGGCATAATATGATGATTTTCATAATATACTTCTTTGTGTTTTACTCTATTTTCAGATTTAGCTTTTTGAATTATAGATTCATAAATTTTTTGGTAGTTCATCTTTATTTTATATATTAATGAAAATTTAATTTTTTGAGGTACTTAATGCATTAAATTTTTTTAATTCATTGGAATGAAGCCTGAAGATCTTACTAAGATGCTTCCAAGCAATTCAGAGACACCAAAACCTGATAAGAAATAGTATTCCTTATCTCAAAAATAAAACCCTTAGATGATTCTAAGGGTTTTTTGCTGTTCTGGACTATGAATATATAATAAAAAATCTCTTCATGGACCGTGTACGTGAATATCTTAATGAAAAATTCTCTGAAGAATCAGATCCTATTAAAGACATGGGTATTGGTCCACTTGCTCAAATATTAAAAAAATTTCCGGAATACTCTAGAGAAGAAATTACTTCTCAATCAACATATAATGATATATTAGTAATCGGAGTAACTCATTATGCAGAAAATACATTTGAAAGAATAAATCTTATTAAATTTTGTGTAAAACAAGGCGCTAATCAATTATGGTATGAAGATGATGTAAAATTTCCAGATATAATTACGGCATTATATAGAGTGACAGGTGCAGGCATTCCAAGTTCATATTCATATAGAACAATAAAAATATATTTTGAACCAGTATATAATATATGGCAAGATAAAGAAATTATGCCAGGAGACAAAAGATCATCAGTAGATTTTCGTAATAAGTATACTCCAGTTAATCAATATTTTTTAGATACATTAGATCACATTATAAAAAGCGCAGAAAAAATAAAAAGTGTAGTAGATAAATTAAAATAATTTAATAATATGCAAAAGTATTTATTTAATCTTGAAAAATCTCCCGTAGATAAAAGGGACTTTATGTTAGAATCAATATATCCTAACAGAGTAGTTCTTCCAGAAATATGGGATTTGAGACCTCAAATGAGACCAGTAAGAGATCAAGGTCAGCAAGGTACATGCTCTGCACAAACTGCAGCAGCACTTAAAGAATGGGAAGAATTAACAGATGTTGAACTTAGAGAATATTTATCACCTCAATTTGTATATAATTTAAGATCAAATCAAGAATCTTCTGGAATGACACCAAGAGATACAATGGATATTTTATATAAGATTGGAATTGTTACAGAAAAAGATTATCCTTATGGACAATTTAAAGCTATTACGCCAGAATTAAAATTTAAAGCAGCTAAATATAAAATTCAAGGATATGCTCAAATCAATACAGTAGATTCACTTAAAAAAGCTTTATTTGCTAATGGACCTTGTTATATTGCATTTCCAGTATTTAATTCAGATAAAATGGATTTTTGGAAACCAGATTTTACTGGTCAAGAAATGTTAGGTGGACATGCAGTTTGTGTTGCTGGATATCTTAAAGATAAATTTATTATTAGAAATTCATGGACAGCAGAATGGGGCGATCAAGGATATACTTATTTTCCTTTTGCTGAATGGGGATTTCAGTGGGAAGTTTGGACTGCTATTGATGCTGATTCAAATCCTGAAAATCTATCAGCAAAAGCAGATGCTCATAAAGCATCACGAGGATTATTTAGAAAATTATTCAAAATAAAATAATCTAAATGAAAGCTCACTTCATATTTGAAAAATTTCAGGAACAATCTGATCCTATACACGATATGGGTATAGGATACAAAGAAAAAATTGATATGGAAGTGTTATGTACAACTCACGCGAAAAAATTTAATAAAGAAAAAAGAAAACTTTTAAAAATAATGGAAAGTTCATTACAAAAAGAACTGAGTGAAAAATTTGTTGGAAAAATTGTGACGGGTGATTTTTTTACAGAATATAAAGAAATGACAAGATCATTATTAATAAAAAGTGTTGAAGTTGTAGTAGATTTAGATTATGGATATGTAAGAGAATTAATAGTAACATCAAATAAAGGAAGAAAATATAATATGAATACCTCTAGTTGGGGTGAACAAGAATATGTAATAACAGCTAAATAAAATAAATATGCAACAACCACCACATTTTTTTCAAGCGTTCTTTGGACCAGGACAACAAAATATGCAAGCTCAACAGTCCGTGCCTGAATATATAATTCATAATGAAACTGTTTTAGAAATTATAAATAATTGGAATTATGTAAAAGATCTAATGAAAAGACACAAAGCAGGAAAATTACAAAATGTTGATCAATGGGAACAATTATGGTATAATTTTATAATAACAAAAAATATTGATATAACAACTTTTAATACTGAAGAAGAATTTTTAAAAACACATTGGAGAATACCCGCATGATAGTTAAAGAACATATATTTGAAAAGTTTAAAGAAGAAGGTGATCCTATTCGTCAAATGGGTATAGGTCATAAGGAAGAATATGATTTTTCTAAACAAAAAAAGAATATGGTTCATACACATATCAACAATTTCAAAAGATAGTAGAAAAATATAGAAAAACTTTACGTAAAGAATTAAAAGAAAAACTAGTTGGTAAAGAAATGACAGGAACTTTTTTAGTTAAAAAAGGAGATTATTATAGACCACTAAAAAATAAAACTGTAAATGTAGTTAGAATAAGAGTAAGTTTTCATGATGGATATGGGTGTGATACTCTTTCTGAAGTTCGCGTATATGATGAAGATGGAAATTCTTTTGTTTTAGAAGACTACAAAAATATGTATACATTAAGAATGATTTAAATTATGATAGTTAAAGAACATATAAATGAAAAATTTGTTGAAGATTCCGATCCAGTAAAAGATATGGGTATAGGATACAAAGAGAATTTTATTTTAAGAGATCAAAATGAAATATATTATACAAATGTACAAAAAGACATTAGTACTATAATTAAAAAAAGACGTGCTCAATTACGCAAATTATTTAAACAAAAATTATTAGGAAAAATAATAACGGGTGATTTTTTTAATTTTAACACATATAAATGGGCTAAAAATATTTCTATAGAAGTAGTTAAAATAAAATTAGACTTTAGTAGTGTAAATATGTCTGATAGAATTTATGAAGTTCGTGTTTATACTAGAAGAGGAACTCCGTATTCTTTAGATGATAGTCACACGTATAAGATAACAATGAAATAAAAAAATTATATAATGCCATGAAAAATAAAAATTCTGTACCAGTTAAAAAAATATTAGGAATTATAAATTCTTGTCAAAATGAAGATCAGATAACTAATTGTAAGGTTCTAATAAATAATTACGTTAAAGCAGCCAAAAAGAATGGTTTAGTAAATATAGAAGATCTGCATGATAGATTAAATGAAGAACTTTTACAAAGACAAGAAGCATTATATTTGGTTAAAATTTTTAATGATTAAATTATTTTTCATTTTTTTAAAACTTTTTGCATTCAGTATATATAATTTACAAATATACATTGATATATATTAAAATTAAGAAATATTAAGTGATGATATTGAAACCTACATATTCTTCTTTTTCACAACAACTCCCACAAGTTAGCGAGCAGCTACCGTTATGTTATTTTGTTAAAACGGAGGGAATAGTTAAGCGTAGGTAATAATATCATTTATTATATACTCCTTTCTGAACCCTCCAAAATACGGAGGGTTCTTTGTTTATATAGTTCTTTAAAATAAGTGTTAAATTATTTTTTTATATCAAGATTATTGTTTATATTTGTATACAATTTTTAAGATAAGTAAAAAAAATAGAAAATAAATGCAAAAATATTTTTTTAATTCAGAAATTAGTATTATATTTGCATTATAAGTTATTTGAAATATTGGAATAAAATTTGACTGAGTGCTTGAGTGGTTGAAAAGGATGGTCTGCAAAACCATTAGCGAAAGCTCACAAGGGTTCGAATCCCTTCTCGGTCTCAAATGGGGGAAAAGTTAAAAGCTAATTACACACTTTTCGGCTTTCTCAGCAATGTAGTAATGAACAAGTGTTACATTAAGTAGTAAATTAAAGAATTACTATATGAATATATAAAATAAAAATATGGTAAATAAAAGAATTTGTGATAAATGTAATAAAGAAATAAGTTTATCAAATTTTAAGAAACATTATGAAAAATGTGGTAATAGACAAAATAAAGTTAATATTTATAAACAACCTAATGGTTTTCATAAATGTCCAATATGTGAAAAAGAATATGATAATCCTAGAGGCGTAAAATTTCATATTTGGGCTATTCATTCTGAAAATAGAGTTTGGGATACTAAAAAAGGAAGACCTTCTAAATTGAAAGGAAGAAAAAATGGTCCAAGAGATTTAGAAACAAAAAGAAAAATATCTATAAATAATAAAGGATGGATAACTGGCGGAAAATGTAAATGGTATGAAATTATAAAACCTGATGGAACAAAGATAAAAGTACAAGGAACCTATGAAAAACGTTTCGCAGTTATTTTAAATATTATAGATAAAGATTGGATAAAGCCTTTTTCTGATGGTTTATCTTGGACAAATGAATTCGGGGAAATTCACACATATTATCCAGATTTTTGGTGTCCAAATTTAAAAAAGTTCTTTGAAGTTAAAGGAAGATATGAAGAAGAAGATAAAAAGAAAATGAGATATATTTTGAGTAATTATAATAATATTGAAATGATATTTTTATCAGATATTCAAAATTATGAAAAAATATTTAATATAAAGTTGTAGTAAGGAAATGAGTTACTTCGTAAAAGACATGCAAATCTAATAAAAAAGACACTCACTCCACATTTCTCAACTTAAATTGTTCTATAGCGTAACTGGATATCGCGCTGGCCTCTGAAGCCAGGTCCATCCTGGTTCGAATCCAGGTAGAACAGCAAACTGTAGTAAGGTAAAGAGATACTTCGAAACCTGGAAATTAGAAAAAATGCTCTAACCGAATTTCTCAGTTTATTGCCCTGTCGTATAAAGGTGCGAAAGTTAATTATCTGAGTCTTTGAAACTTGGGATAGTGGTTCGAATCCACTCAGGGCAGCAAATAAAAAATATGGTTCGTTAAGGTAGAACGATTAAATGGGATTCAAATCACCAGCCATAAATGGAGCAATGGTGTAATAGGTGTGTCACGTATGTCTGAAGAACATAAGGTATTGTTTCGATACAATTTGCTCCACAATTTTAGGTCTTTGACATGTTGATTTTTGCTCTCTTGGCGCAACTGGATTAAGACGCACGTGCCTTAGGAGCACGCCTTAGTTGGATGTCGGTTCGAGTCCGACAGAGAGCACAATGCCTCTGTGGCGAAATTGGTAGTACGCAACGGACTTAAAATCCGTGGGTCGAAAGACCATGAGGGTTCGACTCCCTTCAGAGGCACAAAATGCTCTCTTGGCGCAACTGGAATAAGACGCATCAGCCTAAGAAGCTGTCCTTAAATGGATGTCGGTTCGAGTCCGACAGAGAGCACAATAAATAGGGTGGTAGAGGAGCCAGGTTTATCTCGCCTGATTTGGGATCAGGAGTTTTTACGCGGGTTCGAATCCCGTTCACCCTACATTTTTTGTTCGAATAATTAAAACTCGACTAATTTTTAGATATATAATATAAAAACAATATGTCTAAAGATAAAAATTATCAAGGTTCATTAAAACATCAAGAAAATGCAAGAAATGCATTTAAAAAAGGAAGAGAAAAACTATCATTATTAAAACAAAAAAGAATAGCTGAATATAATAAAGCTCCTAAAAAATGTAAAAATTGTAATGTTGGTTTTGATTATAAACATCGCTATAGTACTTTTTGTTCTAAAAGCTGTTCAAATTCTTTCAACAATAAAAAACGTATATTAAGTAAAGAAACTAAAGAAAAAATAGGAAAAACTCTAAGGTATAAACAGCATGAAACTGATATATTATCATTAGAATATATTCAAAAAATATGTCCTGAATGTAAAAAAGAATATAAAACAAGATATAAAAGGCGAATATATTGTTCTAGAGAATGTGCAAGAAAACACCATGGTTGTAGTGAATCTGCTAAGAAAAAGATTTCTGATAAAGCACACGAAAGAATTGCAAACGGAACTTTTATAGGATGGAAATCTAGAAAAGATAATGCGCCATCATATCCTGAAAAATACTTTATATCTTTATTTGAAAATGAAAATATAACTGGATGGCATAGAGACTATAAAGTTAATAGATGGTGGATTGATTTTGCATTTGTAGATAAAAAAATAGCTTTAGAAATAGATGGAAAACAACATGAAGAACGAAAAGAAAAAGATAAAATAAAAGATGATTTTTTATTACAGCATGAGTGGAAAGTTATTAGAATAAAATGGGTTAACCCTATAAATGAAATTAATAAAGAAAAATTATATAAACAAATAGAAGAATTTAAAAAATTAATATCATGAAAGAAAAAGAATTAGTAACATTTAATTTTGATGGTTTAACAATAGTTTTAGCAGATGAAGATTATGTATGGCTACCAGGTAATTATGGATATTATTCTGACGATAAATTTTGTTTAATAAAAATGAAAAGAGATATGTTTATTGACGCCCTAAATGATTGGATAAGCCAAAGAGCAGAATATAATAAAAGAAGTGGTTATGGAGCAGGATATACAGAAATTGTAAACTATGAAGAATTAGATTCTAGACTTATATCAAATCACTTTTGGGAAAAGGAAATAAAAGAAATAGATGATATAAAAGATATAACAGTTTCAGTTATTGAAGCAATTGAATATGACTCACAAATGGAACATGGTTAAAAGTAAACATAGACATAGTGTCTATGCTAATTAAAATAAATTAATAATATGAATGAAGGAACAGTAAAATTTTTTAACTCAGTTAAAGGATTTGGATTTATCAAAGACAACAGAGATTCTAAAGAGTATTTTGTACACGTAACAGGATGTGTAGATACTATTAACGAAAACGACAAAGTCGAATTCGATTTAAAAGAAGGACCAAAAGGATTGAATGCAATTAATGTTAAATTAATATAATTCACGAATTGATAATGACAGGCTGGAAAGACAGCCAAACGCCGACGTTGAGCAATTGGTTGGCTCACCTGACTGTAGATCAGACCCGAAAGGCTTGGGGGTTCGAGTCCCTCCGGCGGCACAAATATTTAAAATTATGATTACTATTGCTAAAAACTGTACGACTTGCATATATGAACATGATAAACATTTATGTTCAAAATACTGTGTAGATTTTAAAAATCATGAATTTAAATGTGATTATTGTATTCATAAGTTTATAAGTTCTACACAACAATTTTGCGAACTAGAAAACGATGATGGATCTCAGAATTGTTGTGGAGATCATTTTGAATTTAATAATAATTTATATAAAATAGAACAATAATGGAAGAAACAAAGAAAACCATAATTGAATGTGAATGTGGAGCACATTTATTAGTAGTACAAAGTGAAACAGAATACTTTGACGATACGATATCTAAAACAACTAGAGTAAGACAAGAATTTACTTTAGCAATGTTTAGTTATGGAAATTATTCAGAAAAACCGAGATTTTGGGATAAATTGAAAGTAATGTGGCACTATATGAAAACAGGTAAAATGCATTTAGATGAAATTTTATTAACTCCAACAGAAGCAAAAAAGTTATCAAATTTTATAGATGAAAATTTTGTAGAAACTGAAAAATAGTTGCTTAAATATTTTTTTCTGTCAAATCTTTTTATTATATTTACACTATAAAATAAAAAATGATAATGAAAACAACAGCGTCTTTAATAGCAATGAGTCATTTATCTGATGTTCAAGAAGTATTATCAATGAATACAAAAGATGTGGCTATTATGAATAAAGATATTAATTTCGTAAAATTTCTTATTTTAGAGCTTAAAGGAAATTTAAATAAAGAAATTGATGCAGATGAAATTTGGAATAAATTTTTAAATAGATAAAAATATAATATGACAGGATCAGTATCAAAAGTTATAACAGATCAATTGGATAGTTTAATAGATAGAGCAGATTATTCAATACAATATAATATGTTATTTACTATTGATGATCTTGAAACTACTAAATTAAAATTGGGATTTGCAAAATGGTTAATGAAAGAATACAAAGATAAATTAGATACAACAATAGATACAGACGTAGAATTTAAAAAATATAAAAAAGATAAAAGATTATTATAAGTTCTTTGAAAAAATAAAAAATCGTTATCCTCGATTCGCTTAAAAACCAAGAGGTAGTGAAATCTATGAAGTAAATGAATAATCCTAGCTATAGTATGGACTCAGCGAAGAAATAACAGGGTTTGATTCCTTGTAACGATTTTTTTAAGTTATTAAATGCAACTGATAAAGCGACCCCAACTCGGCGTTAAAACAGTTGAAGGGTGGGTTGGCATCCTTGTGATAGACAAAAGTTTCACGGTGATTCTCGATTCTCAGAATTTCTGAAATTAAATATGCTGCGTTGGTGAAGTTGGTTAACACACAGGACTTTCAATCCTGAATTCGCGGATTCGAGCTCCGCACGCAGTACAAAAAATAAATTTTGCTCTTGTGGTGGAAAATAGGAAATACACGTTAGTCTCAAAAATTAATGCCTTAAAAAGGATTGAGGGTTCGATCCCCTTCAAGAGCACATAGAATAATCATTGACTCTCCCAAATTTGTTTATGAATATATAAATTAAAAATGTATAAGTGTGAATGTGGAAGAGAATTTGAAAGTTCTCAAGGAATAAATGGGCATAAAACTTTTTGTAAAATCTATGTTAAAAAAGAAAAACAACCATCAAAATATAAAATTAATGAAAATTTATATAGATGCGAATGTGAAAAAGAATTCAATAATCATCAAAGTTTAAATTCACATTTTTTACACTGTTTAATTCATAGAGAAGGAAAACCAGCTATAGACGGATTTGTAGGAAAAAGAAATTGGAGAAAAGGTTTAACAAAAGAAACTGATGAAAGATCGGCGGAGGCTAGCCTGGCCAGATGGCGAAATTGGTAGACGCGTATGCCTCAAAAGCATGTGTTGAAAGACGTAAGGGTTCGAGTCCCTTTTTGGCCACAATTTTTAGTATTCATTTAATAAAATAAAATTATGATTTTATTTATTCTTCAAATAGTTCTAACTATTTTAGCTTGGCGTAAAGGTTGGAGATGGTATGCTTTAATTCCTTTAGGCGCTGCATTATTTGTGGGTTTTTTAATTGGACTTAGTGTAGGATCTGCCGGAGGTACAATTAATGATGTACAAGGATTAACAGTATTTTTAGATATCGTTGCGGTAATAGTTCTTGGTGTTATGACAGGAAGAGGACCAAAAATAATTGAAAATACTAAAAAAGAAGAAGATGTCAAAAAGGAAGAAGATGTCAAAGAATGATAGAAAAATGATTGTCCAAATTTGCGAAAAGTGCGCTAAAAAACAAGGCAAAACTTTAGCAGGTGTAGCATCATTTTGGGAAGATACTTGCGATGTATGTTTACAAGAAACTATGGTAGCAGATATTTATGATTTTGTATATTATTTAGAAGATGATTTTTAATGAAAAAATATAAACCTCAACATCATGAAAAAATATAAACCTCAACATCATTGGAATTTTAGAGTAATAACTGGAAGATATGCAAAAGGAAAAGAAAGATATTTTTCCATATCAGAAGTTTATTATGATAAAAACGATGTTCCAACAAGTTATTCAGATAAGAGTTTAATGGTTGAACATACTTCTATTAAAGATTTAAAATGGGTTAGAAAAGAAATTAAAAAAGCATTTAAAAGACCAATATTAGATATTGATAATTGGCCAAATGAATGGTATGAAGGACAAGATGAAATTTTTATTCCTAAAGCACTAGTAGATATATCTGGAGAAGAATACAAATGAAAAGTGAAGATTATTACAATAGAGACAAATCTTATTCCTATAAAGTAGTTTTTTGGAGTATGATAGGAATTATGTTAGTTATATTAATTATGAAACTTTTTTCAATTTAAATATATAATAAAATATGGGAACAATTATCATAATTATATCAATAGTAGTATTACTTATACTTTATGTAAGTTATAAAAAAAATAGTAAATAAAATGAAATAGATACACAAATTAATTGTTATTACCCGTAGAGATTTAACTCCGGGTTATCAGGCAGTTCAAGCCGCACATGCTGCAATTGAATTTCAACATGAACATCCAGAAATCGCAAAGGAATGGAATACTAATTCTAAGTATTTGATATTCTTATCTGTTGAAAATGAACAACAACTTAAACACCTTTTAGAAAAAATTAAATTTTACGATTTAAAGTATACAACGTTTCTTGAACCAGATATTGGAAATCAATTAACTGCGATCGCTATTGAACCTGGAGAAAGATCTCATAAATTAACATCCAATTTACCATTAGCTTTAAAAGAAGAAACATTAACAAAACTTTAATATATACAATAAAATTATATCAAAAATTTTTATTAGATTTAAACTAAATTAAAACTTAAAACTATGACACACTAGATTAGATCTCCCTAATGATTAGGTTATCGAAGACAATCTCAAAGACATTATGTCCTTGATCAATTAATTTAATAACTAAAATAAAATAATCATTATGGAAACAATAGAAAAAACAATCGATAAAGTCGCAATCGAATCTTTAAAAAAAGATATTAAACAAAGCGCAGCATTACAAAGAGCTATGAAAAATCAAAGAAAGACTGTTCATTTAAAAGGTGAAAGAATTATAGAACCTAAAGACGCCGCATGGAAATCTTACGTAGGCGGATTAGAATTAAGAATTAAATATGCAGCATATGGATTAATGAGAGGAAAAAAATTCTCACAGATTGAAAATCATTACCCTGAAGAAAATCACCCTCTTAATCAATATCCAAACGCAATAAATAAATGTATAGAATTTCATACAAAAAAAGAATAAAACAATGAGGGTTAAATGCCCTCTTTTACCCTCTATAGGTCAGTGGTCAGACCAGCGGCTTCTAATCCCGCGTGTCGAGAGTTCGAATCTCTCTAGAGGGACAAATTTTACATCAAATATCATTTTGTTTACATCAAAATATAAAACTTTTAACATATATATAAATATAAATTTTTTATTAACTAAACATTTATACACATGAAAAAATTTCTTTTTGTTTTTTGCTTGATGATGTCTGTATTCATTTCATCAACATTAAATGCGCAACAAACAAATGATTTAACAACTCATACACCATATGCTTTAAGTATTCACGGAGGATATTCTTGGCTTGATGGAGTGGTTGGCGCAGACTTTCAATCAGGATTATTTGGACTAACAGGAGGTTGGATGCCAACTACAATGCCTATGACTGGAGAAAATATAAATTCTTTTGGATTTGCTGCTTCTTTATATAGTGGACCTCCAACTGATATTTATACTTTTTATTTATCAGTGGGTGTAGCATCTGATGGTTATCAATATGAAGATAGTTATGGTTATGGAGGAACAGAGCCAGTAACTATAGTTATGGTAGGTTCAAAATATAACGGTAATAGAGTATATTTTAAAGCAGGAATAGGATATGGATGGAATGAATATACTGGAGTATGGACAGGTGAATTAACATTAGGAATTCCTTTATTCAAAAATTATTAATAATTAAATATGATAACAAATGAAACGATCAAACTTTTTTAAATTATTTATAGCATCATTATTTATGATTGCTATTATTGGAATTTTTTCTTGTGGAGATAAAGAACCATGTGAAGAAAATCATACAGGTACAATTACTATTTACAATGATTTTCCAGGAGCTATAATTGTAGATGTTTATGACTATAGAGTAGAAGACTTTCTTGGTGAACGTACACTTGGAATTGGAATGCATACAACTTATACTGTTCATGCAGGAGATATTGAAATATGGGAAACAGATGCATATTCAGACTGGGGATATTGGATGAGTTATGTTAGTCAATGTGAAGATGCAGAATTTTCAATTTATCAAGGTAAAGGTATGCAACATGATACTGGAAATCCTTTAGATATAGATCAGAAATTAAAAGGCGATAGAAAATAATTATAAAATCATGAGACATAAAACATATACACAGGAGCAAGTAAAAACAAAAATTAAGAAAATTCTTAAGATTTGGAAATCAGAAAAACGTAAAGGAAAAATATTTCCTTTAACTAAAGTTATCGGCGATTATACCTATAATTCAATGAATCGTTATATAAAAGAAGTAATGTTTTATGGAATTTATGGTTCATTTCATGGAAGAAATGGTGCGCAATGGTATTTACGTTATCCTAAACAAAAGCCTAAAAAACTTGCTAAATTGGTTATGAAATCGATAAATGTTACCTATAATTAACTCAAAACTTTTAGAATTTTTGATATATAAAATATAAATACTTAAAAATATGTCAGAAAATACTTTTTTTGAAATTCACAGATCAGATGCAGTGAAAATTCTTTTATCTAAAGAAAGTAATCCAAATCAATACACAAATCTTAGATTAGGAGAATTACTTGAGAGTTATTTTTCACAAAAATCGATTGGAAGAACTTATATTGTTAAAGAGGATCATCTTGATTTAAGCAATCCTCTAGACATTAAAACTTTTTAGAAATATCGCGGGGTGGACTGGAGACGGTTCCAGCTCGGGCTCATAACCCGTACTACAGGGGTTCGATTCCCTTCCCCGCTACCAAATTAAATGTATTGTATGAAATGTCCTTATTGCGAAAAAGAATATAATAAATATGGAATTAAAGGCCATATTTGGAGGACTCATACAGAAGAAGGTAAAGCACATGATACGGGAAAAACATTGAAAACTGGTGAAAAAATACACTGGGCAAAAGGAAAAACAAAACATAATAATGCGTCTATTTTACAACAATCAAACACATTAAAACAAAATTATAAAGAAGGAAACATAACTAACGCATTCAAGGATAAACATCATAACGAACAATCTAAAGAAATTTTAAGACAAAAACGTTTTGACTATTTATCTGATGAAAATAATATTTCAACTTTTACAAATAGACATAAAAGATTGATGAGTAAAGGAGAAAGCATAATAAATAAAATGCTTAAAGATAATAGTTTTTATGAAAAATATTCAATTATAAATGAATATCCAATTTATCCTTATTTTATAGATTTTGCTTTTGTTGATCAAAAAATTGCTATTGAATATGATGGAGAACCTCATTTTACTAACGGATTAAAAAGGGTTGAACATGATATGAAAAAAGATAATTTTTTAAGATCTAAAGGATGGAGAATATATAGAATACCATATTATGAATTGAAATATTTTACAATAGAAAAATTATTAGATTTTATAAATTGTCCCGTGGTGTAATCGGTTAACACGTCAGATTTTGATTCTGAAGACTTCAAGTTCGAGCCTTGCCGGGACAACCAAAATAAATAAATTATGGAAAATAACATTGTTTATAACGGATATCTTATTAGTATTAATGAAACGCATACAGCTTATCAGTATACTATTATGAAAGATGGAAAAATAATTACACCAACAGGACCAAGTTTTCCATATCCATCAGAAGCTGAATTACATGCAAAACTGTATATAAATCGTTTAACCGCAAATAAAGATGGCTGGATAGTATCATGATAAATAAAAACTACGAATATAATGGGTATATGATTGAGATACATTGTCATCCTATTTATAATGATTTTGAGTTTGTAGTAAAATCTTTAGATGGTACAGTAGTTAAAGGAGCAAGTACACACGTATATGAAAATGAATATGATTGTGAAATAGCAGCACAAATTTTAATAAATGAATTATAATATGAGAGAAATAACTGATAAAAATTATAAAGAAATTCTTATAGATTCGGGAAAATCTATAATAGTTGATTTTTGGGCAGAATGGTGTGGACCTTGTAGAGTATTAGGTCCAATTATGGAAGAACTTTCAGAAGAAAACCAAAAAATAGAAGTTGTTAAATGTAACGTAGATGAAAGTCATGAAGTTACTAAATTATTTGGTATACGAAGTATTCCCACATTGATATTTTTTAAGGATGGCGGTAATATTTGGCATCAAGTAGGATTATGTCCAAAATCTAATATTCAAAATAAAATTGATGAATTATATTCATAAAAAAGAGGACTTAAAGTCCTCTTTAGTTTTTTATATAACCTTGTGTTTAGTTAATAATTAAAATTGGTTGCCACAGTTTGGGCAAAATTTATGAGAAGATTTTTTTCTTTTAGCTCCACAATTTGTACAAAATACTTTTAAGTCTTCAGACATAAGTGGCTTTTGAGATTCTGGAAGAATTTTCCAAACACTTCTCCAACTATAATAAACATCAAATTGCGTATTATCTGTAGAAAATTCTTGATCTGATTTTGAACCTTTTTCTACTCTTCCAGTTTCTATTGTTTGTTCTTGTGGAGCAAAGTCTCTTGAAAAATCAGCGCATCCCGCAAATCCTAATCCTTCACCTCCAATGGGCATACTATCTACATATGATTTTGTATTATCCACAGAACATGATAAAGTAGTAGCATTACCAAAAACAACACCAGGATTTTCTATGTCTCCTTTTGAACTTTTTACACCAGAATATCCTATTGTTGTATTATAATGTGTATAAGTAGGTGTTACTGTCCAACTTGGATTGGTTGTGTAAGTTATAGTAGAACTTCTGTAATATGGTTGTGAAGGTGCAGTTTCTTTATAAAATTTAACCTCTAATACTCCATTAAGTTTAATAGCTTCTTGAACATTAGTATCACCACCATCAACTTCATATGTTTGAAACATGAATTTTCTGGACTCTTCGATGTATCTTTCAAGAAACATTCTTTCACCTGGACGTAAAACTATTCCAGCACCAAGATACTTTCCGTTGAGTTCAATTTTCGCTAAAACTTTAGATTGTAATGGATTGAATAATTCTATTTCGAATTCGTCTCCATTTTTAAGATAGATTGTGTTATCATACTGTTTTACTCTTTGGCGACCTTTGGTCACGTATACAGTGGGCACAGTTACCCTTTGAGTTGAGTAATTTATTTTCATTCCTTATGTTATTTTATATTTGAGAATTTATTCGTTGGTATTTCTCCAACTCGAATGTTCTTTCAAACACTAAACCCCCAAGTACAAGGTTATATAATTTATATATTAACTATAAAGTTTAGTTTCATCATTTTAACAAAATTTTAACACATAAATATTTTCAATTCAGAATTTTTTATTATATTTACACTATGTTATACGTAGAATCATACGCTAAAAGGTATGAGATACCTGAGGGCGCAGTAGTAATTAATACAACTTCAAGAGCAGGTTCAGGAAATTGGACTCAAGGTTTATCTCCTTTTGTTCTTCCGGGCGGGCATTTGTATAAAGGATATTATGCAAAGAATGTAGAAAACGCCTGGCAAGCATCAAAGGTATATAAAGAATTTGTAGATGAAAAAGGCGATCCTTCTCCAGCATATTTTGAATGGGCTGAAAAAATATGGAATGATAATTTTGCTCACAGATATCCTATGGGTAGAGATGCAAAACCTTTATATAGTTATTGGGATGGAGAAAAATTATCATATATTCAAGCAAGAATTAAAATTTACATTCCTATTTATAAAAGAGCTTTATTACAAAGCGAAGCATATAAGCAACTTTTAGAATTATATAAAACTGAAAAACGAGATATTTATTTGATAGATTTTGATGGATACAATCATGTTAAGATGAATAAATCTCTTATGGATGTTATTACAGATCCAAATAAAAAGATGGGTCATGCATTTATAATATATGGATTATTACATCGTACCAAAAATATTTCATTATTTTAACAAAATTTTAACATAAAAAGTTTTTTCTGTCAAGAATTTTTATTATATTTACACTATAATTTTAATAAATAAATCTTTAACAAAATTTTAACACTAAGTCTAAAAACAAAGAGTTTTTGACTTTATATATAATAATATAATTGATTGTAGTAAGAGAAAGAGTTACATCGAACGATCTTTATTAGAATTTTCAATTTAAACTCTTCTCAGATTTCTCAACTTTTATTTGCATAGCTCATAACTTGAACTTTATGATTATATTGCAAAGCCTGAGAAATCGTAAAAAATTACTCAGGCTTTTTTATTTTTAATAAAATTTAATATGGAAAGAGTAATAGTTTCACAGCCGATGATAGGCATATGTTATATGCAAGTTTGCGCAGAATGGGACGCTACTGATGAAGAAATACTTGAGGTAGCAAATAGAGACAATCCAGCAGGAACCGAAAATGGTTGGATGCAAGTTGCAAGAGAAGATTATGAAGATAAAAGATTCATGCCTGTTAAGTGTGAAGATAATGAAAACAGAAAACATTTTATAGTAATATGTTAATTAATTCTTTAGTATAAACTAATAGTAAAAAAAGGAGGTACACTATGTCAAAGTACAATGAAAAGAGAGTAAGCAACCCAGAAGTTAAGGAAACTGTAACTTTACAGGGTGGAACTGGTTTAACACAGAAGCCAGAACATGAATTAATTGGTATTTTATCTACTGGTTTAGATAATACTTATTACGAAAAGGAAACTGAACGTGAAAAGAGATTCCGTGAAGTTATCAATAGAGTTGCGCAGAAGAATGCATTATTCGCAGCTAAGGCACTTATCTATGCACGTACAGTATTTGGACAGCGTTCTGTTACTCATTACGGTGCAGTAGAATTAATCCCTCACCTTGCAGGTTCTGAAATCGCTAAGAGATTCTTCTCTAAGAGAGACCGTAAGGAAAATCGTGGAGGTATCGTTTATCGTCTTGATGACATGGCAGAAATTCTTGCATGTTACCAGGCTAAGAATGGTGTAGAAGCACCAATTCCAAACGCTATTAAGAAGGGATTCAAGGATGCAATTGAACATGCAGATGCATATCAGTTAGCTAAGTACCAGATGAAGTCACGTGGTGTAAGCCTTGTTGACATCGTTAACTTAGTGCACCCACATGAAACACCTATAAATGGAACAGTATTTGTATCAGAAGCTGAATACTTGAAGGCTGTTAAGGGTACTAAGTTCGAAAAGGATGAATATCTTTTAGATGCACCTGAAAATGGTAATGTTGGTCTTCCAACTCTTAAGGCTCTTGTTCTTGGCGTTCTTAAGCAGTTCAACACTGTTGAAGATAAGAATACTGAAGCAGGAAAGGTTGTAGCTGAAAAGGTTAAGGCTGGAACTATCACTAAGGAACAGGCAACTGTTGAACTTAATGAAGCTAAGACTGAAAACTACAAGGAACTTATTGAAACTAAGAAGATTGGGTACCTTGCATTACTTCGTAACGTACGTAACATTCTTAAGACCAATGATACTGTTCTTCTTGACAAGGCGTGCGATTTACTTGTTGAAAAGGAATTCATCCGTAAGTCTCTTGTATGGCCACACCAGATTGACATTGCTCTTGAAGTGATGACACTTGAATTCAACGGAACACAGTTGGCTAAGGTTGCAAAGGCACTTTCAACAGCATATGAATTGTCAATTCCAAACCTTCAGAACTTGCTTCCAGAAGGTAGAACAGCAGTTGTATTCGATACATCAGGTTCTATGAAAGGTGGATACTCCAGCATTTATCTTAATGGTGACCCTAAGAAGGCTATCAATAAGAAGCCAGCTGACAAGGCTGCACTTGTAGCTGCAACATTTGCAAAGGGTGTTGGTGGAGATGTATACCATTTCGCTTCTACTGCTGAACAGATTGTAGGTTGGAACCCAATCGATTCAATCAATACGTTAAAGCAGAAGTTCATGTCCTACAACGGATGTTGCGGTCACGGTACAGATTTCGGTTCTTGCTTCAAGTTGTTTGAAAGAACTAACAAGCAGTACGATAGAATTCTTATCATCTCTGACGAACAGGATGGATACAGCAATGTAGAAAATTCTTATGCAGGATACTGCAAGAAGTTCGGAACACCATACGTATACATCATCAACGTATGCGGATATGCAGCAACTGCTCCTATAAAGGGTGGAAACAGAGTATTCCGTCTTTACGGCTACGGTCAAGACATCTACGAAAAGATTCCTCAGGTTGAAATAAACCCACAGGTAATCATAGATGAAATCAACAAGATTGAAATCTAATAGAATAGAAAGGGAGAAGAAATTCTCCCTTTTGCTTTTTTAACAAAAAATTAACAACAAAAAATCACATCGTATTCATATTTTTTATATATTAGCATTATAATAAACAAATAACAATATGGAAAAGTTAGAAAAGAAAGTGCTTAAAACTGTTTGTGAAAATCTAAAAAACGTAACAATTCGTCCTAATATCACAAAAGTAGAGGATTATGAAACTTGGATTAAAATGTTAAGACAATCTATTCTTGAATCTATTAACATGATTGCTACTTTAATGGATGGCGATGGAGAAGAAAATGAACAAAAAAGCTTAAGACCATGAAAAATCCATTTAAGAAAAAACCCAAAAAGATATTTGTAACTCATGATGGTTTTCAACTAGTTGAAGGTAAAAAATATAATTGGTCAGGAGTTGTAGATAATTTATATAATTGTTATTCTTGGAAAAATTTTAAGTGTAAAATAACAAAAGTATGTAAAGATAAAATATATCTTTATGATTATGAAGATAAAATAGAATACGAATATACTAATGAACATTTAAGAAATTTAGAAGCAGAATTCAAATGAAACATTTCTTTCTTAAAACAGCATATTTACTTGGACAAGAATCTAAATGTGTCTCAAGACAAGTGGGAGCTCTTATTGTTCATGATAGAAGAATTATTTCCACGGGAATAAATGGGACACCTAAAGGATTTGAAAATTGTTGTGATCATTTTCCTAATTATAATTTTCTAACTGATAGAGAAGCCCATCATAATTGGTCTAAAAAATATGAGGTTCATGCTGAAATGAATGCTATTAATTTTGCAGCCAAACATGGAATTGCTATTGAAGAAGCAGAACTTTATTGTATACTTGAACCTTGCAGTGAATGTTTGAAAAATATAATAGCAGCGGGAATTAAGAAAATATATTTCGTTAATCAATATGATAAAAATGAAAGAGATAACGAATTATGGTCTAAAATAGAACATGAACAAGTTACTGATCCAGAATTATTACAATGGATAAGAGATCAAGATGAATATCTAACTTGGTGTAAACACAAAGAAAATGATTTATAATTTTTTAATAATTAAACACAAATAAATATGAAAATTTTTGAAAATTTCACAATGGCTTTAATAATTACTACTGTAATTTTAATAGTAGGAAATCTTTTTATCCCTATTTATCCAGGTGTATTATTTTTAATGAGTGCTACTTCTGCTATTTTAACATTTTTATGTTGGGCAAAAAATAGTGAAAAATTTTCAATATTTACTTGGGCAATTTGGATACCCACGACTATACTTTGGTTATTATTTTGGATAATACGTAAATAAAAAATAATATGAATTATCAAATAGCAGTATCGAATATTCGAAAAGAATTAAGTCTGTATATTACAAACAATAATATAAAGTCTCTTATTATAGGGATTTCAGGTGGAATAGATAGTTGTCTTTGCGCAGCACTTGCTAGACCAGTTTGTGATGAATTAAATATTCCACTTATAGGAAGAAGTTTGCCAGTAAGTTCAAATCAACCAGAAGAATTAGAAAGAGCCAAATTAACAGGAAAAGTATTTTGTACAAAATTCTTAGAGCATAGCGTTGAAGAAGAATATAATTTTATGTATTCCAAAATGGAATCTAATATGCTGTTTCATGCGCCTAATCCTGAAGGTTCATCAAGTCGTATACGTAATGGAAATCTTAAAGCAAGACTGCGTATGATTTATTTGTATGATTTAGCTTCATATCATCGTGGAATAGTTCTTTCTACTGATAATTATACAGAATTTCTTCTTGGTTTTTGGACTCTTCATGGTGATGTAGGTGATTATGGTATGATACAAAATCTTTGGAAAACAGAAGTATATGATATGGCAGAATGGTTAACTATGAATGAATATGCTGGAAATTATGAAGCAGGAAGTACAATAATAAATACGATAACTGCACTTGCAACTGATGGCCTTGGAGTTACAAATCTTGGAGATCTTGGACAAATAATGCCAGACTGGACAGGAAATTCTAGAGATGGTTATAAAGAAGTTGATAGAATACTTAAAGAATATTTAGACTTTATTGAAAAACATTCACCAACTGTTAATGCAGTATATATGGATGAAATTAATAAAATGCGTCAACACTCTGTCATTCAACGACATTTAAAATCTCAATTCAAAAGAAATAATCCTGTCAATATATATAGACACGATATAATAGAAAATGAAAATAGTATATACAATAGATATGTTAAAAATAAAAAGGAAGAATTATGAAATCAAAATTTAGAGTAGATTATGATGATAGAGCTGATGAAATTGTAGACAATATATCAGACGCTTTACAATCATTTGGATTAGAAATTGTATGTATAGATTCAGATGAATCAAGAGATGGATATGATGAATATGAAATTCAAACTATAAGATGATATGATAAAGAAAAAAGCATTAATAGTGATCGATTTGCAAAGAGATTTTTGCCCTGGAGGATCACTAGCAGTACCAGATGGAGACAAAATTGTACCCGTAGTTAATGATCTCCTTGAAAGATTTGATTTAGTTATATTTACACAAGATTGGCATGATCCAGAAATGGATGCTTTCGCCTCACAACATCCCGGAGCTTCTGTTTACGATAGTTACGTAAGAGAAAATGGAGAAAAAGATATTCTTTGGCCTGATCATTGTGTAGCAGATACATTAGGTGCTTCATTTCATCCAGATCTGAATTTATCAAAATGCAAAAAAGATTTTTATATCTTTAAAAAAGGCATGGAAAGGAATAATCATGTTTATAGTGCATTTGATAGATCAAAAATAATAAATCCAGATGCTCCTAAAAAACTTCAAGATTTTCTTAATGAAAGAAATGTAGTTGAAGTTTACGTATGTGGTTTAGCTCTAGATTATTGTGTGAAAGAAACTGCAATAGATGCAGCAATGGAAGGTTTTAATACATATGTTATTGAAGATGCGTGTAAATCAATAAATTCAGATTTGTCAGAAACTATAGAAGCTTTTACACAAGCTAAAGTTTATTATGTAGATTCTCTTACACTTTCTTTTATAGGAAATATTTAAAATAAATAGCAAAATATTTTTTTAATTCAGAAATTAGTATTATATTTACACAATAATAATTAATATATGAACATTTAGACAATTTCTATCGTAGTTCCTACAAAAAGTTGTGTAAATAAATGTCCATTTTGTGTAAGTAGAATGCATGATTCTCCATATGAAGATACTTTTATGTATATTCAAATAGAAAAACGTATTAAGTATGCTGTAATGAATGGAGTAAATACTTGTATTCTTACAGGAACAGGAGAAGCTTTGCAAAATACAAATTTCTTAAAAGTTTTATCTGTTTTATTTAAAGATTTAAATTATCCATTTCCTAATGTTGAGTTACAAACTACTGGAGTATTATTAGATGATGATAATATTGATTATTACAAAAACTTCAAGTAAATACGATAAGTCTTTCTGTTGCTGATATTTTTTCTGATGAAAATAATTTAAATATAATTGGAGTTTCTAAAAAATTAAAATTTAACTTATCAGAATTAATTTCTTTACTTAAATCACGAGGATTTAATATTCGTTTAAGTCTTAATATGTTAAAAGAATATGATAATCATACTCCAAAAGAAATTATAGCTAGATGTAAATTTCTTGGTGCAAATCAAGTTACTTTTAGAAAAATATATTATGAGTTAGATAAAGATGGATTTATTATAAATGACGAAGGTGAATGGGTTAAAGAAAATGCATGTAAAGACGAAACTATAAGTGCTATTAAGAAATATATTACAGGAGAAAATGCATATATAGGAACTGAGAGAATGTTTCCTAAAAAGGCGGGAAATGGTGAATTTCTTTATACTCTTCCGTTTGGTGCAAAAGTTTATTCTATAAATGGAATGTCAGTTGTTATTGATGATGATTGTATGTCTAAAGGCAATAACGAATCTCTTAAATATGTTATCTTAAGAGAAAATAGTAAATTATATTGTCGTTGGGATGATGAAGGAAGTCTAATCTTTTAAAAATTAAAAATATGTGTTTTACTGGAAAAAATGTTCTTAAAACAGCAAAAAAAGATATAGTTTGTTATAAAACTATGACTAGAAGAGGAATATCTTGGTTTACAGATTTTCAATATACTAAAAATCTTTTAAATAAAAAAGTAGAATTTGATGCTACTTTTTATTATGATCAAGTTTCTATTAACATAGGCTATCATTCATATAAAAGTTTTAAAATTGCGGCAGATGATGCTCATTCTTACTTAACTGTATTTAAATTCATAATTCCTAAAGGAACAAAATATTATGAAAATGATACTCAATACGTATCTGAAACAATAATTTTGAAAAAAAGACTATCGTTTAGAACATTTTTTGATACATTTAGAATAAGATAATAATGAAAAGTTTTAATGATATTCAATATAAAGATGAAACATATGATCATGTTATGCATGCATATGTGCAAAAACATAAAAAAGTTAAAGATGAAAAAGTTTTATTTCTTTCGGGAAAACATTTTTATTTCTATGATAAAGATGAACTAAAAGGAATTAAAACGCTTGTTCATCTTAAAAAATTAAATGAAATTAAATATTTAGACGATACTATTAAAGATTTTAATAATCTTTTAAAAAAGAATACTTATGTATATGGAAAATTTATAGCAAGTAAACCTATGTTGAGTTTAAAAACTCATATATTATATGGAAAGCTTATAGATGTTATATTTAATTTATTAGATAATAAAATTGATAGATCGTTAACACCAAGAATTGTAACAGCATTATTTAGTGCATATCAATTTAAAATTCTTGATATGACAGAAATTGATGGAGTCACTTATTTTCATGCTAAAAAAATATAAAATGGAACCTATAATTACATCAATACTCGATAACGATCTTTATAAATTTAGTATGATGAATGCAGTGTTAAAACTTTTTCCAAGAGCAAAAGTTAAATATGCATTAATAGTTCGTTCAAAAGTAAATTTTCCAGAAGGATTTGCAGAAGAACTAAGATTACAAATTTCTCATATGTCTTCTCTTAAACTTTTGACTGCAGAAAAACACTTCTTTGAAACTAAATGTAAATATATCGATCCTGCGTATTTTGATTTTTTGGCAGGATATAGATATAATCCTTCAGAAGTTGGAGTTATACAAAATGGAAGTGAACTTCAAGTAACTGTAGAAGGCTACTGGTATCGTACAATTCTTTGGGAAGTTCCACTTCTTGCTCTTATATCTGAATTGTATTTTAAAATGACGGGAGAAAAAATAAATTCAAGAGTAGAAAGAGAACAAAATAATCTAAAAAAAGCTGCATTATTTAATAATCATGGAGTTAAGATTTCTGAATTTGGAACTCGTAGAAGATATTCATATGAAAATCAAAAAGAAGTTGTAGAAGATTTAGCATTTAGTATGAGAGATAATTTTAATGGAACTTCTAATGTACACTTTGCTCATATGTTTAATCTTACTCCAATAGGAACTCATGCACATGAATGGTTTATGTTTCATGCTGCAAAATATGGATTTAAACAAGCAAATTTTTTAGCTCTTGAAAACTGGTCAAATGTTTATCAAGGTGATCTTGGAATTGCTCTTACAGATACATTTACAACAGAATCATTCTTTAAATCATTTGGAAAAAAATTCTCAAAGCTTTTTGATGGTGTAAGACATGATAGTGGAAATCCATTTCATTTTGCAGAAAAAGTTATTAAACATTATCAAAGTATGGGAATTGACCCCAATGATAAAACTATAATTTTTTCAGATAATCTTAATCCTGATCTTGCAATTGAATTAACAAAATCATGTAATAAAGAAATTAAATGCGCAATGGGAATAGGCACAAATTTATCTAATGATGTTGGAGTTAACCCACTTAATATGGTTATTAAACTAATTGCAGCAAAACCTGATCCTGACGATGAATGGGTACCTTGTATTAAATTGTCTGATTCAGAAGGAAAACATACAGGAGATGAAAAAATGATAGAATTTTGTAAATATCAACTTAATATAAAATAACATGAAAACTCCAAAATTTATTATTGTTTTAGTAACACTTGTTTTACTTTTTGCTATAACTGTATTTGCTGCAACTAAAGTTGTAGCACCCCCGCAATCTTCTTATAAAGTTACAACGTTAGATGGAAAAGCTTCAGTTTATCAACTAGATATGAATAATACACATTATGTTGTAGTTATAAGTTCTACTGGAGATGTTGCAATTACAAGATAGAAAATTAATGCACTAATTTCTTTTTTGCCCAATAATTTTGCATACTTAATTTTATTTTTTGTTTATGTTCTTCTGTTTCTTTTCCGTTATTTTTGATTTTCATTGAATTACTAAGTTGTAATTTAGAATCATCTGAATGATATTTTCCTAACATTCCTTTATGATTTTCTTTTAAATGTTTAATATGTTCTTCTGATAATTTTTTATTTTTCCAATATCCAATTTTTCCTTTTTTAGTGTTACTGCATTTTTCTTTAGATTCTTTGCTCCAACATTCTTTAACATTATGGCCACCTTTAGGACTTATATTATATCCATTAGGAATAAGCGTATTATATTGTATAATATATTTTTCTTGGGCATTAAAAGCTTCTTCTCTTGTATTAAAACATTCAAGTATTTGTTTGCTAAAATTATTTTTTCCATATTCTTTAATAGCATTTTGAAAATATGGTCTGCCACTTCCTAAATACTTATCATTTTCAGGATTACATTTACATGTTCTATCACCAATATATTGTTTACCATTGATAAGATTAGTAGTTAAATATACATAATGATGTTTTTCTTCTTTAATCATAAAACTTACTACTTTTATTTTATATATTAATGAAATAAATGCATTAAGTTATAAAACTAATACTTTTTAAATCCATATATAGTATATAAAAGTTCTTTAAAATTTTTAATAATAAAACTGTAGTGAAGTTTTTGTGATACTTCGAAACCAACAAAACGTTGCCTCGGCAACTTCTGGCTCGAAAGAGTCATACTATTGATCGGCAGCAATGCCAATTAAATCAGTTAAATAACGCTCAAGGTTTGCGGCTTCGGCCTACACAACACAGCACGGTATTGAAAATCACCGCAACGATTTTCGGAAAGATAATTCCTTAAAACGCACAAAACAACAATTCTCAGTTATATTTTAAACAACATCTGTAGTAAGGTCAAGCGGTACTTCGAAACCTTTTTTCTATGGCAACATAGTTAAAACCCAGCTGATGGATTTCGGCAACCTAGATAAATTCAAACTATGACAGCGCTCTTGATTCTGAACATCAATTTTCCCGAAAGGGCCGTAATTCCCGAAGGTGCGGTGTCTTAGGCGTCTTTTAATCACGTACAGGACAGATTGATAAGTAGGTTAGAGCATAAGAGACAACTTATAAAAACACGCTTCCTAATTTTTCTCAGACGATATTGAAAGGCCAAGGTTTTATAATCTTGGCCTTTTGTTTTGTTAGATAAATAGAATATATGAAAATAGTAAAAGAACATATAAATGAAAAATTTGAACAAGGAACTGATCCCATATGGGATTTAGGTATTGGATCTAAATTTACGAGAATAAAGAAAGGAGATATAATTATAGTTAAACAAGATTTATATCAAAAAAACAATGATATTATTTTTGACGAAAATATTGAAAAGGTCACCGCAAGAATTCGTAAAGGCAATACTAGTATAGTTAAAGAAGTAAACAAAGAAAAAAATATTTTAAGTTTAGTAATAATTAATTTTGGAGATAATGTGCAGAACGCTATAACAGCAAGAAGGTATATAGATTCGGGAGGATATTATTATACATATGGATCTGCCCCTATAGAAGTTTGGGACGAATATTTTGATGTATTAAAAATAAATGAATCAGTTAATGAAAAATTTGCTGAAGATACTGATCCTATTCAAGACATGGGTATAGGAATCATTAAAAAGATTAAAGATTGGCTTAAAGAAATGAATATTATTGATTATACTATAAATAAAGATTTAAGCATTACAGTACAAGGTCAAGTAAATTTATATTGTGTTAGAAATACTTATCCAAAATATAAAAAACTTCCTGAATATATTAAATTTCACCATGTGTATGGAAATTTTTGTGTTCCAGGAACTATACAATCATGCATAGGATTTCCTGAATATGTAAAAGAAGATTTTAATGCATCAGATAACGATATAAGATCATTAAAAGGATTTCCAAAAAGAATAGATGGAACTGTTTGTATGTCTATGCATTATGGAATTACTGAAGCGAAAATTAGAAAGATTTGTAAAGTTAAAATGCCTTTTTACGAATGAAATTAGTTAGAGAAAATATAAATGAAGTATTTAAAGAAGAATCGGATCCTATAGAAGATATGGGAATTGGACTTTATGTACATCGCGATTTTAATACTTGGTTAGAATTAGATAAATGGATAGTAGATCATTTACATCAAATCTTAGAAACACGTGAAATTCCTGAAGATATAATAAGATCTGCTGATAACTGGTTTCCTCATAAATATGATCAAAAAATAGGAGATTTTATTACAAAATATATTACAGTTAAAGGTAATCCTCAAACTGCGTTTAGTTGGTATAGATCTGGTATACAAGCACTACTAAAAGATAAAGGATTTAAAGTACATAAATGAGTGATTTTTTTAAATCATATAATCCAAAATCCTTTTTTAATGGGTATGTGCCTCTTAAACCTGTTACATATTGTGTAGTCATAATATATGATAATAATTATAGAAAAGAAATTTATGGAATTGAAAATCCATGGCAGTTTATAAATGCTGTAAAGAAAAACGTTAAAGTAAAAAACGCTTATATAAAAGAAGAATAAAAATAATTGATAAAATATTTTTTTATATCAAAAAATTTTATTATATTTACTCTCTAAGAACATAAATAAATTTTAATATAACCATATAAGATGGATACTAAAGTAGTCAGAGAATCACTCGATGATAACGAGGTGATCTTCACGCCACATATATTTGAAACACAATATGGTAATATAGACTATTTTTATATTATAAATAAAGAATATCCAAATGGTTTGGTTATTCTTAATGGAAGTATAGTTTTTAAAGAATATAGAGGAACTGGAAAATTTAAATTAATGTTAAAACAGTTACTTTCTTATTTTCCTCCTGAAACTTTATTACAAGCAGCTTCTATAACTAAAAAATTAGCTTCAATGTTCAAAAGAATAGGATTTTATGAAGTAGATAAAATTGAATATTGGGGGTCTCCTGCAAATTGTACATTATTACAAGGAACACTAACTCAAGAAATGATAGATTTATTATGAAAAAGAAAGAAATTTTTGCAACTTATGCAGCAGCTCTTGGACAGCATCATGTATTGTTATATTGTTTTGATCAGGCTAAAGTAACTATTAATGAATTTATATCTCTTGAAGCATATGCTCAATATCAAGCTGTTAAAAAAGAATATCATATATTTAAAGTGTATAATACTTATCTAATAGGTTTCACTGCTATAGGTTTAAATTGAATATATAAATTAAAAATGTTAAAGATTGTTCGTGAAAATATTAAAATAGAAGAGAGTATATCAGATAAGTTTATTGCTCAAGATTCTAATTTATCAAGAGTTCCAAGAGAACATGAAGAATTTGAAAAAAAGTATAAAGAAGAACAAGAAAAACAAAAACTTAAAGGAGATAAAAAACCTTTTTATAGAAATGAAGATTTTATAATATGGAGAAATCCAGAATATTTAACCAATTTTGGAAAAGATGTTAGAGGAGTAATAATAGAAAACGGAGATTTATTTTTAGAATTTAGACCTAATAATATTCACAATGATATTCTTTCAGTGTTAAAAGCTGAACAATTAGTACTACAAGAAACAAATAAAAATTGGACTACAGTTCTTCCTACAAAATCTAAATTTTTAACTGTTCAAAGAGTAGGAGACTCAAATACAATAGCAATTGGAGAAAGCAATAGATTAATTTATGTATACGCGAACTATAAAAAATATATAAACGAGTATAAAGTATTTCTTGAAAAAGCGCAAAAGAAATGTCCTAATATTCAATTTTCAGATAAACTAATAGAAGCAGCTATGCCTCAAAAAATAAATAATCATATTATTAGAAAATAATTGATAAAATATTTTTTTAATTCAGAAATTAGTATTATATTTACACTCTAAATTAAATGTTATGAACGATACTATAATATTTTGGAAAGTATTTATATTTGAATTAGGAGTTATTTTGTTAGCATTTACTTTTCTATTTACAATGTATAAAATTAGTAAGAAAAAAAATAAATAATTTGCATTTAGTGGTAAAAAATTAAAACTTTGCTAATATATATAAATAAAATAATAAATTAAACAACGCAGAAAATGATACGCATGGCGAAACATATGGTGAACAACTGGAATGCTAATGATAATGGCATTAGAGGAAAACTTACGCCCGCAGTATATATGATATATTTGATTGGTAAATAAAGACAATCATAATAATCTAAAAAGCGGGTTCCTCAAAAGTTCCCGCTTTTTTACGTTCTACTTAGAACAACGATCTTTGACATGTTGGCAATTGACCTCATAATTTCAATGGATAGAATCCTTGCCTTTTAAGCAAGTTGTCCCAGTTCGACTCTGGGTGGGGTCACAAATACTGTAGTAACTGTAAGAATTACATCGGTTCGATTCTGAATTTCCCCGCCAAATAATAATAAGGGGAAATAGCCGCAATGGCGCGGCAATTTATTCTTCTAAATTTTCTCAGTATCATGCGGGTATAGCACAATGGCTAGTGTACAAGTCTTCCAAACTTAAGATGAGGTTTCGATTACCTCTATCCGCACTAAGTAGTAGTAATGGAATGGAGTTACTTTTAAAAGTAGCAAAACTAAAAGAGTTAATATGAATATAATAAATAAAAAATAATTCATATGAAATCAAGAACTAAAAAAGTTTGTGATAAATGTAACAAAGAAATTAGTATATCAAATTTTAAAAAACATTATGATAAATGTGGAATAATAAAAGTAAAAGTAAAAAAAGAAAAATTTATAAAACAATGTCCATATTGTAATAAAGAATTTAAAAATGTAAAATTTCATATATGGGCTTGTCATACAGAAAAAGGAAAAAATTGGCATCCAAATAAAGGTAAAATTTCACCCATAAAAGGTAGAAAAAGTTTATATAAGCATACACAAATAGCAAAGGAACAAATTTCTAAAAATAATAAAGGGGGTGGGGGTAAGCATGCTAGTGGAGGCAGTAGAAGATGTAAATGGTACGAAACTAAAAAATTAGATGGAACTATAGTTAAAGTTCAAGGAACATATGAAAAACGATTTGCAGAAATTTTAAATTATCTAGATAAAGATTGGGTAAAACCTGTTTCATATAAAGATAATTTAAATTTAATTTGGATTGATGATAATAAAAAAGAACATTTATATTTTCCTGATTTCTGGTGTCCAAATTTACAAAAATTTTTTGAAGTAAAAGGTTGGTATAGTAATAAAGATAAAATTAAAATGAAGTATATTTTATCTCATTATAATAATGTAGAAATTATATTTCTAAATGATATAAAAAAATATGAACAAATATATTTTAAAAATAATAATTAAAATTTAAATGGTCCGTTAGGCTTTGAGGATGAAGAACTTGGCTGTCACCCAAGTAAAACAAGGGGTTCGATACCCCTACGGATCGCAAAATGCGTAAGTTGCCGAGTGGTTAAAGGCACTGGTCTCCAAAACCAGCCTCGAAAGAGTTCGTGGGTTCGAATCCTACCTTACGTGCAAAAAGGGATCATGGTATAGCTGGCAAACACAGGTGCCCTGCAAGCACCAGTCTCCGGTTCGAAGCCGGATGGTTCCACTTTAACAAAAATTTAACACACGAATTCAATAATTATGTTCTCCACATGAATATATAAAATAAAACTATTATGTATAAATGTGGAGAATGTAATTTAGAATTTGAAACTTTTCAAGCAAAAGCAAATCATCATAGATGGGAACACAAAGGATATCTTTTTAAAAATGATGAAACCCGAAAAAAAAGTAAAGAACATTTTGAAAATAAATGGAATTCATTTAATGTAAATTGTTGTAAATGTAATAAAGAAATAATAATAAAAGAATGTAATACAGATAAACCTAAAAAAGAAAAGTATTATTGTTCTAGAATTTGTGCAAATACACATATAAGAACAGAAGAATCAAAAAAGAATTTTAGTAAAATTGTTAAAGATAAAATTAGAAGAGGAGAAATAGTAGGATTTGTTAATAATAAAAATAGAAAAATAAATTTAAAAGAAGATACATATAGTTTTTGTATTAACTGTAATAAAAAAATAGAAGGAAAAATAAGAAAATACTGTTGTAAAGAATGCAGACATGAATATTTAATAAAAGATTACACAAATTATCAAAGATATCGATTAGCTTGTCAATTTAATTTTTCATTAAATGAATATCCTAACGAATTTGATTTTTCTTTAGTAGAACAGTACGGATGGTATAAAGCAAAAAATCGTGGAGATAATCTAAATGGCATAAGTAGAGATCATATGTTTTCTATAAAGGAAGGATTTTTACAAAATGTAGATCCTAAATTAATAAGTCATCCTGCAAATTGTAAGTTAATGAGACATAATGATAATATAAGTAAATACAAAAAATGTTCTTTGACATTAACAGAATTACAAGAAAAAATAGAAAATTGGAATAAAAAATATCCTCCTCTGTATCCGTAATGGCGCCGGTCCTCACTCTTAATGAGGGTTTGTATGTGGGTTCGACTCCCATCAGGGGAACAGTCCTTTATTAAATCGAAAGTCTGGAACACATGATTTGGGAAATTATAAAGAGTGCGTTCTTGAATAAAGGTCAAAGATAGTAAGATCCCAAGTCTTACTATACCAGGGCGATGGGTCTGCTTGGCGTGGACGCCGGACTGTCACTTCGGAGATCAGGAGGGTTCGAATCCCTTATCGCCCGCAAATTAAGTTTGGTTAGTCAAGTGGCCCACGACAACGGACTGTTAATCCGTCGAGAGAAATCCGATCGAAGGTTCGAATCCTTCACCAAACGCAAATTTTAGGACAGATATCCAGCGTGTCTGATACACACGACCAAGGTAATTTGGTTGAAAATGTGGGTTCGAATCCCATTCTGCCCACAAATAGATAAGTTCCGTTTCGAGCTTAAAGGGCATATATAGCCTCCCTACATTGGGAACATTCGGTTTGCCTACTTATCTATCTGATTTCGTAACTCAGTTGGCAGAGTACAACACTTTTAATGTTGGAGTCGAGGGTTCGAGCCCCTCCGGGATCACTTTTTATGGAAGGTTAGCTCAGCTGGTTCAGAGCACTTGCTTTACAAGCAAGAGGCGAATAGTTCACATGGGTTCGAATCCCTTACCTTCCACACTGTGGGATAGAGAAATCGGCATCTCGAGAGTTTCATAAGCTCTAGTTGGGGGTTCAACTCCCCCTCCCGCCACCAAATTAAATGCAAAGAGTGCGTTGGTTTCACTTCAGTACAGTACCGGTGTCCACTACAAATGCACAAGTTCAAAACTTTTATATTGTTTATACATATAATAAATAAACAATGAAAATTTGTGAAAATTGTGGAAAAGAACAACAAGGAACATACGGTTCAGGAAGATTTTGTTCAAGCAAATGTGCAAGAGGATTTAGTACGAAAGCTAAAAGAAAAGAAATAAATGCTAAAGTAAGTAAAGCTATTCATGAAAATGCGCATCCAGCAGTTAAAAAAATATGCCCTCAATGTAAAAAAATATTTATTGTGCCATGGAATGGAAGAGATAAAATATGTTGTTCAGTATCATGCGCAAGAAAAAACCGAAAAAAGAAAATTTATTCTTGTATTTGTAAAAACTGTGGAAAGGAGTTTACATGTGAATATCGTAAAAGAAGAAAATGTTGCTCAAAAGAATGTTTATCAAATATTTATCGTATAAGCGGTTTAAAATCTGCAGAATTACAATCTAAAAGTAGAAGAAGTAAAAATGAAATATATTTTGCAAATTTATGTATACAAAATTTTATTAAAGTTTTAACAAATGAACAAATGTTTAATGGTTGGGATGCAGATATAATTATAGAAGATATTAAAGTTGCTGTACTTTGGAATGGAAAATGGCATTATGAAAAAATAAATAAAAAACATTCGGTAGAACAAGTTCAAAATAGAGATAAAATTAAAATTAAACAAATTAAAGATATGGGTTACATTCCTTATATAATAAAAGATATGGGCAGATATGATAAAATGTTTGTTGAAAAAGAATTTAATAAGTTTATAAAATGGCGGGTTAGCTCAGTTGGCAGAGCGTTGGAGTCATAACCCAAAGGTCGCAGGTTCGAAACCAGTACCCGCTACAAAATTTCATATAATACATATGATTAGGAATTTATATTTTAAAGATGGCACTCTTTTCGCAAAAGGATATGAAAGAGTAGTTCATGGAGGAAGAGGAGATTATGTAGAATTAACAAAAGAACATATTATTCTTCCATTAAAATCTCATTTTAAACAATCGATTCCTATAGAACTAACCAATGAACAATTTTATTATTATTGGCTTGAACCAATTGGAAGAACTGAAAAAATATATTGGCAATGTAATTTAGTAAATTATGCTGATTATAAACGAAATTTTTATTATATTAGCCCTAAATTATTAATACCCTTTACAGGAAATGAATTATTTTAATAAATAAAAATATGAAACACACATTAAAAGAAATAGTTAAAGGAACTGAAGCACATATGAGTCACGTATGTGATGGTAAAGTATATTATGCGATAGTTGTTGAAAATTCTGTTTATCGATTAGAAATAGATTCTACTGAAGATGAATGGAAAACTACTTTTCTTTATCCTACTTTCAAAGCAATAACTTTAATGAGATGGATAAGAAAAGGAATGGAAAACGAAAAATTTATACAGATACAATAATATGGAAGTTAAATTACAAGAAAAAATTAAAGCGGCTGTAGAAGTAGATGGTAAACCATATCTTAATTTTGAAAATAGTATGGTATATGAAAATATTGAAGGCGAAGAAATGTTTCTTTATCTTAAATCTAATATAGAAGGAAAGGAAATCAAAATTCGTTTTATAAAAACAGAGTAAATGGTGATTTTAGTGTTAGTGGTAAGCATGCATGACTGTGAATCATGAGGCATGGGTTCGAATCCCATATTTCACCCAGTGTCATTATTAGGAAGAAAACTTAAATAGGAATATATAGTATATACTAAAAATTATTCCGATGTGTGAAAGTATTTCTTATTATTCTTTTTTGGTTATTGTCTTTATCAATATCTGCGCAAGATATTGTATATGATTCTTTGAAAGGTAATAAATCCAATTTTAGAAGAATAAGATTTGGAACAGAAGGAACAATAAATAGTACATGGTATGAAAATCAAGGAATAATCTGCAGGTCAAAGGTTTTATTATCGGCGAGAGTTTGGGATGGTCTTAAACAACCAGATGATTTTAAGATAATAAATTTTGGTTTTCCAAATGATATAGTAACATTTGAATTTAAAACTACAGGAAATACAAATTTAATTATATACAAATATGAAGGTCCTGTAGATACGATTTATTATGCATCATTAAGAAAAGCTGAATTAGGGAGCGATTTATTTACTGGACAATACTTATTTGTTGAACCTATTATTACAACATTTGATACTCAATTTAAGCTTAATATCTATAATGGAATAGGAAGTAATAAAACTTTATTTCTTTCTTTAACCGAAGGCCAAATAACAGAGGCAGATTGCAGAGATTATGTAATGTCAGATGAAGTTACATTTGAAACAATAAATGGCACAAAATTACTTTTAATTCCTGTTATTAAAGAATTTATTACAGTTGATAGTATAAAAATTGATATTAATGTTTGGCCTAATCCTGTTACTGATAAATTAAATTTATCAATAAAAGATAATACAGGAATAGTATTTAGAATATATGATCAAAAAGCTTCATTATTATATGAAGAAAAAATGATGAGCGAAACAGTATTAATAGATATGTTAAATTATAAATCCGGTTTATACATATTACTTATAACTGATTATAGTAAAGGAAATATAATTCAAGTTTTAAAGATAATAAAAAAATAAATATATAATTAAACAAACACTGCCATGATAAACGTATTACTCGCAATTCTGATGATAATAATAGTTTTCTGGTTTCTTATTTTCGTTGTAGGAATAACTATACCACCAACATTATTCATGTATTTTTTTATATCTGGAATTTATCAGGATATAAAAAATCACTGTAAACTTTCACATTATTAATACGTCCCTAGCACAACTGGATAAATGCACAAGTCTACGAAACTTGAGATTAAGGGTTCGAATCCCTTGGGACGTACAAAAAGTATCTTTTATGATACTAATGAATTATATATGATACACTAATGGTAGTTTTTCACTCCAAAGTATCACATATGATACAAAATTTGCCCTGGTATCATAGCAGTCTTCTAAGCTGTAGTAATGTAACGGAACGATGAGGGTTCGAATCCCTTCCAGGGCTCTAAATATATAAATCTCATATTTTATCCATGAATATATATAATAAACTATGACATCTTGTAAATACTGTAATAAAAAATTTGAAAATTTAACAATATCTCAAAAAGCTAATCATAGTAGATGGTGTAAATTAAATCCTAAATATAATATATACGTGAATGGCCTTAATTATGTAAGATCTACTATAACACCGGAGCAGAGAAAAAAACAAGCAAACACTTTATCAAAATCATATAAAGAAAAAAGAATTAAAGTACATTCTCCTTCATATAAAGGAAAAACCCACAGTGAAAAAACAAAAATTCAAATGTCTAATAAAAGAAAACAGTATTTATTAGAAAACCCCGAAAAACATCCCTGGAGAAAAAATACAAAGTTTATTTCGATACCATGTGAATACTTAAAAGATATATTAAAGAAAAATAAGATAACATTCGAAGAAGAATATCAACCATTATTTCCAAATAGATATTTTTCAATAGATATAGCGTTTCCTGAATTAAAATTAGGAATAGAAGTTAATGGCAATCAACATTATTATAAAAATAAAACATTAAAACCCTATTATCAAAATAGACATAATTTAATTGAAAACGAGGGATGGAAAATTATAGAATTACATTATTTAGAAGTATATAACGATAATATATTAAATATAATAAAATGCGTATTGTAAAATACATATGTTCATTTATTCTGTTATTTGTAATCTATTCAAATACTTTTGCACAAGATCCAACGTATTCACAATTTTATGCCAACAAGTTATGGTTAGCGCCATCTTTTGCAGGTGCTACAGAAGATTATAGATTAACAATGAATTATAGAAATCAGTGGCCTGGAATATCAAATATCTATAACACTTATAGTGTTTCATTTGATAAAGCGTTACCTCAATATAATTCAGGAATAGGAATAATTGCATCATACGATGTAGCAGGATCAGGAGATTTAAGTAATACAACAATAGGAGCTTTATATTCTTATGATATTAAAATTAATAATACATGGCATGTAAGGCCTGGTGTTAATTTCAAATTTCAATATTTAGGATTAGATATTAACAAACTTATATTTAATAGTAATATAAACAATACTCCTCCAGTTATTCCACCAACTTTTGATAATTCAGCAAGTATAGACTTTGCTTCATCGATAATAGCGTATAATGATAGAATATGGAGTGGAGTAACAGTAGATCATATGTTAACTCCTAAAATTTCTTTTTATGGAGATGAATCAAGAGTTCCAGTAAAGGTAAACTTATATGGAGGAATACAAATAATAAAGAAACAAAGACTTAAAATAGAACGACAAGATGTTGTTTCTTTAGCAGTTAATTTACAAACCCAAGGAAAGTTTTATCAAGCAGATGTAGGAGTTTATTATGCAAGACCTCCACTTATTTTAGGACTTTGGTATAGAGGCATTCCAGGATTATCAAATCAACCAGGAGATGCAGTTATAGGTTTAGCAGGATTAAAAACAAAAAATATATTTGTTGGCTATAGTTACGATTTTACAATTTCTAGTCTCAATAGAGCAACAGTTGGAGCTCATGAAATTTCATTTATCTATGAATTTAATAGATTTTTTGAAAGAAATGGAAAACAACGAATGAGAGCTCTTCCATGTCCTGAATTTTAATGACTCCATATTTCAATGGATTAGAATAAGAATTTCCTAAATTCTTGATCTGAGTTCGAATCTCAGTGGAGTTACAAAAAATATATAGATAAAGATTTTAATATATCAGAAATTTTTATTATATTTACACAATTAAATAAACAATATGAAAAAAACATATGATGGTCTTTAGGTAAAATAACCTAAAGATTATGAATGACAATTTTAGAACAACAACTAATAGAAGAGTATATAGACTTTCTCGTATACAAATTCTTAGATTAACTTCTTGTCATCTCTGTGGACTTCACGAAGGTTGTAACAGATGGATGGGAAGACATTTTTCTACTTCATGGAAAGACCAAAGTAAAAGAAAAAAACAATGGTACCATGAAAAGAGATAAATTAATGAAAACAACAGCTAATCGTCGAATATATCATATATTGAGAGTAGTAGACGATGATCCTTATCCAGAATTATATGGAGAATATCAAAAACACAACAGAGGGTATAGAGGATATTGGAAATCTAAATTGATTTGGCAACATCAAGTAAGGATGTATAGAACGTGGAAACATAATCGAAAGACAAAATGGAAGATTTGAATATATAAAAAATATATGGAAGATAAGATTATTAATTACGAAACATTAGCGAGATTTCTTAAATTAAAAGCTAAGTTATTAGAAAACTTTATATTTGAAACTAATAGACTTGCAGATTTATATGGTTGGAGAACAGAGCCAGAAGAACAAATTGAATTAGAACGTATATCAAAAGAAATTGATGATGTACAAAAACAAATAGAAAAAATACTAGAACAACTAAAATAAAATCTATATAGTGCGAAAACTTTTTATACTTATCTTTATATTATTACTAGTAGGGTGTTCTTCAACTAAACATTGTTCTAATAATGAAAGAAAGAACTTAATGTTATTAGAAAACACAGAGTTAGGAAGAAATAAAGAATTTCATTCTAAACATAACAAAAAGACAAAGAGAAAAGCATACAGAAAATATAAAAAGAATATTACATACCACCCATATAAATTTCGTCGATATGGCGGAGGAATGATAGGTGGTACTAAATATTAAGCTCAAGGTTAAAGACACAAGTTCAAATTATTTCATGAATATATAAAATAAAACAATGAAGTATATTTGTGAAACTTGTAAAAAAGAGCACAATGGATTATATGGTTCTGGAAGATTTTGTTCTTCTAAATGCGCAAAAAGTTTCAGTACAAAAGAAAAACGTTCTTTGATAAATGATAAAATACGTAAAAAAAGAAAATTAAATTCACATTCAGATGTAGTTAATATATGTAAAAAATGTGGAAAAAAATTTAAAATTCGTTGGAATAAAAGACATCAAAAATATTGTTCACGATCATGTTCTTCAAAAAATATAAGTCTTGAAGCACGAAAAGCAATAAGTAAAAAAATGTTAGGAAAAAATTCAGGAGAAAAAAATGGAATGTATGGAAAAAGTCCTAAAAATACAAAACTTATTAAGGTTTATTCAGAAAAACATACAGGTAAAAAACAATTTAATGTTAGATCTTCATATGAAAAAATATATATTGATGATATAAATAAAAACAATGAAATTTTAAAATTTACGTACGAACCTGAAAATTTTAAAATTAAATATAAAGACGAAAAGGGAAATAATAGAACATACCAACCAGATTTTTTAATAAATGATAATAAAGTCGTAGAAATAAAAAATTCTTGGAATGTTACATTAAATGAAACAAAGTTAAAAGAAATAGCATTTAAAGAAAAATTTCCTTTAATTATATATGAAATTATTTTTTGGTAAAATGCGCCATTGGTATAAAGGTATTACGTCAGATTGCCAGTCTGAACATGGGGTTTCGATTACCCTGTGGCGCTCAAATATAGTAAACTATGTTAGAAATACAAGATAGAAAAACAGGCGAAATAATTATATTTCCCACACCTGAAGGGGGTCCAATAAGTATTGATACTTTACCTGCTGAAACTCTTTCTTTTGATCAAGTAAAAACATGGTTTGAATATCATAATAAATGGAAATCTATTCCCTGGTATAAAAGAGCATTCTGGAGAATTAGATATTATATTACCAAGCGCGTGTAGCACAGTGGTAGTGCGGGAGCCTTCCAAGCTTTCGACGTCAGTTCGATTCTGATCATGCGCTCTCTTTTTAAATTGTCAATGTGAAAAAGATACTAGTTAATTAAATAACATAATGAACCCATTTATCACATTTAATGATACATTAAATCTATATGTATCACAGCAATCTATTAAACTTCTAAAATTCTTTTGGACTAAGCCAGATAGATTTTATCATAATGAAATACATCTTCGAGATATTATTGAAGATATAGGAGAAACTCCAGAATTTCGAAGATTAAACGTTTATGAAAAACAAGCACTTTTACTTGCTGCATTTTTTCATGATGCAATATATGACCCAAAGAAAACTGATAATGAAGATCAATCTATACAATTTTTCTTAGATTCTTATATAGGAAAAGATCTTAAAATGAAAAAAGTTGTTTGTGATTTAATAGAAACTACAAAACATCGTAAAAGACCTACGTTAACATTAGAACGAATTTTTTGGGAAGCTGATAATTCTAAATTTAAAAAAGGATATGAAGGCTTATTAAAAAATGAAAAATTAATAAGAAAAGAAAATTCGTATGCTTCTGATAAAGTATATAAAGAAAAACGAATAGAATTTTTAAATAAATGTATAGGCTTATTTGGAACATCTGCAGATAAAAATATTAAAAAATTAATTGAATACGTTGAAAAAAAATACTAAAATATTTTTTTATATCAGAAATTAGTATTATATTTACTTACTAAAAAATTAAACATGGAAGGATTTTTAAAATTATTTGTAGCAATTGGAGCAATAGTTTTTGCGGCAGCTTTAATTGCTATAGCAGCATTTCTTGGTGGAACAATTGTATATTGGATTTGGCCCTATACATTTCCTGTTCTTTTTCCTAAAGCAGTAGCATCTGGAATAATTCTTGCTAAACTTCCTTGGTGGACATCAGTATGTTTAACATGGATAATGGGAATTTTAATTAAAGGCGGAAACTCAGTACCAAACATAGATAAAAAAGATTAATTATGAAAGGCGAAAAAGGTTTATGCGTAGCAGGAGAAATTCCTAATCAAGTTCGTAGAATATCATTTAGCTCACAGAAATACGCACAAGATTCTCTTGATTTTCTTATAGGACAAGGTATTGTGCACAGTGATTATACTGTTTATCAATGTAAAGTATGTGGATTATGGCATCACGGAAAACCTGAGTGGGTAAAACTTTATTCAAAACAATAACATATGTCAAAGCAACAAAACGTAGAAATAGAAGGTGTAATAACAGAAGCACTTGGAAATTCTATTTTTAGATCTCAATTAACAAATGGACATATAATAGTAACTCACTTATCTGGAAAAATTCGTATGAATTCGATACAGATACTTCCCGGAGATAAGGTTCTAATTGAAATGAGTCCTTATGATTTAACAAAAGGAAGAATAACTCGCAGATTAGGTGGAAAACCAAAAGTAGAATGACATGGATAAAATAATTATCATAATAGCAGTAATTTGGTTAGCAATTTCAATATTAATTACAACAGTTGCATTATTTAATATGATAATTATTTGTTTTTATGATGGAATAAACTGGTTTGATTATAATCCTGATATGTATGATTATTCAAATACAAGATTTTACAAAAAATACAAATTACATAAAAATGAAAAGCTGGGACGAAATAAATGTTGATGAAATAATGCCATTAGAAGATTTTCTTATTTTATTTGGTCATTTACCTTTATTAGAAGAAGAAAAACAAGAATTAACTGATTTCTATTATCCAATGTATACTACATTTTTAACTTCAGAAGTTAATCCCGCAGATGCTTGGATAGCTACAAGAAATGTATTCACAATTAAAAATCAACAAATAGCTGAAAGAATAAAGACTATTTCCACAGAAGATATATAAAATAAATATATCTTATATGAAAGCTTGGCGTATATTCGAAAAATTTACTGAAGAGTCCGATCCTATTTATGATATGGGAATAGGCATGGATCATAAAATACAGAATTGGTTAGATACTTTAGAACTTTGGAGAAGAATTGATATAAAAAATCAAATAAATGATGCTTTAGATCAATGTTTTTATAAAAGAAAAAAAGATTTTATTTCATATATAATAAATCATCATTCTGATTATAACGTTCAAAGAGCATTACAAAATTCTTTTTCTTATGAAATGCATGAATTTGTAGATACTTTAATACAAAGGGGCGCAAAATTTGAAGATTTATCTCAAAAAGCTTATTATGTTTTAAATTTAGAAGGAACTCTTGCAACACTTTCACCTGAAGAAGAATTAACGGTAGCATGCAAAGCTGGTAATTTTTCTTTATTTAAGAAATGTATTGAAAGAGGAGATAAGTTAAAAATTGGAATGATTAATGCACTTTTTCAAACAGATTATAATTTTAGATTATTTTCAAAAGTTGCACAACATGACAAAATTATACAATATTTAAGAGATCATATAGATGAATTACCAGAATTAGTTCATCCAAGAGATCAGAAAAAACTTGATAAAATTAAATTATTTTTAGGAGTTCAAAAATCACAACAGGGACAATCATATCCTCATGGATATAAAATTTATAGAGTCTTAAAATACATAAATGAAAATACAGTAACCAGTGATAAAGAACTTTCTAAATTTTTGTATGAATTAACTTATGGAAAAGGAAGTTATCATCCATTAACAAATGTAGGATATTGGGGAGATGGTATTAAAGATATAGTTCATCCAAAAATACATATAGATAAAAAAACAGGAGCCTATTTATTAAACGGAGATGGCCAAGCTAAATTAGCAAAATATGAAGAGAAATTTGGAAAAATGAAAATAACACCAACACCTTATATTTAGCATTAAGTAATCGAAAACTTTAAATATAGTATGATATATAATATACAATGAAAGCAATTAATAACATATCGATATCAATAACCAGTTCAACAACAGGTACGGAATAAATATGCTCTCGTGTATCATAAATTAAGGGAGCTTTTTAGCTCCCTTTTTTATTTACAAGTTCTTTGAAAATAATTGGCAAAATATTTTTTTAATTCAGAAATAATGTTTATATTTACATTATAAAAAAATTAAAGTCATGGACATATTAGACATACTAGTTTTTACTTTAGGATTGTTTACAGGTAATTTAATTACCTATAGATATATCAATAAAGCATCATGGAAAGAAGCGTTAGTATTTGCTTCAATTGGAGCAGTTTTATGTTGCGGACTTTTATATGTTGTAATAGAATGTGTTCTTTGAATATAATTAACTACCGAGGATCCATCGCGCCGAAAGGTGAGGAAGTTCGCCACATCACAGCTTAAGGAGGGAGACTAATAATCGATTGAACCGCCGAGGATGCAACTCAAAATAGTTTAGACGGTGAGCTGGTCTATAATAACAAGGTTGAGGCATAGACAAATGGTGGAATAGAACAGAATGGCGGCTATGCTCATAGTTAATTTTTTAATGCGTGTGTAGTTTAAGGAAGGAAAGGAAATTGGTACCATTTCTCACGAGAAAATCCTTTGTAGAACACCGCACTCGTAATTGCGGAAGTCTTGGTTCAAATCCAGGAACACGCTCCACTCCGGAGTATCCCCCCTGTCTTATACACTGTTGAAAGGGTAATTGGTTACATGAGGGTTCGACCCCCTCCTTCGGAACGATTTTTAATGCCCTTATAGTTCAATAGGAAAAACACTACGTTGGTATCGTAGAACTCGCAGTTCGAAGCTGCGTAAGGGCTCAAAAAATGCCTCCATCGTATAGATGGTAATTATGTCGGTTTTGTACACCGAAGACTGGGATTCGAATTCTCATGGGGGCTCAAAAACGCCGAAGTAGCTCAATGGTAGAGCAATAGTTTTGTAAACTATAGGTTGGGGGTTCGAAACCCTTTTTCGGCTCAAATTGGATGGGTGGCCGAGTGGTCTATGGCGTTAGTCTTGAAAACTAATGATCGCGTAAGTGGTCCGTGGGTTCGAACCCCACCTCATCCGCCAAAACTTTTTTAATATAAGAATATGAGAATATTTGTAGATGAAAAAAATTTAGTGGGTAGAGTTACTCTTGAAATTGTAAGTTACAAAAGTAGTGAAGCAATGATATCCGATATGTTTGACTTTTTAGAGAAGAAAGGAAAAACATATGAAAACTCTATGGAATACATAAAATTTGCTTATAGCAATGCATATGTAATCGATGAGGAAGATAAAGATGAAAAATCTTTAAATGAAGTGGATGAAGATAAAATTTTAATTCATTTTCCTTTAAAGAAAATTTAGGAGTGTAGAGTGCAATGGGTGCACAACTAGTCTCGAAAACTAGGCCGGCGTTCAGTAGTTCGCCGAGGGTTCGATTCCTTTATACTCCGCAAACATTTAATATATGATACAATGAGTTCGACAAACAATGATTTAACACAAAGCCTTTTGGCAGAATTCAAAAGAAAAGATGAATTGATTGAAGCTCTTAGAGATAAAATAAAAGCTATGGATGAACTTGATAAAGTTAAAAATAATTACATTACTTTTTTAAATGAATCTGTAGAAAAATATAAACAACTTCTTAAAGAATCACAAGGAGAAGCTGATGAAGTAATAAAACTTACTAAAAAAGTTTTAGAAGATTCAAAAACAATGATAATTAAGAATCTTCTAAGATAAAATTGGAGAGAGGCTAGGAAGGTAATAGGCCAGTTTGCTAAACTGAGGCTGGGGCAATACTCAAGCGGGATCGTTACCCGCTCTCTCCGCAAACTTCTCTCAACATCAATTGGAACAATATTGATGAGTGTATTACTGAAACGATGTATACACTGAGAGATTATGGAGAGTAACGCAGATAGGGTCTGCCACCGTCTGGAAAGCGAGTGGGTCTACAAGGACTGAGTTTCGAGTACTCTGCTCTCCGCGCCGATACGGGGCAGGTTATTAAAGACACGAAAATCGTGGCACCTAAATGGGAGGCGGGCCCCGTCCGAAAAATGGCCGCATCGTCTAGATGGCATAGGATTCTGCCTTCGTAACGCAGAGAAGTCGGTTCGATCCCGATTGTGGCCTCAAATTAAAACTATATTATATGGAAAGTGGATGTTCTTGTTTAGGCGGATGCTTTAAATTATTTGGCATAATAGTAATTATACTAATTATTGCCGGTGTTTTATATTTTCTTAAAGCCTTTGGAATTACAGGATGAATAAATATAATATAATAGTCATTAACAATTTTTTAACAACATTTTAATGATTTATTCATATATTTTAATTATATTTGTACTATAAAGATTGATTATGGAATGGACAGAAGAAAATATTGAAACTTTTATTAAAGATAATAAATATAAATTTAATAAATGTGATCCAAGTATTTATCATAGTGATCATTTCTTTTTAAAACTTACTCAAAAATTTAAGAAACTTATTAGCATTGTTCCGTATCTTATTAAAGTATTTATTGTGACAGTATTTGTATTCACAATATCAATATACATTTGGAATAATTACATAAGAAAAGATAGACACGAAATAACTCTAAAACAAAAAATAGAAAATATCATTCATTTAAAACAATAGAAACATGACAGACGAAAAGGTAATTAGCCCCACATTTGATAAACAAATGAATTCTCATATTAATGATAGTGAAGTTTGGAAAAAAGCATATAAAGCTGAAGAACTTACTGATAGAATTCGTGGAATGCATCCAGCATGGTATGAATATACAATTCGCTTTGATGGTCTTAAGCCTATTCAAATGACAAAGTTTAAAGAAATTTAATGAAAAAATGGTTTCTATATTTAATTTTATCATTTCTTTCGCTTAATATTTTTGGGCAAACTTGTACAATATTTTCTAAAGCTAATAATATTACTCCAGATAAATTATGTTCTCCTGTTATAGCAGTTTGGAATGTAAGTTATACTGGAGTTAATGATGCTGGTACGCCTGTAAGTATTCAATTTGATTGGAATAATGGTACTGTTGTAGATGTTCCAGCAGTTATGGTAGGTCCTGGTATTTTTCAAGCAACGGCAACTAATACCTATACGTCAGCTGGAGATGTTTGTAATTATCATCCTCAAGCGATGCTTAGAGTTAATGGTGTTCTTTGCACTTCTTCAGCACAAGAACAAATAGTAACTGTATGGGATGATGATAATCATAATGGTGGACGTATGCATATTGATCCTACTGTTTATCCAATATGCTTTGGAAATGGAGCAGATGTTAGATTTCAAGATTTAACTTTATTTAATTGTGTTCCACCTCAAGAAAGAGATAATCCAAATATTAATACAAGATGGATACAATGGATTTATGGAACTGATATAACTATGACAGGAATTCCTGTTACAATAGATGGACATTCTACAATGTATCCAGATACAGCTCGCATAATTACTCTTCCTGGTCCTGTTACAGGATCGGGTGTTTATTCAGATGTAATGAATGTAGCTAATGATAAATTAGTTGGACAATATTTTCAAGTAACATTACGAAACTGGAATTATTGTAATCCTTATGATGACCCAAGTATTCCCGGACAACCAAGAGATAAAGTAAATGGAGATTTTCCTCCAGTGGTTACAACTGCTATTATATTAATAGTTCCTTATCCCGATGCAGCAATCAATCCTGTTGATTCGATGTGTTCAAATGCAAATCCTGTAACTTTAACAAGTGTGTCTCCAAATGGAGAATGGTCAGGACCCGGAGTTTCGGGAAATATTTTTAATCCTACAGTTGCAGGCCCAGGAAATCATAGAATTATACATACAATAACAAGTGGAGAAGGATGCAGTGATAGTGATACAACATATATAAGAGTATCGCCAATTCCTGATCCAACGATATCTGCACCAAGTATAGTATGTTCTTCTGATGCGCCTGTTACTTTAGTAGCACATGATCCAGGAGGCACATGGATAGGAGCAGGAGTTGTAGGAAATGTATTTGATCCTATTTTGGCGGGATCGGGAAATCATAGAATTATTTATAGTATAAATGTAAGTGGATGTAGTAATAGTGATACAACAACTATAACTGTAGCAACTCCGAATGCAACGATAACTCCTGTAGATACTTTATGTGTGAATAGTACGCCTATTACAGTAAATACACATGATTTAGGTGGAATTTGGACAGGATTAGGAATGATTGGAAATGTATTTCATCCAGAAATTACAGGTCCTGGAGATCATTTAATAGTCTATAATATTGTAAATACAGATTGCCAAGATGTAGATAGCACTATTGTAACTGTAATGCCTATTCCTAATATAGAAATACAACAAGTCGGAACTATTTTTCTTAATAGACCATCTGTAGTATTACATGCAACACCTGAAGGCGGAATTTGGAGTGGAATAGGAGTTGTGGGCTCCACCTTTGATCCAAAAATTGCAGATATAGGAGAACATGTAGTTACATATACTATTCCTCCTGATCAATGGGGATGCACGACATTTGATACTATTCATATTCAAGTTGTATTGCCTCCTGTTCCTTTAGCTTATTTTGCTCCAGATACTGTAGGATGTAATCCAATGGTAGTTACATTTAGAAATTTAAGTGTATATGGAGAATCATATTTATGGGATTTTGGAGATAGATCTTATTCTAATGAATTTAATCCTGTACATACTTATAATCTTCCAGGTTCTTATATTGTAAGATTAACTGTATATAATATTGCAGGATCTTCTTTTCACCAAGGAATGGTTACTGTATTTCAAAGTCCTATTGCATCATTTGATTATTATCCTAAAGATATTTATAGTAATACTCAAATAGTTACATTTTATAATTATTCTCAGTACGCAGATTATTATGCATGGGATTTTGGAGATGGAACCGAATTAAGTTATGATATAAATCCTTGGCATAAATATGAGAATGAAGGTTCTTACTGGGTTACATTATATGCAAAAAATGATTACGGATGCAGTGATAATGTATTAAGTAATTTACCCATAACTGTTAAATGGTCAGGAGGAACTATAAAATTTCCAAATGCTTTTAAATGGAATGGTTCAGGACCAACTGGTGGACAATGGCAAGAAGGAGTATATTCAGAAATGGATTATGTTTTTAGACCTCATTTTGAAAATGTCATAGAATATTATCTTCAAATATTTAATAGATGGGGAGTTCTTATCTATGAAAGTAGAGATTTAATGAAAGGCTGGGATGGATATTTTGAAGATGGAAATCTTGCGCCTCAAGGAGTTTATGTATGGAGAGCCTCAGGAAGATACATAAATGGTGATTACTTCGAAAAAGTTGGCGATGTTACATTTTTAAGGTAAATAATAAAACAATTACATATTACATTTATATAATAATTAAACATATATGAATAAACATAAAAGAATTATTTTAGTTGGCCCAAGTGCAGCAGGAAAAAATTATATTCGTCAAAAATTTGTAGACAAAGGATTTAAGGGAGATGTATCGTATACATCAAGATCTCCAAGAGAAGGCGAAGCAGATGGAGTTGATTATAATTTTATATCTAAAGATGAATTTAAAGTAAGAATAACAGATAATTTATTTTATGAATGGGTTCAGTATGGTGATAATTACTATGGAACAGGTTTATTTGAGTGGGAAAATGCTGATATCTTTATTATGGAAACAGATGGAATAAGTAAAATACTTCCTATACATCGTCCAGAATGTTTAATTATTTTTGTCAATACACCCTTATATAAAGTAAGAATACCTCGAATGGAAAAAAGAGGATGGAATGATAAAAAAATAATAGAAAGATCTAAAATTGATGCTGAAAAATTTAGAGATTTTAAAGATTTTGATTTAGAAATAAGTAGTGTATCAATGAATATTTTTTAATAATGACTGACGATGATTTATTTGATGTATTAGTAAATTCTGATACTCCACAAATATTAAACAAGACATTTATATTCTATAGAAAACATCATGTATCAAATTCTAATGTTTCTATAGAAAAATGTGAATTTAAATATTATGGAGATTCAGGTATACATTTAGAAGAAGGCTGTAAAAATGTAATTATATCTAATTGTATTTTTTATAGTGTAGAAAGAAATCATAAATGGAATATTGAACATGGATAAAGATACAAAAATATGTCCAACATGTGGAGAAGTAATTTTCTTTGTTAATAAACAAGATACAAAGATATGTCCAAAATGCGGAGAAGTTGTAAATAAATGACAATATATTTTTATTTGTCAAATTTTTTTATTATATTTGCTCTTTATTAACAAATACACAGAACATGAAAAAATTATGTTTTTTAATTTTATTGTTTATATCTATTAAAACTTTTGCACAAAATGAAGGTGCAGGCGCTTTAATTAGTGGATTTAATACAGACATATTTTATCAACCTGATGAAAGAGCCTTTAATATTTACACTATAGGCGGTGGATATAAAGGATTTAATGGCGCGTATTTTCAGTCTTTTAATATAGGTCAGTTATATGTTCCTGATTCTATAACGAGAGATATGACTCCTATTCCAATTCAAATTCAATTCGAGTTTGATTTTTATCATAAATTAACTAAAACTACAAATCTTTGGTTAAATTATGCATATTCAACTGGTCCTAATTTTCCAGAACATAGAGCTATAGGTAGAGTATGGCAACAATTAGGAAAAGGATTTCTTGCATCTGGAGGCTTACGATATTACTATTATGATAAAAATTTATTTACAATTACAGGTGGATTGGAAAAATATACGGGCAGATTTTGGGTTGAAGGAGAAACTTATGTATATTTAAAAGATCCCGATGCTCGACTCGCGTATCAATTAAATGGAAGATATTTTTGGAAGGATGTTAACTATGTCCAATTATCTTTAATGACTGGTGCAGCACAGGATGAACCCTGGATTAACACCTCAGTATTAACTGCTCATACAATACGTGTAAACGTAACTACATATATCAATAAATTAAATACATTACAACTAAGAGCTGGCGTTGGATATTCATATGAAGAATATTATACAGATATGTGGAGAAATCGATATACTGGCGCAATCTCATTAACTTATTATTTAAGATGAAAAAAATTATTGGAGTTTTTGTATTATTAATAGTATTATTAATTTTGGGATTTGGATTTCAAGCAGCTGCAACCAACCAAAGTTATAATCTATGGGTGTACCAGATTAATATTTTTAATCATTCGATTAGAATAGTAGATTTTCTTGTAGGATCTATTATTGTTACGTTATCAATAATGATGTTTCTTTCTATTTTTATATTTGGAAATAGAAAAAAACTTGAAAGACGTCAAAAAATACGAGATAAGATGCTTCCTTTGTATCAAAAGAAACTTATGGACTATCTTATTAATATGAGTAGCAAATTAGATGATTTTTATACACTTAAAATATATGTAGATTATTTTAAAGAAAATGCTAAGAGTAGATATAAACGTCAATTATTAATTGATATGTTTTGTGATCTTAATCTTAGTCTTACTTTATTAAATAATGAAAGATTACAAAGACTTTATCGTGAATTAAATCTTCATAAAAATACAATTAGAAAAATTCATAGTAGACATTGGCATAAAAAAATAAAAGGATTTAAGGAATTATATGCAATGAATATTACATCAGAGAATAAACACCTTTATAGATGTATTAATTCTAAAAATGATCTAGTTCGAATAGAAGCACAAATTGCATTAGTTGATTTATCAAAAGAAGATAAAAATGCAAATCCATTTGAGTTTTTAGGAAAACTAAAAACTCAATTTTCTTTATGGGAACAAATAACTCTTCATCAAGTTATGGTTGAAAGAGATGTTAAACCTCCTGATTTTGGAAAATGGGTTTTATTAGAAAATACTTCTGTATGTATGTTTTGTTTACGTATGATAAGAGAATACAAACAGGTTTGGAATTTTAAGAAACTTGAAAATCTTTTATATCATTCAGATGAAGCAGTAAGAAAATTAACTATTCAGGTTATAGGTGATCTAAAACTTGTAGATAGTCTTAAACATGTAAAAACACGATATCACGCCGAAACTCCAGAAAATCAACTAGAAATACTTAGATCTATTGGTAAATCAGGAGAACCTAAATTTATTAGATTTTTACAAATTGCTCTTGATAAAGAAGATTCTGCAGATTTACAAATTGAAGCTGCCAAAGCAATTCATAATTGTGGAGATGCAGGTGAAGCCGCTCTTAAAAAGATGTTAGTCTCTGATTATAAAGACTATAACATTATTGTAAAACATGTATTAGATCATAGAATAATTTAAAATAAAAATCATGATATTCTTAGTAAATTTTATTTTCTTTTTTACTTTAGTTATCTTCATAGCCTATATTTTTCTTGGAATATATTCTTCAACTTCTTTACGAAGATATACAAGAAAGAATAGTTATGTAGATTATGGTGATGTTGCAACTTCTCCGTTATCTCCGCCTGTATCTATAATAATACCAGCGTATAATGAAGAAAAAACAATTGTAGATAATGTTAAAACTCTTATAGGATTACATTACGTTAATTTTGACGCAATTATAGTTAATGATGGTTCAAGTGATAAAACATTTGAACTTATGAAAAATACATTTGAACTTGAAAAAGTTGAGTATTATTTTGATTATCTTATTCCTTGTGGAAGAATACGAGGAATATACAAATCAGCATTACCTGAATATAAACGTATAATGGTTATTGATAAAGAAAATGCTGGAAGTAAATCTGATGCTCTTAATGCAGCATTAAACGTGTGTAAAAATGATTTAGTTATTACTATAGATGCTGACTCTATTATAGAACCCGACTCTATTGTAAAACTTGTGAAACCTTTCCTTGAAGAAAAAGATAGTAAAGTAATTGGAACAGGAGGAGTTATTCGTATCTTAAATTCTTGTGAAGTAGAAAAAGGACGTGTTGTAAAAATAAATCTTCCTAATAAATTACTTCCTAAATTACAAGTATTAGAATATACCCGTGCCTTTCTTCTTGGTCGTATGGCTTGGAGCGAACTTGATGGATTAATGCTTATATCAGGAGCTATGGGTATGTTTGATAGAAAGACTATGGTTGCCTGTGGTGGATTTGATGTTAAATCTGTGGGTGAAGATATGGATATGGTTCTTAAAATGAGAGCTTACATGGCTGAACATAAACACAAATATACTGTCACTTATATTCCTGATCCTCTTTGTTGGACTCAAGTTCCATCAGATATTAAATCTCTTGGTAATCAAAGATCTCGTTGGTCAAGAGGATTAATGGATTGTTTAATAAATTATCGTAAAATGTTATTTAATCCAAAATATGGTAAACTTGGTTTAATAGGATATCCTTTTTGGCTTATATTTGAATTTATTGCTCCTTTACTTGCTTTAATAGGAATGTTATTTACTGTATATCTTATTGCAACTTCAGCAATTAATTGGCCATTTTTCTTGATATTAACAGGATTTATTTACTCCTTTTCTATATTCTTGTCAACTTGGGCAGTTCTTTATGAAGAGTTAACATTTCATAAATATAGAAGAAAAGTTGATGTATTTAATTTAATACTTGTTTCTATAATCGAGTCTTTCCTTTATTTCATGGTTGCATTCTTTGCAGTGAAAGGAAATTTTCAATATGTATTTAATAAAACTAAAAGCTGGGGAAAAATTAAAAGGGAAAGGAATACTAACGTTCATCAACAAAAAGGAAATCTAGATTTATGAAAAAAGCAATAAGCATTATATTAATTTTTTTAATGTCTTGTGTTGTATCTAAAAAAAGTAGTGTATATGTAGAAGATGAACTATTTATTACTAAAAAATATGCTGGAAATTTTCTTTATTATAATAATATACAAAAACAACGTAGAGGAGACCCTTCGTTAATATACATTACAACTACTTTAACAGATACAAATGGTTTAATATTACTTTATGCCAAAGAATGTCGTTTTGTTCAAGGTGAAAGGCTTTATATAAGAAGAGAATATCAGACTACTACAGCTTGGTCATCATGGGTTTATATGGTTGAAAATCTAGAAGAAACTGTTAAATATAAAGTATGCCAACTTAATTATGGTAATAAAGTGTTAGAACAAAGTTGGTATTGATATATAATAAAATGGAGATATAGTGTAATGGATAGCATACGAGATTTCGACTCTCTTGGTTCGGGTTCGAGTCCTGATATCTTCACAAATTTTTAATTATGGCGCCAGATTATAGAAATGAAACAACTTTAACTACTCCTAGTTATTATACTGTAAGCACTGCTGATAGTACTGCTACTCCAACACGAATTAGTTATTCTGATACATCAACTACATGGATAACATATGAAATAGTATCTAAGCCTACTGCAGAACTTGTTAAGAAATTGTTAAAAAGAATGGCTAATGAAATGTGTAAAGTTGGATGGATTCGACATTTTGATTATTATTCTGAACCAAGATTAATGCCTATAAATCTTCGTGGAGTTAGATTTGATGGACGTGGATGGGCAAATAAGAAATAATCCATTAAATATTTTTTTCTGTCAAGAATATTGATTATATTTACTCTATAATTAAAAACTATAATCATGAAAACATTTTACAGAGCGTTAACAATTACAATAGGATGGATAACAGGCGCGGCAATTTCGTTTTTATTTGTACCATTTACACCTGCCGCAGTAACATGGTCTGCTATAGGACTTTGTATATTCTGCCCGATTTATTTGTATTTTACTAGAGATAAAGAAGATGTATAACGGTTATGATGAAGACGAAAAGAAATTTGGTTTAAAGAAAAAAGAAGAAAAACCAAAAGCTCGTTATTTAATAAAAGATAATGATAACGATCAATCTGATGATGAAATAATTTTAGAAGATGAATACGAAAACAAATAAACGAAAAATGAAAAAATTTATAGATTTTTGTATCCTTTTTACTCTTTATGTATATAAAGAATATATAAAAGAAGATTGGAGATTTATTACTAAATTGGGTAAAATTTATTACTATCCATTTTGGTTTGTTAGATCTTGTTTAATATGGTTGATTTGCCCAATATTCATACCTGAATATTTCTTAAAACAATCTGATTTGTATAAACAAATTCTGAAGATACAAAATTCTCCAGAATATAAAGCACAAATTTTAAAATCCATGGGAATGTTTAGATTTTAATACAATGAACTTATATAAAATTCTGGTAATAAATCCAGGCGGCGCTAATCTTAATTATAATATATATGCTTATTCTTTTTCAGTACAAGATGGTGTATATAGATTTTATGATAAAGGAAAACAAGTTATATATTCATTTCCTTGTAATCTTAGCATAATAGAAAATATAGAAAAAAATGTCGAAAAAAAATAAAATGTTAAATACTTCATAAAATGACAACTCAAAGTTTTGAACACACCGCAAAAGTTTATCTGCTTGGTGAGTTCAAAGATAGATTAAATGTACTTAAGGAAAATTACACTAAAGTTCAAAATCAATTCAATGAACTAACAGATGAATTAGATAAACAGCCAATTAATGAAGAATATCTTCAAGAAATTTGCACAAATTTAAGCGTATATTTATCAGAAATGGATATAATTCAAAATAAAATAGAAGAAATATCTGAAATTGTTGCACATGTAAAGATGGAATTATCAAATTAATATGTAAATAATTTTTTTCTGTCAAGTATTTTGTTTATATTTACATATAATTAAAAAACAAACAAAATGAAAGTACTATTTATAGGGGATATACATGGATTAATAGAGTGGGAAGAACTCGCTAAAGAAGGAATGAAAAATTTCTATAAAATCGTGTTTCTTGGCGATTATGTAGATAGTTTCTTTGTTAAACGTAGTATACAGTTATATAATCTTAATAATATTTGTAACTTTGCTCGTAAAAATAAAGATCAAGTTACGCTTCTTATCGGAAATCATGATTATGCATATATGCACGGCATAGATGGTATAACCGGAAAACAATACGAATTTGCATGGGAATATAAAAAGATTTTTGATGATAATGCAGATTTGTTTCAAATGGCTTGGGGATATACTAATGATACAACTAAAAAATATACTCTTGCTACTCACGCGGGATACACTACAAATTATGATGAATTTTTTATTAAACCTGAAATGAAAGAAGGCGAATTAATTCATGACACATTAAATAGAATTCATGATAGACAAGAATTAATATGGAAAGTTGGAAGAATGAGAGGCGGAAGAGGAACTCCGGGTCCACTTTGGGCAGATTACATGGAAGTTCTTGACGATCCTTATAACGGAATAAATCAGGTGTTTGGACATACTCCTCAGGTTACTCCTCGATTAGATTTTTTTGGCGGCGATTTTATTGCCTGTATTGATGACAGGGGAAATAAAAGAGTTGCTAGTATGTTGATAAATTTATAACAACCCTCTTGTCGATTTAAGAGAGACTCCCTCAGTCTCTCTTTTGTCGTTTATATAGGAATATATAAAACAAATAATAATATCTCGAGTGAAAAAATTAAAGGAGAAATTATACGAAAAATTTACTGAAGAGTCAGATCCAATACATGATTTAGGTATAGGATATATAGTATTTGAAGATAAATATTTTTCTATATACAAAGATTTTGAAAATCTAGTATGGCAAAAATGGGTAAAATTTGTATATCAATTTCATGGAAAACGAATATCTGGAATAATGGATCTATATGAAGCTGGAAAATACTCCTCTACACGAAAACATTGTGAAGTTCTTGTCGATGAAATAATTATGAATAGAGACGGATTAATAAATGTAAAAGGAAAAGGAATAACTACTCTTACATATCATATAATTCCAACAGAAAAATACATCATTAAAGATTAATGAAATTGATTAGAGAACATATTAACGAAAAATTTACTGAAGAGTTTGATCCTATTAAAGATATGGGAATAGGTTATAAGGGTTTTGAAAATCTTGAAGTAGGAGATGTTCTTAGATGTCTTAAAGAAAGTAAATATTTTGCATTTAATGATAAGACGCCATTTCCCGCTACTGGTTTATACATAGTATATCACATAAAACATTTATCAAAAAATGAATTACAATTAAATCTTGTTCCTTATGGATACACTATTAATCCAATATTTTTAGATATAAGAAAGAATATATTAAATGGAAAAGAAAGAACATATTCTCAAGCAACAAATACTGCGTCAATTTCACGTTGGAAAAAATATTTTAAAGTTTTTAAAGAAAGCGAACTTAATAAAAATACTATATCAGAGGCTTTTACAGAAGAATCAGATCCTATTTATGATATGGGTATAGGATTTAAAATCAAAATAAAAAAATGGTTAGATGAGTATGAAATTAAACATTATACTATAAATGATGATTTAACCATTGATGTTAATGAAAATGTAATATTAAAATGGAAAGGTCTTACAGAATTTCCTTCTTACATACAATTTAATAAAATACAAGGGATGTTTACTTTACAAAATAATCATCTCACTTCTTTAAGAGGATGTCCTGTATTTGTAACAGGATTATTTTCTTGTAGTAATAATAGACTAAAATCTCTTGAATTTGCTCCTAAATATGTAGGCGCAAGTTTTTATTGTCATGGTAATTATAAAAATTTTTCAAGGAGAGATGTTAAAAAGGTTTGTGCTGTAAACGGAGAAATACAGACAGATTAAGTAGAATGCCAGCCTCTTTCGTTATCAAACCATAAATACGCCCAATCAGCCGAATCGCTCCATCCAAGTTTAGAATAATAACTTTTATCTTTTCTAAGTAAATTAGAACGATGTGATGCGTGAAAAGGTATATAACCAAACCATTCAGGATAAACTATAGGCCCTTCTATTTTTTCTTTTTCCATAGTATTTTTAAATCCTCGTTTTATCCATTCATCAATACATAGATTATAGTATAATTTTAATGCATTTAGGTGATTTCTCCACATCACTGTTATAGGGTGATTAGTCCAACCTTTATAAGGTTTTCCATCTTTTCTCGGTCTGCCTGATATCACGCTTATAAGCTGATAACATTCGACGCGTTGTTTTCCAAGTCTTTTATTATCTAAAGCTTTTACCGATTTTTCTAAATTATCATACGGAAGAAATGTTTGCATTTTTATATATTTTATATACAAATATAATAAAAATTATTGAGATATAGAAATTTTAAGTTCTTTTTAACATATCATTAACATCACACGTATCTTTAATTTGTTTGTTTCTAATATATTAATGCTCCATATTTTTAAGAATTTAACAATGTCTTAAAAGTATATGCATTAACCTTATTTTTAATCACTTAAGATCTGTATATATAAATAGAATATTGTATAAAATTCAAACTAACATAAAATAAAGAAAATTATGGCAGAAAAATCACTTTTGATCCTTGAAAGATCATCTCAAAACCTACAGAAAATTACCAAAAACGGTAAGACTATGTTAGAAGGTGTTTTTGCTGAGTTTGGAGTTGAAAATAGAAATGGTCGTATTTACGAAGAAAAAGAGTATTTACCCCACTTAGAATATTTGAAGAAAGACATTACTAATGGTAACCTTCTTGGTGAATTAGATCATCCTGAAAGATTTGAAGTTGCATTAGGTGGTGTATCTCATAGAATATCTGAGTTGTGGTATGATCAACAAAAACGTCAAGTTTTAGGTCGTATTGAAGTACTCGAAACACCGAAGGGGCAAATTGCTAAATCATTATTAGAAGCAGGAGTTCCACTTTCAATCTCTTCAAGAGCCGCTGGTACGGTTAACGAAGACAAAACAGTAGCTATACAGCAGATTTACACATATGACTTGGTTGCCAAACCAGGTTTCGAGTCTGCACAGCTTCACAAAGTTAATGAAGGTGCCAATCCAAAACAAGCCTATATTAATGAATTAGTAAAACAACTTAACGAATCCTCTTCAACACGTAAAGATCATAGTATCAATTCTAAGCTCGGTATTTTAAATGAAGACATCTCTATTATTGATGTTACTGATAAATATCCATCAGTTCCACTACGTGAAGAAGCAAAACAATTAATTAAAAATAATCACGAAAATCAAATGGCAGAAACAAAACCAATGATGAATGAAGAAGCTATCCAGAAATGGACCGAATTATTCAATCAAGAGCTTGGCGCCATTAAGGAAAAACTAGAAAATTCAAATGACTCTCCTGATAAATCAGGAAAATTGGAAAAATATGTTGAAAAAATACGTAAAATCCAAGAAGATTCATTAAATTGGCAATCCGAAATCGCTAAAGCTGTAAATGAACTCGCTACTTATGCTGATACATTAGCAGAAAAGAGCAATAATCACTATAAACTAACTAAGAAGATTGCAGATACTGTAGATCATAATGCTAAAACTCTAAATGCAACCCAAGACTGGACTGCAGAAGTAGCAAAGGTCACAAATGCAATTGGAGAAACTGTAGATCATAACGCAGAAATGCTTGATGGTCTTAATGAGTGGACAACTCAAATCGCAAAAGGTGTTAATGCACTTAACGAATGGGGTACAGAAAAAGCCCAAGCTATTAACGGCATGCATGAATGGACTTCATCCATTGCTAAAAATCTTAATCATTCTGTAAACTGGACAGAAGATATGTTTGGCAGAGCTATAAGTAAAGAAGATGCCATGAAACTTATTGAATACGTTGAATTAGTTTCAGAATCAAAGAAAAGTCCAGAACTAAAATCAAAAATCGACGAAATGCTAAAAACACATTCAATTACAGCAAAACCACTTAACGAAGCAAATCTTAAAGGAATATCAGTTATTACAGCAGATACTCTTAAGAAAGCTGGCAATGTGAAAGTTGATACCGCACATCAGAAAAACACTAGCGTAGAATTTGATGGTAAAATTATTACAGCAAAATTAAGAAACGTTAAAGTTGGTAAAGAAAAAATGCCTGTTGGAAACGATAAATTACAAATGAATCCTTCTAAAGCAGGTGCATCACTTCCAAAAGATGGGGGTTGTTGCAATGATCCAAAAGATCTTAAAACTGATCTTAAAGTTGTTAAAACTATAGGAAAAGGAAAAGAAAGTGTATCTGGTGATGGTCCTAAAAAGAACTATACTAGTGCACAAAATCTTAAATTAAATGTTAAACCTGGCGGAAAAGGATTAACAAACGAAAGCTTAAATCAAACTTCTGATATTCAAGCTAGAAAAACAAATCTTGATAGTAAACTTGAAGCAATTATTCAATCTTTAGAAAAAGAAAAAGGATTAGATGAAAGTGTAAAAGAGCAATATCCATTCACTCAGCTTTTAAGTGAAACTGATAGAAAAAGATTTGCTGGTCTAGACGCAACTGATAAAGAAAAAGTAGCAAACGAAATTTCAAAAGTTCCAACAACTGATTCTAAAGTAATTATGCAATTATGGGAAAATGCAGTTGCAAAAAATCAAACTAATGAACCTTTATGGTTAGCATTAGCTCCTAAAGCTTATAAAGATCTTTATAACTCTTCAGAAGTAATTAGAGAAACGATTAATGCAAAAGCTGAATACTTTACATTGAATACACAGTATCAGATCGAAAATTTCTGGGAAACTAGCGGATTAATTACTAAACCTAATCTTACTCTTAATGAGTCTGTCATCGCAAAAACTCCAGAAGAAAGTGAACAAAAATTAGATACTTATGTTGCGTCCATTGGTGATTATATGAAAAATCGTTATAATAACTAATTTTAGTGCACTAAGTATAAAAAACAACAGTTTATATAAAAATAAATAAAACAAATTTAAAAAATAAAATAACGAAATAAAAATGAAACAATTAAACGAACAACAAATTGTGCAAAAATGGTCTCCAATGATTGAAACTGTAACTGGTCTTAAAGATAAAAACAGATTGAGTTGGATTTCTAAATACGCACATTTTCATGCATTAAATGAAGCTGCTATGGGTGGTGTATCCGTTCCTTATGCAACTCTTTACAACGTACCAGGTGTTGGTACTGCAGTTCCTGCATCAGTTGCAGCTACTACAGGAGCTCAATTTACAGGTACAACTGTTAAAGGTTCAGGTGACAAATGGCCTGCACTTCTTCCTATGGCTCTTCAAGTAGCCGCTAGAACAATAGGTTTTGACCTTGTTAACGTGGTTCCTATGCCAGGTCCAACAGGAGTTGTATCCTATTTAGATTATGTATACGCTGGAGGAAAACAACCATTTGGCGCACAACCAGCAGTTAGTCCTGCAACAGCAAATCCTGCTACTTTCCAAGGTTCTGCTGCTTATGGTCAATACGATGCTCCTCATGCATTCAAAATTCAACTTGATGCATCTGTTCAAGCTCTTATTACAGCAGGAACAATTACTAATGGAACATCTTTAATATTTAACTCAGCAACAAACGTATCTACAGGTGCTTCTACATTAACAGCTACTTATATTGGAAAATCAAGAATTGATGGTTTCCCAATGTTTAAAACTGGAACATTTGGAACAGCAGGTGATAATTTGGCTGATATTTTCAATGGTACAGGAAACGTCGCTCCTCTATTAAATCAATCATTACTTTATAATGTTACTACTTATCCTACACTTATTTCCACATTGGAAGATCAAGTACAAGGATTTACCGGTGCAGGTCAAACAGATAATGCTGACTGGGGAGGAACATTCGTCTCAGGCACTACTCTTTATGAACCTATGGAAAGAGGCGTTGGTGAAATGGAATATCCAAGAGCTCTTGGTCTTCAGGTATTTACTAAATTTGTACAAGTAGGCACATTCCAAGTATCAGTTTCTGTTACTCAGGAACAAATTCAAGATCTTAATAAACAATGGGGTATTGATGTTATCGCAATGGTAGAAAATGCTGGAATCAACGAAATTAGCCAAGCTATTAACAAACACATTCTTTCAAGATTGTTCGGTCACGGTTGGAAAAACCATATCAAAGCTAACGCTGTTGAAGGTATTAACCTTAACATGAACTGTACATCTACAGGTTCTCTTAATTCAACTGCATTTGCATATAATGATGCTGGTTCTGTTACTACAGGAGCAATGACTGTTCCAGGATTCGCAAAATATACATCAGTAGTTGGTGCAACATTTGAAAACCAAGACACAATTATCAAAAGAGTTATGGCTAATATTCTTGCAGCTGGTAACGTTATCATGCAAAGAGGAAGAAGAGGTCCTGCTAACTTTATTGTTACTAACCTTAAAATTGCTACAGCTCTTCAAACAAATGCTGGTTACACATTCTCACCTATAACCAATACATTTACTCAATCTAACGGTTCATTGTATCCTCTCGGAACAATCGCTGGAATGACTCTTTATGTAGATCCTAACATGCTTTATTCTGATACCAGAGTACTTGTAGGAAGAAAAGGTGCTATTGATGAACCAGGAACAGTATTCTGCCCATACCTTATGGCTGAAAGCGTTAAGCTTATTACTGAAGGTACAGGTGCTCCTAAAGTTATCATCAAAACTAGATACGCTTTAGTTGACGCAGGTTTCCACCCAGAAACTCAATATATTACACTTTGGTTTGAAACTAATAGTGGTTCAGTTATTTAATAACTAAACTTTAGATAAACGAAAAAAGAGGCACATTGCCTCTTTTTTTTATGAATATATAAAATATAAAAAAATAAAATAAACTATAAAACATGATACGTGAAAAAACTAATGCTGATTTAACTAGAGATGTTAGCACACTATTAGATGGATATGTAATGGCTCAAGGCGCACAAGGAATAACTGGTATTCAAGGTACTCAGGGATTACAAGGAATAACAGGTTCACAAGGAGCTCAAGGTATTCAAGGTATTCAAGGAATAACAGGTGCTCAAGGAGTACAAGGAATTCAAGCAATTCAGGGCATAACTGGAGCTCAAGGTATTCAAGGTATTCAAGGAATAACGGGTGCTCAAGGAGTACAAGGAATTCAAGCAATTCAGGGCATAACTGGTGATCAAGGTGCACAAGGAATACAAGGTATTCAAGGCGTTCAAGGGACAGCACCTGCGGGTCTTACTGGATCAATAAATTTTGGAGATGCTTCGGTGTTTAATATAGTAGATGGTCTTATAGTTTCAGCAGTTTAAAATTAATGTTTAAAATTTCGGTGATGATGAAATAATTGAGAATAGGGTGAATTTAAGAATTTGCCCTTTTCTTCGTTTCCCCATTGAGTAGGATCTCTAAACAACTCAAAATTATTTCTTACAGATAAAATAGTTAAAACAGACTGATCATGTCTATGATCTTTAAATTCTATAAAATTTGCTTTTCCGCACATATTAGGATCATCAGTTACAATTCTTGTATCTCTTAAATATCTTAACCATTCTTTTAAGAAATTTATATTATCTTCATTTTTTACCCATAATGAAACTGCACCATTAGTCATAGGAGCATTCCAGTACTTTTCTTCATCAGCATCTGTTAATATAAAACAATCTCTTTTAGTCCATATTTTAGCAATATGATTTGCGCCAACCCAGGGTACTTTAAAAATAATTTTACCCTTATTAATATTGCTTTTAGCGATATCAAATAAAGGACTAAGGTTATCTATTACTTTAAGTCCTGCATCACTGTAGAGGACTGTATCACCATTCTCGAGCGTTTCAAATGTCTTTAAGATAAGATAAGGTTTCCATATCCAAAATCCTGCACCTCTATGTTGAGATAATATGAAAGAATTTTTTCTCCAAAATTCTTCAATTTTTAATTCATTTTGAGTATATCTAATAAATTGATCTATTTTTCCTACTACTAAAGATGATTCTTCTAATACATCTAAACTTTTATAATAATCTTCATTTCCGAATGATATGTGTACTTTTTTCATAATTCTATTGGTTCTCCTATAAAATGATTTTCTTCTCTCATGTGAGGTATTTTTTTTGCGTTTTCACGATATCTATCCCAATCATCATGAATACATGCAGATTCTTTAATTAAAGGATATATCATTCTTGCAAGAAATTCTTGATCAGAAGCATATATATTATTATATTGTAATGTGTTAAATTGTTTTAACAGATCATCATAATCTATTCTATTTATAAATTCTTTTGTTGCTCCCCACACACCGCCCATAATTTTAGTATTATGATGAATATGATCTCTTATAATATGAAATTCCTTTTCAGAAAATTCCCAATCTTTTACACAATTTACTTCTCGTTGAGATAATCTTCCATCACAATCTCTAACTATAAATCTTTCTACATCACTATCCTTAAGAACTTCAAATCTCCAAAACATTCCTGGAGCGTCCATATGTTTAATTACAGGATTTTCATGTTTTATAATTATTTCAGCACCATCGTGATATAATTCTGAAATATATCTATGATTTATTGATTCATGATAATAAAATCTACAAATCCAATCTGGAAATAATTGTTTTTGTAATTTAATATTTTCAATAGCTCCTTGCAAATATTTTGGATTATCGCCCCAAAGTGAAAAACTAATTATTTTTTTCATATAATTCTGTTTGTATTAATGAGACAACTTTATTAGCAATTAAAGGAGCTGATATAAATTTACCTTCTAAAATTGAATAAATTCCTTTATATTTTTTATGTGAAACAATTCTTGTAGTTCTTGCATCAGTAGTAATTTTAACTGGTATTGGTCGTGATCCATACCAAGATTCAACATATTCAAGATCTTTAAAAAATGGAAAATATTCTGAGCCGTGTTCTATAATCTTTTTAAAATTTGTTTCATATTTTTTTGGAGTGTAATAATAGCCTTCTTCTTTTGATAAAATGGAATTGACAACATCATATAATAAATATAAATTTGTAATTTCATTAGCATATTCCATTATAGAAAAAAACTTTCCATCCATAATTGTTAATGATGGTAAAGAAACTGGACTTTTTACAACTACTACTTCAGTATCTTGTAAATAATATTCTGTCATATCTTCTTCTAATCCTAAAATTTTAAGAGTATTATTTGAAAAAGCATAGGTTGCATTTATTATTAAATCAGTTTTAAAAGTACCATTTGTTGTAATAACAGTATAATCTGAATTTGTCGAAAATGGATAAAATCCAGTTACTTTAGCGTTAACATGTATAGAAATTCCATTGTTTAATAATTCAGAAAAGAGTAGTGTTTTTAATTTTTTTATATCAAATATAGGTTCATTTACTAATATAGCACCAGTAATATGTTCTTCATAAACATATCCCGTAGGCATTTCTATTTTATATGGTACATTAATATGATTACAAAAATTCTCATATTCTTCAAATGTTACATTTGAAATATCTGAAATAAGATAATAATTTTTTTTAGGATAAACTAGAACATCGTTATACTTTTGTTTAAATAAGTCTAATCCATTCATACATTCTAATGCGGTTTCATATGATCGTGGATAATGAAATCCTAAATGAGCACGATTATGTGTAGCATTAGATGTGCCTGACATTATAGCATTATTTTGTTCTAATACTGTAACATCAAATCCGTTATTAGCTAATGTAATTGCTGTACTTAATCCATGAATACCTGCACCAATGACTATTACTCTCATAATTTATTAAATTCAGTTGTAATTAAGTTTTCCCAATAAGGCATATAAATTTTTTCATTATTAACTATTTTATTATTATATGCTTCAAGTAAGTTATAGTTTACTTCTGTCCAATCATTTACCTGAATCATTGGCATATCTTCACAATTATTATAAATTCTGTGTCGTATAACTATAGGAACACATCCAAAATACATAGCTTCAAATGGTTGATGAATAGAAACGCCATGTCCTGGAGGACACACCATAAATTTATAACGTGATACGTGATCACAATATTGATAATATGTAAGTTTAGCTATTTTATTATCATTTTCTTTATTATCTTCTTCTCCTCCTTGTCTATCCCAGATATATTGAACATTATTATTTCGTAATTTTTGTAGTATTCCAGTACGAGCAACAGGATTATTTGGAGTATACCAGTTACAATAAAGTATTTTTTCATTTTTAGGATTAGCACGTAATATTTCTAAGTTTTCTGATAACCACTGATGATCTGTTGATTTTCCTTTTTGATTTCCTTTATGATTTTCTATACCAATTGGAATTGGAATAAGATCGGGGTGATCATATACAGCATTTTGAGCAAACCATTTTTTAATACAAGAAGGACGACTTTTAAATATATTTTCTGTTATCGCATAATCGGACATATGCGTTATTAAAACATATTTATTAGATGAAAATTTTAATTGATTAAATACATCTTGAATAAAATCTGTTTTAACATATATAATAGCATTTTTTCGTAATATATCATTTGTCCAATGCAAATTATCCCAAGGGAATATAGAATACGTTGCAAAATCGCAAAATTTATTTCCATTTATAAAATCAAACATTTTAAAAAAGAGTATTATATTGTTTATGTAATGCAGGTACTTTAGCAAGTTCTGCTTGTCCTGCGAAATGTGTAAAATAGTTATCTCTAAAAAAATCTTCTAGAAGTATATTATCTATATTATCCCAAGCTATTAATGCCCAAAGAGCATTAAATTTATTAGGTAAAATTTTATATAAATTATTTTTTTGCATTTCATAACTTATACAAGTTTCTTCAAAAATGTAGCCTCTTTTATGTGTTTTTGATTTTTCTATATATTTTTTATATATGCCTTCTAAAAAATCTGCATGTATTTTTGGTTGCATTACCATTACGCCTGTATTAAAAACCATATCTGTTTCAATATCTAAATCACATAATTTATAAAATTCAACAGCATTTGCTTCCCATTTCTGTCTCTTATGTAGTTCTAATCTTTTAGCTTTTGTTGGTTGAGAAAATTCATCAACCATTCCAATAAGATTCTCATAATCCATATAATTATGCAACGGTGGAGCCCAAACACTAATTAAAATATCTGCATCAACAAATATTATTAAATCATAGTCTTTTGACCATTCTTGACTACATACTAATATCTTATTAAAAGTAATAGTAGATTTAAGTTGATTATTTTTATCTTTATCTAAAAAATCTGTAATTACTTTAAAATCATATTTATATCTTTTGGCGTAGTTTTCTTGACTTTGTTTAAATAATAATTCATATTGTTTTAAATAAGCTTCTCCTATCGCAAGTGTTACTAAAAGTACTTTCATTTTATTTCTGTTTAACATTAACTATCATACAACCATTTCTTTCATTAATATTATCATAAATTACAGTAAAATCATCTAAATTATCGAGTATAAATTTTCTACTTTCCGTGTGTTTATATGTAAGAGTATCATCTAATACAATGTAATCACATCTTTTCCATAATTTAGTAAATTCTATATATCCTGAAAATTCTCCTCCATCCATTACACATAAATTAATTTTCTCGGGCACCATATTAAATACATAAGGAGCCTTTGATAAATTTACTAAATCTTCTTCTAACCATTTATGATTGCCATAAATTTCTCGTTGCTTTATTAGTTCTTCATAAGATACTAAAGATCCATAAACTAAATCAAAATTGTTTAAAGGAGGAAATAAATTAAATTTTGCTTGTTTATAAAAATTTCTATCAATTTCAAACGATAAAACTTTATAATCTTTTTTTCTACTCTCTAATATTCCTTCATAAATACATCGAGTACTTCCATTACCATTCCATGTTCCAATATCAACTACTGTAGAAATTTCAGGAAGTGTTGTTAATTCATATATTTTTTTTCCTATTACCGTTTCTCTATTTAATTGCCCAGGTCTGTCCATATTTTTATTTTTTTATGATTTATAAACTGTCCAAGTTGAATCATCTGATTCAATTTTAATTTCACCCATTGGAAAAAATTCTCCTACTGCTTTTTTTACGCCTCCATCGCCCCACCAATAATCATGACCGCCGATAATACCACCCTTTTTAATTTTGGGATACCACAAATTTAATTCTTCAATGACTATTTCATATAGATGTTCTCCATCAATAAATAAAAAATCTACGCTTTCATCTTCAAATTCTTTATAAGCATCTAAACTACTCATTTGTATAGGAGTAATGTATTCTTTTACTGGCTCAATATTTCGTATAAATTCTTCATAAAAATTATATCCCTTTGGAGTTTTAAGATCAGGGCTATTAAATATCATTTGCCCATCAACGATAAATAAATCAATTCCATAGATTTTAATATTTTTATTTGCTTTTTTTACTTCTTCAGCTAAGTATACAATAGACTTCCCTTTAAATGTGCCAATTTCAACAAAGATAGCATTATCATATTTTTTAACCATTTCATCATATAATGTTTGAAATGTAAACCAACCATAAATTTTTTCCCAATACATAAGTTTTATTTATATATTACTATTAAATATTTTATATAATTGTTTCATTTTTTCAACATCCATGTTTCTATTTCCATTAACAGTTTTACATCTAAATGTATATTCATCATTATGTTTTAAAAAAAATAACGGATCTTGTAATCGTAGAATAGAATTTTCTAAGATATCAAATCTTTTAAAATTTTTAAAAAGATATGTATATGAATCTTTAAAAATTTTATTTTTTAAAAGATATTCTATTGCCATATCTTCGGGTTCTTTAACGGGGTTTGTCGCATTTCTATTTTCTAATATTTTTCCAATAACATCTTTTGAAAAAACCGCAGTTATTCCTGTAAATGTTCCTGGAACTACATTACTAGGAATAGCAGATCCAAATAAATCGATGGGTTTTTGCTCAGATAAAATTTTATGAAGATATTTTGTTCTTACATATGTACTAACATTAGTTCTAAACATTATATCAAAATCAATATTATCAAAAACTAGTTGAAATGCATCACAAGTTTTTTTAAACATCGGAATTCCATATGCATCAGATGTGGTTAAAAATATATTATTTCCTACAATTTCATTTTTAGGTTTATCTCCATAATAATACATTATTTGAATATCATTAGAAACATCTTGCCCCCACGTGGGTAGTATACCATTTTCTATTAAATTTGTGCTGGTTTGGTCATTTGCCCCTAATATTAAAATTAAAAGTTTCATTTTATATTTTTTTAGAATTCATATTATTTATTTCTTCCCAATTAATACCGGGAGATAAAAATGGTTCATGTACATGAGTAGATACGCCAGGTATTGGTTGATATAATCTTATTCCTTTTTCAAACATGTTTCTAAAAAATACTCTATCACGCCATCCATAAGTTTTAAAATTTGATATTATAATAGATTTTAATTCTTTTGATACAGCCCACGTTAAAGTAGTACTTTCAGCAGTTCTCCAATGTCTTCCATTATAAAAATAAATAGATTCTTTGTCTTTAGTAATGTCGTCAGTTCTAACATATCTGTCTATACAATCATATCCTGTTATTAAACCAAATTTTTTTACACCCATATATAAATGATCAATCGCTTCTGTAATATGCAAATAATCATCTTCGACAAAATATATGTCAGTATCTATATCATCAGAAAAATCAAGTTGATATTTTAATGAATTAGGTCCTGAATTTAATTTATTATAAATAATAGTATATCCACATTCTTCTATAAAATCTGATAAAATACATTTATCACCATCCATAAAAACAATAACATTTATATCGTTTTTATATTTACTACTCAAAATACTTTTATATAATGAATTAAAACAATTTATTTTATTAAACCAAGATGGCCTTTCTTTACGTGTTAAAGGATATATTAATTCTTTATCACAGGCTCTATAAAGAATAGTTAGCATATTTTTTTATTTACTAAATTGTTCTAAATCGCAAATCATCATTTTTCTAACTAATTCATGAAATGTTGTTGTTGGTTTCCACTTAAGTTTAGTTTTTGCTTTATAATAATCTCCTACAAGATGTTCTACTTCAGCAGGCCTATAATATTTAGGATCAATTTCTATAAGTATTATATTATTATACATAAGTTTTTCATCTACGCCTTCTCCTATCCATTTAACTTTTCCACTAAATGGAGTATATTTAATAGCTTCATCAATAAATTCTTTTATCGTGTGAGTTTCTCCTGTTGCAATAACAAAGGTTTCTGGATTTTCTTGTTGAAGCATCATCCACATAGCCTCAACATAATCTGGTGCATATCCCCAATCTCTTTTAGAATAAAGATTTCCCATAGACAATGGCGGAACAATTTGTTTATAATTTTGAACAACCTGATAACTATTTGAGAATTTAGATAATCCGATTGTTATTTTTCTTGTAACAAATGTTTCGCCTCGTCTTTCACTTTCATGATTAAAAAGTATGCCATTAATTGCAAATATTCCATAAGATTCTACATAATTTTCAAGAATCCAATATGAATATAATTTTGCTACTCCATATGGACTTCTTGGGTGAAATCTTGTAGTTTCTTTTTGAGGAATTTCTGAGGCTTTTCCAAATAATTCTGATGTACATGCATTATATAATTTTGTTTTTGGAGAATGTTTTCTTATAGATTCAAGAATATTTAATGTTCCAATTGCATCTACTTCTGCTGTATATCTTGGAAGATCAAAAGAAACTTTAACATGTGATTGCGCTGCTAAATGATAAATTTCAGTAGGCTGAAGATTTTTTATAAGATCATCAATTGCTAATGCATCAGTTACATCACCAAAATGTAATGTTAAATTTGAATTTGAAAAAATATGATCAATGCGTTGTGTATTAAAAGAAGATGCTCTTCTTATTATGCCATGCACAATATATCCCTTTGATAAAAGTAGTTCAGCCAAATAGGAACCATCTTGCCCGTTGATACCAGTCACCAGGGCAATTTTTTTATTGCTTAATTTTATACTCATACAACATATTTATTATCGATTTAAAAAATTCTATCCAACTATCTCTATGAGAATTTGTTTTCATATGATCACTTTTACACAAAGTTACTAAGTTTTCTTCTATACTATTATGTTTATTATAATCTATATGATGCACAACATACCCAGATTTTCCACAAATAACACATTTATAATTATCTCTAATTCTTACTTTAGTTTTAAGTTCTTCATTAAATAGTGTATCATAAGGCTCATTACTTATTCCTCCAAACCATGAACCATTTTTTTCTCTTCTAATTTTATCGCCCTGCCCAAACATAGGATTATTTTTATCTTTACAATCTCTATGGTTTTCACTTATTTTTGCTAATGACTCGGGTTTATGTTTTTTTCCAAAGAAAGGATTTTTTAAACCACGTAATGATTCACTTATTTTTTTATTATGTTCTTTAGTATGTTTTTTACCTTTTTTATTTTCTTTAATTTGATTTAATTTTTCGTCTGCTATCTCTTTTCCAAATTTATTTATCCAAATATCATAATATGATCTTCCAAACATTGGATTTTTTTCTCCAATTAATCCTTTCTTTTTGTTTATTTCATCAAAATGTTTTTTTCCTTTATTTCTTTTTCCATTATTTCTTTTTGCACAAATAGAACAACAAAACCTCTTTTTTGATTTTTTATTTATTATAAATTCATTACTGCATTCTTCGCAGAGTCTTTTTTCAAATATAATTTCTTGTTTTTTTCTTCCCATAATATATAAAATCGTTTATTGTATATATTATTTTAATTACTGACATAATTGATATTTAATGTGGGCCAGTTATCCCGGTGATAAGCGCTATTTTTTTATTCATTAAAATTATTTTTTAAGTATTTTATATATACATTCATTATCATATTGATCTATATATGATTTTGTATATAAAGTTTTAAAATTTGTTTCTATTATATCTTCAATATATTTATACGTTAATTTTAAAGGATGTCCAGAATCATAAATTCTTTCATAAAATTCATCAATATTTTTTTCTTTAATAAATTTATCATGAAAAATAAAAATACCATTATCACATAATATATTAGATATTTTTTTAAATATTTCATCAACATCAAAACAATGTTCTATTACATTTATCATTACAACTAATTGATATTCTTTTGTTGTTATATAATTTTCTATAGCACAATTATATAAATTAACTTTTAACATATTTAAATAACCGTTTTTATATGCACAGGATGGAGAATGATTGATATATTCGTTTATAAGCGGATCTAATAAATCAATATTTTTAATAGGCAGATGATATATTTTTGGAACTATTAATCGTAAATTAGTAAATGGCCCACATCCTAATTCAATTATATTAAGATATGTGTTAGGAAGCATAAAATTTAATTCTTCATATCCACCAAAGTGTTTTTCATGCTCTTCATTATGATCAGTTTCCATGTTTTTAGCTGCAGAATCACACCAAGTTTTTCGTTCATATGATTGCGCTTCATTCCAACGTTCAATATCTACTTTAGGAACACCTACATTTTTTATAAAATATTGTTTGTCATTATGTTCTTTTAATAATTTTTCAGCAGCTTCTCCTTCAAATATATTTACATCTTTATCTACATATATTTTCATTTTTAATTATATTATTTCAAATTTAGGACATGGTATAATAAAATGCCCACCCTTTTCTAAATATGATTTTTCTCTTTCTTTAAATTCATCTATAAAATGCCAAGGTAAAACGAGTAAATAATCTGGATGAATATTTCTCATGGTTTCTTCAGAATGAATAGGTATATTTGTACCTATTGTTTTTAGTCCAAATTTATAAGGGCTTCTTTCTGCAGCGCCATCTATCCACAAATTATCTAATCCAAACCACTGAAGAAGTGTATTACCTTTAGTTGATGCGCCATAAACCCATATACTTTTTCCTGATTCATGTGCTTTCATAACAAATTCGCAAGTCTGTTTTTTTAACTCTTGAATATCATTCCAAAAGTTTATATAGGATTCCTTATCTTTAAGATTTAATGTCTTCTCATATTCCCTGAGTGATTGTAGACGCATTTGAGCTACATCTCTATATGGTGAAGATCCAAAAGATTCTGGCTTTGCTTTTTGTTTTTGAATATATGTTCTAAAGCTTCCGCCATTAACATCATTTAATATAACATCGACTACTTTAAATCCAATCTGCCTTAACATATATTCCATTGAATATAAAGAATGATAAAATACATGTTCATGACAAATATTATCAAATGCAAGTTGTTTAATCATTAATGGCATATAACTTTGTTGAATAACAAATAAACCATCATCTTCCATAATATCGTAAACATCTTTAAGAAATAAAAGAGGATCTTCAAGATCATAAAACATAGCAATACATGTAACAATAGAAGCTTTAGTTAATTCTCCAGATATTATTGGTTCCCATTTTTCATAAACATCTTTTGAGAAAAAATCTTTAACTGCAATATCACAATTATTTTTTGCTTCAATTTGAAAACTTCCTTCTGCTGGATCTATTCCTATCCGTTCATATTTCTTATTATTGACAAATGATAATAATGTTCCATCATTTGATGCTATGTCTAAAAATACTAATTTATCATAAGGATCATCTACATCATTTTTTGCCTTTATTTTAGATAAATTCATACAAGAATTAGCAATATCAAAAAGTTCCATTTTCATAGTAGTATTAGTACCCGAACGATACCAATATTTGCCATACATAAAATCTTTATCTGCATTTTCTTTTAACTGAAGGCACTGAGTATCTGGAGATAACATCAATGTTAAATCCCATTTTTTTGTTCCTCTATAGTCTCCTTCTGTTTTAATAAAATCTGATATATAAAGATCTCCTAACGAAAATAATTCTATAAGGGGAGAATTTGTTATTCTACAATTTGTATTTTTCATATTGTTTTTCTTCTATTATACTTGAGTTATATTGAAGATTGATTTGTCTTTTTACTTCTGATCGTTTATCATTCCAAAAATAAACTGATCGAGCCAATTCAATAAATTCATCATTATGGAAATCTTTATTTTTTTCTTTTATTCGTATTTTATCTTCTATATTCCATATGTGACTGTTTATATTGTATAATTCTGTATGATATATTCCATCAATATCAAAATTTTCAGCAATATCTTGAAGAATATCTAATTCTTTTTGAATATTTTCTAATTTAATTGTATCTTTAACATTTTCTTTTTTAATAAGCAAAATCGATATTTTATCATATAATTCTCCTAATGATACAGGTACAAGTATTTCCATTTTATAGATTATTAAATTATTTTAAAATTGTCCAATTTAATTTAAATTGATGATTAGGATTTTCTCCCATATCTGTTCTTGCATAATGATGATAAAATAAATGATCATTTTTTATTTGCATAGTATCTATTAAACAGGAAAAAGAACTATTCATTACATGAACTTCTTTAGCATGTTCTATTGTGTATATAAAATCAAATATTCCCACATCTTTATAATCAGTTGCTCTAATAATTTTAATTCCTTTTTCTATAGTTTCAGGTTTAAAATATCTTCCTCTTTCTCTATCGTCATGAACAAATAAATATTCTTCTTCATCTTTTAAATTAAGTCTATTATAATATGCATTTTTCTCAGATTCAATATCTCTTTCAAAGTAAAATTTATTCCATTTATCTTCAAATGGAACATCAGCTGCTACATAGAATCCGTGATCAAATGATAAGAATGCCTTTTCTACATCTAATTTTCTAAACCATTCTGGAGTTATTCCTATAATTTTATAATTATTATTAGGATTTATTTGCATAAAAAATCTTACATCTGGATCATCTAATGGTAGCACTTTTAATTTTGTTAGATCTTTATACAAACGTACAACATTAGTATTATTTCGTGGTTTTGCAAATAAAAATACTTTATCGTATCTTTCTGCATAGGTTCTTACTATTCCATTGCAAAGAAAATGATCGCCTAACCCAAGATGATGGTAAATGTATATTGAATTTTCCATATATTTTATATAGTGTTTCTGAAGTATTGTTTTGCTTTATGTTCTCTTTCTAATTTAAGATCCCATATATATGTATAATCATCTGATGGGTAAGTAACAAAGGGATAATATGTAAAAGATGCAAGTTTCTTATTACTTATAATGCTATTATACATATCATCTGTTGTAGTTTCAAATTGCGATAAATGATCAATTAATTTTTGATATGCTGTATTTTTTATCATCATTGAATGTGTGCACTCTGTAAAAATAGAAAGAACAATATTAGGTAGATCTAATAAAGGTTTAGGCGCAAATCCTAAACGTGGAATTCCTGAAAGATATACGTGTTCCCAAAATGCAGGAAGAATTCTAATTAAAAAATTTATTCTTTTTTCAAAATCATCAGCCATGATTATATCATCTTCTAATACAATTAAATATGGCCAATCTTTTTCTTGTGCAATTTTAAGTGCATTTATATGAGACATAGTACATGCTATTTCTCCTGGCTTAAATTTTTCACCAAAACGATACCCTCCCTGTAAAGATATTCTTTTATTAAGTTCTTGTTCAGAAAGGTTTTTTCCATCAACAGCATCCATTATTATTGCATCAATCTTTCTTTCTTCTAATTGAGCTTTTATACGTTCTCTTCTATTTACAGCTCTTTCGAGACTGATTACAACTATATTCATAATTTAAAATTTATGAGGCATTCCCCCTATTAATATTTCATATCTTTGTTTACAAAGTTCACATGTTCTACATAACAAATCAGACATACTCTTATTAGAGAGCTGTGTTATAATAGTTCTATCTAAGTTATTGTAATTAGTTTCGTTTAAATTTCCTAATTTATGTTTTAATCCATAATCCATACAACATATATAAACATCGCCATTAGGCATAACTAAATTATGATTAAAATCTTCAGGCGCAGATGAACAAAATACAGGTCCTTTTACTGGTGTCATTTCAAATAGATTGCCGCCTCTTGACCAAAGAGTAAGTCCTTTTTTAGATTTATCTGGAGATTCAATAAATGCTAATCCAAATTTTTGTTTAGATCGTATTGAACTTTCAAATAATGTTCTTTTTACATTAAATTTTTCTGAATTAAATGATTTACCATCGTATTGATGAAAAACTACACTATCAAAATATAGTCCTTTTAAAACTTCAACATCATTTTCTGTAAAACCTGTAAGAGTAGTATATAAAACAGTGTTATATCCATTTTCAATAGAATATTTCATCATCAAAGATGATTCTTTATTTAAAAATGCTTCTGAAAAACCTGAAAAATCAATGCCAACATTTTTGGGAACATTGGCCATTATCTTTTTAAAATCTTCAAAACTCATTTTTTTCTTTTTGTCTGTATATGCTTTTATGAGTAACTCTTGCGGACAATACGAACACATATTGCTGCATCCAACGATTGTTGTAATTTCTAATTTTTTCATTAATATTATTTTTTTATTATATTTATTAGCCAATCTTTAAAACCATCAATATTATTTAAATGTTTTTGACGCTGTTCATCTGTAAATACTGGCTTTGAATACATATCTCGAAATAAAATAGGATCTCTTTCCATAGAATGAACTAATTCATGCGCTGCTTGTTGTCCAAGTTTTCCTACATTTATAAATGCTTCTTTATTCCAGTCTTCGTTTACTTTAGGATCGCCCCAATATAAAGGTAAACTGCCTGCTAGAAATGCATCCATTAGCTTTTCAGTACAATAATAAGGATATGAATTATTTTCAAATACTATAGCATATTTATGTTTATATTGTTGAAAAAATTCATATTTTGCTTGTCTCCAATATTTTCCTTGTGAAGCTTTTATTAAATCATAACTATTTGTCTTATATCTTCCATATGAAAACCATTGCAGCCAAGATACAAAACTAAAACTATCATAAAATCCGTTTCTAAAGAAATTACCAGGATTTGATACAACAAAAGAACCACCTCTATCAAAATGTTCATAGTTAATTCTTGGTCCAAATAATGCTTCTTTTTGAACAGGACTTAGAATCATATATAATTGCCATAAAGGTAATCTATAATTTGTTTCAGTTTGAGGATCAAAAGATATAGAATAATCAGATTTAAAATTTGTTGGTCTATAATTTTCACCAAGATAAAGAATTTTTTTACACTTATAATTAGGAGTTTCTCGCATACCACCAAATATAGAATGTATAATTACATCAGGATTATTTTTTGTTATTTCTACATCAAAATGATTTTGAAGAATCGGTAAAAATATATTTTCATCTGTTATTTCTGGCCAAAAATCTAAAAAGGCTACTTTTAATTTGTCCATATTATTTTATATTTAAAGATTTAATAAACTATTAATTCTTTCTAGTACTTGTATATTCTTAAATCCATCAAAAGCGTTAGATATAGGTTTAATATTATTATTTCTTATACACTCAAAGAAATGTCTACATTGTTTTTCTAATGGTGATATAGTATTATTATACTGTACAATATCGATTTCTCTAGTTATATTATCTATTAAAACTATTGACTTGTCATCAAATATTGCTTGTTTTTTAGACCCATTTATAATTATTTCTCTTACTTTATTTGGATATTTATTACAAACTTCAATATACACATTTATTATATGTAAATTAGGATCATTATAAATATATGGTGAATTTAATTTATTTTTATTATTATATTCTAAATTAAATACGCAATGAGTAATATCCCCCATTATATTTTTCATTTCATAACTATACTTATCACCAAAAAAATAATCTAATATGTATATATCGTGCGCGCCAGCTTCCCATAACGCATTTAAATATTTATAACTTGTACTTAATCTTTTTGAAAAAAAAGATTCAACTTTACCTATTTTTTTGTTATCTATTAATTTTTTTAATTGTACTATACCGTCATGATGTAAATAAATATGTCCGGGCATTAATATAAGTTCTTCTTCTATTGCTATATGAAATAATTTTGAAGCTTCTTCAGAAGTTCTTGTAAATGGTTTTTCTAATAATACATGCTTTCTTGCTATTAGGCAGTCTTTTGCTATTTCATAGTGTGTTTCAAGTGGTGTTGCAATTATAATGCATTCTACATCTTTATCATGCAGAATATCTTTATAGTTGTTAGTGAATTTTGTATTTGTTGGTGCAAATTTTTCTGTATCAGTTTTTGCACATACCCAGGATAAATTTATATCTTCTATACTCATTAAAGTATGTACATATTTTTTACCCCAATATCCTGTTCCAATTAATGCTACATTCATAATTTATATTATTTATATTATTGAAATTAAACTTCTTGATTCTACATTAAACATTCCGTAAGGTAAAAATTTGTTTATTTGATCTTTATTAAGCCAAATATAATTATCAGGAATATCTATTTCATCATCTATCTCAATTAGCATATTTCTAGTTTGTAAATGATAAAATCTTCCCCCTTCTTCTGACTGTTTTACATCATATAAAATTTGTGAATTTTTTGGATATATGAATCTATCAAAAAATTCAAGTTGATCTTCATATCCTATATATTGTTTATAATTTGAATATGATACAGTTGGCGATAAATCAATAATATCTATATTACCTGGTAATACTTTTACTTGAAATAAATAATGATTATCGCCTTTAAATTTTTTCATTATAAGTCCTATTAATCCTTCGTTTTCATCTTTAAACATAGGCTGGCACCAAGAAAATATTTCTCTGTTTTTTGTTTCAACTTTTATTCCTATTACTGTAAAAAACTTATCAGCTCTATAAAAATTATAAATTCTATTTTTAGCTATATGCCAATCTTTTAATTGTGATAATGATACCTTTTCTATTTGTAATTCATATTTCATTTTTTGATCAATAAACCAACGTATTACTTCTTGATCAGCATATAATGGCATGCCAAAATCATAATCAAGAGGAATAGTAGACAACACAGATCTTGCATCCATGTTTACAAAATTTTCTAAATGCAAAAGGTTTTTTATTTCTCCTAATGTTAACCAAAAGAAATTTTCTGGAATTACAAATTCATCATATATTTCTACAATCATATTACGATTTCTTTTTCTAAGAAATCTTCCACCTTGTTCTGATTGTAATTGGTCAATTAATATTTTTGATTTTTTATTTTCGGCAAAATACTCTAAATATAATGTAGATTTTCCCTTATGAACTTGTAAAAAATTACTTTTTGTTGCCTGCACAGTTGGAGATAATTGTAAAAGATTTATATTGCCTGGTTCCATTTTAAGTTGCATTAAAAAATAACGCACGCCATTACGTACTTTAGTAATTATACCCAATATTCCTATTTCATGTTGATTGATAATAGGCTGATCCCAATCATGTTTATTTCCATAATTTGTATGAACTTTTATTCCCTCAATTTTGAAAAATTTTCCAGATTCATGAACTATTTCTTTATTATTTATATTCCATTTTTTTATTTCTTTTAAATCAATTTCATGAACCTTAAAATAATTGTTCTCTCTTATATATTGATAAGAATTCATAAAAGAAATTAGACTTTGAAATTTATTTTCTGTTGTTAAAGAATTTTTAAATTCATAAAATGGAGTAGTTATCATAGTATGTTATGTAATTTATCTAAATTCATAGTAACATTTTTAGGATGATTAAATTCATTACTATTATCAAGTTGACAGCCGGGATTAGTTTTAATAGCTAATTTAAAATATGTTTTTGGATTAGTTCCTACATTATAAACTCCAGTAGCTTCTTTTTTTATCAATTCTATTATTAAATTTGCAATAACATCAACATAATCAGAATTCGTTTTTATATCATCCCATGCTTTTTTCCATGGAAATGGGCGAGGTTTAAATGTAGTTCTTAATAATAAATAATTCTTTCCTACTGCTTGAATATATCCATCAGCTAAAAGTTTTGTATATGTATACCAACTTTCAAAATGAACTGGAATATCATCTTCAGAATGAGAATTATTTGAATTAGCATAAACATAATCAGTACTAATTTGAACCAATTTTTTATGAAAACTATTACAATAATTCATTAAATGAATAACACCAACATAATTAATATTCCAGTTCTTTTTTCTTTCATTTTCATATGTTTTTGTATATCCTATACAATTTATAACAACATCATATGATCTAAGTTTTTCTAAATATGTAAATGGATAAGTAAAATCTATATCATCTTTTTTACGACTAATATAATCCCATCCCGTTTGTTTAATTAGTTCTGTTGCTAATTTACCATCACCAAGTATTAAAATTTTCATTTAATTCCCATTTTTATGTAAATAATCTTTAAGCGTTTTACATATGTATTTTATTTCTTTTTTAGTTAAATCAGGAAAGGATGGAAGAATAAAGGCAGTTTCAAATAATTGTTTTGAAACTGAAAAATCAGGAAAATGACTAAAATGACTATGATAATTCATTGGAGGAAACATAGGTCTTGTTTCTACATTACCTGTATAAAGAAAATATTTTAGTGCATCTGTTTTTTCTTTATTGAAAGTTTTCATTCTTATTCCAAACATCCAATGAGAATGTTTACAAACTTCTGATGATTCTTGAAATTCAATTTCTTCCACATTTTCCAATTCTTCTTTATATAAATTAAAAACATTATTTTTTAATTCAAGTATTTCATCTAATATTTCAAGTTGACCATATAAAAGACCAGCTTCAACGTTAGTCATTCTATAATTATATCCTAAGCCAGAAAAAACAAAATTTCTTGATGTAACTCCTTGTGATTTTACTCTTTTAATTTCATTAGCAATTTCTTCATCATTTGTGCAAAATGCGCCGCCTTCTCCTGTTGTAATAGTTTTACCTCCAAAAAAAGATATAGCAGATGCTAATGCCTGTGAACCCGCTTTATAGTTTCCATAACTACCTAAAAACCCTTCACAATTATCTTCAACAATAATCATATTAGGACAATGAAATTTTATATAGGGAATATTTATGATATTGCCCATATTATGAACTGCTAAAAATGCAGCATCTGGATGTTCCTTATGAGCTTTTATTAAATACTCATAATTAATATTCCACGTATTAATATCTGCTTCTACTGGAATTAATTCATAAATAGGATTAGTGATAAACATATTCCAAGCTGCTACAAAAACATTTGAAGGAACAATAAGTTTTTTAATTTCAGGATATTTAAACTCAAGAGCCTTTGCAACCAAATGTACTGCAGAAGTGCCATGATCGGTTGTTAATACATATTTACATTGAGAAATTTCACTTAATTTTTCTTCAACCATTTGTATGTATTTTCCGTAACATGAAATCCATGTTGAATCAAGAGCTTCATGCGCATATTTTAGAACTCTCTTTGGTAAATAAGGTCTGTATGATGGTATCATTTTAATAAGTTTTATGAGGGTTTTGTGTATATTTTAAAAAATCGTCTCCGCTTAATCCTGTATTAATCATATCAATTAATTTTTCATCAATTTCATGTATCAATGAACTTCTTTGATAATTAAGATCTGTGGTTTTTTTGAGCATTTCCCACATTTCTTTTGCACCTTCTTCTGATTTAAAATATTTTTCTTTATATTCTTCAAAAGTCATTCTTCTTATTTCATATAAAATTTCTTGACTATTCCATAATTTTAAATCAACTGTAGTTAATTTATCTATAAGTGATCCTACTGTATCTGCCATATTATAATGTTTTAAATCCTATAAATGTATTTTCATCAAAATCAGATAATACATATCCTAATTTATTATAAAGAGAAATTGCTTTATAGTTTTTTCTATAAACTCTTAGTCTTATTTTTTTAGCATTTCTATCAACACAAATTTGATGTAGGTGATTCATCAATGTTTCTGATAATTTTTTTCCTTGATAATTAATATCTATCATTATTCCTAAGCTTGGAATATCATATCCTTCGCTCCATCCTCTAAGTAAACCATATCCAGCAATATTATTATCATCCATTAAAAATACAAAATAATCTTTTGGTTTAGAAGCTATTTCTTTTAATAATGCATCATAAGAATATTCATGCGGACTAAAAAATGCATACGCGTATTTATTATCTATAAAAAATTTTTCTATAGAAGATTTTAAAAATTCTATGTTAGATAATTGAATAAATTTCATTTTTTAATATAAAAATCATTTACTGCTAATCTTCTATCTTTTTTATATCCAAACATATCTAAATAAATTTCTATATCTGGGTCATTATAATTATTTTCAATTATTAATAATTTAGGAATCCATTTTTCAATAGAAAATCCTTTTAGTACATCTAATTCTGTTCCTTCTGTATCAATACTTATAAAATCTAGTGTATCATATTTATAAAAATGTTCAATACAATAGTCTAATGTTATAGCCTTAACGATTATAGGTATTATTGACATATTATATCCTAAATCTTTGTGTTGATTAAATAGTCTATCATCTATTTTTAAAGAACTTATAGCATCTTGATGAATATACGAGTCTTTAATATCTACTATATTAAAAATTAAATCATCATTAACATTTGATATAGCGTAATTAATGCTATGTAATCTATTATTAATTAATTGTTTAAAATAATGAGGATTTGGTTCAACACATAAACTATACCATCCACTTTTTTCAAAATAATTAGTATTGCTATTACCTACGCCATCCATTGCGCCAACTTCTATACAACCACCAATATAATTTTTTTCAAAATATTCTTCTATTATTTTATCTTCTCCTGTTTGGCTATAATAATTCATCTCGCAGTGTTTAGTATATGAAGATATTCATCATAAGAAATTAATTGTAATGTTTTTTTTCGATTTTCATCAAATTCTTTCCAACCAAAATTATCAACATTAAATGGCAATGGATTATTTGGTAATAATTTTTGTTGTGTTAAAATTCCACATCCTCCACAATCTTCATCAACTGTAAAACATGAATAATCTCTTAATTCATTTTTTAATCGTACATATGCACGATAAACTGTTCCATTCCATCTTCCTCCAGAATCTACACCGTTAAGAAAATCTTTATATGGTATTGTATTTTTTTCTTCTAATGGATTACAATCATGCATTACAATAAATCCATTTTTATTAAGATGTTTTAATGCATTTTTAACATCTCTATAGCATTGATGTTCTTCATGTAATGCATCTATAAAAATAACATCATATTTTTGATTTCCTACATGTTTTTCAAAAAAACAATCGCTATCCACATAATATGTATACCAAGTGGAAGCTCCAAGAAGATTATCAACTGAATGCTTTAATTTTGCATTAATTTTATTAAAATTATTTTCTGGATAATACACTCCTATTTCAAGATAAGATTCAAAATCAAAATTATCAAAAATAGAATTTATTATATCTGTTCTGCTACCTTCCATATTTAAAATTTATCTATTACTTTCCAATTTAATCTCATTGCTGCTTGTTCTACTGGATTAGGTCTTGTGTATTTATGATAAATTAAATTGTTATGATTTATATTCATTAAATCTATAAAAGATCTTAATCCAGTATTAATAATATGCACTTCTTTAGCTTTTTCAATAGTGTATAAAATATCTAACACGCTTACTTCAGGATATTTTGCTAATTCAATTACTCTATACATATCACTAACATACTTCCTATTTATACATATTCCATTATTTCTTTTTGGATCTTCATGTAAAAATAAATATTGTTGATTTTCTTTTAATCCAAATATATCATAATATGCTTCTTTTTCTTTTTTGGGATCTCTTTCAAAGTAAAAATTATCCCATTTTAAATAAAATGGAACACCACCAAGAATATACCAAAATCTATCTCCTATCATATTATCTCCTAATGTATATGGTAAATCTTGATTTTCAAACCATGGCTTAACTTGTTCATACCACCAACCGCTACTAATAATTTTATCATATTCATTATCTGCAAATCGTTCAGTTGTTAAAACTACATTAGGAATACTTGAAAATAATCTTTTAATATTATCATTATGAGAAGAACTTACTAAAGTTCCTTGTGCGTTATCACTAATAGTTAATATTACTTCATCATATTGTTTTGAATATTCTTTAATAATTCCAAATGTTACAACATGATCTCCAAATTGCGTATGTGTATATACTTTCATATTTTATGTTATTAAATTCCAAGGTAATCTTAAATTTATACTATCAAATATTGATGGTCTTACATACATATGATAATATAAAGCAGGGTGCTGAATATTCATTAAATCAATAAATGTTAATGTACTTGTATTAAAAGTATGCACTTCTTTAGCATGTTCAATAGTATATAAAATATCTAATATGCTAATATCTTGATAATTAAAAAAATCTATCCATTTAATATTTGCATTTAGATGTTTTTTATTAATATTATAATTTCTTACAGGATCTTCATGAAAAAATAAAAATTCTTGATTATCTTTTAAGCCCAAGATATCATAAAAAACTTCTTTTTCTTTATTTAAATCTCTTTCAAAATAAAAATTATCCCATTTTAAATTAAATGGCAAACTAGCATTTAAATACCATTGTCTATCAAACCACCAATCATCTTTAAACCATTCTGGTGGAGGTAATGATGGATCTTGATACCATGGAAGAACTTTATCAAACCAGTATTTAGTATGAGCTATTTTATGATCAGCAGCGTGAATTTCTTCTTTATAGACTTCATCTATTAATTCTACATTTTTCAGGCTAGAATATAAACGAGTAATTGAATTAAATGTATTTTTATTCATTACATCAGAATACACTTTTACTTCATTATATCTTTTTGCAAATTCTTTAAGAATTCCATAACAGATACACTGATCGCCAAATCCGTGATATGTATAAACTTTAATCTTTTCCACTTAATCTGTTAAACTATTAACATATGCTTCACTATAAATTTCTTCTATAATTTTTATTATATTTTCTTGTTCTTTTTTTGTTAAATTTGTATTACATAAAAAACGATCTAATTTAATTAAAAGATTTTCTGATAACGATAAATATAGAGTTGACTTCTCTATTACATCTACAAAGGGTTCTTTTGCCATAATTATTTATATTTTAGTTTACAAAATCAAAATCTTCTATTGCTTCAGGCAACATATTTTCAAATACTTCACAATGATCCCAACACCAAGGCCAAATAGGATGTAAATTTTTAGATTCTATAGTCCAAGGTAGCCACACCTTATTATACCAATCATCTACGTTAAAATCATTATTATGACTCCAAGTTTTTATTTTTTTATATACTTCTTCATTTGTTAATACATAAGATCCGTGATAGCATATTATATCAGGAATTGTTACACGATTTTTTGTATGAGTATCTCTAATGTAATCATATTTATCAACTCTGCGTAAATTAACAACTGTTTGATTTGTGCCGCCTATTCTATGCGGTTTTGATGGATCTATTAAAACATATTTAAATGATTTCCAAAATGCATAAAGATTTATATCAAATACATCATAATTTTCATATGTATGAACATAATCAATTATTTTATCAAAATCATTATGAAAATAAAATTCATCTGCATCATGAACCATTAAAAAATCATATCCATCTTTTTTAGCACGTTGAAGACAAGCATTTCTTTGATCAGTATCACTCATCCAATCTCCTTCAATAATGGTTATTTTGTCCATATAAGGAGAATTTTTAATGATATTCAAATCAAATGAATTTGTATAAGTTTCTCTTGCTTGTGGATTATATCCCCATGGTAATTTACTATACATTACATAGATATTATCTACATGAGGATAGGCATTCTCAAGATTTCGCATGATCCATTTTTCTTGATCGAATGTCATTACATACGTTGCAAATGTCATAAAGTAAAGGTATTAAACGGTTGGAGTTTCTTTTGGAACTATAATCCACATAACTACATAAGTTACTATAAACGGAAATATTGTAAACATACTTCCAAATATAAAAATCAGTCTCCAAATAAGTGGATCTACTCCAAAAAATTTGCCGAGACCGCCACAAACACCACCAATCCATTTGTTTGGTTTTAGTGTTCTTTTAAGTAATGTTGTCATTTTTTATTTTATTTATTCACCATTTTGTTTTTATCCATTCTTTTTTATTATGATCCCATCTATATAACCAATATCTTCCTGAAGGATCAATATCAGCGAATTCTGTAAATTCGCCTTCTAATATTACAGAAGCATCTTCAATTATAATTTTAGCTTCATTATGTTCTTCTTTAATCAAGTTTTTCATACGTTAAATTAAATATATCAGGTTTACATGGATAAATTTCATTATGAATTCCTTTAATAATATAATCATTTTTTTCGCCACGCATTCTTCCTTCATCTGTCATAATTTCTATACTATTATTAAGAAAGAAAATTTTTCCTTTTTCATAATTTTCTTTTATCCAATTAGGAAGTGCACTCCAATTATTTTTTGCGTTATATATAAGTTCTGTCACAGATTCTGCTTCTATTATTACTGGCAGTTTTCTATATTTACTCATAATCTGTTTCATTTATTCCTAATAAAAATACACTCTTGTTTTTTTCATAATTTTTATTTTCTCCTCGAATACTTGATGTAAGTATTTTTGAAGGAACTACTAACGGAGGGCTTGCGATAACAAAATTATAATTCATTTGTGTCATCATAGTCCAAGATCCTCTATCTGCAATCATTGGTGTTTCATCTTGAAGTTTAATATATCCTTCCATTGCCCTTCTATTTAATCCATATGCTAAAAAAGACCAACTTGCAAATCCTTTTGTCCATCTCGGTTTTAATCTAACATTTTGAGGTTCAAATTGATACATAAAAGAATAAAGCAAAATTCCATCTGTTCCTTCAGGAATAGTATCTAAATATTTAGGAAGTAATGTAGTAAAATCTTTATGAAATGCGCAATCATCTTCAAATACAAAAATACTTTCAGCACCATCTAATAAAGCAGATTTAATAACATTATAATGACTTAAGAAACATCCAAATTCATTAGGAAATTCTTCATTAAATCTTACATAATTTATATCCCTTCTGTTATAGATTTGTGCATAAGGTTTTACAAAATGATGTGCATGTCCTTGAATTACAGGCCTATAAAATTCAGCGTCTATATTATTTTTAATAAATTGTGCCAACATATATTTATACTTGTCATCTCTTTCTTTAAGACAAATACAAACTCGTTTATCATATCGTTCGTCTATTAAACTCATAATTTATATCTTATGATTATTGTTCTAATGATAATATTTTACGCACAAAATCTTCTAACCAAAATCTATAGTCTCGTTTATAATGTATTCTTCCTTTTTTATAAAACGTGGCGTAATTTCCAGTTTCTTTTTTGAAATACTCACGTTGCCAAGTAGTTAAATACAATGGTGGATAATCACCGCCATATTCTTCAAGCCATTTAGCATATTCTTGAGTTAGGTTTCCACGATAATCCATTTTAGTTGGATATAATCCTGTGTCAAATTTATATTTAATCCTTAGATCTGTGTTCGTCATAATTTTTCTGTGTTAATTCAATTTGTTCAAGTCTTTCAATTACTTCTTCTGGTAAATCAGGCTCTGTTGGGAAAATACATTCTATAGATGTAGGCTGATAATGTACAGGTAAAACTATACTTTTAATTATAGTATTTGTATTTTCCTGTAATTCATTATCAAATGATTCATCTAAAATTCTTTTAAAATCTGATAAATGTTCTTGAATTTCTTGATAAGATAATTCATCATTTACACTTAAATAACATACTAAAATTATTAATTTCTTTTTCATTTGTTTATGATTTTATCAATGTATTCAAATTTTCTATATTGGTCTTTATAATTTTTACCAACGCCTGCGATTGCGTATCTCATTTCTAATATAACCTTTGGAGCACCAAGACCTTCCGTTTGCATATAACTATAAGATTCTTTAAAAAATAGTTTTATGCCAGGCTGATTTGTATTATTTCTTCTTCCTATGTATACATTAGTATCTTGATATAACATATAAGGATCTACATAAATAGTCACGCCTGCAATAGTTCCAATTGGATAAATACTGCCATTTGTAGATACAGGTTTATTTAAAGTAGCATATACAAAATTAGATGAACTCTGTAAAAGCATAGCAGTTTTTAAACTACATATAACAAAATTTCCACTTCCCCATCTACTATTTGCTGCAATATTATTGGCTTCTTTTAAAATTCTATAATTTAACTCTTTAGAAGTTTGAATTTTTATTTTTTTTCTATATTGTTTTTTAACAAGTTTATATGCCCATACTTTAAACTTATCCCAACGGGTATATTCTTTAATATAATTTTCTGTAGCAGCTTCTCCAATTTTTGATATATAATGTTTTGTTAATTGTTGAGAAGCTTCATTTATCAATGCTTTTTTAACAACTTCGTTTAAGTCTAAATTAAATTTATCTTTAAATTCTTTAGCTTGTTCTGAAGTTATATGCGTGCCTACTCTAGAAGTGCTAACTTGTATTGTTTGTTTTTGTTTTTCTAGAGAAATGGTGTCAGACTCTTTATTATAATTAAATTCCAAATATGGAACTTCAAACACCGGATTATCTACAATCTGTATTTCTCCTAATGGATAAATGTTACTTTTTTCAATTATAATATCATTTAGAGTTTCTTTTTCTTCTACTGCTATTTTAGCAGGTTCTTCTACTTTTACTTTTTTAGGTCGTGCCATTTTAAAATAAGGGTTTAGTTTTTATTTGTTTTGCTTTTTCTAATCCTGAAATACCATCTATAAGATTTTGAAATATAAATTCACTATCACAATGATTTCGTGTAACTTCAAAACTACAATCTAAATATTGTTTATGAAGTTTCTTATCAGAATATATATTGTTAATTTTTTCTACTATTTCCTTTACATTTGTTAAATCTTTTTTAACAAAAAGTCCATAAGTATCAAGTTCTACAAATCTTTTATCAGTTTTCTTACCATTTTCATATATGTAACAATTTTCTGCCCAATGATAATCAAACATAGGAACTGTTCCTACTCCAATTATTTCACATTGAGCATATTCAAAATTATCTCCATATGCATCTGCATTAAGATGATAAAAATCTGCGCCTACTAATGATTTGCTTAATGTTTCCATTCCATCTACATAATCATAAGGACCATATATATAAACATGTTCATAACTTCTATCAGCATCTAAAGCTGACATTCCAGTTTTAAAGAAATTTTTATCAACCTGAATGATATCATGTTTGGGAATTTTATTTTCGATATCATCATAAAAGATATTCAAAGCGCCAAGTGATCTTTCAACACCTTTCATTTCAAGTAATATATCATTATCTTTAGCATAAGGAAGAAAAGCAAATAATCTGTCAGGTTGTTTAAATGTAGCATATCTACCAAGATATGTAATTTTTTTAACATGATCTTCTTTACGATATTTTGCTAACTGAGAGAAATTAAATCCTACTTGAAGTTGAATAAATTTAGATCTAACAGCGCCTCCATATACATCTACAAGTTTATTATAGAAAGGAGATGTAATACTATGAGATACTATACCATCACAAAGACCACACATCTCAATAAAATTAGCATTTCTATGAATAGAAGCTATTTTATGATCATTTTGAAATATAATCTTTTTGGTTTTTATACCCTTGACCATTTTAAGAAATCCATCAATAGCCCATTCTGAATGTTTAATACTTGGAACACTATTGATAAACACATAATCAAATTTATTCAATACATCTGAAAAATTATCAATGTTATCTTTTGTAATCATAGATGGTTTTTGAGGAAATGTTTGAAATCCTCCACGTCCCCATTTTTTATCATCCATGATATAGATAATATGTTCAATTTGTTTTTTAGATAAAAATGTCGATAATTCAATAACATATCGTTGAATTCCGGCGCCTTCTGCGCCTCTTCCCATTACTAAAGCTATTTTCATACGTCTCTAAATATTCTGTTCAATTCTGTTAAAATTTCATCTCTACCATATACACTATATTGTGTTTCATCTAATTTTTTTACCAATAATTTTGGTTTCATTGGATCTTTTGCAAGAACTTCTTGTATAATTGCAATAGATTTAATTCCTACTGATTTAAGAGTTTCATCATCTATTTTTTCAGCAAAATCTTTAAGATAATCGATATATTCTTGTGCATTCATTTTTCTCTTTTATTAAGATATTTTTTATATTTTGTTTTTCCACATTTAGAACATTTCCATTCACTTTTTTTGTCTTCGTAGATATTTCTTACGAAGACTAATTCATGTTTTGGACATTTGTTTTCGTTCATTAGAATAAAGATTTAGGTTTTGCACTTTTTTCGTAGCTATATTCACTTGTTATATCATTAACATTCATTTTAGTTTTACGATCATAGCCTCCCATGTTACTAAAATTTTCATCCGGAGAATATAAAGTTTTTGTATGATTTAATGATTTCTTTTTACCATCAATTTCTGATGTTCCTTCTATTTGATATGTACAAAATGGAATTACTGCATATGCTTTAATTTCCTGTTTTTGAACACCTTCAACTAATAATGAATCGCATGTATCTTCGCATTCCATCATTTTTTTAATAACTGGTGTATATCCTTTACGCGTGACTATAAAGGAATGAGTTGCGTAAAGACTCATTTTCTGAGCATCCCATACATGTTCAGATATTTTATATTTCTTACTTAAATGATCGCTTGTCACAATAGCTCCAATATAAATTAAATCTGCATCGTCTGGAACTTCTTCAATCAATTTTAATCTATCTGCAAAATCAGGAGATAATATGACATCATCTTCAAGTAAAAGTATTCCTTTAAGATTCATCATCTGAGCATGTTTCATTGCTGCTATATGAGATAACCCACAACATAACATACCCGGAAGATATTTAGGTCTACTGGGATTAAAATTAGAAAATGCTTTAAGAGGAGCACGTGTCATTGTTTTCATTGACGGATTTGCTATTTGCTGTCCATCAAATGCGGGAAAGATACGATAGGGAAGATTAAAATTTTTAAGTTGAGATTCAACCATGTCAATTCTGTTTTGACACCTCTCAAGACCAATTATGATAATTTCGTCAAAGTGTTTGCTCATAAAATTTTATTGTAAATATAAACAAATATTTTATATTATACGCTGATATCTTGTTAAAGTTTTGTTAAATAACAAAGGGAACCGAAGTTCCCTTTGTTTTAAATTTTATATTTTATTAATCTTCATCTGATAAACGTAATGGACGTCTCATTGTATCTCTTCCAATTATTTTTCCTAATTCTTCTTCATGTGTATCGTCATCATCTTCTTCATCATCTTCATCTTCAGGATATTCTTCTTCATCTTCTTCTTCACCAAGATCCTCAAGATCTTCATCATCTAATTCATCTTCATCTTCTATGTCAATATCATCTTCGTCTTCATCATCTTTATCAAGTTCTGATAAAATATCTTCATCTGTAGCAACTGTTCCAGCTGCATCAAATGCACTTGATCCTCCATCAAATAAATCAGCTAATTGTTCAGAAGCTAATTCTAAGAAATCATCTACTACATCTTCTTCAATTTCATATTCAGATATAAGATAATCTCTTACTTCATCAAGCCAAGACTGCATTTCATCATCTTCTGGCATATCTTCTTCAAGAGCTTCACCTAAGAATTTTTGAACTTTAGTTTGTTTTTCAGCTTGAACTTTTTTCTTCTCTGTTTTTTCAGCTTCAGCTTTTTCTTGTTCTTTTTGTTTCTTATATTGTAATATAGCATTTTTCATTGATCCTTTAAAAGTGTCATTATAGAATGCTTGAAATCCTTGAACTACATTATTAGAACCACATCTAAAAATTTCTTCTTTATCATCACCTGACATGTCATATACTACTAAATATGTTTGGGGCGCTGTAAGATCTGGCGAAGGTTCTTCAACTGGTGCTTGATCCATTGGAGGTTCTTCTACTGGAGATTGATCAGTTAATCCTGAATTTCCCGATTGATCAGGAGCAGGCTCTTCTAATTCTTGTGTATTAGGATCTGCTGGAACTTCATTTGGAGCAGGACTAGTATTAGGTTCTGTTATGGGTTCATCTGTTAAACCAAGATCAAGACCTAAATCGTCTTCTTCTTTTGTAGCTTCCATTAATTCTTTGCCTTCAATAATCTCTTCTACTGGTTCATCTGTTGCTCCTAATCCACCTTCTATACTACCATCAGATAATGTTTCTACTGGTAATTCAAGAACACCTACAACGTAATTACCATCATACATTTTATAGACATCTCCATTAGAAAATGCCTTTTTAGTTTGCTGATTTTCTTCCCAGAATTCTTTATACTTAAGAATTTCACCTTTAGCATCTTTTTTAAAGTCATCAAAATTCTTTATGACCTTATCTATAATAGCTAAACCATCTTTTTCTTTAGATTGTAGATTTTGCTTATCAGTACCAGGTTCTTCTTTTTCTTCTAAAAGTTTGAAGAATTTATAATCATTAAATTCTTTTAAAGATTCATATACATGTTTCATAGTAGTAATATTTTATTTTATATATTCAAAGCTTTTTGTACTAGAATATATATAAAAATAAAAGTAAGAAGATTATGAAATATAGTGAATACTTACAACTTTCTGAAGTTGTTGATATAAATGGAAATAGTTTATTTAAAGAATTGGGTTTAAATGAAGCCAATGAAACAATTGCAGGAAAACCTGAAGATGTCGAAACAGAAAAAGGAAACCTTTTTACAAAATGGGGTAGAATTAAAAGAACTTTAAATAAAACTGCAAAAAGAACTCAAGACCAAGTAACAGAAAAAATAATAAATAAATATCTTCCTAATGTATTAAAATTAGAAAGAAGTGTAACTACTGCTTTAGCAGAAGCTATTAAAGAAAATAAAAAAGGCGAAGAATTAAAGAAAATTTTAAATAATAAAATTAAAACGACATCGAATTTACAAAAAAGACAATTAGATGCTATTTATGGCGCAGTAGATAAATTTTTATCTAATGCAGATGCTGCTTTTGATAAAAAAATTAGTAATGCAGAAACATCATCAACTATAACAGGAATATTAGATGCAACAGCTGCATTTTTTAAAGGTGGAAAAGATGCTGCTGCTCTTAAATTAAAAAATTATTGGCAATTATTACATACACAAATTCAAATGAATGCATATTCATACATTTCAAAAACTATTGAAGCTGATGCAAGAAAAGTATTGACTAATGAAGAAGCCTACAAACTTTATGATGAAAGTTCTTATGCTAATAGATACAACGATGAGAAAATTCAAGAAACTACTACACAAACAGAAGAACAAAAGGCTAAAATACAAAAAGATCAAGAAGAAGCACAAACAGAAAAACAAACTCCTAAACTTGAAGTTGGAAAAAAATATAAAATTAATATTAAAGGCATAGGAGAAAAAGAAGTAGTAATAGTTAGTGTTGATGATAAATTAATAACATATAAGATAGTTGGAGAAAAAGAAAACAATCAATGCGATATTAAATATGCTAAATCATTTGAAGGGCCTCTCACAGATGAAACTAAAGTAGAAGGTGAACAAACAGGTAAATTAGCATAATAAAATAATTTTAATAATGAGTTTAAAGAGTACAGTAGAATTTTATAAACAATCAAAATATTTATATAAAAGTATTTCTGATGTATTTGATCAATTTGAATCAAATCAAGTTTCTGAAATTCAAAAAGATACTATTATAAGCAGAACATTAGACGATATTGATCGTTTAAATAGTTTGTTAAATAAAATTAACATTCGTGAATTAGAAGGAAATTATCCTAAGTCTGAAATTGATAAAGTTGAACATAATATTGATTTTTATTACGAAGCTGCTGATTATATTGAAAAATACTTATTAGCAAAAAAATACTATGAATCTTTATTGAATGGAGTAAGAACATACATTAGAAAAATGGCTCTTCCTGAATATGAATATAAAAGATATGCAGGTACGGAAAATGAATTAAGTAAAAAGTTTACAGCAATGTTGCTTCATCCTAATCATATTTCTCAATTTATAAATCAAATTAAACGCATGGCAGTAGGAACAATGAGTTTTAATGAATTCAAAAAAATCTTTGTAACAAATAAAGGAAAGATGCCAAAATATAAATCACAAACATTTCAATCATTTTCAGATTATAAAGATGATACTAATAAATCAAAGCCAATACAATATAAGCCATAATTCATATAAAAATAGATATGAACAATTTTATCTCTTACGATTTATATAAAAAATATTCTGTTTTAAATGAAACATATGATAGTTATATTGACTTAAAAAAATTAGCGCAAATAATTTTACGTAAAACTGAAAATAAAGAAATTAAATCAAATGAAACATATTTTATAAAAGATTTAGTAGACATAGAAAAAAGTGATACGTATAAAATGATACAAGATGTAGCAATTAGATTATATTTTCCTAATTTTGAATTTTCTGGTAGCTTTTTACCGCCCACTGCTTTTAATAGAACTAATGCTCAATTAAAAAAATATGGACTTTTAAATGAATTACAATTTTCAAAGGGCTTAATAATAATTCATGGAAATAAATATGAAAGAATACTACATGAATTAAGTCATGCATATAATTGGTATCGTAGTAAAGGAAAAAATTCTAATATGCCCTTAAAAAAATCGTATCAAGCGCCTGGACTTTCAGGAGATCAGTTTAATCGTCGTTATTATAATAGTACTGAAGAAATACATTCTTTTTTCTTAGAAACCATTAGTAAATTAGATTTTTTTGATGAAAATGGGCATATTAAAAACATCAATAATCTATATAATGAATTTAAAAAGATATTCGGTGTACATTATGAACTATGGAATACTTTTTTAACTCCTAAAGTTAAAAAAATATTAGCTCATAAATTTGCTCAATATTATCATAAGTTGAAAGAAAGAAATATATCAGATGAATAAATATAAAAAATTAATTCAATCATGAAATATAAAATTAAAACATTTGATCAATTTGCTAAACTAGATGAAGAATTTTACAATCCGTTTGAAAAAACAGATATCGTAGTAAAACCTTCACATATTGCTGATAAAGGGGGTTTCTTGACAGCGCGTAAAGAAGTGTTCAATGTTAATCGTGTAGAATATTCTAAGAAAAAGAATGGAGGATATCTTGTGTTAGCTAAAACACAATATGCTAAAGGAGAAATAGTTGAAATTGCGCCTATTATTTTTGTGGGTCTTGAAGCAAAAGCAGTTCCAAGATTAAAAGATTATATTTTTGAAATCGATAAAAATAAAATGCAATACGGTATTGTGCTTGGATATGGCAGTTTATATGGGCATTCACCTCAACCAAATATCACATTTGCTTATAATAAAGATAATCGTCAAATGTATTTTATCGCAGCAAGAACTATAAAAGCTGGAGAACAACTTACAATTGATTATGGAAAAGATTATTGGGAAGAACGTTCAGGATTTGGAACAATGGCTCCAGAAGAACTTAATAAAGTTACAGATGGTAAAGCAGTAGCAGCCAAAGGAGAAGTTGAAGAGAGTATAGGTCTTCAGCAAAATGCTGCCGATATAACTGATGCGAATAGGGTAAAACAATTTTCGCAACCTAATGATAGATCCAACCCTGCAATTAGCGGAATTGCTATAAAGGGTCCGGGCCAGTCTTAATTTAATAAATTTTTATTTTTAAGAGTTTTAGAAATTTTAAGTGAACATTTTAAAACCCGTTCATCAATTTCTTTTGTTAATCCTTTATTCCATGTAGTTTTTCCTATATGAGATTGCCTATTTTTTTCATTTGATTCTAATGAATTTTTTACTCCTATTGCAGCTATTGACATTTTATTAATAGTATCATTTGAAAAACACCCGGGTTTTCCTTTATTCCAAGGAATGTTTCCTTTTAAACGTTTAGAAATGTTTTCGCCAAATTCTTTTTTCATTTTTTTTCCTTTGTTTTTACCTAACATTGATTTTCTTCTTTTTTCTTTTGTTTCTAACGATTGTTTTTTATTAATATGTGCGATAGTATTTAATTCTATTGCGTAAGCATAATCTCGAGCTGATAAAAATTTGTCATATTTTTTATTAAATGACATATAGAAAAAAGCACCGTATATTTTTGCGTTTTCTTTATAAATATATGTAAGTAATTTATGACAGACATAATGTTCCTTTGCTGTTAATAAAACCAAATTATCTTTATCATTATTTCCACCTAAGCATTTGGGCAAAATATGATGATTTTCATAATAAATATAATTTTCATTATTTCTATTAAGTTTAATTCTATTTTCAGATTTTGCTCTCTGAATTATAGATTCATAGACTTTTTGATGATTCATGATTTCCAAACTTTATTTTAGACTAATATATAATTAAAGGGGGACAGTTGGTTATCCAAACTACCAATTGGCTTGTCAGAGCCTCACCTCTTTTATTATATATTAATGTAGAGTTTTGAATATATAAATAAAATAAATTAAATTTGAAAGCGCAATATGTATTTGAAAAATTTGTAGAAGAATCTGATCCCATTTATGATATGGGTATTGGAATAACTCACACCAAGAAAAATTTTCCTGATGATGTACGAATGTTTCAATATATAATAAAAATATTACCTCAAATTTTAAAAACTCCTACAATACCTAACGATATAATTAAATCTAATACTTATTATATAAATGAAAAATATCATCATGATATACAAATGTTTATTAATGAATATTGTAAAATAAAAGGAGAAAACCCCTGGTTTGATTCTGAGATGTTACAAAAAATGTTACAACGAAGAGGATTTAGAATTAGACAAACATAAATATATAATAAAAAAATTAGTTTATGGATTTAAACTTAATTAAAAGTATATCAATCTCTTTGATGAAAAGAGATACTGATATAGAAGAAGGCAAAGCAGAATACCTTAAAAAAATATCTGCTAAATTTGAAATTCCTGAAAACTATATACTAAACGAAGCATTGACTGAACAAATTGTCACGAGTATTTTCGATGATCTTTTAACCAGTGCACCAGATGAAGTAGATTCTATAGGTCTTTGGATAGAATATGGTTCTATTACTTTAGAGAACGCGATATCTCTACGGACCTTAGATGACATTTCGATGCATTCTAAACAAAATGTTAATCCCATTTTCGAGTTTTTTAAAATGACCTTACCAGAATAAGATGGTTAGCTGGGCCCTAAATTTAACCATAATCCGGATGGCGTGTAGTTTAATGTCAGAACAACGAAAATCATCTTCGTAGGTACAGGGTGGGATCCAGGTTCACGCCATCTTTTTATCCCAAAAATTTTGATATATAGAACAAAACTAAACTAAAAATACGAATATAAAAGTAAAATTTTTTACTACAAAATGGAACAACAAATAGATTCGTCTAAAAACCAGTATCAACCAGCTCAGGAGATTATCGTTGATACTGAAGAACCCCCTCTTATCATCTCCGAAAAAACTCAATCTTTTAAAAATAGATTTTATTCAGATGTATCTGATACTAATTGGAATGATTGGCATTGGCAGATACGTAACAGTATAACTACATATGAAGAATTGAGTCGTATATTTGGAGATTCAAATTATGAATTATCCAAGAATATAAATTTACCATTAAGAATTACTCCATATTATGCAAGTACAATCACTTCTCTTTCAGAAGGAATCGGAAAGTGCGTTATTCCAACCAATAACGAACTTCACGTAACTGAAAATGAGAAAAACGACTCGCTGAACGAAGAACATCAAAGTCCTGTGGAATGTATAGTTCATAGATATCCAGATCGTGTATTATTTCTAACCACGGACTTTTGTTCTTCAAATTGTCGATACTGTACAAGAAGTAGACTCATAAATAGAGAACGAATTCCTAAGAAAGCGTGGGAAAAGGCGCTTCAGTATATTAGAGAACATACTGAGATACGAGATGTGTTATTATCTGGAGGAGATCCTTTAACTATGAATGACGATAGTATAGAATATCTTCTTAAAGAAATTAAAGAAATAAAACACGTTGAGTTCTTAAGAATTGGAACTAAAGTTCCTGTTGTGTTACCTCAAAGAATTACGCCAGAGTTAACTAATATCTTAAAGAAATATCATCCTTTATTCATAAGTATTCATTTCTCTCATCCCGATGAAATAACTTCAGAAGTTAAACAAGCGTGTGAAAAGCTTGCGAATGCAGGAATTCCTTTAGGTTCTCAAACAGTATTACTCAAAGGCGTTAACGATGACCCACAAATTATGAAAAAGCTTATGAATAGTCTTCTTACAATTAGAGTTAGACCATATTATATATATGCATGCGATCTTGTTGCAGGTACAAGTCATTTTAGAACTACTATTAATAAAGGACTTCAGATTATCTCAGCATTGAGAGGCTGGACGAGTGGTTACGCGTGTCCAACATTTATTGTAGATTCTCATTTAGGAAAAATTGAAGTCTGTGATAACATTATATCGCATAAAGATCATGTATATGAATTTAAAAGTTATACTGGAGAAATTTTAAGATATGAAGAAAATGTAGAATAATCTTTATTAGTAATTATTAAATAATTATACCCATTAAGAATAGTATATTTTTTCTTTGCTTCTATTTTTTCTTTATCTTTTTTTAAAAGATAAGAATTTTTTATTTCAACGATAAGATTTAAAGATGGAATGTAAAAATCTGGAAAATATAATCTGGATTCATTTTTATATTGATATTTTATTGTTGGGCCATTAACTATATCAGAATATACTGGGTAAAATTTTTCTAAAAAATCATATTCATAAGATGCTCTATAGTTTATAATAGTATTTTTATATTTTTTTGAATAACACGCGTTTTTTTGTTGTTTATCATGCACTTCTTTATTCTGTGATGGATTTTTAACTCCATATTTATCTATACAAGTTTTTTCTATTTTATCTCTAACTTTTTTATTATTATTTGGATTTTCAACTCCATATCTTTGCATACAAGTTTCTTTTATTTTATTTTTTACATCTATTCGTTGAAACGTATTTTTTACTCCGAAATTTTCTAAATTAGATATAATTATTTTTTCTTGAATTTTTAAAGACTGAAATGGATATTCTACTTCCAATTTTTTTAAATTATTTTGTTTTATTTCTTTTTGTATTTTTTCATTTTTCATAGGGCATTTATGCCCATATTTTTTTATCATCGTTTTATTTACTTTTTCTCTAATAGTTTTATCTTTAGTAGGAGAATTTACACCATATCTAAGTAATAAAGTTGCTTGAATTTTATGTGTTCTAAATTTTTTAGTGCAGTCAGATGAACAACAATTTTTATAACCTTTTCCTAATCCTATAAATGTTGTTTCTTTTTTACAAATTTTACAAGTATTTTCATCATTTTCTTTTAGCCATTTATCATAATATGTTTTTTGAGAATAGTGATTAAGTCTTATATGTTTACTTAACCCATCGATTTTAACAAATGTGCGTTGGCATTCTTCACATATAAATAAATTCTTTTCTTTTTTGAATTCTTTCATTTTTTATTTTATATATTCATGAAAAAATTTAGGTTTGTTCCTCAGTTTATTATTGATACTCCGGGTGGTAAAATACCTATGTTACCAGATTATTACGTTGGACGTGAAGGAAATTGTGTAAAATTAAAAAACTATGAAGGACGTGAATTTATATATTATGAAGATTAAATATATAAATAAAAGTCTCTTTAATGCGAGCACAATATATTAACGAAAAATTTATAGAAGAGTCGGATCCCATTCATGACTTAGGAATAGGAATTTATGCGAAACGTAGATTTAAAGATGAAGATGACGCTGCAGATTGGTTTTTTAAATATTTAACTGTTATTTTAGGTACAGATAAAATCCCTGATGATATCATTTTTCCTGAAGATGAAAATACTGCATTTAATTGGAAATATTATAATATATTAGATGAATACGCTAAGAATTATACTAAAATGGAAAACAGACATACTGGTAATCCTTTTGCATATATTTATATGGGTGTAAGAAATAAATTATTAAAATTAGGATATCCTAAAAGACACCCAGATACAGGAAAACGTATAAAACCCCAAAAACATATAGATGAAAAATTTATTGAAAGTGATGATGCGATATATGATATGGGCATAGGATTAAAATCAAGATACAAAGATTTAGTTAAATTATTTGGAAACGCTGATAAGAATCATTATATTTTTACAGTATATGTACGTAATGGATATATAGATTTCTGGTTTAATAATCCTAAAATTAAAAACTTACCGAAAAATGAAATTGATAAGTTAGGTAAATATGTTAAAGATATTATTAATAACTTGGGATTTTCTTCCATTTTAATTAAACCGCGATTAATTAGACATTATTTTAAAAAAGATGATGTAACATTACCACGAATAGTAAGATTTACTATAACGCCTACATTTAAAGACATAGTACCCCGCGCAAATTATAGAAGACAGCTTTCTAAACCTCCGTATTTTACAGATTATCATGAGTATGAATATGAACATGAAAAGAAATATAGACGTGAAATTAGAGCTATGGAAGGTGATGATCAAAAATAAATATTAATATGAAAAAACTTATTAAAGAATCTTTATATGAAAAATTTGAAGAACATTCAGATCCTATTAAAGATATGAAAATAGGTTTTAATAGAAATAGATATCTTACAGAAAAATTAAAAAGATATAATATAGAAGTTGATACTTATTATGAAGGATTTGCTTATTTAATACAAGAACTTTATAATAGAGAAGGCGTAAATAACCTTGTAAATACAATTCTTGATAATACTCCTGCGGAATATCAAAAACAATTTATAGATGAATATGTTTATTCATTTCTTGAAGGAGAAGATTTAGAGATTTTACCAGAAGATGAAATTTAATGAATATATATTAAAATAAACTAAAATAAATTAAAATTATGGAAATTAAAGTAGAAGTTAAAGGCCCTCGTGGAATGATTCATGTAATTACGCACACCCTAGAAAGACAATTTCAAAATGTTACACAAGTTGATAAACCATTTGATAGATCAGATCCACGTAATAGACCAGATCCAAGAGAAAGCGAAGCAACAATTACAGTGAATGACCCCGCTGCTACTATTGAAAACGTTACTGAAGCATTAAGAAGATTTACTGACAGGGGAGTAGTTATATCTATAACCTAATTATGAATATATAAAATAAACTATAATATGAAAAAATTAGTATACGAAAGTCTTAATGAATTTATATCATCAGTAGCAAACGATAAAGATATATTTAAAGGACAAAAGAAAGTCGGTTTAACTGTTGAAGATGTTGATTCAAGAGAATTTCTTGTAGGAATGGAAGTTGAAAAAGAACACTCTTCTGATTTATCAGTAGTTGAAACAATTGTTCTTCAACATTTGTCTGAGAATGAAAAATATTATAGTGAAGGAATGAAAAAGGGTATTTTTGAAGAGCCTGCTGCTATAAATTTATATAAAAAATATTTTATTGATAAAGAAGAACCAGAAAAACCTAAATCTGCGAAAAAATCGCCTGAACCTGCTGCAGTACCAGCAGAACCTGCAGCAGAAAAAGGCCCAGATTTAGGAGGTATGAATTTAGGAGGTTAAAATTATTTTTAGAAATGCCAATAAATCCGGAAAAAATAGAAAAAAAACTTTCCCCGTGGAGCAAGCTTATATCAAATGTTAAAGATGTAGTATATATCGTTTTATTTTTAGCATCAGTTATAGGTTGGATACGTTCTGAAACTGTTAAAAATACTAAGTTACAAGTTCAAGTAGAAACTTTAACAAAAGCAGTTAATGAAAATACCGATCAACTTGAAAAGGTTAATAGTGTTTTAACTGAACAACAATTATTGAATGGCAAGATTATACAATATATGCAAATGAAATGAAAAGAAAACTAATTACAATAGGATTATTATTTTTATTATACATGATTTTTGTATCATGTGGAGCTTGTATGTCAAGATCAAATCCGCCTAAAGAAATGTATAGTATAGATGAATATAGTGTTGATTCTACTATGCCAGTATTAAATATTTCAGAAGATACTATTACTATGTTAGTAATAACAACACCCGATGAAACTACATATGAAGATAAATCTTTAGATACAGAAGATGTACAACAAGAAGCTAAAAAAATAACAACTCAAAAGAAAATTGAACCCGTGGAAATTGATACATTAAGAAAAACTCAAAGAGCAATAAACTATAAACAATTAGAAAAAACTGAAGAAGTTCTTAAAGAACAACATAAAGAAATAGATTCTTTAATATTTGTAAAAAGTAAAAAATAGTTGCATCCCCAAAGATAGAATCTTTGGCCTGACGCTCCTTACGAGGGGCGTCTCTTTTTTTAATAAATTAAAACTTTTAATCTCTTTAAAGGTATAATAATTAAACTATATTAAATATTTTAACATGCGTTACATAGCACATATACCTCTTGCTGGAGGTTTTGCTCTTGGAAATATGAATATAATAGGAAGCCCTCCTCTGGCAATTACATCCTATACTCCTTTTAAAGCTAATGACGATTTATTGAGAAGATATCTTTTGAAAAAAGGACACGATGTGCCTTATATTCAATTAGATAATATGAATGATAACGAAGTTCATAAACTACAAGAATTTTCTAAAAATCTTGATTTTGTCACAGCAGTTCCACCTTGTTCTGGATTATCTCAAGCTGCACAACGTCCTAAGGGTTCAAGAGGAACTGCAGAACCAAATGAATGGATGTATAAATCAGCAGTCTTTATCTTAGATTTTTTAAGTCCAACTATTTATGCATTTGAAAATGCTCCGGGCCTTTATACAGGCAGTGGAGAAGATGTAAGAAATAATCTTATTAAAATTGCTGAAGCAAATGATTATGCAGTTACATTTTATAAAACAAATACGATAAAGCACGGAATTCCCCAATTTCGTCCTCGTACATTTGCAATATTTCTAAAAGGTAAATACGCTCCTATATTACATTCATATAATAGACCGATGCCAAATATTTCTAAATATTTAAAAGATATACCTAAAAGAGCAAGTTATCAAGATAAATATATGAATGAAGATTCAGATGTAAATGAATATGAAATAACAAAATTCTTTAAAAAAATATATGGAACTGATTGGAAAAATGAAATTTATAAAACATATAAAACTCATTTAACTTCATACGATTATCTTAAACGACAGGGATTATTATATGATTTTAAAGATTTTCTTGAAACTTTACCGAACGCGTCTAATATAGTTAAAAAGAATACTGCTCATGTTATTAAAAAGACTGAGATGGGTAAAAATTTTAGACTTGGATATCGTGTTCTTGGATTAGATAGAGATTATGTGTACGCGGTGATATCTGAGATGATGAATAGAACACTTCATCCTTCAGAGGATAGACTTATTAATATAAGAGAATATATGCACCTGATGGGATTACCTCATGATTATGAACTTGAAAGTATAAAGGAATATCCTAAAATAACTCAAAATGTTCCAGTTTGCACATGTGAGGATGTAACTCGAGAAATAGTTGAAATAATAAAAGGTAATCGTACATTATCTACTCAATCTGTTTATATGCAGGATAATACAAAAGAATTAAATAATAAATCAAAATCTTTATTCTAATGGGATATACAAGTATTGAACCGAGATTAAAAACTAATGCAATTGATGATAAAAAAGAACAATGGATGAAAAATTACGTAAGAGCAAGTTTATTAACTGAAGGAATTTCAGGAAGTGTAGGACCTGTGGGTCAACCGGGAATGACAGGAATTCAAGGTCCTCCTGGAATGCCAGGAACTCATGCGTCATTTAGTCAACAAGGATATACTAATTTAGATAGTAGTACATATTCTACTTTAGTTAATTTAAAAAATGGAACATTAGATTCAAACTGTATTGAAGATGCTTTTCTTAAATTAGTTGATAAATATGGAATATATATGACTCACCCGCCTACAATAAATTCAGAAGAAACAGTTAATGAACCGTTAACTATATCAAGTGAAAAACTTTTACACTTGATGAAGTTATAAATCTAATAAATGGAATGCGTACTGAATTAATAGATAAGGGACAAGCATATTGGAATACCCAAGATATAAGAACATATATTGATAAAAATGAATTAATTGAAATACTTAAAAATTCATTATAATGGCTATACTTAAATCTGCATCTTTTGCAAGAGACACTGGATTAAAAGATAGATTTTCATGGTTATTATACTTAAAGTCTAAACATACACTTAATTATTCTCAACAAAAAGAATTAGAAAAATTACTTAAAGAGAAAAAATGAAATTAATAATTATTGAAGATGGAGATAGAGTTGAATAAAAATTATGAATATATAGAATAAAACATGATTTTAAGTGAAGTAATTAAATTAAAAAATTCTACAATAACTAATAAACAACGAATAATAATTCAATGTGATGAATGTGATAATATATGGGATTCTTCTTTATTAAATCAACAACTAGGATTTCAGAAATATTATAAAGATTTATGCAGAAGCTGTAAGAATAAACAGCAATATAAAGAAGGCATTCGAAATTCTAATAAATTAATTCAATATAATAAAAGTTTAAAAAATAAAACATTAGAAGAAATTTTAGGAATTGATGGTGCTATTATTGCTAAAGAAAAAAATTCTACAGCAAATAGTGGAAAAAATAATGCAAATTTTGGTGGTAAATATTCGCATGGATGGGCCTCATTAGATCAAAATGGAAAAACCATTGAACAAATCTGGGGTGAAGAAACAGGTAAACGATTACGACAACATTATAGTGAATCTCGTAAAGGCGATAAAAATAATATGTATGGTAAGCCTTCTCCTCAGGGTTCAGGTAATGGTTGGAGTGGTTGGTATAAAGGGTGGTTTTTTAGATCTCTAAAAGAATTATCATATATGATATATGTTATTGAAAGATTTAATTTAAAATGGGAAGGAGCTGAAAAAAAGAAATATAAAATTGAATATATTGACTATAACGGAAACAAAAGAACGTATTATCCAGATTTTTTAATTGAAGATAAATTTTTAATAGAAATTAAGCCTAAAAAATTATGGAATAGCGATACAGTTGCAAGAAAAAAAGAAGCCGCTGAGGTATTTTGTAAACAACAAAATTTTAAATATAAATTAACTGAATGTGTAAAACAAGTATCTTTTGAAGAAATAAAAAATTTAATAGAAGATAAAAAATTAATATTTACAGAAAGATATAATAAAAAATTTATTAAATATGAAACTCATTGTGATCGAGGGGGGAGATAGACTTGGTAAATCTACTCTTATTGAAGGTATTTGTAAAAAGTTTGATTATAATAATATTACAATAAGACATTTTGGAAAACCTCCTAAAGGCATGACTGTTGAAGAAACTTTAGATTATCAATTTAAATGTTTTGATAATGAAATTCAATTAGTTCATAAAATTAAAAATGTTTTTTGCTATTCTAGATATAATTATTATGAAGACATAATTATATGGAATAGATCACACTTAGGAGAATATGTATATGGTCAAATGTTTAGAAACGTAGATGGTAATTTTTTGAAAAATAAATTAATGAACTGGGAAATTACTGAATTACCTTATGTTGACAATAAATTTGACATATATCTTATTACTTTAACAGCAGATCCTTATTTCTTTTTACTTAAAGAAGATGGCGATTCTTTTTCACAAAATTTAGAACAAAAAACTAAAGAACTTGAATTGTTTAAAGAAGCACATGATTTTTCAAAAATAAAAAATAAACTTATGTTAAAAGTAGATGAAGTAGTTGTTATGGAAGAAACTGCGTTTAGATCTAAAAAACAAATATTAAAAGAAGTAATACAATTTGTAAAATGAGAACAAGAAAAAAGGAGCCAACTCTTGATGATTTAATAGATGGTTGGTTAGTTCCTTATCATAACACAACAATAGCTCAAGTAGAAAAAGAATGGGTGGGTGAAAAAGATTTTCGAGCATTTTATAAAAAATATGAAGTAACTCAAGCTCAACATGATGAATGGTATGAATGGGCTGTAAATTTATTAGCAAAACACTTTGGATGGAGTAAAAAATTTACTCGTAAAATGTTTGCTTTTGAGTATCTTAATTGCTCGCCATCTGTAAAACAAGATGAAACAAATAATACTTTAGAAAATGAGAAGAAAGTTGAAATTTTATAGATATTGGTATGCGCCAATAGGATTTAAAGATTATCCCACTTTTGAGTGGAATAAATGGCTTCCAAAATTTGATTACATGAAAAATGTTCAAGGATGGTGGCTTACAAGAACTTATACTTTATATTGGTTTATATGGGCGTTAACATATACAATTGTAATTCATAGTGATTATGATGTAGAAAGAAATGTAGCTCATGAAATGAATGTTAAAAAATATTTACACAAATAAAATATGGCACTAGAAAGAAAAGAACATAAGTTAGTTATCACTATTGATAATATTAGACCTGCTGATGCAATAGCATTAAAGAAAATGTTTAAATATATGGAACGCCTTGGAAATGCAGGAGCTTCAAGATTTTGTGCATTTTATGCTGATGGAGATGGATCTTTTCATCCTAAAGTTAGTTTTGATTATCCAATAGAACTTCCTGAAGTTCCAGAAGTTGATGGAGAAAAAGATGACGGATCATTTAAAATTGATAGTGATGATATTGCATGGATAGTTTATCATGATGAATAAAAAAATGAATGAATTAACTTGTCCCATTTGTAATTATATATTTGAAGTTGAAGATTACGATTCAGGAGATTGCCCGAATTGCAAAAATGCATATTATTATTGGGATTATGTTTTAGATGAAGAAACATATGAAGAATATCTTTCTGGATTTGATTGGGAAATATACAAAGAAAATGAAACCAAAGGATAAAGAAGATAATGAATATTTAATGTCTCTTGAAATTGAAATGCTTCAAGAGTTTATCTATGAGATGAATTTATCTCAATTAGAAAAACTATCTTCATATGCAGTGAAACTATTAAAAGATAAAAGATATAAAAAATAAATAAAAACTATGAAAGTAAAAGATATCAGAAATCAATTCGTTAAAAAATATAAAGAACAAAAATTTGAAACTGATAAATTTGGTGGAAAAGTTATTGATCTTATATGTGCACAATTTATAGCAGATGAATCATATATATTTGGAAAAACTAATGAAGAATATGTAAAAAATGAACTTGATTGGTATTTATCTCAATCTTTGAATGTTAATGATATAAAAAATACGCCTACAATATGGAAAAACGTCGCAGACCCAAGCGGATTTATAAATTCTAATTATGGTTGGTGTGTTTTTTCAAAAGAAAATGGTTATCAATATAAAAATTGTTTAACAGAATTAACACAACAAAAAAGTTCAAGACGAGGTGTAATGATTTATAATCGTCCTACTATGTGGGAAGATTATAATAAAAATAATAAAAATGATTTTATGTGTACTTATGCTGTTCAATTTTTGATTAGAAATAATATTTTATATTCTTATGTGTTAATGAGATCTAATGATGCATGGGCAGGCTATAGAAATGATTACGCATGGCATAAATATATCTTAGACAAATTGGGTGATGATTTACATATAAATAAAAGAGCAATTATATGGAATAGTGGAAGTTTACATTTATATGAAAAACAATTTTATTTACTTGAACATTATATAGAAACTGGTAATGCCTGTATAACTCGAAAAGATTTTTTAAAATATAATGTATAATAGCTAATGATTAATGATGATTGTGGGTTTGTCTACGAATGGACAAATAATATAAATGGAAAAAAATATATAGGATCACATCTTGGAGATGTTCAAGATAATTATATAGGATCAGGAACTGTGTTTATAAATGCTATTAAAAAATACGGAGTTGATAATTTTGAAAGAAAAATACTTTATATAGGAAATAAATTTAGAGAAATAGAAGATAAAACATTAAAAGAAGTAGATGCCAAAAATAATCCATTATATTATAATTTAAAAAATGATGCAGTAGGCGGTGCGTTTTTTGGAGAAGATAATGGCATGTTTGGAAAAAAACATTCAAATGAAACGTTAATTAAAATGTCTGAAACATTAAAATCTAATTATACCGAAGAAAGAAAAATTAAGCATTCTAATGATATAAAAGGAGAAAAAAATGGAATGTATGGTAAAAATTATCAATCGTATGGAATTGTTAAACGTGCAAAAGAAAATACTGGTAAAACATATGAAGAAATATTTGGAATAGAACGAGCTAAAAAAATTAAAGATGAAATGTCTTTAAAAAGAAAAGGAAAACCTAAAAATTTTAAAACACTAATATGCCCATATTGTAATTTAATAGGTAGAGGCCCAAATATGATAAGATATCATTTTATAAATTGCAAATTTAAAACTGATAAATAAATTACTAATATAAAATAAAAAAGAATATGAAAAAAGATTTATGCGAACTTATTGTTGTTATTGATGAATCAGGTTCAATGGGATCAGTTAGAAACGATACTATTGGAGGATTTAATACTTTTCTTGAAACACATCAAAAAATGCCAGGTGAAGCAAAGCTCACACTTGTTAAATTTGATACTAAATATGATATAGTTCATAACGGTCTTGATATTCAAAAAACACCTCCTTTAAATTCAAAAACTTATTCTCCAAGCGGTATGACTGCTCTTCTTGACGCAGTTGGAAAAACAATTGATGCAGTTGGAAAAAGACTTGATGCTACTCCCGAAGAAGAAAAACCAGAAAAAGTTATAATGGTTATTATGACTGATGGTGAAGAAAATTCATCTCGTGAATATAAAATCGAAGATGTTAAAAGAAAAATGAAACATCAACAAGATGTATACAAATGGGATGTTGTATTTATGGGAGCTGATCAAGATGCTTGGGCGGCAGGTGGAGGAATGGGTGTATCTAATAATGTAAATTATACAGTAAAAGATACTGGAAAAATGTTCAAAGCAGCTGCATATTATTCATCAAATTCAAGAGGTTTTAGTAGTAATACTTCAATGGATAATTTTTCTTTATCAGAAGATGATTTAGATAAAGAACTTAATAAAATTAAAGATACGCCAAAACAATAATATTATGACAAAAGACAATCTAGATTGGACACACACAGGTATAAAAATCACAGATATACGTAAATTAAATAGACTATATGTTATAACTATTAGCGAATTTTCAATTACACCAGTAGAACATCCGTTATTTGTTAAAGATGTAATTTTTGAAGAAAGATTAAAATCATATTTTCTTAAAGATGCATATAAAGTTACTAGAGAAGAAATACTTTCTGTTAATTGGAATATGTATATTACTAAAAATTATTATATTAAAATAAATGATGATGGAAGTGTATCTAAATTTGAACACGATTTAAATAAATGGTATGTATCTTATTTAGAAATAGATGGAAAACTTGGAACTTTTGCATCAATTTACAGAGATAAAAATATTAAAGAAAAAGAATGAATTATCAAAAAATATATAAATCTATAATTCAAAATTCAAAATCAGAAAATAGATTAAAAGAAACAAGTGTATATTATGAAAATCATCATATATTACCAAAATGTTTAGGGGGTAATGATAATGAAGAAAATAAAGTTTTATTAACAGCTAAAGAACACTTTATTTGTCATAAATTATTAACATATATTTATAATGAAAATCGAAAAATTGCATACGCCTTTCTTAGAATGGCATCTAGTAAAAAACTGAAATATAATATATCAGCAAAAGATTATGAATATGCTATTGAAAAAATTAAAAGTATACCCATGACTGAAGAACAACGAAAAAATATAAGCGAAAAAACAAAATTAGCAATGAAAAGAATAGAAGTAATAGAAAAAATGCAAAAACCTCATACAGAAGAACACAAAATTAAAAATAGTAAATCACATATTGGTAAAATAGCATCTATTGAAACAAAAGAAAAAATGAGTAAAAAAAGAAAAGGAAAAAATTCAGGGTATAAAGGGAAAAGTTCTTCAATAGAAACTAGACAAAAAATAAGTATAGGAAATAAAAATAAAACAGTATCATTAGAATCAAGATTAAAAATAACAGAAGGATTAAAAAAATATTGGAAACTTAAAAAACAAAACTTATGAAAATACATTTAATTTGTCCCGTAAGAGGTGTAACAGATGATCAACAACAAGAAATAGATACTTATGTTGAATTATTAAAAGGAGAAGGCCATACTGTTCATAATCCCAAATACGCTGTCGATCAAACTGATCCAACTGGCTATTTTATTTGTAGAAAACATATGGAATTTATGCAACAAGCTGATAGAGTTGATATTTTCTGGGATGTAAATAGTAAAGGATCTCACTTCGATTTAGGTATGGCATTTGCGATGTCAAAACCCGTTAAACTTGTTAAATTATATACTCCTGATACTGAAGAAAAATCATACGTAAAAGTAATTAAAGAAATGGAAAATAGAAATTCTTATCCTGTTCAAGAAAATTAAAATTAAATTATAAAAATGGACACATCAAATCAAAAACCCCCATCAGCTCAGATTAAACTTACGCCTGATATGATGAAAGCTTTTAAAACTCTGACCTGTGATTGTGGGGGACAATTATTTAAACCGGGCATAGTATTTAAAAAAGTATCTGCTCTTATTGCTCCATCTGGAAACGAAGAATTATATCCTTTAGAAGTTATAATTTGTCAAAAATGTGGAAAAGTTCCTAATGAATTAAATCCACAAGGAGTATTACCAGAATCAGTATTGGCTGAAAAACAAGAAGAATTTAAACTTCAAGAACCAAATGAAAAAAGAATGCCACCAACTAGTAATTTAAAAATAACTTAAATAATTAAAAACATGAACCAATATTACAAAGCAACAGTAAAAATGTCTTTTGAAGACAAAAAAGGAAACTTGAAATATAGGAAAGATTCTTATATTGTATTTGCAATGTCTCCTACTGATGTTGAAGCAAAAATTGCTAAACATTTAGGAGTTGAAGATTATGAAATTGTAGGAATTAATACTACAAATATTGCAGATATAATTAAGTAATTAACCATGAATAAAATAACATCACTTATTAATAATAACATAAGTGATGTTATCGTTATGATTTTTTGATATTATCCTTACCGTGAAACTCTTAAATTCTCAATAATATATAAAATAAAATAAAACAATTTTATTGTTTAATTTAAAATTATTTATAATGGGAATGGGAAGTTATAATAAATCTAAATTTGTTTTTTCAGAAACATTTAATAATACTACTGGAAAAACTTCAGGAAGTGGATTTGCTGGAATAATACTTGTATTGGTGGGTGCAGCATCATTTATTGCAGCAATGGTAGGATGGTTCATAGAAAAACCAGATGTTATAGAGGTAATGGGTAAAATAATAATACTTTTATCTCTTGCAAGTGCTTTATTAGGATTAAGAAAATTTGTGGGTTCTAAAGATAGTGTTGTAGTAGATCCAGAACCTCAACCAGATGATAATAGCACAGATGTTGTTATAGTAGGTTCAAAAAAACCAAATGAAAAACCAGATGAAAAACCTAAAGGATAATATTTATGCCACATAATTTTGATTTTTCAGAACTTATAAACATAAAAACTATTGAAATTAATCCCGAAGGATGGGTAACTCCGCTGTATGTAGAATATGGAATATTTGATAAAAATCCTTTAACTGATATATTACATTATTATTGGAGAGTTAGAGGAACTTTACATACATTCACAATTCCCGTATCTAGAATAGATTATTTAAGTTCAGGTGACTATAAAAAATTTTTTGAATATGTGTTGGAAAATTTTCGGGAAGATTATATTTCGTGGAAAGACGAAGGATTCATTACTGATTGGTCTAGAGAATATCAAGAACAATACTCAAGATTCATCATTGTATGATATGCAAATAAAACGCATAAAAAATGTAACAATTAAAAATAAAGAAAATGAACAACGATAAACGTTATTTTCAATGGATTGCAGGAGATCAAAAAGGTCAAATACAAATATTTGATAGAGTTGAACAAGATGAAGAAAATGTGTATATAGTTTTTAAGGATAGCTCAAGAATAAATGAATCTTTTGTTGCAGAATTAAACAAAACTGATCTTACTGGAAAATTAATGGCAGAAATAGATCATCCTAATAACTGTTGGCAGTTTAAAGAAGAATGGGTTGGAAGAGAAGAAGAAGTATGGGAAACTAATGCCGATGGAGAAAAAGTTTGTGTTCAACCATTTGTTCCAGGTAAAAAAATTATAAGATTAACTCCTCCTAAAAAATCTGCACCACGAGCTTCTAATTTTGGAAATATATCAAATCCAATATCGCCTCCGCCTATTCCTCCTGAATTTCGTACAATTGAAAACTCTAGCTCAGCAGATACTTCAGATCCAATATACATTTTAATGTCAAAAAGTAAAAAAGTTGATAGCGAAATTTTTATGAATTTGACTATTTCATTACCACCTAAAAATTTATACAATATTGCTAAAGAATCCTTTGATGATGGCGACAAAAAATTTGTGGAATATATAATACAAAATATAACTGTTAAAGAAATAAAAGATGCATTAAAAACAGCTATAACAGATATGTATGAAACTCAATCTAATAGTATAAATGGCAATATACTACAAGTATAAAAATAATTAGTTATGATGGAAAACAAAAAAATAGAACGTAAAACTGTACTTGAGGGTAAATTTGAAGATGTAGTCTCTATAGACGAACACTTCTTTTTAATCTCAAAGAAACATCGTGCTGCAGTATTACCTTATACTATTGATTCTAAAGGTTTACTTGATAAAGTAGGAGTAGTTAAAGATTATAATTATATTTTTGAAGACTATGATTATACTCTTATAAATGGATATATTTCTCAAGATGATGGCACTAATTTAGTTGCAGCAAATAGAGTATTATTTGAAGTTATAGGAATGAATCTTACAAATGCAGATGATTGGATGTATTTAGGCAGTCTTTATAATAATTTAACTTCAGATTCTCCTATAGATTTATATTGTGTAGATTTAACTGCAAAAGGTATAAAAGAAACAGAAGAAATAGAAACTACAAAAAATAAGGCGCAATTTAAAATGATTGATTCTAGTTACGTTATAACATCTGATGATACATTGTTACTTGCAGGTTACTTAAGATTATTTAATTATTTCTATATTAATAGTTTGGAAAATAAAACATATTCAAAATAATATTTATTAAAAATTAAAATTATGAATAGAAGAGAAAGACGTCAAATGTCACACAATTTAGGTATTATTCAATATCAACAAAAACTTCCAAGAGAAAAGAAATTTGATTTAATACGAGAAAATATAATACAAGGCAAACAACGTGAAAAAGAAGTTGCTGAAGAAATTAGAAAACAAACTAATGCATTTTTAGAAGAAAAAGAATCTAGTATTATTCATTCATTAGCAGAAGATATTGCAAAAAGAAAAAAAATTCCAATAATGGATGCATTAGAAGAAGCAAGAAAAGAATATCTTCAAAGTTAAACTTAAATTAAAAAAGATTGAAATTTTACGTAACTATAGAAGGAACTACAAAACTTAAACGATCATTCCTTAATTTAAAATTGTTTTCAGTAATTTATATTCCTGAAGTATTAGAACAATTTGGATATACATATTCTATGATTGATAATTATGGGTCGTTTATTATAAGTAATCATATAACTAATTTGATACGAATGCATGCTAAATCTAAACGAATAAGAGGCATAATATATTCAAATCCGGAAATAAACGAAAATATTATAAATAATTTATTTGAAACTATTGCAGAAATAGATACTATAAATGAAGTTGTTTTATTAGATGATTATAATATTCCTAAATTAGAATATTTGTATCCAGTTTTTGATGAAATTGTATTTTTCCCATCAATTAAAAAAATTAGACTCATTGAGTGTAGATCTATAATAAATACTATAGAAAAAATAAATAAAGAAATTAAAACATAATAATTTGTTTTTAATTTTATATCTTAAACCTGATCAATGCGATCAGGTTTTTTGTTTGAATATATAAATTAAAAAGAATTAATATGGCAAAGGAAACTGCAGCAGAAATATTCGAAAGATGGAGAGCAAAAGCCGAAGCATGGATGGGATGGTTAGATTTAGCACAAAATAATGCATGCATAAGAGATGCGGTGGCAGCTACTTATGTAGCAGATAAAACTGCATTAGATAAAGCAGGAGATCTTAATATTCACGGGCAATATGTATATAAAAATTTTCAGAAAACAGAAAATGCTCATATGTATGATGCTGCTAATTATGTATGGGTAGAAGGCTTACATACTCAAATATTAATGAGATGCGCAGGAATTGAAGCGGCTAAACCAGGATTAGATAATATCGAAACTTCTCATGATACAGATATAAATTATACAAATAACGTAGGTCCTAGTCCTTTTGATAGAAGATTAGATAGAATAGAAGAACAAATGGCTAATGATGGATTACATGCTAAATTATATACTCCATTTTCTTCAGAATTTAAAGAAGTTACAAGTTCAGGATATCTTATGAGCAATGAAACTATTCGTACTCTTCCTGATGAAGCTACAAAAAATAAATTATTAACAGTAAGAGACACATTATATAATAAGCTTAAAGCAGATGATTTTTATTACGGTGTTCCAGCTTTACAAAACACTTATGCGCTTATAAGATTATATGGATCTAACGCTGGATCAAAATTAATAAATCAAAAAAATGAAAGAAGATGGTATGAAGTTGATACTTCTCCTCAACAAGCATATAATTATGCAAGTACACCAACTACATCAGCATTAATAGATTGGGGAAATGGAGATCCTTATGGGAGAACTCCTTATCATTTTACAGATTTTGTTTTTGCAAAATATTGGAATAAAATTGCAAATAATAGATTAATTACTCTTAGAAGATATCCTGCGCCGATATTAGATAATTTAAAATTTCCAGGAATGAAAGGCGGCGCAAATTATGGATCTACTAGTTCAGATATAAATGAAGACAGAGGAACTTCATCAGATGAAACTACAGAATTTGCACCAATGGCTTCTGCAATAACTTATTTAGGAGGCGATACAGGAAACAGTTTAAATAATTTATTAAAATTTACAACGGGAGTTTTATGGGAACCTGTTCAAGCAGCTATATGGGAAGTTACTGCTGATTCTGTACCTAGTAGTACAGATGGATTGGGTAAAATTTTTCCAGCAATGGCTAATATGGCTAAATTATTAGATGTAGCTACTGGAAATTTTGATCCAACAGTAGCACAAAATGATGGACAATTACCGCCAGATCCATATAAAGATGGCCCATTTGAAAATAGAATACAAGGTCCTATAAATAGAATTGATGCAGTAACAAAACGTAAACCTGGTATGAAATTTGAAATGGATACTTTAAATCTTACGTTTGAATACGTTGCAAGACCTGTAGGTGGAATTAATCCTAAAGCTGTTTTGCTTGATATTTTATCCAATTTCTTAGTAATAGGATCTGCAAGTGCTGTATTCTTTGGGGGAGCTCATAGATTTATGGCAGCTCCCGCAGCTCACCCATTAATAGGATCATCAAATATGCTTTATAAAGGTGATGTTTTAGGATACTCAAAAAGTGTTATTCAAAAATTTACAGGAGATGGAGGTAGTGGTACAGCTAATGCAGCATTTGATAGTATTTGGAAAACTGCTAAAATGGTTTTTAGTCAATTGTTTAGTGGAGAAAAAGGAAGTGGATTCGGCGCATTTACTTCATTATTTACCGGTGCTGGAGAAAATTTAATAAAAAATGCATTTGCACATAGAACTGCTGGTCAAGTTCCTTATTTAAGTGGTCTTAAAGCAATTTTAACAGGAGAGCCTGTAGGAGAATGGCACATTACTATTGGTAATCCTTTAAATCCTATAGCAATGATAGGAAATTTAGTTTGTGACGGTGTTACAGTTGAATTCAATGATGAACTTGGGCCAGATGATTTTCCAACAGAAATTAAAATAATAGTTAGTCTAAAACATGCTATGGCTAGAGATAAAGATGCTATTGAATCTATGTTTAATCGTGGTATGGGTAGAATATATAATCTTCCTGATTCATTAGGTTCTTCTGATTATGAAACAGTAGTTGATGCAGCTACAGGAAAGGATAAAGGAGAATTACGATACATAGGAAGTATGCCAAAAGGAAGAATGGGTGTTTTATATCAACAAGGAATGGATAGCCGTAATATTCCTAAAAGTCAATTAGAAGCACGCCCAAATGTATTAGCAGGAAGTGTAAGTGTATGGAATAGAGAAGCTTTTAGAATAGGTATATCAGAAAATTCTAATGCTACTCTTAGTCAAAATGAATTATTTAAAAGTTCTTATCGAACTTCTAAATGGATTGCTAAGAAAGCTCATTCATAAAATAATAAAATATAATTATGTTTTTAAATAGTCTTGACACAAAACCGAAATTTACTAGACCCGATGGAATAGAAATTAAAGATTTAACTGCATCTATGTTTGATCTTAAATCTCAAAATTATGTAGCGTATAATATTTATAAAGTTCCAAAACAATTTGCAATGAGACCAGATTTAATTTCAGCAGCAGTTTATAATAATACTTTATATGCAGAAGTTATTTTAAAATATAACGGAATTTCAAACCCTTTTTCTATAGCAGAAAATGATTTAATTTTAATTCCTAATTTAGATTCTGTAAAGACTATGATATCTTCTCAACAAGGTACCGGAGTTGATGGAGCTAAACTTATAAGAGATAGTTATAAATATATAGATCCTACAAAAATACCAAAACAAAATAATGATTTTCAAGATAGACAAATTGTAAGTGGTGCTCCTGAGGGCGCATTGCCACCAAATATTGCAGAAGAAGGAGAAACTCAAATAACATATAGAAACGGTAGAGTACATTTTGGAGCAGGCACAGATACATGTTTACAAAATGGAATGACAACTAGTGAATTTTTAATTAATGCAATAAAAAGTAAAAATACGTAATGGCTGAAATAATACAGAGTATACCATCTGTTCCTACAAGTGCTGTTAATTCAGTAACTAAATCAAACGCGTCAAAGGATATTCCTGTACAACGAGTAATAATACCGCCTGTTAATAATACATCTACTACAACTACGCAACTTCAAGAACAACAAACAACAGTGTTAAATAGAATTATAACAGTATTTCCTAAAACAATTGAATTAGATGAATTATCATTGCCCGGAGAAAAAAATATAAAAACACAAAAAGTAGAGGATGTTATATCTATGGAATTTCCTCTTATAAAAATTAATGATTATATTTTCAATAGAGAAGAGATATTAAATTTTTCAATTGATTGTACAGAATTTTTACCCAAAATTTCATTAGATTGTGCATTTATAAGTCAATTATTTTTAGCAAAAGAAATGCCAAAAGATGGAGATATAATTTCAGTTGCTATACGTAATAAAACAGATACATTAAAAATTATTCGCAATGATTATGTTATTACTGGAGTACATGTATTACCAACTTCAACTGAAAGAAAAGAACTAATTAGAATGTCTTTTTATGGAGAATTATTTATTCCAGGACTTAAAAGTCAAAAAAATGACTATCATTTTGAAGGAACTACACTTGAAGCAGCTAAAGATTTTGCAAAAAGATATAAATTAGGATTTTCATCTAATGAAGATGATACTAATGATAAACAAATTTGGCTCAAAGCTAATATAGCAGGAGATATTTTTATTAATAATTTAATTGAAAGAGCATGGAGAGATAATAAATCTTTTTACGCATGTTGGATAGACGTGTATTATAATCTAAATTTTATTAATCTTAATAAACAATTAATGTCAGCAGAATCAGAAGTAGATGTTGCGGCGTTAATTTCAAATTTTGATAAAAACTGGAATTATGGTGCTAATACAGAAGAAGAAAAAACTAGGCCAATGGTAAAAGTTTTTTCAAATTATTTAAGTTTTAGAACTACGCCCTTTTATATTATAACTTGGAGACCAATAAATAAATCATCAAATATAACATTTCAAATTGGAACAAAAATGACATGTGAGATGTTTGAACATAATAAAGATGTATATGAAAATCCAAAAACGGAAAAAAATAAAAATTATTGGGCAATAACAGTAGAACCTACATATGATGAAGATAAATCAAATAAAATGATTTTATTAAGAGGCCGCGCTAAATTTGATGCTTCTACTAATACTAAAGATTTAAAACGTGCTAATTATAGTTATACAGATATTTATGAAAAATATCCTTGGTTAGGAGTACAATATACTATTAGTAATCCTGATAATGATAATTTACAATGGACAGGAAATCATCATAAGAGTTATCAGCTTGCTAAAGTTCAAAATTTAATTAATAACAAAGAACTTGATAAATTAAATGTACATGTAGAAGTTAATGGAAATAATTTTAATATAATACGAGGAGATAAATTACCTATGGCTATAATTAAAGTAGATTCTATTGAAAATATGAAAATAAATCCTGACGCAGAGTTTAATGATATGTTAGATAGATTTTATAGTGGATGGTACATTGTTAAAGGTTTTGTTTTATCATGGAGTAGTACTAGCAAAAGTGATGAAATTAGTTTTAGTAATTTTACACAAGAATTTATTTTAACAAGAAGAGAATGGCCACCACCTTTACCCGTGCAAGCAGTTAATAAAACAAAAATTTAGAAGAAGATATGAAAACTATGTATAATCAATTTAGAGGCGCATCTCCAAAGATAGCTGAAAAATATACTTTATCAAAACGTTTTGATGAACCAACATACTATTCTTTTAAATTAATATTCGGATCTCAATCAGATGTAAATTATAATAGTGCATCTAACAGTGCATTATATGATGTAATGCCACATCCTTTATTTTTTATTGCAGATACACTTAAAACTATTGGTGGATTTACTGGAAATTCTGTTTATAGCTCTTTTACTCCTGAAAATTCTTATTCTGCTGTTTCGTATTTAGAAAATGCTAATGAACCAACACGTGCTGAAATGTTAAGAGAATTTATATTAAAATTTGAAAATTTACAATATGATTTTCCTTATTATTTTCAATCAATTGATGGTGTTAACGAATTGTTAAAAGTTGATCCTACTAAAGGCCAAAGAATTCTTAATGATAAAAGAATAAATATCACATGTCTTGAAGGATTAGATGGAAGAATGAGTTATTTAATGAATCTTTATAAAAAAATTGCTTGGGATGATGTTTATCAAAGATGGGTTCTTCCTGATATGATGAGATATTTTACATTAAAAATTTATCTTAGTGAATTTAGAACTTTTCATTTAGCTAAATTATCAGAAAGTGCAACAGCTTCTGGATACGGAGATAATTTAAAAAGTGCTGCATCAGATTCACCTTTATTTTTAACTATACTTGATGATATATTACCTACATGGGAAATTACGTGTGAAATGTGCGAGTTTGATATTACAGATGTAACATATGAACATTTAAATGGTTTAACAATTGCAGGCGATCCAACACCCGGTGCTATAAAATTTGGAGTTAAAATTGGTAACATTAAAGAATTACAAACATATCCTGTATTTAAACATATGTTTTTAAGTGATAGAAAATTAAATGGTGTTAATAGATCAAAGGATGAAATTTCAACACTAAGTGAAAATCCTATAAATGCGTATCAATATCCCGTAGCTCTACAATTAGCACAAGATAGAGATCCTGGAAGTCCTTTAACTCAACATAAATCTGGGAGACCATATAATGAAAGAATAAATCAAAATACTACAGGCGATACAAGATATACTCAAAGTAATGCATATAATGATAGAATTCCAGAAAATCAAGATGCTGTAAGACCAGAAACATGGGTGGGTAACGCAATTGATATAGGAAAAGCATTAGGAACAAATTTTGTAAAGAAAATTATTGATAAAGCAAAAATAACAACGATTCCAAATTTAGGAGTTTCTTTAACAGAAATTACAACAGCTCTTCAATCAAAAAACATAGTTTCTGCATTAGGTTTAATTAGAAAAGGAATAAATGAAGTAGCGAATGAATATAATAATGCGCCGTCTTCTCGTCTTGAACAGCCCATTCAAACAGATATGATAATGAGACAATTTATAACTGAACTTTCTAAAATTTCTAAATCAGATGCAACAGATGAAAATACAATAGCATTAATAGAAGCTGCAAATATTGTATTAAATGAAAAAGGAGTTTGGGAAAAAATAAAAGATTATTCTATGGCTACAAATTTAACTGGACAAGGTGAAATCAATATACTTAAAAGTGTTGAAGGCGCTGCTCAATATAGAGCTGCAGTAATCGAGCAATCTTTATTATCATCTACTAATAGACCATTAGATAATAATGCGGGTATACCTCATGTAGCTCCTAATGCAGTATCAGGAAATTTAAATGAAGAACCAACAATGTTAAGAGGAACTGCATCAAGTAATCTAAATGATCAATCATTAGTATCTGATATTAATCGTGGAACATCATCAGAACGTTTAGATTCAAATACAGAAGGTTCTGCTTTAAATGAAGGAAAAGCGTCTGAACGTTTATCTTCAACTACAGAAGGATCAGGTGTTACTAGAGGAAAAGCATCTGATCATTTATCAGAAAATGTAGATGGCGGAATGAAATTACAAAAATCATCAACAGGTTTGTCTAATGAAATTGCAGATGGCGCAGCAATTAAAATGGAAACACCAAATGTTAGAACAAAAACAATACCTACAACTAGAATAATAGAAGCAACACCATCAACTATATTAAATAATAAAATAGAAGGCGATCTTTTAAAACAACCTAAAGTAAGTCAAGCAACTAATAGTAAATTAGAACAATGAAATTCTACGCATATAGAAAATGGTTAAATGAAAAGTTTTCTGATCAATCTGATCCAATAAAAGATTTGGGTATAGGCCGTCCTTATTTACAAAATTTATGGAAAGAGGAAATAAAAAGAATGGGGCCTATAAGTACAACAACGTTCTATAATAAAAATTTTCGAGATAAAAAGAAAACAGATGCTGAAAAAACTATATGTGTTATGCTTCTTTATTTTACTTTAAAAGAACTGACAATTAACGCAAATGATAATATAGCATTTAAAAATGCATTCGAACATACTGAAAACGCATATAGTCATGAATGGGAAAATATTAAAGTAATAGATATGGTTGAACAAGTTATTAAATTATTAAATAGTAAATATCATACAAACATTTCGCCAAATACGTCAGTAAATGAAAAATTTAAAGAAGAATCAGATCCAGTTCATGATATGGGTATTGGAATTGAAAGAATAATGGATGATTATTTTAGAGATAAATTATATCCTTTATATTTTAATGATATTCGCTCAAGATTAAGACAAAGTATTGTAGATAATAAAATAGAATTCGTTAAATATCTTATACCAAAAGTTCCTAATTTAAATTATAATTATGGTGATTATTTAGAAACAGCAGTAAATTATAATAACTTTGAAATAGTTAAAATGTTAGTTGAAGCAGGAGCAAATGTAAATGCAAATCCTTGTATACTTAGAAATACAACGGTATATGACAATATACCTATGTTAGAATATTTAATTAACAATGGCGCAAATACTGGCATTGGATATAATAGAGATTTATTTTTAGTAGCAGTTAATGCTGGACATAAAAATGTTATACAATATCTGTTAGATAATATAGATATAGATAAAGAAATTTTAGATGCTGCATTAACTAGTGCTTGTGACAGAGGAGATTTGAAAATGATAGAATTTTTAGTAGAAAAAGGCGCAAAAGTAAATAGTCTTTTAAAAATGTTATTGAAAAAATGGTCTCAACAACGTAGAAGAATAAGAGTTTATGACTTATTAAAAAAATATGAATTATTTTAACGATGACAAAATTTTCAGCATATAGAAAATGGATAAATGAAAAATTTTCAGAAGAATCCGATCCTATACAAGATATGGGAATTGGAATGGAACACGCTATTAATACTTGGTTTGAAAAAAGCGGCCGTAGTTATCCAAATGCAAGTTCTTCTGCTCATTCTAAATTATTAGCATGCATATCATCTAATAAACCTGAATTTGTTTCTTATTTATATAGACAAGCAAAAAAATCTATTACACGTAGTAATTATCAAGATAGTGATTATTTAAGATACACAATTGTATATAATAATTTAGAAATACTTAAAATATTAGTTGAAGAAGGCGTTGATTTAAATATGTCTAATGGAAAATTTCTTGTGCAAGCTTGTACTAAAGGTAATTCCTTAATGGTTAAATTTATGATAGATCATGGAGCAGACGTAAACTTAGAAAATTCAAGAGCATTTTATATGACAGCTAAAACTGATCATGTTCATATACTTCAATTATTAATAGACAATGGAATACAATTAACTCCTGAAGTATTAAGTAATTCTTTAGCAACAGCTTGTTATAATGGAAAAATTAAAACTGCTGAATTTATTATAAAACTTGGAGCAACAGTGAATTCTAATTTATCTCGTAATCTTCTTTATTGGAAAGTAAAAAATAGAAGAATACGAATAATAAAATTATTACAAAAATATAAACTAATACATTAATATGCCATATACATCTGATATAGATTTTATTCAACATGATTATCACGATAATGACTGGATTGGAATTGTAGTTAACACTAAAGATACTACATTTTCAGGAAGATGTCAAGTTAAAGTATTGGGTTTATTTGATGGAATAGAAGATAAATATTTACCATGGGCTGTTCCTATAAATTCTACAATATTTGCCGGTGATGGCGCTGGATCTCTTTCTGTTCCTAAAGTTGGCCAATTTGTAAGAATTCAATTTAATAATGGTGATATGTATGCGCCAGAATATACAACTATTCAAAATATTGACACTGAACTTATTAAAAAAATTAAAGATGATTATCAAGGAACTCATGTTCTTCTATATGATCCTGAACAAGAACTTACTGTTATATTTCAAGTTAAAAGTGGATTTCAAATTTATTTTAAAGAATCATATATTCAAATAACACCAGATACGTTAATAACTTTATCAACTCCTAATAATGATTCAATTATTCAAATGGATGGTGATGTTATTAATGTAACTACGAAAAATGAAGTTCATATAGCTGCAGCAGCATTAGCAGAAGTTACTGCTGATGAAGTTATAGTTAATGGAAGTCAAAAAACTAAAATTGGTCCAGGCCCATATCAAACAGCAGTTGGAGGAGAACCTTTAATTGCGTTATTATCAACAATGGCTGCAAGTTTAGATCAAAAATTTCCGGCAACACCTGGAGTAAACGTAGGGCTTGTTGAAGCAACTAAACAAACTATTTTATCAACTAATGTTCTTATAAGTGTATAAAATAAAAAATATAATGAAATTTAAAAGTTATAAAAATTGGTTAAATGAATCACGACTTATTAAAGTAGATAATTATGATTTACCTATTGTTATAGTTAAAAAGGAAGATTGGCCAGAAGGAAAAAATGATCCTACTGAATTTGATTCTGATGATAATGTAGTAAGAATTAGAAGTGACTATGATTATAAAAAAGACCCTCTTAATTGGATGAAACATGAATTAATTCATTATCTTTTATATAAAAAAGGTTCTAAAGATGATGGTAAAGAATATCCTACTAATAATACAGAAAGAGTTGCATATACATATCAATTTAAAAAATTTAAACGGCAAGGTATTAAAAAGTTTGAAGATTTGCCAGATTTAGGAAAAAAGCAGCATGAAAAAATATTAAAAAAATACTGGGAAGATGCATAAATTTATAACTTTTAAAAATTGGCTATCAGAAGAAAAAACGCAATCTAAAAAATTAGATTATGGTTGTGTTATGTTATATGCAGATGTTCCAAACTGGAATGAGCACTTATCTATTATTGAAAAAGATGATATTTATGATGATGAATTTAAAGATTTTGGTTTAGAACATAAACCTCATTGCACTTTATTATTTGGACTTCATCTAAATGAAGTCGATCCAAATGATGTTAAAGAATTTATGAAAACTTTTGAACCTGTTGAATCTACTATTAAAGAAATTTCCATATTTAAATGTGATGATTATGATGTTGTAAAATATGATGTTCCTATATCTGAAGAACTTCAAATGTATCATGATTTGCTTGAAAGAAGATTTCCAAATACTCAATCTTTTCCAGACTATCATCCTCATATGACTCTTGCTTATGTTCTTCCAAAAACAGGAAAAAAATACACAAAAAAAATTAAGCCCTTTAAAGTTAAATTTGATACTGTAGTTTATACATATAATAAAGGAAAACAAAGACAAGAGATAAAAGTTAAATTGTAATGGGATTATTAAATAAAGCAAAATTATTAGTCAAGAAAAAAACAGAAATGGCTAAAGCTGATGCCAAATTTAAAATTAATTTGGAATTAGAAAAATTATTTGCGAGTATTCCTAAGAAAATAGATTTATTAAAAATAGCTGCCATGGCAGCTTTAGCATTAATACTTAGTAAGATTTTAAAAGGTGGATATAGTAAAGAAGATACTGCAAAATTTTTAAGAACTGATATAAGAGCAAAAACAATATTAAAGTTTACAGCTAAAGAAATCGACAATTCAAATTTATCACAAATATTATTAGCATGTCATAATGAAGCATCAATAGATAATATTCCTATTCTAAATGATAATTTAACTGCGCCAGAAATCTTAAATACGATAAGCAGTTTAAATAATATAGAAAAAGAAATTAATAAAAATAAAGTGCAACAATTAAAATTACAAATTAATTCAGCATTAGTTATTGCTGCTGGAGCATATTTAACATACAATTTTATTAAAGACATAAATATTAAAGAAGGAATAAATGCTGAGAAAGAAGCATTGAAACTACAAACAAATCAATTTCAAGAAAAACTACAAACATATAAATATTTACTTCAACATAATGTTGATATGACTAAAGATTTATTAACTAAAACTGTTCATCCCTCAAAATATAGAACCAAATATATTCAAAAATTAATTCGTAATACATATGCATTAATAAAAAGTGAATACGAAGAAATAAAAGATTCAACAGATAAAAGATTATCTTCAACTAAAAAACAATTTGAAGATTTAATGAATTCTTTTAAAAATATTGATGATATTTTAATAGCAATTACAGTAATAACTTCATTATATTTAATTAATAGAAAAAAATTACATAAACACTCTTCTCAAACTTTAAAAGTGATAGCTACAGATGCTATATGTCAGAGTGATTTTGAGCCATTTAATGTTTCTATTAATAAGATTCCTTTTACATCGACTTTTAATTGTCCAGTCGTCATCGATGATGTCATCGTGCCACACAGACCATTGGAAGAAAGATTAAAAAATACATCATGTGAAATTATTCAAAACGAAGAAACTACAGTTGAAGCTACAGTTAATGAGGATTTAGTTACTATGGCTATTATACAAAATAATAGAAAAACTGATGCATTAATTTCATTTCTTCCTAAAGATTCTTTTGTAGATCAAAAGACTAAAATTGCTAATTTAGGAACACAATCTATTTTTTCTCCTATTCCAGGATACATAGATGAAATAACTACCAATAAAATAGTTCTTAGAGATATATCGGAGCCTCCTGAAGATTACTTAACATCATTAATTAATTCTTTGAATGAAAAATATGCAACTTTAAACAGTGCAAAAGTATTTTTAAAATATTATTATATTAAAACACTATATCCTATAATGTTGTCAATTTCTATTGTAGATGATGCATCTACTCATGATCAATATACAGGAATTAACAAACAATATGCAGGATTATTATTAACATATAATTTAATTAATGAAGAACACGATAATAAAATTAAACAAATAGCTGGACAAGATAATGTTGAAAAACATGCAAAAAATGAAACATTAAATGAAATAAAAAAACAAATAGAAACAGAAGACGAAAAATTTTATAAACATTTAAATCTCTTAAGAGATATGGCACAAAATGCTGCTAAGTTAACAAAAGCTAAATCAAATGAATATGATTTATTTGAATATTATTCATTAAATTTAGGTCCAGTATTTAATGGTATAGAAAATCCAACTAAATTAGAAATAGAAATACGAGATAAAATAAATGAATTTATAAGAAAAAGATATGTTCTTGATGGATACAATAAAGATAAACTTGCACAAAAAATAAATGAAGGAATAAAAGAAATTGAAAAAGGATTATCATTGGGTGATTGGTTTAAAAAAGCGATGGCTGTTTATTCACAAAATAAAAAATTATCTGATCTTAAATCTTGGTTAATGGGATTGGCAAATGATAATAGAAAATTGGAAGGAAATGATAAATTAATTGCTGTTAATAGAGTTATGTTTTTATTCGAATTATATTTAAATGCTGATACGATAGTTAAAAAATATAATTTAATTAAAAAAGAAACTACACAACGAACAGAAACTGTTAAAGAAGGAAATTATCTTTTTACGTTTGTTGAAGCTCTATGGAAAGAATATTTAAAATTGCCTGTAGAAATAGAAGAATTGCAAAAACTTATTGATAGTATTTCCATGTTTACTACATATTCTATTACAGAATATAACGGAAAACAAGCAAGATTATATTCAATTGCAGAACCAAGAACCTGTGAATCAGAAGAAATTGATCCTTATATGAATCCTAAATCAAAATATGGATATGGTGATATTCAATATTGGTTAAAATATTGTTCATATGCTACATTAGCAAGTGTAACAAATCCTGCAATGGGTTGGTCAACAGGCTGGATATTTCCAACCCCCATTCCTTTTCCAGTTGTGTATGTTCCAATAAAACCCATAAGTACGTCTTATGGAGTTATATTATTGGGATTAACTATATGCGGAATTTATTTATTTCCTTGGAGTTTATTTGTAAATCTTAATACAAATTTTGTAACGCCGTTTGGAGATCCTACGATTGCATTAAAAAATGAAATACAAGCACTCAAAAAAGAAATATCGGATCAGATAGCAAATTTGAAAAAAATTAGCATAAAACCCCTTATGGATAAAGCTAAAGAAAATGTAGATAAATCTAAAGAAACTGTTAAAAGATTAAAAAGTGAACTTAAAAATCTTAAAGCTAATAAACCTACAAAATATACAACAACGTCTTTAGAATATGCGAAAGCGTATGGAAATTGGGTTGAAGGCGTTGCAATATATTATGAAGCAATAGCAACCGAAAGTGGAAAATTATGGAAATATCAAACTGAATATGCTATTTTACGAGATGCATATTCAGGAGGCAAATCAGTAAAAGGTATTACAAGTTCTTTAGATTCAACAGAAAAATCTATTAACAATCAAATGAATACTTTAAATTCTATGGCTGATAATGTTAATAAAAGTATTGCTGCATTACCTATAGCGATAAGCCCAGACACAGCAAATTTTGGATTAACTGCAAAAAATCCTAAACCAGTAATAAATATTGCAGGTGATTTGGATGATAATATAAATTATAATGTATTAAATAATATAACAGATAAATTTAAACTAAAAAACGCAGATCTTTTATCTTCTAACTATGAAACTAAATTGAAAGGCACTGTTCTTGATTATAAAGCATATAAAAATACTCTAATAGCATCGATGTCATTGATTACTACAAACGATCCTTTTCCAAGTTATCAATTACTTAGGCCTACTAATATTGCTTGGTTAAAATTTTTATATAAAGATTTTGTGCCAACTGGTGCGAAAACATATGGTTTTCCAGGTCAGTGGCCTTTACCATCTTTATAATTGTTTGTTTTCTTTTCGTTTTATCCATGCTAATTTTTGTTTCTCTTTAACCTCTGGTCTTTGCATTGCTAATTTTGTAGTTTCACTAGTTTTTATTTTAGCTTTAGAAGACTTATAATATTCTTTAACAGAATCTGATATAATTTTTCGCTCTTGTTTTGATTTTATTTTTCCTAAATTTTTTCCTTTATTATTTTTACTATTTTTTTGTTTTATTTCTTTTGCACGTTCTTTTCCATATAATTCTTCAAGGGTTTTTCCTAAATATAAATTCCTTAAGTGGTTCTTTTTTTCTTCAGATAAATGGGTTCCTTTAAAATGACTGCATTTTTTATACATCGGATTTTTTTCTCCTAAATTAGCTTCTCTTTGTTTTTGTTTAGTTTTCGCTGAAACAATTTTATTTTTTTGTGCTAATCCTATTTTTTTCTTAGATTCTTCTGTATGTTTTTTTCCTAAAAATGTTTTATGTTCTTTGCTTTTTTTACTTATTTTTTTTCTTGTTTCTTCTGATACAGGAGTATTACTAATTAGTTCTCTTGCATATGCATAGTCTCTTGATGAAATTTTGTATTTTTCTTTTTTATTAAAGGCCATTCGATAAAATGCACACGCAATTTTTCTGTTTCCTTTATAAATATAAGTTAATAATTTATGACATATATAGTGTTCTTTAGCAGTTAATAAAACTAAATTATATTCATCATTTGTTCCGTCTAAGCATCGAGGAATTATATGATGATTTTCATAATATATATAATTTAAATTATTTTTTATAAGTTTTTTTCTATTTTCTAGTTTTGCTTTAGTTATTATAGCTTCATAAATTTTTTGATGATTCATTTTATTTTATATATTCATACTGATTACCTAGTTAACTACCATATAATGCGCAAAAAGCAAAGGGAGCTATTTTGCTCCCTTTTATATGATCTGACGTTTGATTGTTTTTTTACTTAATTTTAATTGTGTTTTTGATTATTTGTTTTTCTTCTGATCGTGGAATTGAAATTTTTAAAATTCCTTTATCCATAGAAGCTTCAATTTGTTTAGGATCAAATTTATCAGAAATTTTCCATCCATGATTAAAAGATCTTTTCGCAATTGATCTCTGAATGTAATGTTTTCCTTCATTATTTTCTTCTTCTTGTTTTTCATAAGATACACGAAGAATTCCATCTTGTTCTTCAATTTGAATATCTTTTTTATCTATTCCTGCACACGCAATTTCAATGTTTAAAGATTTATCATCTTCATGAATATCTACTGGATATTTGATTGTAGAATTTAATGCAGGCATAAAGAAAGAATCTCTATTAAAAAAATCACGAAATAGTACGTCCCAAGGTTCCATTTCGTTGTGGTCTAAAAATTTTACTAAGTTTGTCATAGTTTTAACCTCCTAAGATAGTTATTTTAGTTTAATTTAAATTTGTCGTCAGATCAAATTCATAATTATATATTCATTAATAGAAACATAGTTTTTAATTTTGGTGTTAAAATTTTGTTAAATTTTCTTTATCATTAGGGTTTATAAAAATCTAAATATATAAACTATATGAAAATAGTACGAGAACATATTAACGAGAAATTCAGAGAAGAATCAGATCCTGTTCATGATTTAGGCATTGGCATTGTAAAAAATATAGAAAAATCTCCTGAAGATATAATAAAATATGATACCACTTTCAAATTTGAATATCTATCTACTATGAATAATAATTGGCATATAAGTGATAAAAAAATATAAGAGGTTTAATTATAGATTTAGCCAACGAACAATTAAGAGTTCTTACATATTCTAATTTATTTAAAACTCTTGATGGAAAACCTTTAAATAAAATTGAGTATTCTAAAAATCTTTTAAAACATGCTGGCATTTTGTATTTTATGGAAGACGAGGTAGATATTAAATCAAATTCGTCTAGTGCACCTCCTACTGAATTTAATTGTTCAGAAGTAATTTTTAAAATAAAACCCAGTGTAATTGAATATTTTACTATCATAATGGGAGAACATTCGGCATGAAATTAGTTAGAGAACATATATATGAAGCATTCAAAGAAGAATCGGATCCCATAAGAGATATGAATATTGGATTATATGCGCATCGAGATTTTGTAAATGTAGACAAATTTTTAGATTATTTAATAACTATTATTCCGCAACTTTTAAAAACATCAAAAATTCCTGATGATATTTTAAGATATGGTGGAGCTATAAATCATACATATTTTTTAATTATACAAAAATTTTTAACAGAATATATTTCGTTTGAAGGAATTTCTACAGGAGAGCAGGCATGTAGAGTATATTATTGGCCAGAGCTATTAATGGAGAGATTTAAAAAGATGGGATTTGAAAGATGAAAATAGTAAGAGAACATATAAATGAGAAATTTATAGAAGAATCAGATCCTATTCGTGATTTAGGAATTGGTATTTATGTAGAAAGATCGTTTGATACGTTAGAAGGCGCTGCAGATTTTTTATTAAAAGTAATTCCTATTATTTATAAAACTAATAAAATTCCAGATAATATTCTAAAAATATATACAAAGTCTTTTAAAGAATTTACAGCACAAGACCATTTAGATAACGATAAATATGAAGATTTATGTAAATATGTTAGTAAATATATTAAAATACCTTCTATGAAAGGATTTGACCAAACTACATCATTTGTAATAACAAAACTTTTCAATAAATTAGAAAAAATGGGGTATAAGACATGGAATCGCAATCTAAATGAAAAATTCTCAGAAGAATCTGACCCAGTATATGATTTAGGAATAGGAATACGAAAAGCTATTGAAGATTCACTGCAGAAGTTTACAGATTTAATGACAGACCACCATTTTATAAATTTATATAAATATGAGATAGATGGAAGTAATCTTCAAATTGCTGTGGAATATCCTCCATATAATGTTGCGTTTAAAAATAATGTAGATTATTGGTTAAAAGAATCTGGAATGATGGAGTATTTATCAGAACAACGTTATAAAATATCTTCTGGCCTCTTTTCATCTCGTTGGGCGTTCGCACCAAAAACTGAATATTTAAATGTTTTTAATTCAATAAAAAGTATAGAACATTCTAAAGAATTTATAAAAAGTTATCCAAATGGATATCGTAGATTTAAATATACTATAAAAATAAATTGGAATTAGTGATAGTAAGAGAACATATAAATGAATTATTCAAAGAAGAATCAGATCCTATACATGATCTGGGAATAGGAGGTATTAATTTTGAAGAAGAACGTTCTAAATATTATGTAAGCGGTAATAATTTTTGGTTATCTTCGTGGTTGGATTTTTTAAATTCTTTAAAAGGTAAAAAAATAACAGGTGTATTTATTGGAGGTAAAAAACGTTCTTGTATTATAGATAGTTTTGAAAGTTATAATGGCGGTGAAAGGGTAAATTTTTATGATAATAGTTATGTTGTTTATCGTGTAGATATGAATGAAAGATATTTAATACAATGAAAATAGTAAGAGAACACATAAATGAGAAATTTAGAGAAGATTCTGATCCTATAAGAGATATGGGTATAGGATCTCGCAAGTTAATTAAAGAATGGCTAGAAAAATATGAGAAAAATGTATATGAGCCTACTATAAATGATGATTTTACTATTAATGCAAGAGGTATAAATTTTCATGCCATACCTTTACCAAATGGAGAATTTCCTGAATTTATTAAATTTAATGAGATTCACGGCACAATATCAATGTATGAAAGCGGATTAAAAAATTTTAAAGGATTTCCAAAAAAAGTAGATTTTAATTTGTATATTGGAAAAAATCAACTTACGTCATTAGAAGGTATACCAAAAGAAATAGGATTATCTATAATGCTTTTTGAAAATAAGCTATTATCTTTAAAAAATTGTCCAAGAATAATAAAAGATAATTTTAATATATCTCATAATAAAGAATTGACGTCTTTAGAATATATGCCTCAAGAAATATGGGGGGATTTTATATGCTTTGACACTGGTATGTCAGATAAATATATTCGTGAATATATTAATGATAATAAAATTTTAATTCAGGGCTCAAAGATAATTGATAACAGATCTGCAACTCTTCATAAATATATTTAATTACCATTCTGAAAGCGGAGTTCTCTTCCATCTATTTCCTACCCATATATATAAATAGTTGCTGTCAGTCATCATGTGCATCCCCGATAACGTGGATGAATCTTTAGGCGGCGAATAATATGATATATTTTGATCAATAAATTTCTCAGCGAAGACACTCGGTGCACTAAAATGTACAGGATTTACTTTAACCTTTAACGTATTTTCATCTATTATTAAAGTAGTATTATCAATATCTTGAGATATATCATAATTTCCAGAAGTTCCTTTTAACAATTCTTCTAAAGATAATTGATATGAAGATCTCCATCTAAAAGAATTTACCTCGACAAATACACTAGATTTGTCGAGGGATTCTGAATTAATTTGTATTAATTTGTTTGTTTTCATTATGCAATGCTCGTATCATATACAACTTCCCATGCAGTATCTGCGCTAACATCAGTTCTTAAGAACATTTTTCTTTGTAAATTCCAGTGTTTCATTCTATAATCATGAGTAGATGCATTACCAGTAAAATTAACTCTATCCCAGTTTCTAAATAATGTCCATTTATTTGTGAAATTTGACCATCCTATAGGATTCCAAACAAATCCTAAAGCAGCTAAATCTACTAAATTGTTTGTCATTGGTCCTGGTATATCAAATTCTGTAAATGATTCTCTAGTCATCTCATGTGTAAGTGTAGTATTATACCATAAAGCAGTTACAGGATCGACTTTTCTTACGTGTGTTGTTATAGGAAGCCATGGCGTAATTTTCATATTATTTATAGAACTGATACTTGATACTGCTTGTTCGTATGAATTATCACATGAAGAATCTGTTATATTATTAACAAGAGATACAAATTGAAAACCTATAGTTTTATTAATAACATTATATGAAATATCAGCTGATAAATGAAACTGAAATGCATAATCTTGTAAATTATCTCCTACACTTGCTGCACTAGGACATTGAACTTGATAATATGCATAATATCGTACATTTGTATTTGATAATCCTTGCCAAATAGTGTAATTTGGTTCTGCTTTTATAGATGCGATATTAGAAGCAAATTTATTATAATCAGCTATATCTGTAAATGTAAATGTCATATAGCTTGAATCTTTTGTTGCTGTTATTGTTTGTCCAGAACTTAAATTCATATTTGTAGTTACACCAGCACCATACCACAACCAAGCTGAATTAGTAATATTTTGCCATCTAAGTGAATCATTTATAGGATTAATGAAACTATTTCCTGTTTGATTTAATACATATGTGTATACATCCATATATTTCCATATAAACGGCGATGCTGGAGAAGTTTTAGAGAATGATGGTGAAATTTCTAATGTATTATAACTTACATCATATCTACATGCGGGATCTGCATAATAATATAATGAAGGATCTATAGAAGCAATTTTAGAAATACTGCTATCATAAAAACTAGGATCAATAGAATATAACGATTTTACTTTTAGATCCCAGTTTGTATTATTATTACTTGGATCATATACGCTACCAGTAATGTCTATTCTTACATAATCACCAGTGTTATGAGATACATCTGTAAGATCTGTAATATATTTTATTCCATAAACACCTCTATATTGTCTCTGATATGTTCTTGCACTTCCATCAGGATAATTCGCAGGATATAAATTAGTTGTTAAAGGAAATGCGCCATGAATAAAATTATCTAATAAAATACCAGTAAAGTTTGTTGATGTACAATAATAGAATCTTATTTGTTCTGGAACTGTAAAAGCATCAAATTCCCAAGCTAAGTATGCTACGCTAGGACATATATCATATTTAAGACTTCTAGATTTATTTACACCAAAATCTGCAGCATTATTATATGAAAGATAATAAGGATATATTGGATCAACTCCTAAAGCTGTACAGCAATCTATAGGAGTAATTACTACTGGATTTAAGCAATTTATAAAATCAGGACTATAACGTGCGCCTGGAGTAAAATCAAGAGTATATTTTACTGAATTTATATATGTATATTTTATTATAGGATAAAGAGTTCCTGCAAATACTACTTCATTTACAACAGGATGTTGTGATTGAATTGAAGGATCAACTCCGTATCCAGAAACAAATACTGTAGAACCCGTACTTGAATTTAATCTCCATTCTATTACATAATTACCTATTGTTCCAACACTAGAATTTAAAGCGCCTACACTTAAGAATCCACTAGAAGATGATACTGAAACAAAATATGGAGAATAAGTAGCACACGCCGTGTACATCATTATATTTGTACTAGTATTTATTATATTTGAATAATCACTGGTTCTAGCATTATCATAAGCTTTTAAACGATAATAATAAGTTGTATTAGCACTAATTCCAGTTACTAAATATGTTGATACATTTGCTACGTTTAATCCATTAAAACCTGTAACATATGAGCTAAATGTACTATTATCAGAAACATAAAGATAATAACCATTAGCTTCTGAAACATCATTCCAATTAGATACAAATGAATTTGTTGATACATCTGTAGCTGCAGTTGCAACAGGAGCAGCTAATGTAAGTGTTGATGTATCTATAATATTAGAATTAGGACTACTTATAAAACCAACATAAGCACGAAGTCTATAATAATAATTAGTTGAAGAATTTAAACCAAGTACAGTATAAGTACTTACGTCTCCTACATTTAAATTATTATATACAAAAGAAGAAAATGTACTATTATCAGCAACATCAAGATAATATCCTTCTATAGATGAATCAAATACCCAATTGGCATCAAATTGATGAAGCCCAATATTTGTTGCTGCTAAAGCAATTGGCGCAGGAATAAACAATACTATTGGAGGCGTCTTAGACGCTGATCTATATATGCTTCCTTCTATTACTTCTATTATCATATTATTCTGTCTTACTTATATTTCCATATTTATCATAACTTTCAACATTTATCTTAAAGTGTGTAGTAAATCCAAATAATATAGGCACACTTTCATTATAAACTTTAAAATATACTGCATCATTATCATTGAATCTGGCTGTCCAAATATTTTTTTGATCTAACATATAATTACTTGGATCATATTCAGCTCTTAAAATAACTAGTGTACCAGTATCAACCCAAATAGGTTTTTTATAATAATAAAATTCGCTGTTTACTAAATCTAAAGAAGGATCATACCACTGAAAATTTATATGATCATGATCAAAAATATTATTCATATAAACAAATGTGTTGTCTACATAATATTCTTGACAATATGAAGTTTTTAAATAAACGCTAAATTTGTTATCTGATTCTGATGCAAAATATGTAGGAGCAGTAAATTCTGAATATGTTGAAAAAGCATGTTTAACAGTAATAGTATATCTACTAGGATCATCAAGGAAAAAATCAGGAATAGTATCTTTAAATCTATGAGTAACTCCACTAACATCAATAACTCTATATGTAGATCCCCAAGAATAACCAGTAATTCCATCAGATACAATTACTCCTACTGCTTGATTTACTTGAAATATATAGCCGCTTACATCTGTTATAAAATTATTATTATTATTACTTGAATTTGTTACATATCTATATGTATCGTTTAGAATGTAAATATCTGTTGAAGGATCTATTATAAAATCAGCGGGTATATTATCAACTGTAATTAATGTTGGATTAGATGTTGGTAAATAACTTGATGTAAGTATATTAGAACTTACTTCAGATATTAATGCATATTTTCCTTTATCAAATTTAACGATTGCAATGTTATCACCTGTATAAAATTTTTGAAAATCATCATCTATCACAAGAGAAGTTCCTGATATCGATACAACTCTTTCAGTTAAATTAAAAAATCTATTATATGAATTAGGTTCTGGCACATCTTGAAAATATGTGATAGAAGGAACTTCTATATATGGATTTCCACTCGCATCAATTAAAAATTGTAATCCTTGTAATGGAATATCTCTATCATAAATAGGAAATGGATGATTAGATATTAATGTACTTACTTCCCAATAGGACATATATTTACTAACATCATATCCCATATAACTTGAATTATCTACTAAGAAATATATTGTAGGATATTTAACCCATACTGGATACGGTTCTCTTGCAGGATTATACATCATTGTATTATATGAATCCCACGCATACATATCAATATTATAATCTCCAATATGATGAATATTAAATGTATAAATACTATTATCAATAATATAAATACTCGGGTCGTTTCCTCCTGATAATCCTGAAGGATCTGCCCAATAATATATACTCGGGTCTACTTGAAAAAGTCTCATTCGAGGAGATTGATAAACAGCATTAACAGTAATTTGTTGTTCTATTAAACTTGTATCATAATTAAAATTGATATACATTTCTAAATTATCAGAACTATCTGTTATTCCTGAATTCATATAAATTTTTCCATCTACAATATCAAGAATATATTCTTTATCTCCAAAATTTTGATTATATCCACTAGCATCTGTATAACTAAAATATTGAAAAGTTAATAAAGGAACTTTATAATTAGAATCTACTGCATATTGTAATTTTGCTGATGTATCAGGAGTAAATGTAACATATCCACTAGTATATGTTTTAAAACCTGCTGATGTTTCTAAAACATAATCATAATAATTAGAAGGTTCGTGATAAATAGTATATGCAATTGAATTAACCCATTCATCAATACTTGGATCTCTTAAATATGCTTTTTCAAGTAAAATTGTTAAATCAGTTGAAACATCATAAAATATAGAAGATGTGTCGTATGTATTATAAAATCTAATTTCATTTTCATAAACAAATAATGGATTTGTAACAAGAGTTTCTCCTATAACACCGCCTAATTCCTTTTGAACTGATAATTTATACATAATATCAGCAATGTTAACAAAGGGATAATCAAAAGTTGCTCCCATAATTAAAAAGCTACTTGGATCTGCTAGATATGATGGATCATCTAAAGAATAATATATATTTGGATCATTTGGATTCCAAGCAGTTTCTGCCATATCTATAAATCGATATTTAAGATCCTGTACAGCTGTATTAGTTAATTCTAAAAATGTTAATCTTACACTGGCATCTCCAGTTACTAATTCACTATCATGATCTGGTCCATATGGAGTTAATGTTTGTGAAACATTATATTCAAATCCAATATTATCAGTTGTATAAATAAGATTTTGTATTCTTTCAAAATAAACGCCTTCACCGGTAAGATCTACTATTCTACAATTTATTCCTATAATATTTCTTTCTAGCCATTGTTTTAATGCCATTAATTTTATAAACACCTCTTTAATGTTATAAGAATAACAATTTTCAGTTAATGGTGTTCCCCAATCATCTATTTCTCCTGTTTCGCGTGTTAAACAATAAACTAAAGATAATTGATTTAATTTTTTAAGTGTTTTTCTTTGATTAGCATCAAATCTTAACATTGTTTGTGTTCTATCTTTAGCATCATAAGAAACAATTACAGATAATTTAGTATTATCTTTAACGTTTTTAAACCATTCACGCACATAAATATCATCATAGCCCAGCCATTTAATTGCATTTATTAACGCTTTATAGGTTCCTATATATGGCATTATTTGATCATACTCAAGTATAAGATGTTTTGATTTATAATTAAGAACATCCCAATCGGGCAAATCTTCGTTAATATCTGTTTCCTTAAAAATTTGTGGAATATCTTTTGGATCTGGAAGACCAAAGTTTGTTATAAGTGTTCTAAATCTTTCATCTTCTCCAACTGATTCGGCATTAACAAGAATATCAGCTAAAATAAAATATTCATCTCCAACTTTATGATATGCTCTTAATATTCTTTCAAATACTCCTTCAGTTTCTGCTCTAAATCCTATATTAAGAGTTATAGGAGTATCTAAAGTGTATAATGATAAATCAAATTGTAATTGACGTGTCCAAGTTATTTCTGTTGTATCTTCATCTACTGTAAAAAATTGAATTTCTACATCATCTCCTTCGAATCTAAATAATATAGTGGAGTTGCTTGCATCATATGGGCGTATATATGTATCAGTTGCAATTTCTTGGAAAATATAAAGAGTTTCTGTTTCGACTAATCCTACTGAAATGGGTTTTAAGAAAATAGCTGCAGCATAAGTAACAGAGGGATAAGAAAAACTAGCATCTAGATCCAATGCAAGACCACTAATACTTTTAGTATTCATTCCATCAGGACTAAATATCGAAACATCTGTGGTTAATATAGATGCATCTGTAGGCGTTAATAATATTTCTCCGCCAGTGCTAAACGCGTATGTATAATAAGCTGTTATAACATCATCATACAAATATCCACCATCAGTTATTTTTGCATATATAGCAAATCCGCTAGGATCGGTAACTAGGTACCCCTCTGCACCTATGCCTGTAGCTGAGTTAAAACTTAATTTTATATTAGAAGCAGGCGTCCAATTGATGTAGTCACCAGCCTTATCATATATTTTCCACTGTGATAAATTCATCGATTTAATTTATATTTGTCGTGTTTTTGTCATGCGCGATCGAAAACCATTTTTTAACATATTTTGCTTGTTCAACTAAAAAATTAAGAAATCCCTCAATTGTACTTAACATGCCCACTTGTAAAGGGTTGGCATACAATTCCGGAGAGGTTCCATTTTTAAGAATGTTACCCCTGTATTTATAACCAAGATTTAAAAATACATCACTATGATGTTTTGCTTGATATAAATAAGATGGTCTTATCGTATATAATTTTCTTCTTTCTGCCATAATTACTATTCTCCTGTATATTTACTTTTATATGTTCTTATATTGCCATTTTTAAAGTAGTCATAATCTAGTTCATCATAGTCATATCCTTCTGGAAAAAATCTAATATAAGGTTGTTTTATCTTAAAAGTTATTCTATATCTTAAAGGAGTATCTATGCCCTTCTCTACCATGTCACTAATACCAGCTCTTTTTATAAGATCTATATAATATTGTTTTCTTATTCGTATTTTTTGTTTTAGTGTTTCTCCTTTTTTAAATGGATTACTATAATATCTAATTATAAGATTGCCTTTACTTACAATAATATGATTTATATTTCCTTTATTAGTAGTACCACTTTCAATTAATTTTTCTTGCATATCTAAGTCTAATATCTTTTCTATAATATTATTCATTGTCTTAGGCAAGCCTATTTCCATATCCCAAATAGAATCAGTATTTTCTGTAAATTTTTCGTTTATATGTTCTCTAACTAGTTTCATAGATTATTAACAATTGCTATATTATGTTCTGAATTTAAGTTTTTGGCTGTATAGCCTCTAACTTGAATATTTAATGATGATAATTTATTTTTTGTTAAACTATCTTCGTAAAATACGCCAGATACATTTTCAAACCCTCCTCTAATAATAGGATATACATCTTTTATAGACACTTCATTTCCAAATGCATCTTTAACATATCTTTCAAGAATAATATCACCATAATCATCAATTCCATAATGATTTTTATATACTTTATCAAAATTTTCTTTTGCTGCATCAAACCATACATTTACAGAATCCACTCCATCTAATCCTTCAATAATTCTTACTAAATCAGAAACAGGAATTCTGTCTCTTCTTGTATTTTGTAAAAAATAATCAGAAGTTGCTGAAATAATATTTTGTCTTACGGTATCAAAAGAAGCTCCTTCCCATAATATAAGAGACATATTTAAAGTGAATCTTGGAAATTGTAAATCTAATATTACATTATCAACTGTTAAAATTCTTTGACCACTTTGTTCTATTAAATCTAATATTGCTAATTTTTCTCCATCTGATAATGAAAATGCAGCCATATTACAATTATAATAATTTTCTCCGGGTTGTATTCTTTTATTTATATCAGGAACTAAAAATAAGTAAACTGTATTATCATCTTGTTTTTGTTTTTCAAGTGCTGCTTGATAAGTATATAATTGTTGTTGAGCATTATCTAATTCAACTTTTTTAGCAGTTGCTTGTGTTGAAGTTACTCCGTATGTTGCAGTTAAATTTCTATATTCTGTACTTATTTTTTCATATGTTGTTTGAGCTTGATTATATTTGTCCAGCGTATATTGATCTTCAAATGTTGCAAACCCAGGAATAGCATCTATAACAGTAAACATATTTAATCTTCTAAGAAAATAAATATAATTGTTTGTGTTTGCAAGAACAAAACTCCTTGACATATTTGGAGCTAATAATCTTGTTAGATAAAGCGGTTCTTCTTGAGCACCAAACATTATATCATTTTTTATTGCAATTGAAACATATTTATTAATATCAATTTCTTCTCCATTAAGTGCATATCCTTTAGTTATAAATTTCCATATATTTGTAGTAGGAGTAGTCATACTGTTTATATTTCCAGTTTCTCCATCAGTAATAAGATGTTCAACTAATATAGTTGAACCCATTCTTGGAGCAGCACCGTTATAACCATTTCCAAAGAAAATGTCTATTCCTCCTGTTTGTCCTGTTTTAACCATAACTGCAGGTTGTTGTATAGTCATGTCTAAAATAGAATCTACAATAGCCCATTTAACTCCATCAACATAAACATTTACGTAATAATTATCAATAAATGCACCCTTTTTATTTTGAAAATTAAATGATTGTAATGCATCTCCTGTTCCAGTTGCTTGTTGAAATTCTATTTTTCCTTGAACGATATTAACTTCAATATAATTTGTAATATTTGTTAAATCTAATCGTGTTTCTTGTCCCGGAAGAATAATAGTATATGTTAAGCCATTTTGACTATTTGTAAGTTGAGTATAATTAAGAATAGAAATTACATTTGCATATGTAGGAAGTTTAGAACCATTATATGATAATGTTAATGTTCCTCTTGCTGCCATAGCTCTTGAAGGATTATGACCAGTTAAACTTGCAAGACCTTTTATACTTTGTGGTCTTGATGCAGTTTTAATGTTTAATTCAGTTACAGAATCTTCAACATAAAATAAAATCATTCTTCCATAATGAAGAATTACTTGAAGTAATTGTCCCATAGGAGAAGCCATTGTGAAATATTGTCCAAGGTCTCCATAGGTATTTGTGATAAATGTAAGAGCATCTTGATAAAGCTCTGACATTCTCACGCGAGTAGTCTGAAATAATTCCATATTATATTTTTATTTTCTTTTTACAATTTTCTCCATGCCATCTTGAATAATTAGCTTTATCTACTAATGTTTTACAGTATAGACATTCTATTTTTTTATATCTCATTTCATATAATTCACCTATATATTTTCTTCCTTTATTTTTTTCACTTACTCTTTTTTTTCTTTCCTCTGGCCATATTTGTCCTTCAGCCTTTTTTCTTATTTTTTGTTTTGTTTCTTCATTATGATGTTTTCCATACATTCCATTTTTTTCTCCTGAGGTAGAATTACTTATTTTTTGTTTAGCTTCTTTTGTGTGTAATATTCCTTCGTGTGATTTACTCATTCTCTTTTTTGATTCTTCAGTATGAGTTTTTCCTAACCATCTTTTATGACCTTTATTAGCTTTACTTATTCTTAATCTTCCTTCCTTTGAAATACACCCACTAGCTCCCCATCCACCAGTTGGGCTTATATTATATCCATTAGGAACTAATGTATTAAATTCAATTATATATTTTGCTTGAGCAGCAAATGCTTCTTGTTTTGTTGGAAAAAACTCAAGAATTTTTCTTTCAAAATTATGTATTCCATATTTCTTTTTTGCGTTTGTAAAATTACCGCTTCCTAAATACTTATCTTTTTTTAAGTTATCAGTTGAATGTTCTCCAACATATTGTTTTCCGTTAATTAAATTGGTTGTTATATATACAAAATATTCCATTTTTTATATTTTATTTTTAAAAGGGCAAATCGTCCCAATTTTGTTCTTCTGCTTGATGTCTAGCAATATCCTTTTTTAATATTTCTCCAGTTCCATTGCAATAATCATATGGAACTTGTATAGGACATCCATAACAATCATGTTCTCCTGTTCTTGGATCATAACAAAGAGGATCGTGTTCATCTGTATATCCATGGCCTTTACAATAAGGACATACTACCTTTCCTATGTTCATATCATCAATAGGATCAGTTCCTTCTTCAAATTTTTCAAATACTCTTTTTGCTTTCATTATTTAACTAATATTCCTATCAATCTTTGATCATCTACAAAAACATCTATAATAGCATAATCATATCCATCAGCACGTCCAAATGAAACTGTAGGCGTTATTTTAAAATCTTTTGTTTCTGATATATAAATATCAAATTGGGATTTTATTTTTTCTTCTAATTGAATTTTATTTACGCGTGTTTCAAAAATTAAATCTTCTATACCTAATCCAAATGCGATATCACCCATTACTTGTCCAGGACGAGTTCCAAATAACATTTTTATTTTTGCGATAATTGATTCTATTGCATCTGAATGTTCTAAAACACCGTATTGAAAATTGGGATCGTCTACAGAGCGTATATAAATATCCTTTATCATTAAATACTTTTTATTTTATATATCTTCTATAAAACGAAAGGGAGAAAAATTCTCCCTTATTTTTTAACTCTTTCTCTGTATTCTGATTCTTTTTTATTTGCATAATCGTGAGCCTTATCATAAGACCAATGTTTATACTTCATTAGATTTCTTTCTGTAAATTCATGTTGTAGTATTGCTCGTAAATCATTCGGTTTCATCATAAATACATCATCTATCCAAATTTCATTTTCCGGTATCCATTTTTTATATCCGGGTAAGCTTGTTACATAATGATGTCCTCCATCTGTGAATCCATCGAAATTTAATCCTGGTTTTTTATCTCTTACATAATCTGCATTAACAGCATAAATTTTGACGATATCACCACCTCTATCTTTAATAGTTTTTAATATTCTTTTATTAAGTCCGGGCATTTCTCTATCTTTTGCTAACTGTTTTTCTGCTTGTGTAATTGATTTAGGCTCATTAATTAAACTTTCTTTAACAGGATGTGGAGCATAATAAAGTAAATCATCTAAAGATTTATCAATAAATTGATATTGAGGATTTACTTTTTTCGCTTTTTCAAGAAAAGGTATAAATGCTTTTTTAGCAGATTCAACAGTATCAGGCATATTATATATCGCTCTTCTACTAGCATCTACATAATACATAATAGCTTCATTAGATTCTCCTAATACAAATTTATTTTCTTTATACATTCTTTGAATAGTGATAAATTCTGTTGGAGATTTTTGCCACCATTTATCTTGATATTTTAATTCTCCTAATTTTTCCAATCTTCGAGCCATTTCATCATGAGTCATAACATTATATGTAGTAACATATAAATCTCCATTTTTATTTACAATTGCACGTGAATCGGGAGAGAATTTTTCTAAAGAAGTGGGATTTTTCATTACGTATACATGATTACTAACCTTATATACAATTTTATCTCTATCTTCTTTTTGTTTTCCTTCAGCTTCTTTTTCCTCATATCCTCTTTCAAAATCTTCATGTTCTACAGGAACACGAGATAAATGTGGATCTTGTCTCGTATATTTATCTGCTACACCTTCATTTACATTATAGCCAGGAACTGTAAAAAAGACTTCTTCGTCTCTGTCTAATACAACTTTGTAAGTTTTAAGTTTTTCTATTTGTTTAAATATTTTTGAAGCTTCTCTTATACATCTATCTTTTGGATATGCCCAAGATGATTCCCATGCATTATTCTTATTATACCAAAAAAAAGAATGACGTATGAAAAAATCTTCTAATTTTTCAGACATTTTTTCACAACGAAGTAATAAAATATATTGAGTTTCTTGAGGTGCAAAAGAATAATATATACGTTTCATTCCTATACCCATATCTTTAATAGGATCAGATTCTTCTCTAAATTTTTCGTTTATTATATTTTCTCTAATTAATTTCATATTCATAAGTGGTTCATTATGAAAACATCATGAACCAATCAGCTGGTGAATCGCTCTTAATTTTATCTTTTAATTCTTTTAATTCTTCTTGTCCTTCTATTCTTATATCATTATAATTTATTTGAATGCCTCCAATAAGTGTATAGTTAAATGTTCCAATAATTCTTGCTAATTGTACTTTTGCTTTTGCTATTATCCAACGTATAAAAACAGGATCATCATAAAGATCTTCATTTGGAATTGCATTTAATGTTGTAAGCCAAAGAGATTCTACTGGATCTCTACCTGTAATTATTAATCTTTTTGTATTTATACTAAAATGATGATTAATATCTCTTAAGTTAAATTGCTTTGCCAAATCCCAAAAACTCCATTGAATTGTTCTGTATGTTATTTGATCTGAAGAAAGAGGAGTCAAATATAAATCAGCTGCCATTAATCTATCAAAATTCATATCTGGGTCATGAATACCAAAAACTCTTTGGCCTGAAGTCATTTCGTAAATATATTTAATTGCCATAACGCAATCAGGTAATTGAAATGTTCTTGTTGACCTCCATTCAGATGTTTGATAATACTTTTTATCTAACACATAATAACCATCTTGTACTGCGTCTCGATATTCACGGTAAAGCCATTTAGATTCTAAATCTATTAATCTTAATATTTCAGCTTCTGGTACAGAAAATGGAATAGAGCACGATGCTGTGATTTCTCCATTAACATATTGTACAACTTCTTGTTTAGTCATTTATTCTTCTTTTTTTAGATATTTTGTTCTATCATAAAGATTTCCATAACCTATATCATCCGATTTCTTATTCATCTTTTTTATCCAACTATAGTCCCGGATTTCTTCTACTTGAACAGCTTCTGTTTTTTCAGGAAGTCTTTCTTTTTTAGTAACCATTGTGCTATCTTCATCAAGGGTAATATTTTTACCAGGTGTTGCAAATTTAATTACACTTTCTTTAATAGCGCAATTCACAATTTCTTCATTATTAATTATATAAGATTTAATAACTTCGTTTTGTTTATTGATACTTACACCTTCAAGATATGAATTTATAGCTTTATTTCCTTGAACAAATTTTGAATTATATACTCTAGAATTAACTACATTACAATCTGTGAATGTGCAATTTTCCATAACTCCTGTAATTTCACATTTAACAAAATCTAAATTCTTTAATAATGTTCCTCCTATATAACCTTTTCTCAATTGAAATCTTCCAACCTCAGTATCATAATTAAATTGTCCTTCTCTTAAATGTCCATTCAATATCATTTCAAATAAAGGCTTTCTTATTAAATTCCAATACGTTTTAAGAGTTTGATTTGCCATTTTTAAATCAACATATACTTTTATATTTTGAAATTCTTTCAAGAATATTTCAGGATCATAATAACTCATTTGAATTTTTACAAAATCTTCAGTTAACCTTTTCATTTCTTCAATTTCAAATAAAGTATATTCTTCTTCATTTAAGCTTTGATAAGTTTTAAGAATGAAATATTCTAACAAATCTTTTATTTCTTTAGGCTTATTTGCATAATTTTTTCCACCAATATAATTACATTCAAGAATTCCTCTTGTATAATTAGAAAAATCTATTCCATAATAAGTTGCAGAAGGTAAAGTTAAAATATAGTCTATATTTTGAGCAATTTCAGTTTCATTAACATAAGTGGATACGGGTGTTAATGTTTTTATAGATAGCGCGTACGGTGAATGTTTTTGTTCTGGAAATCTTGAATACACAAAGCTTTCATCAAATTTTAGCATTAACTTCGTAGGACTCATGTTTGAAATTGTAGAAAGTGTTTCTAATTGGTGATGATTAAAGGATAGAGATATCTTTAATACTGTATCATGGGCAGTCTCAGCGCTTTCTGATATCCATTGAGTAACACTATCAATAATTGGGAGAATCGAATGATAATTCTGAGGAGCTAATAAAAATTTATAGCGAGATCTTTTAGCTTCGTATTCTTTCAATAATATCGCATCTGAATACGTAGGATAATATTTAGTTTCATTAGTTAATAACACGTTTTTAGAAGTACGATTAGAGAGATCGTTCACTATGAAATTCGATTCTTTAGTAGAATAGAACTCAAAAGTAAGTCCGATATCTGCGTAATTTAATACTTCTAAAACTGAATATGACTTAGGTTTGCGCATGTTGTTTATTATATTTATTTAATCTTCGTTTTAATATAGACACTATAAATTTCTCGTCGTCTATTTCTCCGTTTTTATCTCCCAATGTCCATCTCTCTGTTTGACAATCATAATTTTTATCATTGTCATCCCACCAATCTAATTGATGTCTCCAAGACGCCCAATCATCGTCTAACACAATCTCAAATTCAAAATTCACATCATTTTTAGAAAATTCTACGTTAATAGCGGGTATATGTCCTCGTTTTCTACGATCAATATTTATTTTAGAATATCCGTGTAGTTTAAGATACCCTTCAATAGTATTTTCATCCCACCCAATACCCATATCATGTATAGGATCTGATTGTTCTTTAAACTTTTCGTTTAACGATTCTATTATTATTTCTCGCCCATAATCATGATTTTTTTCAGTTTGTTCTACTTTAGGATATCCCATTTTTATTAACTTTATCCATAAATCTATACAAAGAAGATTATCAAATATTACTTCTTTTTTTCTTAAAGTAATATATTTTTTACAATAATCTGTTAAAGCGTACCAATATTTATATTTAAATGCGCCTTGATGCGCTTCTTTAGGATATACAATATCATCTGGAATTTCTTCTGTTTTAAAAATACTAGGTATATATAATAGAAGAAAATCTAATATTTCTTCTTTAGTTTGAAAATCTTTTTTACGAAAAACTCCGCCTATTCCCATATCACGTATAGGATCGGATTCATCTGTAAATTTTTCGTTTAAAGATTCATCAATACCCGACATTTCACGCCATTTGTTATATAAATTAATATCACTATAACATTCGTCTGCTGCATCATCGGGCTCTATTTGATTTTGAAACATTTCTTCTAATTCATCATCAGCGATTTCCATGAAAAGCTCCGCATCTTCTTCATATCCAAAAACTTGATTTATATAAAAATCTTTTACTTTGTTAAACCAACGAACTTTTCCAATTCCTAAATCTTCTGTAGGATCAGATTCTTCTCGAAATGCTTCATGTATTTTTTTTCTTGCTTTCTTTAAGATATATCTTTTAAAATTCCCTGGATTAAATCCAAAATCACCTCTTTCACCATTTATTGTAATATATTTTGCACAATATTTTTCTATTTTATTAAAGAATCTTGGCTTTAAAATCCAGTCTTTATCACCTTCGTATATTATTTCTATAGGATCTTTGATATTTATTATCATTGGTGAAATTTTATAAAGATAAGGAAGAAATTCTTCTTCTGTTTTAAACTCTTTCCTCACATTTATTATACCTATACCAAGATCACTAATTGGATCTGTTGATTCTTCTGTAAATTTTTCGCTGATATAGTGTGCTTGCATTATTTACACATTTATTTTATATATTCAACGCGAAAGGAGCTCTAAGGCTCCTTTACTTTTATTCTTTAAATGGTAATTTGAACACAATACGCTCGTCTTTAAACTCATCGAACATTACATTTATTTTATCTCCTGAAACGAAGTTATTTGCCATGATTTTATTTTTCTTAAATTCCTTAATAGGAATCAATCCGTTAATATCTCCTATGTTAACTATGACTCCAAAATTCATAACTGCTGCAACTGAAGATTCTACAATCTTATCTTTTGAACTAACTATGAAATTTTGAATTTTATTTAACTTATCTTCTGGACTTTCTTTCGTAAGAATTATGCGAAGATCCTTTGTAATTTCAGATATAAAAAATTCAATAGGATCACCCGGCTTAATATTACGAGCATTAAATTGAACTTTTGTTTCTGCATCCATTTTTGAGGTGTGTAATAAACCTGTAAATATTTCCCATTCAATAAATATACCATATTTAGAACATCCAGTTACATTGCCGATATATTTTTTACTTGTATTTAATTCTTGAATTTTAATTGGAAGTATATGAGCCAAATATTTTTTATGAGATACTATAAATGAATTCATTTCTTTTAAGAAATCCTCTATCATAACTACAACTTCTTTTCCTATGTAAGATTGAAAGTCTATTATTTTATTAGGAGCAGCAAGTGAACCTGGCATAAATGCATCAATTCCTTGAACCTCAACAAAAAATCCTCCTTTATTTGCTTCAACTATTTTTGCAGTATATGCTTGTGTTGGATTATTAATTTCTTGCATGAATTCATCTCTTACAGATTTAAGATGTCCTTGCCATAATGAAACTTTAACTGAAGGACTAGCTTCAAGTATATAAGCGTTTAAACCTTTATTAAGAAAATTACGTATAGCACCATATTCTCTTAATGAGTCAGTAAATTGTTTAGCACTTGTGTATCCAAAAACTTGTATGAATTTTTTCTCTCTTAGTAAATCGATTGTAATTGTTAATCCTCCCGCAAGTTCAATATCTATAAATGAATCTTTAATATTGAAAATATCTATTACCCGTACAACGTCGCCAGGTTTTAGATCTTTTTTGATGATTTCAGAATTTTGTTCAGTATAGATATCGAAGAGTTGTTGAGCGTAAGGCTCTCGAGAGAAACATTTATTTTTTTCGTTATTACCGTTGATTGATCGATTTGGAACTAATTTAGTACTTCCATTATACCCGTCTTCAAATATATCCCAATTGAAGTCGCCTATTGATTTTTCACTCATATTTATTTTAGTTTAAAAGGTTAAATTATATTCTATATATTTGGTGAAAAAAACATATATTTACAATTTTTTCACGACAAGTATATTGTTTCAAATTTTAGAGATATATAAAATAAATAAATAAAAAATACTTTATCTATCATGGATTTAAAAAATGTATATCTGTCTACGTTCATACCTGAGTTTCCTGCTATCTATAATTATAATAATCAGGCATTTAAACGTTATTTGGATCTTATTTACAATGAATCTTCTGGAGTAGTTGTTGTTCCTATTAATACAACGGGACGAGTAAAAGGAGCTACTGGAGAATTTGTAACAGCAATCGTTGATAATTTAGTTGTAAAAAATCAATATACTAATTTATATGATAATAGTAATATTGCTGATTATAATTATTATAGAATGTATATCGATGATATAACAATTGGCAGAGATGCATGTACAGCAGGAGATAATTGGCCATATGAAAATCCATCATATAAACAGATAGATGTTAATAAAGCATATTACAGAATTACTAATGCTTCTCCTATTCAATTAAAAAATGATAATTTATCTCAGGTTGTAGGTATTTATTTTGATAGTTCTTTAGTTGGTACTAATCCTTTTACAATTTTATTAGATATTTCTACTGGATCAACGTTTGTAGTTGATACAAGTGAAGCAGGATTTGCATATGTTGAATTTATAGCAATTGAATATGATCCTTCATGGGGTTCTTCATGGATAACATATAAATATGGATTAAATGAAAGCGGCGGTGGAGGTGGCAGTGGAATATCAGGTGCACAAGGTCCAAGTGGTCCTCAAGGAACTCAAGGAGTTCAAGGACGTCAAGGAATTCAGGGTGCTCAAGGAACACAAGGTGCTCAAGGTCGTCAAGGTACTCAAGGATCAATTGGTGCACAAGGAATTCAAGGTGTACAAGGTGTACAGGGACGTCAAGGAATACAAGGAACACAAGGTGTTCAAGGAATTCAAGGAACAATAGGATCAATTGGTTCTTCTGGAGTTCAAGGAGTTCAAGGAACTCAAGGAGTTCAAGGAATTCAGGGTCGTCAAGGTGTTCAAGGTGTTCAAGGAAATCAGGGAATTCAAGGAATTCAAGGTTCTCAAGGAATTCAAGGATCTCAAGGTCCTCAAGGAATAACAGGTTCTCAAGGAAGTCAGGGAATTCAAGGTGATCAAGGACTTCAAGGAATTCAAGGAACTCAGGGTCGTCAAGGAATAACAGGTTCTCAAGGAACTCAGGGAATTCAAGGTTCTCAAGGAATTCAAGGTTCTCAAGGTCCTCAAGGAATAACAGGTTCTCAAGGAACTCAAGGCATAACGGGTTCTCAAGGAAGTCAAGGAATACAAGGTGATCAAGGAAGTCAAGGAATTCAAGGTGATCAAGGAAGTCAAGGAATTCAAGGTGATCAAGGAAGTCAGGGAATTCAAGGAACTCAAGGTCGTCAAGGTATAACAGGTTCTCAAGGAACACAAGGCATAACAGGTTCTCAAGGAATTCAAGGAACACAGGGTGCTCAAGGAATAACAGGTTCTCAAGGAACACAAGGTATAACAGGTTCTCAAGGAACACAAGGAATAGATGGTTCTCAAGGAACTCAAGGAATTCAAGGTGATCAAGGAAGTCAAGGAATTCAAGGCGATCAAGGAAGTCAAGGAATTCAAGGAACACAGGGTGCTCAAGGAATAATTGGTTCTCAAGGAACTCAAGGTATAACTGGTTCTCAAGGTGCTCAAGGAATTCAAGGAACTCAAGGTGCTCAAGGAATAACTGGTTCTCAAGGAACTCAAGGAATAGATGGTACTCAAGGAACACAAGGATTAACAGGTTCTCAAGGAAGTCAGGGAATTCAAGGTGATCAAGGAATAACTGGTTCTCAAGGAGGCCAAGGAATTCAAGGAACTCAAGGCCGTCAAGGAATAACAGGTTCTCAAGGAAGTCAGGGAATTCAAGGTGGTCAAGGAATTCAAGGAATAATAGGTTCTCAAGGAATAATAGGTGCTCAAGGAATACAAGGAATAACCGGAACTGGTGCTCAAGGAATTCAAGGAATTCAGGGAATAAGTGGAGTTCAGGGTATAGATGGAGTTCAAGGAATACAGGGAATTCAAAGTATACAAGGTCCTCAGGGTCCTCAGGGAGGATTACAAGGTGTTCAAGGTGCTCAAGGAACGCAGGGCCCTTCAGATGGAGCGCAAGGTATTCAAGGTCCTCAAGGAGTAGGAGTTCAGGGAATACAAGGGGTTAGTGTACAAGGTATTCAAGGTATTCAGGGAACTGATGGTACTCAAGGAATTCAAGGTTCGCAAGGAATAACGGGTTTACAAGGAACACAAGGAATTCAAGGTACGCTGGGAACTCAAGGAATTCAAGGAACTCAAGGTTCACAAGGAATAATTGGTACTCAAGGAATTCAGGGTATAGATGGAGCTCAGGGATCACAAGGTACACAAGGAATACAAGGACGTCAAGGAATTCAAGGTTCTCAAGGAACTCAAGGAATTCAAGGTACTCAAGGAATTCAAGGTGCTCAAGGAGCACAAGGAACACAAGGTACTCAAGGAATACAAGGTATAACGGGTTTTCAAGGAACACAAGGTGCTCAAGGAATTCAAGGTTCACAAGGAATAACAGGTACTCAAGGAATACAAGGAATAGATGGAGCTCAAGGATTACAAGGTGCTCAAGGAATACAAGGACGTCAAGGAATTCAAGGTGCTCAAGGAACTCAAGGAACACAAGGAATTCAAGGTTCTCAAGGAACACAAGGAACACAAGGTACTCAAGGAATAACGGGTACTCAAGGAATTCAAGGTATAGATGGAGCTCAAGGAACAATTGGAACTCAAGGAACTCAAGGAATAGATGGAGCTCAAGGAATACAAGGAATAGATGGAGCTCAAGGATTACAAGGTGCTCAAGGAATACAAGGACGTCAAGGAATAACAGGTACTCAGGGTATTCAAGGTAGTCAAGGAACACAAGGAACTCAAGGTACTCAAGGAATTCAAGGTTCGCAAGGTATAACTGGTACTCAAGGAATACAAGGTATAGATGGTACTCAAGGAACACAGGGAACTCAAGGAACACAAGGTATTGATGGTATTCAAGGAATTCAAGGAACTGATGGTCTTCAAGGAATACAAGGAACACAGGGAACTCAAGGAACTCAAGGAACTCAAGGAGTACAAGGAATTCAAGGTATATACGGTATTCAAGGAACACAAGGAACTCAAGGAATTCAAGGAATAGATGGTATACAAGGAATACAAGGAATAGATGGTGCTCAAGGAATAGAAGGAGCTCAAGGTATTCAAGGAATTAATGGTATTCAAGGTATTCAAGGTTTAGATGGTGTTCAAGGAATTCAAGGAATAGAGGGTGCTCAAGGAATAGAAGGAGCTCAAGGAACTCAAGGAATACAAGGAATAACAGGATTACAAGGTATTCAAGGTATAAGTGGAGTTCAAGGTATAGATGGTGTTCAAGGAATTCAAGGAATTCAAAGTGTACAGGGGCCACAAGGTCCTCAAGGAGGATTGCAAGGTGTTCAAGGTGCTCAAGGAACGCAAGGCCCTTCAGATGGAGCACAAGGTATTCAAGGTCCTCAAGGAGTAGGAGTTCAAGGTATACAAGGAATAGCAATACAAGGAACACAAGGTGTACAAGGAATTCAAGGAGAAGGAATGCAAGGAGTACAAGGTGCTGATGGTGCTCAAGGTCCTGAAGGATCTCAAGGAACTAGTGGTGCTCAAGGTGCTCAAGGAATTCAAGGAATTGGTGGTTCTCAAGGAATACAAGGTGCTCAAGGATCTCAAGGACGTCAAGGAATAACTGGTGTTCAAGGTATTCAAGGTATAGATGGTGCTCAAGGACTTCAAGGAACACAAGGAATTCAAGGAGTAACAGGTTCTCAAGGCACACAAGGAATTCAAGGTTCTCAAGGAATTCAAGGTTCTCAAGGAATTCAAGGAATTCAAGGAGAAGGAATTCAAGGTATTCAAGGAACTGAAGGTTCTCAAGGTATTCAAGGTATAGAAGGTTCTCAGGGTATTCAAGGATTAACTGGCACACAAGGAATACAAGGAACTCAAGGTACTCAAGGAATTCAAGGACGTCAGGGAATAACAGGAACGCAAGGAACAACTGGAATTCAAGGAGTTCAAGGAGTTCAAGGTAGTCAAGGAATTCAAGGTAGTCAAGGAGCTCAAGGACGTCAAGGAATTCAAGGTACTCAAGGTACTCAAGGTATACAAGGATTAGAAGGAACACAAGGACTTCAAGGAGCTCAAGGAATTCAAGGTCGTCAAGGAACACAAGGAACACAAGGAATTCAAGGTTCTCAAGGACTTCAAGGTTCTCAAGGACTTCAAGGTTCTCAAGGAGCTCAAGGAATTCAAGGTCGTCAAGGAACACAAGGATTAGAAGGTACTCAAGGAATTCAAGGAGTTCAAGGAACTCAAGGAGTTCAAGGTACACAAGGAACACAGGGACGTCAAGGTATAACAGGTTCTCAAGGAATTGAAGGCAGTCAAGGAATTCAAGGTACATTAGGTGCTCAAGGATCTCAAGGACGTCAAGGAATACAAGGAACTCAAGGAATACAAGGTACTCAAGGCACACAAGGTACTCAGGGTACACAAGGAATACAAGGTACACAAGGAATACAAGGTATTGCTGGTATACAAGGTATAAATGGAGTACAAGGAATTCAAGGTTCTCAAGGAACTCAAGGAGTTCAAGGTTCTCAAGGAATTCAAGGAGTAACTGGTTCTCAAGGAATACTTGGAGCTCAAGGTGCTCAAGGAATTCAAAGTGCTCAAGGAATTCAAGGAATAGATGGTGCTCAAGGAATTCAAGGAATAATTGGAATTCAAGGTATACAAGGAATACTTGGACCACAAGGTATTCAAGGTATTCAAAGTATTCAAGGCCCTCAAGGTCCTCAGGGAGGATTGCAAGGTGTTCAAGGAACTCAAGGAACACAAGGTCCTTCAGATGGAGCACAAGGTATTCAAGGAATACTTGGATCACAAGGAGTTCAAGGCGTTCAAGGTGCTCAAGGAATTCAAGGAACTGCTCAAGTATTAGAAGCTTCTGTTAATTTACAAACTGGCGCATCATATACTGTACTTCAAAGTGATAATAATAGAATAATAGAATTTAGTTCAAGTAGTGCCAAGAGTTGTATATTACCTTCTTCTGTAACAAATGCACAAATAACTATTGTAAATACAGGTACTGGCGTTTTAACTATAGTGCCTGGCAGCGGTGTAACTATTCGTTCAAGAGATTCTTTTACTTCAATAGTAGATTTGTACGGTGCAGCAAGTGCATATACAATTTCTGGAACAAACTGGACATTATTTGGAGATTTAACTTAAGATATGAATAACCCTATACTCACTCATGGAATAGTATCTCAATATAGGCATCCCGGAATGCCTATATTTAGATTTATAACTAATGCGTCCACTTTAATATTTGATCCAGCAATCAATGTTACATCGGGTATTCTTAGTTGGAATTTGGGTGATATATCAAGTAATGTAAATGCAAATAGTATTTCACATACATATACATTAGTAGGAAACAAAACAGTTGAAGTGTATAAAGGTACTGCTTCAGGAAGCACAGGTATTACTCAAATAGATATGGGTAATGATAATATAGTAGGAGTATTAGATATATCTTCTCTTATTTCTTTAACACAATTAACTGTTAATGAGAATTATGGAATTAATAGAATAATTAATCCCGTCTCATCGCAAATATTTAATTTATATAATGCAAATTATTGTAATTTAACAGGTACATTAGATATTAGTGGATTAACAAATTTAGGTGGCAATTTTACAGCAATAGGAAATGTTAATCTTACACATATACTTAATCCAATTTCATCTCAAGTATTTACACAATATAATGTGCAAACGTGTGATTTAACTGATACTTTAGATGTATCAGGACTTACAGGATTAAGTGGATGGTTTGAAGTTTCTAAAAATCCAAATCTTACACATATACTTAATCCAGTTTCAACACATCCTTTTAACGCGTATCTTGCATTTGAGTGTAATTTAACAGATACATTAGATTTAAGAGGACTTACTGAATTAGGAGGAGTTTTTGATGTTAAGAATAACGTAAATCTTACATCAATACGTAATCCAGTTTCTTCTCAAGCGTTTAGTCATTATGAAGTTGATAACTGTAATTTAACAGGAATATTAGATGTTTCAGGACTTACAGGATTAGGCGGTAATTTTTCTGCTGATTATAATTTAAATCTTACTAAAATACTTAACCCAGATTCTTCGCGTTCATTTAATACATATAGTGCGGGTAATTGTAATCTTACAGGAATATTAGATGTTTCAGGACTTGACGGATTAGGTGGAATGTTTTGGGTTAATTATAATCCACATTTAAATACTATATTAAATCCGGTTTCATCTCAAGTATTTACTGGTTATTATGTAAATGATTGCGATTTAACTGGAACTTTAGATTTACAAGGACTTACAAATCTAGGAGGTATTTTTTATGCAGGAAATAATACAAATTTAACAACAATACTTAATCCTTCTTCAACTCAAATTATTGATTATTATGCTGCTAATGATTGTAATTTAACAGGCACATTAGATGTATCGGGGCTTATAAATTTAACATCAGGATTTGAAGTCTATAATAATCCTAATCTTTCATCAATACTTTTACCCACTACATTATCAGGAGAATTCAACATATTTAATGCTAATAATTGTTCATTAAATTTACTAACAGTAGATGGGATATTTTCTAAATTTGATACTTGGTATTCTTCTAATTCCCCGAATCAAAGTTTGACTGTTGATGTTGCTGGTGGTACTAATACTCCGCCAACCGATTGTTCATTAAATACGAATATAGTTCATCTTGAATCTATATTTGATTCAGCTGGACAAATATTTACGTATTATATAAATTGCGATATCGTTAGATCACAGGTACTTAGATTTACAACTAATGCCTCAACATTATCGTTTGATCCAGCATTTACAGTTTCTTCAGGAGTTTTAAATTGGGATTTAGGAGATGGGTCATCTTATGTAAATTCAAATAGTTTTACTCATACATATACAAGTGTAGGAAACAAGACTGTTAGTGTATACACTGGAACAACATCAGGAAGTACTGGAATAACTAGCATTAATATGAATGGAGATAATTTAGTAGGACTTTTAGATATTTCAAGTCTTATAAATTTACAATCACTTAGTGTTTATAGTAATTCTACACTTACACAAATATTTAATCCAGTTTCATCTCAGGTATTTAATACTTATCATGTAGAATTATCTAATATTACTGGAACTTTAGATGTTTCAGGACTTACTGGATTGGGTGGAGGATTTGATCTTAGTTATAATCCACTTCTTACACATATACTTAATCCAGTTTCATCTCAGGCATTTTCTTCATATCAAGTATATAATTGTAATTTAACTGATACGTTAGATTTAAGAGGATTAACTGGATTGGGTGGAGTATTTTCACTTAGTTATAATCCTCTTCTTACACATGTACTTAATCCTGTTTCATCTGAGATATTCCATTCATATTATATAGATGAATGTAATCTTACAGAAACTTTAGATGTTTCAGGACTTACAGGATTAGGTGGAAGTTTTAGTGTTGATGTTAATCCAAATCTTACATCAATACTTAATCCAGTTTCAACACAAATATTTGAAAATTATAGTGCATATAGTTGTGATTTAACAGGAACTTTAAATGTTTCAGGATTAACAGGATTAGGTGGAAGTTTTTATGTTTATAGTAATTCAAATCTTACACAGATACTTAATCCAGATTCATCTCAAGTATTTACATATTATTGGGCATATGAATGTAATTTAAGTAATACATTAGATTTAACAGGGCTTACAGGATTAGGCGGATATTTCTATGCTTATAACAATCCAAATCTTACAACTATATTATTACCTACAATAAATCAACAAATTATTGATTTTGATGCGGATAATTGTGATTTAGATTTATTTACAGTTGATGATATATTTGCAAAATTAGATACATATTATAGTAGTAATTCACCTAATCAAAATTTAACAGTCAACGTAGCAAACGGAACTAACTCACCGCCTACAGATTGTTCTATGAATGCTAATATAGCTCATCTTGAATCTATATTTGCAGAATCAGAATTTACATTTATATATTTTATAAATTGTGATATTGTTGGATCAAAAGTACTTCAATTTACAACTAATGCTTCAATATTGGCATTTGACCCATCAATTGCAGTTTCTTCTGGAATTTTAAATTGGGATTTAGGAGATGGTTCAATATTAAATGCAAATAATTTTGTACATACATATACAAGTGTTGGAAATAAAACTGTAAATGTATATAGTGGAACAACATCAGGAAGTACAGGAATAACTACTATACAGATGTATAATGATAATCTAGTTGGAATTTTAGATATATCAAGTCTTAGCAATTTAGGTGGAGCTTTTTCTGTTTATGGTAATTCACTTCTTACACAAATAGTTAATCCTGTTTCATCACAAGCATTTACTACTTATCATGCATATGATTGTAGTTTAACTGGAACTTTAGATGTTTCAGGACTTACAGGATTAGGAGGACAATTTTTGGTATATAATAATAGTAAACTTACTAAAATACTTAATCCGGTTTCTTCTCAAATATTTACAAATTATTATGCATATAATTGCAGTCTTAATGGAGTATTAGATATTTCAGGACTTACAAACTTTGGTGGACAACTTATAGTTTATAGTAATCCAAATCTTACTAATGTACTTAATCCTACTACATCACGAACATTTTCGGTTTATCAAGTAAATGATTGTAATTTAACAGGAACATTAGATTTAAAAGGACTTACAGGATTAGGAGGAGTTTTTACTGTTGATAATAATCCAAATCTTACATCGATACTTAATCCTGTTTCATCTCAAAATTTTATAGCATATAGTGTACAAAATTGTAGTCTTAATGGAACTTTAGATGTTTCGGGACTTACGGGATTAGGTGGATCATTTGCAACTTCTGCTCAGTCAAATCTTACACAAATACTTAATCCAGTTTCATCACGACTATTTACACTATATACTGTACGTGATTGTAATTTAACTGGAACATTAGATTTAAGAGGACTTACAGGTTTAGGTGGACAATTTTTAGCTCGATATAATCCAAATCTTACACAAATACTTAATCCTAATTCAACACAAGTATTTACAAATTATTATGTAAATAATTGTAGCTTAAATGGAACTTTAGATGTTTCAGGATTAATTAATTTGGGCGGTGTATTTAGAGCTGGAAATAATACAAATTTATCAAGAATACTTTTACCTACAATTAATAGACAATTTACATCATTTGATGTAAGTGTATGTGCATTAGATCAATTTACAGTAGATAATATATTTACAAAATTTAATACTTATTATAGCAGTAATACTCCTACTGGTAATCTAACAATAAATACTATTGGCGGAACTAATGCAGCACCGACAAATTGTTGGGATAATACAGACATAGTTAATTTACGATCTATATTTACTAGTGCCGGAAGAACTTTAAATATTTATATTAATGCTAGTTGTGGTAGTGTTCCTGTTGGAGCAAAAGTACTTCAGTTTACTACTAATGCTTCAACATTGGCATTTGATCCAACATTTACTACTTCATCCGGGACACTCAACTGGAACTTAGGAGATGGCTCAACATTAAATTCAAATAATTTTACACACACATATACAAGCGTTGGAAATAAAACTGTAAATGTGTATAGTGGAACAACATCAGGAAGTACAGGAATTACTGAAATTGATATAAATACTGATAATTTAGTAGGAACATTAGATATTTCGAGTCTTATAAATTTAAATTATTTTGATGTTGATAGTAATCCTAATCTTACATCAATACTTAATCCGATTTCATCTCAAATATTTAATACTTATTATGCATATAATTGTGATTTAACAGATACTTTAGACTTAAGAGGACTTACGGGATTAGGTGGAGATTTTGAAGTCACTACTAACCCAAATCTTACTTCAATACTTAACCCAATTTCATCTCAAGTATTTGTAGCTTATTATGCAAATAATTGTAATTTAATTGGAACTTTAGATATATCGTCACTTACTGGATTGGGTGGAGAATTTATTGTTAATAATAATCCAAATCTTACACATATACTTAATCCAATTTCATCTCAAATATTTACATTTTATTATGCATATGATTGCAGTCTTAATGGAACTTTAGATTTAAGAGGACTTACAGGATTAGGTGGAGATTTCAATGTTGATGGTAATCAAAATTTAATTCAGATACTTAATCCAGATTCATCTCAAGTATTTACATATTATACTGCTGAAAGCTGTAATTTAACTGGAACATTAGATGTATCTGGACTTACTGGTTTAGGAGGGCGGATGTATATTAATAATAATCTTAATCTTACAACTATATTATTACCTACAATAAATCAAGAATTTATACATTTTCGTGCTAATAATTGTTCATTAAATTTATTTACAGTTGATGATATATTTGCAAAATTAGATACATGGTATAGCAGTAATACACCTACACAAGATTTAACTATTAATACTGCTGGAGGTACTAATGCAGCACCTACAGATTGCTCTATGAATGCTAATATAGTTCATCTTGAATCTATATTTACTGGAGCAGGACAAACATTTACTTATTACATAAATAGTGATTGCACGCCACCTGTTAAAATACTTGAATTTACTACTAATGCTTCAACGGATGCATTTGATCCAACATTCACAACTTCTTCGGGAATTCTTAATTGGGATTTAGGTGATGGATCAATATTAAATTCAAATAGTTTTGAACATACATATACAAGTGCAGGAAATAAAACTGTTAATGTATATGCAGGAACAACATCAGGAAATACAAGTATTATTCAAATTGATATGAATAATGATAATTTAACTGGAACTTTAGACATATCAAGTCTTAGTAATTTAGGTGGAATATTTAATATTTATAGTAATCCGTATCTTACACAGATAATTAATCCAGTTTCATCTCAGATATTTACACAATATGCTGTATCTGGTTGTAATTTAACTGATATTTTAGATATTTCAGGACTTACTGGATTAGGTGGAAATTTTATAGTTGATGACAATGCAAATCTTACATCTATACTTAATCCAGTTTCGTCTGAAATATTTACAACTTATTCTGTAAGTAATTGTAATTTAATTGGAACTTTAGATTTAACAGGTCTCACTGGATTAGGTGGAGGATTTCAGTGTGATAATAACTATAATCTTACTGAAATACTTAATCCTAATTCATCTCAAGTATTTTCATATTATCAAATAATAATGTCAGGATTAACTAATACTTTAGATTTAAGAGGACTTACTGGATTAGGTAATTATGTTGATATTGCGTATAATTTTAGTCTTCCTGAAATACTTAATCCTGTTTCTTCACAAGTATTTAACTATTATCACGTAAATGATAATAATTTAACTGGAATTTTAGATGTCTCGGGACTTACAGGATTAGGAGGATCATTTTGGGCTAGCGGTAATTATGGTCTTACTCAAATACTTAATCCAGTTTCATCTCAGGTATTTTCTCAATATGAAGCGTATAATTGTGATTTAACTGGAACATTAGATCTTTCTGGCCTTTCCGGATTAGGTGGATATTTTTCACTTGCAAATAATCCTAATCTTAATGTTATAATTTTTCCAACAGTATTTTCACAGCCATTTGATCAATTCAACGTTCAAGATTGTTCTATAAATACGGCTACTGCAGACAGTATATTTGCAAAATTAGATGCATATTATTTAAGTAATCCTCCTACAGGACCATTAAATGTTAATATGTCAGGAACAAAAAATGCTGGACCAACAGACTGTTCTTTAAATGCGAATATTGTTAGTCTTGAAGCACAATTCTTATTATATGGACAAACATTTACATATGCTATAAATTGCACTTCACCAGCCCAAGAACCATTTTTAACTTTTACAACTTATGCTTATTCAGGGCCTCTTTCAGCTAATTTTACAGGTCCTTCTGGAACACTTAATTGGGATTTGGGCGATGCATCTAATAATGTAAATGCAAATAGTATTAATCATACATATGTTAATTTTGGTAATAAAACTGTAAAGGTATATCCAGGAACAACTAGTGGCGCAATAGACGTTAGTGGAGTTTTTATAGATACAGATGGTGTAATAAACACATTAGATATTTCAAGTTTCGTTAATTTAAGTTATTTTAATGTTAATTTTAATTCAAATCTTACACATGTGCTTAATCCGGTTTCATCTACTATATTTACAAACTATATGGCACAAGGTTGTAATTTAACTGATACTTTAGATGTATCAGGGCTTACGGGATTAGGCGGATATTTTCAAATTGATAATAATTATAACCTTACTAAAATACTTAATCCAAATTCATCTCAAGTATTTACACTTTATTGGCTAGATAATAATAATTTAACAGGAACATTAGATCTAAGAGGACTTACTGGTTTAGGCGGAGATTTTCGAGTTGATAGTAATTATAATCTTACTGAAATACTTAATCCTGTTTCATCTCAGGTATTTATAGAATATATAGTATCTTATTGTAATTTAACTGGAACTTTAGATCTATCAGGACTTACAGGATTAGGCGGATGGGTTAATATTAATGATAATCCAAATCTTACAACTGTACTTTTTCCTACTGTAAATAGAGAATATGTTGTTTTACTTGCTAACAATTGTGCTTTAGATTTATTTACAGTTGATGATATATTTGCAAAAATGGATACTTGGTATAGTAGTAATACTCCTACACAAAATTTAACTATTGATGTTGCAGGAGGAACCAATTCTCCTCCTACTGATTGTTCAATGAATGCTAATATAGTTCATTTAACATCAGTATTCAATAGTGCAGGCCATACATTCACATATTATATAAATTGCGATCTTATATTTGAATTTATAACTAACTCTTCAACTCATACATTTCAGCCAAGTTTATCCACATATTCAGGTATTCTTAACTGGGATTTAGGTGATGCATCTAATAATGTAAATGCAAATACATTTTCTCATACTTACGCATCAACAGGAGATAAAACTGTTAAAGTATATAACGGAACTACTAGCGGATACAGTGCAATAAGTGCAGTTGATTTTTATGAAAATAATATAGTTGGAACTTTAAATTTATCTAATCTTATAGGTATAAATGATTATATTCAAGTTGCTTATTGCCCAAGCTTAAATCAAATAATTAATCCAATTACTTCTAATGTAATTAGTTCAGGATATTATTGTCCATGGAATAATTTAACAGGAACGTTAGATATTTCTGGACTTACAGGTTTAGCTTTTCAATTTAGTGTTACTCGTAATCCAAATCTTACACATATACTTAATCCCGATTCATCGCAGCCTTTTTCATATTATTTAGCTAATTATTGTAATTTAACAGATACTTTAGATTTAAGAGGACTTACAGGATTAGGAGGAGATTTAGAAATTACAGTAAATCCGCTTCTCACTCAAATACTTAATCCAGTTTCATCACAAGTATTCACAGAATATGATGTAAATGATAATAATTTAACTGGCATACTAGATGTATCTGGACTTACAGGATTAAGCAATAGAATTAGAGTTGAAAATAATGTAAATCTTACAACTATATTATTACCTACAATAAATAATGAATTTACATTTTTTAACGCAAATAATTGTGCTTTAGATTTATTTACTGTAGATGATATATTTGCAAAATTTGATACTTATTATAGTAGTAATCCGCCTACTCAAAATTTAGAAATTAATGTTGCAGATGGTACTAACACGTCGCCAACAGATTGCGAATTAAATACTAATATAGTTCATTTAACATCATTATTTAATAGTGCAGGAAGAACCTTTATATATTATATAAATTGTGATGCTGGTGAAATTTTAAGATTTGTTACAAATGCATATGGAACTGTTTATTATCCATTTGATGTTTACTTTAATTTTACAGTTTCCTCGGGAACACTTCATTGGGATTTAGGTGATAGTAATACAAGAGATTCTAATAATTTTGATTATACTTATTCTCTTGCTGGAGATAAAACTGTTATATTAAGTAAAGGAACAACAAATGGAAGTGCTGATATTACAGCTATGCAATTATATGATTATAGTGGTATAGTCGGAACTTTAGATATTTCTTGTCTCACCAATTTAACTGATTTTTATACTGCTAATGATCCAAGTCTTAATAAAATAATCAATCCTGTTTCATCACAAGCATATACAAGATATCGAGCTGTTAATTGCGATTTAACTGGAACTTTAGATGTTTCAGGACTTACAGGCTTAGGAGGAACATTTGAAGTAGGTAATAATTCTAATCTTACACGAGTACTTAATCCAGTTTCATCACAAATATTTACAACGTATGATGTATACAATTCTAATATTACTGGAACATTGGATGTTTCTGGACTTACAGGATTAGGAGGATATTTTGATGCTGACAGTAACCCGCTTCTTACACATATACTTAATCCGAATTCGTCTCAAGTCTTTGATCAAGGATATTGGGTATATAGTTGTGATCTTACTGATACGTTAGATTTAACGGGACTTACTGGATTAGGTTCGGGATTTGATGCTGATGATAATCCTAATCTTACGCATATACTTAATCCGAATTCATCTCAAGTCTTTGATCAAGGATATTGGGCACAACTATGTAATCTAACTGGAACTTTAGATTTAACAGGACTTACAGGATTAGGTGGAGATTTTGAAGTTCATACTAATCCTAATCTTACACAGATACTTAATCCAACTTCTTCTCAAATTTTTACAAATTATTATGCATATAATTGTGATTTAACTGGAATTCTAGATGTATCAGGCCTTACAGGATTAGGTGGAGATTTTGAAGTTTATAATAATTTACATCTTACATCAGTACTTAATCCTAATTCATCTCAAGTATTTACAATGTATGATGTAGGTAATTGTAATTTAACTGATACTTTAGATTTAAGAGGATTAACTAGATTAGGCGGAGACATTTATCTTAATTATAATTCAAATTTAACTAGTGTACTTAATCCAACTTCTTCAGAAATTGTTACTTCATATTTAATAGATAATTGTAATATAACTGGAATATTAGATGTATCTGGATTTATAAATTTAAGCGATTATTTATTATTTAGCGATAATATAAATCTTAATACATTATTATTACCTACTCTTAATATGCCATTTACTTATATAAATGGAAATAACTGTGCTTTAGATTTATTTACTGTAGATGATATATTTACAAAATTAGATACGTGGTTTACTAGTAACTCTCCTTCTAACGGGTTATATGTTAATCTAGCAGGTGGAACTAATGCAGCACCTACAGATTGTTCAATGAATGCTAATATAGTTCATCTAGAATCTATATTTACTGGAGCAGGACAAACATTTACATATTATATAAATTGTAATCCAGAGCCATCAGTAGGATTTTTACGTTTTACAACTAATGCTCCTCCCGCATATGAAATTGCATTACAGTTTGGTGTTTGGTCAGGAATTCTTAATTCTAATTTAGGTGATGCATCAAATAATGTAAATTCAAATAATTTTACTCATACATATACTAATTCTGGAAACAAAACTATTAATGTCTATCCGGGAACAACTGATGGAAGTAGTGGATTAAGAGTTATAGTATTATGGTTTGATTATTTAACTGGGATTTTAGATGTTTCTTCACTTAATAACTTATGGCAACTTCGAGTTGATGGTAATCCAAGTCTTACTAAAATAATTAATCCTGTTTCATCTACAGTATTTACTAGTTATTCTGCATCTGGCTGCGATTTAACTGAAACTTTAGATGTTTCAGGACTCACGGGATTAGGTGGATATTTTGATGTAGGTAGTAATGCAAATTTAACTCATATATTTAATCCCGTTTCATCTCAAATATTTACTACTTATTATGCGTATGATTGTAATTTAACTGAAACTCTAGATGTTTCTGGACTTACAGGATTAGGTACAGATTTTTGGGTTTATAATAATCCAAATCTTACACAAATACTTAATCCAGATTCATCTCAGGTGTTTACAACTTATTATGCGCAGAATTGTAATTTAACTGGAACTTTAGATTTAAGAGGACTTACTGGATTAGCTGGAAATTTTTATATTAATAATAATCCAAATCTTACACAAATACTTAATCCAGTTTCATCACAGATATTTACAAATTATTATGCATATAATTGTAGTCTTAATGGAATTTTAGATGTTTCAGGACTAACGGGATTAGGAGGCGGATTTTGGGTTAGTGGTAATTCAAATCTTAATACAATACTTAATCCTAATTCATCTGAAATATTTACATATTACGGTGCAACGGGCTGTAATATAACAGATACTTTAGATTTACGAGGACTTACTGGATTGGGAGGAAATTTTTATGTTTATAATAATCCAAATTTAACTCATATACTTAATCCAGATTCATCACAAGTATTTACTGGGTATCAGGCATATAATTGTAATTTAACAGGAACATTAGACGTTTCGGGACTTACTAGATTAAGCGGCACGTTTTTTATTAATAATAATCCAAGTCTTAATCAAATACTTAATCCAATTTCATCAGAAATATTTACACATTATGTTGTATATAATTGTGATTTAACTGGAATTTTAGATCTTACAGGACTTACAGGATTGGGTGGAACGTTTCAGGCATACAATAATCCTCTTCTTACACAAATATTTTATCCTGTTTCATCTCAAATATTTGAAAATTTTAGTGTGTATCAATGTAATTTAACAGGAACATTAGATGTATCAGGACTTACAGAATTAGGTGGTCAATTTGCAGCTAGCCAAAATCCAAATCTTACAACTATATTATTGCCAACAATAAATCAAGAATTTATTAATTTTTATGCTGATAATTGTGCATTAGATTTATTTACTGTTGATGATATATTTGCTAAAATGGATGCATATTATAGTATTAATCCTCCAACACAAAACTTAGAAATTAATGTTGCTGGTGGAACTAACTCGCCTCCTACAGATTGTTGGAATAATATAAATATAGATAATTTACAATCTATCTTTACAGTAGCAGGTAGAACGTTTACTTGTTATATAAATTGTGCAGAACCATCAGTAGGATTTTTACAATTTAGAACTAATGCTTCAACAAATGCATTTAGTACTAATTTTTCAGTCTATGGAACACTTAATTGGGATTTAGGTGATACTTCTACTTCAGTAGATGCAAATGTAATAAATCATATTTATGCTAATCCAGGAAATAAAACAATTAATGTGTGGCCGGGAACAGCTAATGGGCCAGAAGATGTTTGGCAAGTTACAGTAGGAACAGATAGTATCATAGGTGTTTTAGATATTTCATGTTTGATTAATTTACAATATGTGAATATTGTAACAAATCACGATCTTACAAAAATAATTAATCCAACATCTTCTCAAATATTTAGTACATATTATGCGAATAATAATAATTTAACTGGAACTTTAAATGTTTCGGGACTTACAGGGTTAGGCGGATATTTTGATGTTAATAATAATCCAAATCTTACTCAAATAATTAATCCAGATTCATCTCAAGCGTTTGACTATTATGCTGCGTATGATTGTAGTCTTAATGGAACTTTAGATGTATTAGGACTTACAGGATTAGGTGGACAATTTCGTGTTAGTGGTAATCCAAATCTTACACAAATACTTAACCCCGTATCATCTCAAGTATTTGTAGCTTATTATGCATATGATTGTAATTTAACTGGAACTTTAGATGTTTCAGGACTTACAGGATTGGGCGAACAATTTCTTGTTTATACTAACCCAAATCTTACACAGATACTTAATCCTGTTTCATCTCAGGTGTTTGTAAATTACTGGGCAACTAATTGTAATTTAACTGGAACTTTAAATTTAACAGGACTTACAGGATTAGGTGGACAATTTCTTGTTAGTGGTAATCCAAATCTTACTCAGATACTTAATCCAGATTCATCTCAAGTATTTACAAATTATTATGCATATAATTGTAGTCTTAATGGAACATTAGATGTATCTAATCTTATTAATTTAAGCGAACAATTTCATGTTTATGATAATCCAAATCTTACAACTATATTGTTACCTACAATAAATCAGCAATTTTCAGTTTTTGATGTTCATAATTGTGCTTTAGATTTATTTACAATAGATGATATATTTGCAAAATTAGACGCATGGTATACTCTTAATGGCCCTACACAAAGTTTAGAAATTCACGCAGAAAGAGGAACTAATTCTCCTCCAACAGCTGAATGGTCTAATACAAATATAGTAAATTTACAAACTATATTTTCTAATTGGGGACAAGGTCTTTTAATTCATATTAATCTTGCACCTATGGTAGAATTTACTACTAATGCATATGGTACTTTATATCATACATATGATATTTGGTTTGCATATACTACTTCAAGCGGAACAGTTGAAACAGATATGGGAGATACAACTTATATGAATTTTAATAATTTTGAATATATTTATTCTCTTCCTGGAGATAAACATGTTAGATTATTACCAGGAACAACTGCAGGATCAACCGATGTCACTGGATTTGATTTAAATGAAAATGCTGGTGTAGTAGGAACTTTAGATCTTTCAAATCTTACTAATTTAAATCAATTTAGAGCTGCTATTAATCCTAGTCTTAATACAATAATTAATCCAGTTTCATCTCAATCGTTTGCTTCAAATTTTTACTATGCATATCAGTCTGATTTAATAGGAACTCTAGATGTATCAGGACTTACAGGATTAGGTGGATATTTTGATGTTGATACTAATCCAAATCTTACTTCTATACTTAATCCAATTTCATCTGAAGTATTTAATTGGTATTATGCGCATGATTGTAGTCTTAATGGAACTTTGGATTTAACAGGACTTACAGGATTAGGCGGAGAATTTGATGTTGATTCTAACTCAAATCTTACTAAGATACTTAATCCTGTTTCGTCTCAAGTATTTACAGGATATTATGCTTATGATTGTAATTTAACTGGAACTTTAGATGTTTCAGGACTTACAAATTTAAGTGGATATTTTGAAGTTTACAATAATCCAAATCTTACATCTATATTATTGCCTACAATAAATCAACATTTTAATACATTTGATGTTCATAATTGTTCATTAAATACAAGCACAATGGATGATATATTTGCTAAACTTAATACGTGGTTTAGTTTAAATACTCCTGTAGGTGAATTGTATATTGATGTTTCATGTGGAAGAGGTTCTGGACCAACTGATTGTATGTATAATTCGGATATAGTTAATTTACAATCTATATTTACAAATGCTAGTTGGCTGTTAACTATAATTGTTAATTGTGAAAGTGTAGCACCTATTGGATTTTTAAGTTTTACAACTGAAGCTTCTACAAATGCATTTGATCCAAATGTTACAGTTTCCTCTGGAACTCTTAGTTGGGATTTAGGAGACTTGACAACACAAAATGCAAATAGTTTTAGTCATTCATATTCATCGCCAGGAAATAAGATAGTTAATGTGTATAATGGTACTACTAGCGGTCCAGCATCTATACGATATTTATATATGGATGCTGATAATTTAGTTGGAGTTTTAGATGTATCTACTCTTTCTATTTTAGAAGATTTTGAAGTTTATGATAATCCAAAACTTACACAAATAATTTGTGCAAGCACAAATGCTCTTTTTGATTATTTTAATGCGTGGAGTTGTAATTTAACTGACACATTAGATCTTCGTCCAATTAAAAGATTAGGCTTCGATTTTGAAGTTCAAAATAATCCAAATCTCACAGAAATTTTATTTCATTCTTCAGCGCAAGATATGGAATATTTTAATGCATGGGATTGTAATTTAACAGGAACATTAGATATTTCAGGATTGACAAATATAAATAATTATATGAATGTTCATAATAATCCAAATCTTACAAGAATATTATTTCCTGCATTTGCGGGTAGATTTGATACAATTGATGCTTCTGGTTGTGGGCTAGACTTATTTACTGTAGATGATGTACTTACTAAATTAGACACTTGGTTTACTGCACATAATCCTGCAAGTTATAATTCACTAACTTTGAATTTATCTAAAGGAACTAATTCGATTCCCACAGATTCTTCAATGAATACTCATTTAACTAGTTTAGTATCCATATTTAATACTGCAGGCGCAACATTTAAATATTACATAAATGAATAATATCAAAATATCGAATATATAAAATAAAAGAATTATAATATGGCAACTATAACACCATTTGTTAAAAGAATGCGAACTCAAGGAGGAACTATTTATACTTTTAGTTCTGCGCTTGAAGACATTGGATTAAACATCAATGAACGTAATAACATTGTTAAAATGTCTCATTTTGCTTTGTTGAATATTCCGTCTATTGATGCTCCTGATAATATGCAACAAAATAGATTCAATGTTCTTGCAATTCCGGGAGCGTATGAAATGTTTGGTGCAAGTATAAAAGATGGAAGAATTATTGTTGCCGAATCCTTTCAAAATTATGCTTTAAACCTTGAAACAAATTTATTAGGTCAAAATAGTTATAACGCTTCATTACAAACAACTATTTCTGAAAGAGTATTTTGGAAATGGTTAAAAGAAACTGGCGCAATTCGTTGGACATCTATAGATACTTCTGCTGGAAAATATTGGAAAGAAGAAACTGATACGGATTCTTCAGTAGGATATAATTCTGTTGTTAAATGCATTGGTCAAATTAGTGCCGGTTCTGTACGTACTGATACATTTGGAACATACAACGAAACTTATGTTTTAGTTCCTACATCTTTTGGACAAACTCCAGTTTATTTTAAACAAGTTGAAGATGATAATTACAAACACGGCATATCAATAATCAATGGAAATACAAACATTTTAGGAAGAGAATCTTATCTTAAACCTCATCCAGATGCATTAGATATAACTGCCTATTATGATTTAGCTGATTCAAGTTTATCAGTAACTAATTATGTAAGTACCTATACTATGCAATATGATAATAGTACAGGAAGCTGGAATAATGGTTGGTGGTGGACATTTGAAAATTTACCAATAACATATGATAATAATTATTATACTGATAGTTCAGAATATATTGCATCTGGAATTTATAATATAAATCTTCAATATGTTGAGCCGGGAATTCAATTTAAACGTTCTAAAGTTGATTGTCTTTCTATTGAATATAATCTTGATAATTTAAAAACTATTTTTGGAGATTCTGCATTAACATTTGATAGTTTAGCTTTGCCTGCACCTAATGGTTATTCTGAAGATGATGCGTTTGATTTTAACGCAATCATGATTTATTATTCAGTTTATAATAAAGCATTAGATACAGTATTAGCAACTAATTTATTAGGAGTTTTATTTTTAGATCCGCCAAGTGGAAATACACAAAATTATCCATTAAATGAAATTACACTTCCATCAATAACAAAACTTCAAAGTGGACCTTCAGGATTTGGAACATCGTATTCATTTAGACTCAATATTAAGTCTGATTATATGTTAGATGATACGCAGGCTATTGTAACTGATACAACATCATCACAAGAAATACTTACAGATTTTTCTCAGGTATTTGATAGTTTAAATAAAACTCTTGTAATATTAAATCAACAAACAGGAACAATTAGTTATATTACAGAACAATATCTTGATATTACAGCAAATCAAACAGAAATTGAAAATCAAATATCTGATTTACAATATCAAATAAACACCGGTACATTAGGAATATCTGGAACACCGAATGCTATTCCTATGTTTTCTAACAATGGAAAAACGCTTGTTGACTGTTCTATTTATATGAAATATGGAAATCTTGGATTTTTTACAAATAATCCTTTATATCCTGCTCAATTTGATGTAAGTGTTAAAATTAAAGATCTTATACTTGAAAATGCAATAAGAGACACTAGTGGAAATGTTCTTTTAGAATACGGTTCTCCTTTACAATTTGGTAGTAAAACTAATGATAGAGGAATAACATTTTATTCAGGATCAATTACTCCATATTTAACTATTGGAGATGGTTCAATTTCATTTGAAGTGCCTGTTGTATTTAATGCAGGCTATACTGGTGCTGGAAGTGGCGGTGATGTATCTAAAGCATATGTTGATGCACAAGATAATTATATAAAAGCTGCTTACATACCTAGTGCTTCATTAGGTGTAGGTTTATTATGGAATAATGGATATTTAGATGCATGTGCTGGTGGAAGTGGCGGAAGTTCTTATGCTACATTTTCTTATGTTGACGCAAGTTTATTAATACGAGATGCTTCTATTTCTTTGATAAAAGCTACTTACATTCCTAATGCTTCTTTAAATGTTAGTTATTTTAAATGGGTTGGAGGTTATCTTGAACCAAGTAGTTTAAGTGGTGGCGTAACTAAAGCTTACGTTGATAGTTCATTATTAGTAAGAGATGTATCTATGGTATACATAAATACGCGAAGAGTTATCACAGAAACTTCAGTTGGAACTCTTACAGCAAGAGCTAATAATACAGATGCATCAATTATTTTAATAAAAGCCACTTACGTTCCCAGTGCTTCAATAGGAGCAGGATTTTCATGGAATACAGGAAACAATACTTGGTATGTAGACGTTAGTTTACCAGCAGGAGGAGTTACAATAGGATATGTTGATGGATCTTTAGCTTCAAGAGATGCTCTTATTGCTGCATCAGAAGTTTCAATAAATAAACTTGACGCAAGCACTAAATACTGGAAACCTTATACAGATGGAAGTTTATCAATACGAGATGCTTCAATTGTTTTAATAAAGGCTACTTATATTCCAAATGCTTCTTTAAATGTTAGTTATTTTACATGGGTCGGCGGTTATCTTGAACCAAGTATTTCAGGTAGCGGAACAACTAAAGTATATGTAGATGGTTCGTTATCATTAAGAGACGTGTCTATAGCAAATGTTAAACTTTATGTAGATGCTTCATTATTAGTAAGAGATATAACTATAGCATCATTAGCATCAACTAAAGCTAATTTATTAGATCCACAATTAACTGGAACGCCAAGATCTGTAACAAATGCAAATCCTTATGATGCAAGTACACAAATTGCTACTAATCAATTTGTACAAACAAGAGTATCTATACTTGATACATCAATTTCTTATTTAAATACTAGAGGTATAGTACAAGATTCTTCAATAGGAACATTAACAACAAAATTAAATACTGCTGATGCTTCATTATATACTTTAACTTTAAGACATAATACTACAGAAGTTTCAGTAGGAACACTTACGGTTAAACTTAACTCTACAGATGCTTCTATAATATACATAAAAGGCATATATATTCCAAACACTTCTTTAGGAACAGGTTTTTATTGGAGTGGTGGATATTTAAATGCAAGTGCTGGAGCAGGTGGAGGAACAGGAGATGTTACTAAAGTATATGTAGATGGTTCTTTATTAGTTAGAGATATTCGTATAGCAGCAATTGAAGCATCATTAAATGATACTACTAATGCAGATATTTTATATCATCGTAAGTTATATGTAGATAGTTCTTTATCTATAAGAGATACTTCTATATCAAATTTATCAAAAAAGAGCGTATCATCTGATGCATCAATTGTTTTAGTAAAAGCTACTTATCTTGCAAACTCTTCTTTAGGCTCAGGATTTGCATGGGTAGGAAATCAAGTTATTGTAGATGTTAGTACAGTTGCAGGAGGAGTATCTAAAGCCTATGTTGATAGTTCTTTATTAACAAGAGATGTTTCTATTGCAACATTATCATTAAAAATTAGCACCAATGATACATCAACATCAACATTAACAATTAGAGTTAATACTACTGATGCTTCATTGGCTACAGTAAGAGCCACTTACATTCCAAATGCATCTTTGAATACAAGTAAATTTAAATGGGTAGCAGGAATTCTTGAACCAAGTATAGCATCACCAGATGTAACTAAAGCGTATACTGATGGATCATTAGGATTTAGAGATACTTCTATATCAAATTTATCTACAACTAAATTAAATCTTACAGGAGGAACTCTTACAGGTAATTTAACAATTAATAGTTCTTTATTTGTTCAAGGTGATATTAGTGTTAACAGAGTAAGAATTGGATCATTTACATTAGAACCATCTGGTACATCTGGTTTAGTATTTAGATCAGCTACAACTGGATTAAAATTAATGTATCTTGATTCTTCTGGTAATATGTTAATTAGATCAAATATAGTTGCATATGCTGGAATTTAATAATATAATAAAAAAATAATAATTAAAAAATGGGAAATGTAAATTCATTTACTGAAACTGTAAATCAATTAGTTGAGCAAGTTAATATTGCGTTGGAATCAGTTGTAAAACTTAATGATAGCATAACTACACAATCTGATAGTGTAACATTAACAATTGAACAACCAGACCCAATATCTGGAGATGTTTCGACATTTACTTATTCATTACCTTCATATAATAATGTAATTAATAAAGTTAATGCGCTGGGGCAAACAATGGATACATTTGTTAAAGGAGAAGGAAAAATTTTACTTAATGATGGTACTTATAGAGAAGTTACAACAATACCAGTAGCTATATCTCCATCTAAAATTACAAATGTTTTAGCGCCCACAAAATTTAAAACACGAAGTAATTGGTTTTTTGAATCTATTATGTTTCCACAACTTGTAGTTTCTTTTGATCTTAAAGGAAAAATTGATGATAGATCCGATAGAGTAGTAGTTAAAAGAGTGATTTTTGATAATTATGATGATGGAGAAACGCAATGGTTTTTAGATCATATTATACCAACTACTAGAACATATTATGACACTATTACATATCTTAATGAACAAGGAAAACAATATTGGGAAGACGAAGAAATACAAAGTCTTCCTTTATCAACAGAACCTTATACTGGATATTTTGTAATTACAGATATTAGAACAATAGAAGGAAAACAATGGTTTTATCTTGATACAACTAATTATGGTGTAACTTCAGATGCTCCCGTAATCAATGATATTCAATTATCAGTAGGCGATACATTACGTTATGAAAATTCAATATGGAAAATTGATGATATACATTTAAATGAAAAAAGAGTACATGTTGTTGCTAATGTTGGTATGGATCATCCCACAATAAATCATTCATTTGAAATATATAATGCACCATTTTCTACAAAAATGTTAGATATACCTGTAGGATTTGACGAATGTAATATTGTGTTTTTAAAGGGTGTTAATGATGATTTTAATATAATAGGAGATGATTGGAGTGATTCTATAAATTTTTATTCTAATGACTTGATAATTAATGGTGGATCTACTACATTAGATGATTATTATAATTTATATGTATCAGATTTTGGATTACAAATGGAAGGACAAGCAAAAGAAAAATTTATTCCAGCATATTTTGGAATAACTCCAGATGCACCAGTGATAAGTTAAATAAAAAATAAAAAAATAAAATTATGGCAAGCAATTTTTTTAAAGTTGTACAAATAAATACTCAGTTAAATGCGGCTCTCGATACTGAAGCTATTAAAAATACACAAACGCAAATAGAATCAACAAAAACTATTATTAATAGTTTAAAAGATACTATTGCACAGCAAAAAGCTGAATTAGTATCTTTAATAAATGTTGCAGATAGAGCAACACTTCAAAGTAAAATTGATAGTAACAATAACAGTTTATCGAAAGCTACTATTGAATATCAATCCTTAGTTAGATCTTTAGCTACTGTAGCGTATGAAAATTCAGCCGTAGTTGCAGATCCTAAATATCGTGTAAGAGGATTTTTTCCTATTCCTGCACCAAAAGGAAATCCACCTCAACAAATTATTCAATTTGAATATGCTTATCGCTATTTAAAATTAGATAATACTGGAATTTCTTTAAATACATTTGAATATACAGATCCAAGTACTCAACAAGTTGTTAGAGGTGTTTATACAGATTGGACAATTGTTGCTTCTGCTGTTAAACAAAAAGTTTTTGATGCATCTACAAATACATATACATGGGTTGTTGAAAATATAGCAGATGGAGAAGTAGTAAATATAAATCAAATAGATATTCCTATTCAAAAAGGAGAAAAAGTACAACTTAAAATTAGATCAATATCTGAAGCTGGCTGGCCATTAAATCCACTTAAATCAGCTTGGTCTGATCCCATTATTATTGAATTTCCTTCAAATCTTGAAGGATCGAATCAAGTTGCAAATATATTAAGTGACGCAGCTGTTGAAGAAGAAACAATTAAGTTAGATCAAACTTTATCTGCTGCGGGTGTTCCTACACATATAGCAGATAGCGTTCCTAATCCAAATTCTGGAACAGGTACATATTTTAAACATCAAGCTGTTAATCTTGCATTTGATCTTAAAACAAAAGATAAATACGGAGTTATTAATACTGTTAATACTACTGATTTACAAAGCCAATTAGACACAATAGCTGCAAATACATATGTACAAGTTTTAGCAAATCCCCTTTCTTCTCAAGCAGGAGCATATCCTCAAATTACAGGAACCTTACAACAATTATTACAAGCTATTATTAATACAGATCCTTCTATATATGATCAATTTGTATTAGATATAACAACTTAATAAAATATAAATATGTTTAAATATTTTAACGATACAGTAATTTTATCTTCACAAAACCCAGAAGCCATTTTAACTTATGTTCATGATGCTTCTGACTACTATATAACTGTTAATTCTATTTCCGAAAGAAATGTATTATATGCAAATGGAATTGATCTTTATGATTGTTGTACAAATGTATATTTATATGGATTACAAATAAATGATATTGCTACTCGCGCTGCATTTCATATTTATACAAGAAGTGTCTCTGAATTTGATATAACGATATCATTTAATATTAGTGATTCAACGGGAAGTTTTCTTTATAATGATTATGTTACTATTCTCAATAGACCTACAATAATTGCTGGCGGATTTAATACATATGAAAACAAAGAAGTTTTAGTTGATAATGAAACATCATATTTAGTATTAAGAACCAATCCTAAATTCACAGGAAACATAAAACTTATAGTTGATGTAAGTGAAAATTTATATTTAGATACGTTTAAAGTATCTGATATTTTGTCAAATAAAAAATATAGAAAACAAAGTGTTTCTTCTGAAAGCGTATTATCAAGCGATATTAGAAATGTATTTACCGCTCTTCCTTTAGGAGAACTTTATAGAGTAGATTCTTTAAATACTTTAGATATAACTATTCCTAAAACAGAATATAAAGATCAGTATCGTACGACATATAATTATGGAGCAAGATTATTTGAAGATGAATTATATGCAGAAGATAATGCGTTATTAGCTCCTATATGGATAAATAGTAAACTCCCCGATTATTTTTGTGTGTTTAGAATGCCGGGTATTTATAATGTAGAAACATATAATAATGATTCTCTTTCATACTTAGCGTCAAAATATTTTGAAAATAGTGACATTATTAAAACATGGAGTTTAAAAAATGATTCTGGATTAGGAAAATATTTAGAAACTCATAGAAATGATTTAATTAAATTTCCTGCACCAGTATTTTTATCTTTAACTGATCCAAGTATTTCTACCGCAGATGCAGATCCGAATACATGGTATGGAATTACTGTAGATAAAGGTGTATTAGCAGGACGTTCAGAAACACCTTATTATTTTAATAAAACTATTAATAATTTTACAGAATTAAATGCGTTTGTATCTAATGGGTTTGAAAGAAATAATTTATTAAGCGCTAATCTTTTAAATATTGAATATATTTTTGATGATAATGATGTTAGTGCATATACTATGAATCGTTATTTTGGATTATATTTAACTGAAAATATTTTATATAAAGTAGCATATTATAATGATTTTTCAACGGGAAATGTAAGAATTCTTTCTCTTGATGGAAGAGATCTTAGCACATTCATTAATTCATCTGTATTTACAAATGCGGGAGATATTTCGCCAGAATATAGAAATAGATTATTTGTTATAAATGATGGAAAAACTCTTAAACGAATTACATCTGTTTCTCAAATAAATGGAAGTGAAGGGTATATAAATAATTATGTAAGTAATCCAAATAATAATATATTTAGTAATGTAGTTAATAAAAAAGAATATACTCCATTTATTACATTAAGAATTAATAATCATTTACATCAAGGAGAACATCTTCGTATAATAAATAGAACTCAAAATAAAATATGGGAAGCATATGGTATAGCCGATGTATCAAATTGCCAAAAATATGTATCTACATATACTGAACCTGGAGGTTATCCTACTATTTATCAAACAAACTTTTTAGTAACAGGAAGTATAGAAGATCAAATAGATTCAATAAAAGAAGCATTTCATAGATTTGAAGACTATAATGATAATTATTTTACAACTGGATTAAGTGCAAGCAATTGGACAGCTATTCTTCTTAATGATGTTGCAGATTCATCAGAAAGCTGGGAATTTCAAAGAATTACAGCGCAAACTTTGAATGATTGGAATAATGCCAGTTCAGGATTTAATAGTGCTGCACGTCCTGATGATATAACATTTTTTGGTCGATTCACGCCAGAAGATGCTAATTTTGAAACAATCGCTTATGATGCGCAATATGGCCCAATAAATTTTGAATTATATGGAGATAGAAGAACAATATTTATAGATTTATTTAATAGAGGAAGTAATTTATTATATAATTTCGATGCCAGTGAAGCTGATAATTTAAGTCAATATACTTTATATCAAGGAAAAGATAATTGGTATAAATTAATTATTAACTTTGATATATCTTCTAATTTTATAGATTCATATCAATATATTCAAGATCCTTATCATGAACATAGATATTTAATTCAAACTGCAGAAGAAATACAAACAGTAACAGGATTTTGGAATTCTTATGATATTCAAACTTATAATATTTCTTTAATGGGAGTAAATCCAGTAAAAGATATAGATTATACCGTGTATGATTCTTCAACTCTTAATTTTACGAGTGAATATTTTTATAAAAGAGAAGATGATATAAGTACTTATTTTTTAACAGTTCCAGCAAATACCGCAAATGTAATTGAAATTAAAGATTCTTATCAACTTATTTCAGGCACGGGATATATTACTATAGGTAATGTAACTCAAAATTATTCTGGATATACAAGTATGTTTCCATTGGGATTTAACACATTTAATTCTAGTGCATATATATCAGCTACTACAGATACTCTTATTACATATAATTTATTAGACGGCTCATATAATTATACATCTTATAAAACTGGTTCAGCATATTCAGAAGAAAACATTTATGATTATTATAATTCTACTACACGTTTAAAATATGGTTTAACGGTTCCTACTGTTTCTAAATGGGTAGGATTGGGCACAGATTGTCGAAATAATCCATTTAGATTAATATTTAATTCTAATATATTTGATTCTGTACTTCCTACTAATTTTATTCCTAGTGGAAATAATTATACTCAAGAAATAACATATCCCGTATTTAAATATTTAACACCTGGAACCAGAGCATGGCAAAGTTATATTTTTCATGATCTTAATGATGTAATGGAATATGTAGAAGATGGTATAACTTATAGAAAAACTATTAAAAATTTAATATTTGAAAAACCCTATAATGATATTTTTTCAAAATTAATATTTTCAAATAATGAAGTTGATGATACTATAAATCGTTCTGTTTTATGTTACTATAATGATTATAAACAATCAATAGATATATTATTTATGGGATTAAGCATATCTATAAGTATTAAAGATGTTGCTAAAAATACTATAAATATTAAAGATTATAATAGATATAAATTTTCATTTATATCAACTTCTTCAAGAAATGCACACAGTAATAAACCCATAGAAATTATTATAAATGAAAACACAAAAACTGTTTTAATGATATGGTACCAGGGTGCAGATGTATTAAATTATAATAAAAGATATTCTAATGGCATTTATGGTTCACCTACATATGGAGGTGGTACCGGAAAATCAATAATGGATGACGTATCTCTTGGTGTACAATGGAAATCACTGAAAAATGGTCCTAATTGGACATTTGAAAAAACTCCATTTATAGTTAGAACAGATGTTTTAAATAAACCTCTTGTTAACATGTATGAATATAAAGATTTTATTTCATACGATGTAAGTTTAATAAGACCGTATGCACAATTAAGTCATGGACTAAAAAGTTTCGATACTACATTTAATGCATTTACAAATTTAAATACATTAATAAATTATCCCGATACATTATATGCACCATATTCTTATAATACTTTTTCTAAAACTGTTGATTATTCATATAGCAGAAGTGTAAATACATATGGAGATAGTATAGTTAATTACGGATATTTATATCAAAATAACTGGAATTTATATGCAAATAATACATGTAATATAAATACATTAACTAGTTTTCTTAATAATGAAAATGATTACATTATGGCGTATATTATTAGAGAAAATGTAATATATGATAATCTTACATTTAAAACGTGTCCATTTTATTTTGCATTAAATACTCCGCGACAATTTAATAATTTAACAACATATAATGGCTGGTATACACCTAAATTTGATTCTATATTAGATTTTAAATCTAACGAAGACAAAGATTTAATGGATATATTGAATCTTGATTTTACATTAAGTAATACAAATTTACGTTCATATAAAAATATTGATCAATTATGGTACAATAAAGTTACTACTAGAGTTTCTGAAACAGATGTTAGCGCTGCCAATGCTATTGATTATAAAGAAGAATTTAATGTATTTAATGCTCTTTGGGATGCAAATTATTATACATTACAAGAATCTACATTAATTAATGGTTATGAATCATCTTTAGAATTACCATCATTTTTTGGATCAAAATTAATAAAACTTCCAGATTATTTAGTTTTAGATTCCTTTGATGTAACAGTAGCTTCAGTTATAACTGATACTAATAATTATATTTTAAGTTATAATTTAACTAAAATTATATCTAATTTATTTAAAGATAACAAACTATTTTTAAATAACTGGGCAGGATTAGCAGCAACAGACGCAATTATAAATTCTTATATTAATGACACTATCATTTCATATTATAACATAAGCATTAGTAAAATTAAATTAAATCTTTATACAAAAAGTTATGCTACTTCATTATTATATTATACATATGATACTCAATTTTCAGAAAATATAAAAATAAATTATACAACTAAATTATCTTTTGAAAATAAAGATTGGAAATATTTGATAACAATTCCTAAGAATTTAAATTATTCTTATTATGTTAAGTTTACACTCTTTGAAAAATAAAATATATAAAATAAACCAACATGGCAAAATTTAATTATGCACCTGGATTACCAGGATACGGAACACAAGGAGCAGATGGATCTGCAGGTAGTACAGGATTATCTATGTATTTTTCAGATATTGATCCAGATACTAGTAGAACTGTCATTGAAGGAAAAATATTAGGCAATTATATGATATGGTCTGGTGCTGATGTGCCTTTACCAAACGGAAGAACATATCAAGATGGGGATCTTTTTATATCTTCAGAAGGAAGAATTTATGAAATAATTGGAGACACGTATGTTGAAACTACTATGTCTATAAACATATCAGGATATTTCACTGATAGTGGAGAAACTGCAATTAATGGTGCTTCTAGATATAGCAATACAAATCCTAGATATATTATAGATAATGTAATGACTACTGTAGCTCAACCGTATGCTAATTATCCATCTGAAATATATGGAATTATTCCTAAATATTTTACAAGAATAGAATTTACAAATATAGATCAAAATTTTCAATATAATGCATTTAGTTTATTTTCTTCAGCAGATGGTGATGATATAAGAGCTATCGCAATAGTAAGAGATATTAATGATAATATTTTTAGAATAGGAAATGCTGATATAAATGGGTTAACACGAAATGTTAATATAACATTTGATGTTAGTTCATTAAGAGTTACAAAAGATGTAAATAATCTCTTTAATGCTAATACATTAGAAGGTACTGTATTAACTAATTATGAAATGAAAATGAATCATTTAGTTGATCCAGTTTTTACTTATGATGATGGATATAGTAGTACAGACACTTCTTCATACTTATATTATGCAAATAATGGAACTGCTGAAGTATCAATATATTGGGATTTAACTAGATTAATAGATGGATATGATCCTGGTGTAATAAAAGCAGATTTAAATATTCATGTAGATGCATCAATAAGTAATAAATCTTTTGCTTTTGATATTCAACAAAATCCATCTTCTTTAGTTTTTAGAGAAATTGAATCAAGTGGGTCTGTATTGATAACAGGATTAGATACAGATAAACTTTATCATGCGTATCTTGACGTATATGAAAGAGGGTGGCAAAGACAATCAAAAAGAATAGCACTTACTGATGCTGTAATATCAACATTTATGATTGATGTTAGCGGAGAGATAAATCCTTCATGGTTTACAGTACGTTGCCCATCTTCTGCATGGGGATTTAATGTTGAAGTATCATCTAATTATTCATATAGTGTTTCAAAAATTGATTATGGTCATGGAACTAGCTGGCTTACTTGGTCACCAGCTAACCCGCAACCTGCTCGTTTAAGATCTGATTGGTCAGCTCCACATGATGTATCTATTTTAGTTAGTGCATATAGTGGAACATCTGATAGAGATATTTTAATTAGATTTACTCCTACTATAGGAACAGCACGTGGGTTCTGGGTTTCACAACCCGGAACTGCTCCTTCAACTGGAAATATTGAATTAACTGCATATTGGGCAGATACACCAGGACCTTACAATGGATATAAAGGAAGAGTTACTGTAGAACAATTAAGCGGTATTACGTGGATTACATATAGTACGGCTATGTCTATAACGCCTCTTCAAAATGGAACATATATATTTACTACAGTTCCAGCAGTGCCAGGAACATATAGATTTAATTTAGGAAATAATCAAGGGTATCCAGATACAATGAGTGTTTATATAGATCCAGCAAATTCAACACAAATATTAAGACCTCGTAATCAATCATGGAGTGGTGTAGCAGGTTCTGGTAACGATGTATATTCTAGTTCATTTACTGTTACTGCAGGAGGATCATTTTTAGGATTCGTTAATTTATATACAGCTTAATAAATAATAAAAATATGGCAACCTTTAAAGAAACATTAACAAAAATTTGGAAATTCTTAAATAGTCCGTTCTTCGCTATTTCAGTTATAATTTTATTGATAATATTTGGTGCAATTACGTGTAATCGAATTATGAATCTTAAGCAAGATATTAGCAAAACAGATCAAAACATGCACGCAATGACAGATTCTCTGAAAACTGAAAGAAAAAGAAACGGCGAAATAATTGTTTCAATTGCAGGGTATATTGCAACTGAAAAAGAACTTAAAACTCTTAATAGAAAACTGTGGGATAAAATTCAAGAACAAGATGGAAGAATTCTTTCTCTTAATCATTCAATAGTTCTATTACAACAAGATTCTGCAACTTTAAGAAAACATCTTGTAGAAAAAGATAAACAAATTGCAAAACTACTAAAAATTGATGAAAACACTTATGTTGCTCCTTGGTCTTTAACATATAAATATGATTCAACAAATTATGATATATTTGAAGGAAAAACTTACATAGGTGTACTAAGAAAAGATACTCTTGAATTAGCTCATATAGATACAGAATTAACAAAAAGATTAACTCAAATAGATTTGACTTGGGGACAAAAAGTTGAAGATAAAATGTTAAGAGTGTTTATACAAAGTAATTATCCAGGATTTAGTGTAAAACAAATGGAAGGTGTATTAATAGACCCTAATTCTAATCCTTGGGTAAAAACACTTACTAAAAAGAAACATTGGTTTAATGGATGGAGTATAGGAGTTGGAACAACAAGTGGCTGGGATATAACAAGTGGCAAATTTGGCTGGGTTGTAGGACCTAGTTTTCAATATAGCATATATAGTTGGTAATAAATAAAATAAAAATATAAAATGGCATCAAATATAAGTAAATATATCCAATTAAATGATTTTCTTCTTCTTGAATACGAATTCAATAAAGATGCTGTTGAAACATCATTAACATCGGCCAGTGTTGTTGTAACAACACTTGGAACTAAATATTTTTATGAAGGAGATGCTGCTTTAGGTGGAACAAATAATATTTTACCCTTAAATTCAGTACCTACTAATTCTCAGCGAACTACTTGGTTTTTTGATGCTTCTGTGTATTTAACTACATATCCTCCTTATTTTACTTCTGTTACTCCTACAACTACTACAACATATACTTATGATACTGTTAAAATTCATATTGTATCGGGATATAATTTTGATGATATAGGTGGATTTCTTCTTCAATTGAGAGCACTTGATACAGCTGGTGCTTTAGTTGATTTAGCAAACTTTACATATGCAAAACAATCGCAAACATTTGGAACTAATGTTATAAAATTTGCAACTAATACATTGTTCCTCGGAAACAGATTTTATGATAAATATATAGAATTTAAAGTTCCTTGCGTTCAAGCATTAGGCGGAGATGTAGCTACAGATTTAGGACAAGCACTTCAAATTACATCTTTAAGTGATGTATATGCTACATATAGTACAATATTTGATATCGTTAGTAATCAATTTACTGTAGATGAAATAATAAATGTTCAACTTCCAGTATCAAGTGTTGCAGATAATTTTAATTGTTTTATTGCTGAATCAACTGCTGGAGATTATATAGAGTATTATGCTACATGGAATAATTTAATAATAGGAAATTATATGGGTGATATTGAAAGTGGAAGAATAAAATTATACACTTCAAATAATCCAAATGATAATTATAATTCATTTGTAGACATATATGGAATGGGAACAAGTAAATGGATAATTATTCATGAAATTTCTGTATATGAACAATTAGCAGGCGCTGGAGGAACATCATTATTAACACAAAAATATTCTTTTACTCAAGATGCAGATTTTTCAATTGCAAATTATTTTCGTCCTATTCTTAGAAATGCTGATATTGATGCATCTTATACAATTCAATATACATGTAGATTAACAAATAGAATGGATGGAACTCAAATTATTAGAAAAGCATCATTTTCTTCGCCAAATCCTAAAAAATATGGATTAAGATTTACTAGATTAAATGTAGATAATTTAATACCCTATAAAATATTTAATAGAATAGAAGCAGAAAAACCGAATATAAATATGGGATCGGGCCTTGAAAAAACTAAATATGTTAAAGTATTTTATGATACTACAACAGTATTACTAAATGCTTTCAATGAAGTATTTCCTGCAGGAACAGGACCATTATTCTTAAAATCATATGATTCAGATTATAAATTTAAATTTGAAAAACTTGACTCAAATAATAACAAAATAAATGTTGATTTATCTGGTGCGTATAACTATGCATTATTATTTAAATTTGACGATGGAAGTAAACTTGAAAGACCTCCAACATATTCTTCAAATATGAATACAACAATAGGAGAAATTGAATTTAAATTAACTGAAGATGAATTATTTAAATTGAAACAACAAACGAATAACAAGTATTCTATTATAATTAAAAATCCTAATGGAACTTCATACACATTTTATGAAGGAGTTTATTATGATATCTCTAATCAAGATCAAATAATAGCAAATTATAATAGTCTATATACAGTTACAGATTTACAAACTAAAATAGCTGAATTAGAAGCTACAGTTACACAGCTAACAAGCGAAAATGCAGCATTAAAAACCAAATGAAATTAGTTAGAGAATATATAAACGAAAAGTTTAAAGAAGAATCGGATCCAATAAAAGACATGGATATTGGAATGATGCATAAAATAAAAGAATTTGTAAAAAAACTTACAAAATCAGATTATGTTGATATTGATACTTGTTTATTATACTGTGCTAAACAAAATAAAGAAGATTATGTAAAATATTTAATTGAAAACGGCGCAGATATAAATGCGTATAGAGGATCAGTTATAGAGTGGGTAGTTCTTAATAAAAATTTAGAATTAGCAAAATGGCTAATAGAAAAAGGAGCAAATTTACATCTTTCTATACACTATGGCATCCTAAACACTGCAAAAAGTAATGAAGATGAAGATATGATTAAATTATTAAAAGATAATGGCGCTGAAGAGTTTACAAGTAGACAATTGGCAAAGAAACTTAAAGCTCACGGAAGAGAATTGTATAAAATAAATAAAGAAATGTAACATGAATATATTAAGCGCAATATAATTTAATGAATTTATTATATTTTTTATTAGTTATCATAATATATTTGAAGCCATTAGAAATAGTGGCTTTTTTCTTTGCAATATCTTGTTTTTTAAATCTTTTATAATAATAACTACTTTTACATTCGATAACTAAATTTAATGATGGAATAAAAAAATCAGCATGATATATTCTATTTTTATTATTTAATTTATATGGAATTGATGGGCCTCTTTGTATATCTGGAAATTTATCATAATATTTATTAATAAAATCTAATTCATAAGAACCTTGATACCAAATATTTGTATTTTTAAATTGAAACACTTTAAATGCTTTTTTCTGAGCATTTAAAAAAATCTCTTTGTTTTGAAAATGGTGAGTAACTCCATATTTTTCTAGATTTGTTTTTATTATTTTATTTTGTGTTTCTTCTAATTGAGATATATTTTCAACACCATATTTATTTAACATAGAATTTATCATTAATTCTTTATTTTGAAAATTATATTCATATCCTGTGGTTTCCTTTGTTGTTTTTTTAATTTTTTCTTTTATTTTTTCGTTTTGAGAAGGGCACTCAACCCCATATTTTTTTATATTTATTTCTTTAACTTTATTCATAAGGGATTCAGATTGCCAAGTATATTCGGCTCCATATTTTTCTTTCATTGTTTTTCTTCCTCGTGTCTGTATTTCTAATGATTGCAATGGATTTTCAACTCCAAAATGTTTTAAACAAGTTTGTTTTGATTTTTCTCTAACATCTTTATTTTCTATAGCATTTTTAACACCATATTTTTCAAAACATGTATTTTCATATTTTTCTCTAACTTCTTTTATTTGCATAACATTTTCTACACCAAATTTTTTTAATAGTGTGTTTGCTTGTAATTGATGTCTTAATATATTAGCACATTTTATTGAACAGGTTTTCTTATATCCTCTGTCCCATCTATTTAAATATGGATTTTTATTTCCACATATGGGACAAATATCTTCATTTTCTTCTTTTAGATATTTGTCGTAATATTCTTTTTTATTTTGATGAATAACACCAATATGTTTGGATAATCCATCTAATTTGATATATGTTTTATTACATTCTTCACATATAAATTCGTTGTTTTGATTTTTAATCGGATTCTTCATAAATATATAGATTATAGTATTATATAGATATATATTAAAAAAGTTTTAAAATGTCAATACTTAATAGTAAGCTAAATCAATTTAGTATATGGTTTCCTAAAGATTTCTTTTATCCAGAAATAAGAGAAAGATGGACTCCTGTTGTTAAACGATTAAAATTACAATATCAATCTCTTGAAGATTTTTTTAATGCATCTGTTCAAGCTGTTACATTTCCTGAAGTTATTTTAGGTGGAGCTATACAACCACAAACAATGTTTCAAATTAAATATCGTGGAGGAAAAGAACTTGAACCTATACTTGATAAAAATATTACAGTAACTTTTAAATTAACTGAAGGATTTATTACATATTGGATGTTATTTGAACAAATAGAATATTTTCAACAATATTATGAAACAAATCCTTTCTGGCCATCAATGTATATTAGTTTTCTCGATCATCATGGATTTGAATTACTTGCATTTGAATTTCAAAAAATAGTTCCTAACGCGTTATCTCAATTTAATATAAGCTATGCAACGAATGCTGCCGATTTTAATACATTTACATTAAATCTAACATACAATAGATATAAAATAAGTCGAAGATTAGATAATTCGATGAGTACCGCAGGAATATCAAGTAATGATCTATGAAAGCACAATATATAACTGAAAAATTTAAAGAAGAATCAGATCCTATCAAAGATATGGGCATTGGTATTAAACCCGAAGAAATTATAGAACAATTTATACATATAATTGATAAAAGATATGATACAGAATTTGATTATGATAAAATATCTATGACATCAGGAGATTCTAATGATATTTACTATATAACTTGTTGGGATTCTGATTTTGAAGACATAGATATTTATTTCGCAGAATCTGTTGAAGCAGCAGAAGACATAATAGCAGAACATTCATTAACTAATTTAAAACCAGAAATAGGTTGGTTTGTAATATCTCAGGCTGATGATACTGCGGGTCCACTTTATTCTCTTCCAAATAATTTAAAACCAATAATTAGAGAATTAGACATAATACGTTATGGAAGTGAAAGATATTTATCAGATAAAATAAAACAATTACAAAAAGAATTAAAAAAAACAAATAGCATTAAAAAAACAATTATATGGACGCTAAATAAAGAATATATAAATAAAAATATATTATCATGGAAAAATTTCCGACATATAACGATTTAAAATATTCAACAACTTCAAAGATATTTGAATCTGAAGATATTAAAGGATTAACTGCTACTCAAATTCAAGAAGCTGAAAGAACTTATAATCTTATTGTAGATAAACTTGAAAAGGGCGAAGAAATAGACGAAGGAATTTTCACAGGTTTATTAGGAGCCGGTGTTGGCGCTCTTGCTGGTCCAGCAATTGGAAAAGCTATTTGTAAAGTTCTTGGAATAGAAGAAACAGGAGTATTAGGAAAATTAATGACAAGTCGTCTTGTTACTGCTGCAATGGGCTATGCTCTCGCTCGTTAAAATTTTTATAATTTTTATTTAAAATTAAACTATAGCTATAACCGTTATTAATTACTGCGCGTTCTTTTACGTAACACTTATCTTTATATTTATTATAATAATACAAACTTTTTATCTCAATTATAAGATTTAAAGAAGGTATGTAAAAATCTGGAAAGTATATTCTATTTTTTCCTTTAAATTTATATTTAATTACAGGCCCATTAATAATATCAGGATATTTATCATAAAATGTTTCTAAGAAATCTAATTCATATGACCCTCTATAATAAATATCAGTATTTCTATAATTATTAGATAAAAAGCCAGACATTTGTTGTTTTTTATAAATTTCAGGACATTGCATAACATTTTCTACATTATATTTATTAAGTATAGAAATTTTCATTTTTTGTTTGTCTTTTAATACAGTACTATATCCATACTTATTTTGTGTAGTTTTATTTCGTTTTTCAGTATTATTATAATTTTCATCATTATATTTTTCTTTCTTTGTTTTTTTGATTTTTAATACTACTTCTTTTGATTGTGAAGGATATTCTACATTTAATTTTTTAATATTTGTTATTTTCATTTTTTCTTTTATATCAGCTCTTTGAAATTGATTTTCTATTCCATATTTAATTTTCATTTTTTGAGATTTCTTTTTATAGGAATATAAATTTATATGTTTTTTACAACACCCAGGTTTGTATCCATAAAATAATGATATAAAAGGCGCATCATTATTACAAATTTTACATTTATCTTCGTTCTCTTCTTTTCTGTAAATATCATAATATATTTTTTGAGATATTAGTTTATGTGAATGCCTAATATGATTTCGTAAACCTTGATAAGATGCAAATGTTCGTTCACATTCTTCACATATAAAAAGGTCATCTTTTGTTTTTCTAAATTCTTTCATTATTTCTATCCTTTATTTTAATTAAAATATATAGATTATAGTAGGACAGCATTTTATTCTATCCGAATGTTGATTAATGCTGAAACATTAATCTAACTACTATATTTTATATATCTATATTTTTTATTAAATATATAAAATAAATTATTATTTTTAATGAGAGCAAAATTACTTAACGAAAAATTAAAAGCAAAAGATTATCGAAGTGTAACTTATTGGTTTGATCTTCGTGATAAAATAAAAGCACTTGAACAATTTGGAGAAAAACATCCTATAAAAAAGAATGTAGTATGGATTCCTGATGCAGGAAGGGGATGTATAAAAAGTCAAGATGAATTTTGGTTTGCTCATTGTAAAAATAATGATTTAACTGATGATTTTGGTTATGAAGGATATGTTCCTAAAGGATCTGTTCATTATCTTGCATTAGAAAAAATATTTCAAGATAAAGGAGCTCTTAAAGAATCTTTAAACGAAGCTAATGAAGTAAGTAAGTTCCGAAAAGGAATGAATGTGGAAACAAAAGATAATCATTACCATATAATTAAGGTAGAAGACCATAGTTATAAATACGATCTTGTAACAGTTATTGATAAATCTGGAAAAAAGAAATTAGTTGCTTCAGATTGGTTAGAACAAAATGGAAAGATAATTCCTAAACAAAGACAAAGAGGCTATCGAGAAAAAGAAAAGATAATGACCAAACGAGAATATGAAAAAATGATAAAGGGCGCTGTCATTGATATAAAACATAGTATTGATGACGATGATGATGCATATTCTTATATTCATGATTCAGCAGAAAGTATGATATACGACGATGATATTAAAAATTATCTTAGAAGAAAATATAAAAATGAGTATAATAAAAGCCCAAGATACGTAAGTGATTTAGTTGATATGTTAGCAAATGATATGGGAAAATACGCATGAGATTAGTTAGAGAACATATAAACGAAATTTTCACAGAAGAAAGCGATCCAATAAAAGATTTGGGAATAGGTTTAATAAATTTTTGGAAAATTGAAAATGAAAAAATAAATAAAAATCCCGAAGAGTTTGTAGAAAAATTTTTTTCTAAATATTCTTTTTATTATAAACATAAATATGCTGCTATAGCGTCATTTACTATTTCAGATGCTATTAGAAATATACCAGTTCAAATTGCTTTCAATAATTCATGCCGAGCATTTTCTCATATAAATGACACAAAAAAAGATATGTTAAAAGCTAGAAAAATAGTTGCAGAAGTTCTTAAAGAACATTTTTATATCAATGTAGATCCATTAAATGAAGCCTTTACAGAAGATTCTGATCCTATTCATGATATGGGTATAGGCATTAGGCAAAAAATTGATTCCTTTGTAACAGAATTAAGAAAACGTGGTTTTATTAAAGGCGAAAATATAAGTAAAGATTTAAAGATAAATGCAGAATATGTAAATTTTTCTTCTTTAGAAAATACTAACTTGCCGTCTTATATTAAATTTGGAAAAATAACAGGACAATTTTCTTGTGTATTTAAAACTAAAAACCAATTAAAATATTTGCCTGATTATGTAGGAGGAACTTTAACTATTTATACTGATATTATTCCTGATTTTACATTTGAAGATATACGTAAAAAATGTGCAGTAAGATTAGTTAACATACTTACTTATCATTATCCTGACTATCATGATTTTCACGCATTAACACTTAAAGATAAATGAATATAATTGGATTCGATTTTTCAATAAATAAACCAGCGGCATGCATCTTTTCAAATGGCAAATATTCTTTTATGAGTTGGCCATATTCAATTTCTGACAAATCTATTAAAACTTTTAGAGAATCTGGTATAACTATAATTGATCGTATAGATAATAAAGAACATGAATTAGGATTAACTTCCAAAATGCGTTGGGAAGTAGAAAACGCAAGATACCTTTCAAATCTTATCACTGAATCACTTAAGTGTTACTTTAATGGAGATACCTATCTCGCATTTGAAGGGTTATCTTATGGATCGGGAGGAGATTCTGGAATACAATTAGGTGGTTACAAATATATATTGATGAATGAACTTTCCCAATATGTTTCATTAGATCATATGTATACTTATTCTCCTATTACAATTAAAAGTATAGCTGGTTGTGCAAAAAAAGGAATGGGAAAATCTGAGATGATCGACGAATTTATTCGTTCAGGACCACCTCATTGTAAGTTTCGTTTAAAATTGTTTGAAAAACGAGAAATTTTCATGAAAAAAGGAGGAAGGAATTGGATAGAACATGTAGATGATCTTGTAGATGCGTATTGGGTAATACAAACTATATTGAAAAAAGAGGAAATTCAGTGTTTAGTCTAGAGTATCTGCATTCCTAGAGGGCTTTAGTCTTCAGTTATATGGATGTCAGCGTTAGGGTTTTGTTAATTTTGTTAATTTTTTGTTAATGTATGAATTTAGTTTTAGGATATTTAAAGCCTCTTTTTGCTAAAATACTTAACATATTTTCAAATAATTTATAATCTATTGCTGATGTTATTTCTTCATTATTTAATCTAATATATTTATAAATATAATTATCAAGAGGTTTAATATATTTTTGTTTTAGTATAAAAGCCTCAGAATGTATAATATCTTCAGGAATTTTATGTGTTTTTAAAATATATGGCATTATAGATATGATAAATTCTGCTATTTCATTTAAATTTTCAAAATTTCTTATTGTATATAAACCTATACCCATATCTTTAATAGGATCTGATTTTTCTGAAAATTTTTCATTTATAGGATTTTCTATCATTTCTTTAAATCTTTCAAGATTTTTTAAAGTTATCGGAGTCTGTCTATCTATCGAACATGTTATAGTTTTATCTAAATCTGCTCCGCTATTAACTAAAGCTTTACAAACTTCCCAATCTTCTACGTATGCAGCATTCATTAAATATAACCCAAAATCTTTATCTTCAGGACTAAAATTAGGGTCTGCTCCCAATGATACTAAATACTGTATAAAATCTGGAGTATTGGTTTTAACACATAAAGAAAGAGCTTTATCTTGATCAGGTTTATAACGTAAATCAAAATTATCGCAGTGATGATCTTTTAAAAATTTTCTAAGTTTTGTAATTATTCCTATTCCTAAATCATATATAGGATCTGATTCTTCAGAAAATTTTTCATTTACTGGTTTTTCTAAATGTTGTTTTACTAAGTCTATTAATTCTTTACTTTTTTTTCCACCCATATAATCTCCAGTTTCTATAAGTTCAAGAACATCCTCATCAAATGCGTTTTCTATAGATGCTCCATATTTTAATAATAATTCTGTCATTTCATAATCATTGTTCCATATTGCGTATCTAACAGGTAGATCTTCATTACCCAGATGTATTCCAGCGCTTGTATGTACATTAGCTCCTAATTTTAATAAATCTTCTACATAATCATGCTTTTTTCTATCAACACATATTAATAGCATAATATCTTTTTCATCACACTCATAAGTAGGCATTATCACTTTTCTGTGTTTATCACAGAATTTTTCAATAGCATGTATTATGCCTATGCCTAAATCATGTACAGGATCAGATTCTTCAGAAAATTTTTCATTTATATGTTCTCGTACTATTTTCATATATTCTATTTATCTCTGTTAATGTATTGTTAAATTATTTAATTCGGTCATAATATATACAAAATATAAATAAATACAATAAAAATAAACTTATGAAAAATGTAAATAATGATGTGTTCTTAAATAAAATTGGACAAAGAATTAAAAATGGGGATTTTGATACTTATTTAACTCTGCCGTTAATGACAAGAGAATTGTTATATATCAGTATTAAAGGAAGAATAAATAAAAAGATAGATACAGGAGGAACTCCTATATTAAGTGATATAGAAATAAAAGACTGTATAGATGAAGTTAAAGAAACTTCTGCTACTATGATAGCTCTTTATTTAAAATTGGGATTTATTGTAAGAGGCGATGAAGGATTTGAGTTTACATCTAGATTTAACAAGGCTCTTAAAATATTATATAATAAATAAAAATGAATCATCAAAAAGTTTATGATTCTATAATTCAGAAAACAAAATCTGAAAATAGAATTAAATTAAAAAAAGATAATGCAAATTATGTTTATTACGAAAAACATCATATATTACCTAAATGTTTAGGTGGAAGTAATGACGAAGAAAATTTAGTTTTATTAACTGCTAGAGAACATTATCTATGTCATAAATTGTTAACATATATTTATAAAAGAAATAGAAAAATAGCAAATGCATTTTGTAGAATGACTTGGGATAAATCTGGAAAACATAATATATCATCAAAAGATTATGCATATGCTAGAGAATTAAAATCATTAATTCCAGTGTCAGAAGAAACAAGAAAAAAAATAAGTATAATTAATTTAGGTAGAAAACATTCTTTAGAAACAGTTGAAAAAAATAGAAAATCCCATAAAGGAAAAATTCATTCAGAAGAACAAAATAAAAAACATAGTGAATACATGAAAGGAAGAAAACGAAGTGAAGAACATCAAAAAAAATTAAACGATTCACACAGAGGTAAAAAACGCACACTAGAACAAATAGAAAGAATAAAAGAAGGCACTAAAATAGGAATGCAAAGATATAAAATTAAAGAAGAACAAAAATTAAAGTATAAAGCGCTTAAAGTTGCATATAAATCATAAAATAATTTATTAAAATGTGGAATAATTTAAAACCAATTGACCTTGGAAAAATAGAAACTGTACAATTCGATGAAAGCCATTATTTTCAAGAAACTTTTGAAAAAAAGCAAATTGTATTACATCATACAGTTTCTGGAGATGGCGTTAACGGAGATATTTCAACGTGGGAAGGAATGAAAGATCGAGTTGCAACTGCAATTATTATAGATAGAGCTGGAGTTCCTTGGCAACTTTTTTCATCTAAATATTGGGCATATCATTTAGCAGCAGGAAATCATAATTTAGATAGGCATTCAATAGGAATAGAAATTGATAATTGGGGTTGGCTTACACCTGGAAATAATGGAAAGTTTAAAACTTTTTATGGAAATGAAGTATATGTTACTACACAATATTATCCTGATGGATTTAGAGGATATAAATATTATGAAAAATATACAAATGCTCAAATTCAAACAGCGGGAGAATTAATATTGTATTGGCACATGATATATAATATTCCATTAACATATAATGAAGATATGTGGGATGTATCTCCAAGAGCATTAAAAGGAGAACCTGGAGTATGGACACATGTATCATATAGACCCCCAAACGCTAAGACAGATTGTCACTCACAACCAGAATTAATAGATATGTTAAAAACTTTATCAAAAATTTAACATAGAATATTTAAATACATTAATTATGAAAATAGAAGTATGTCCTATAACTAGTAGTGCCGATAAATTTGCGTTTCTTGATTTGGGAATGATTCCCATTGAAGGAAATTTAAGTTCAACTCGCGAAGAATCATTAAAGATTAAAAAGTATCCTATGGTTCTTCAATTTTTTCCTGATAGTAAACTAGTATCTCTTACTGAAACTGTAAATTCTGATGACATATATCTTAATTATCTATATCACTCAAGTATAAGTAAACCATATCTTGAACACTGTAGTAAAATGGCAGATTTTGTTACAGATTATGTTAATCTTGTAAGAGGATCGTTAATAGCAGATATAGGAGGTAATGATGGTAGTTTACTTTTGCAATTTAGAAAAAAATATTCCGATTTAGAATATGTTAATGTAGAATGCAGTAAAAGTTTTGTAGATATAAATCAAAAAAATAATATAACATATATCAACAAATATTTTAATGAAGCTACAATTTTGCCAAAAACTGCAAAGTTAATAACTTCTACAAATGTATTTCAGCATACTCCCCCTTTAAGATCTTTTGTAAAAGGAATTTATAATAATTTAGATGAAGAAGGAATATGGTGCTTAGAATTTCCTTATCTTATGTCTACTTTTATTAACAATTTCTATGATCAAGCATATCATGAGCATGTATATTATTATTGTTTAACTGCAGTAAAAAAATTAGTTGAACAAGAAGGCCTTTATGTTATAAATGTTTCTTATCATGATATACATACAGGAACATTAAGATTAATAATTTCAAAAAATAAAGATCTTGTTGATAATACAATCGAATCATTTTTAAATCTTGAAAAGTTTATAGATAAAGAATATTGTATCAATTGGGGCATGAGCATTGATTTAAAAATAGAATATTTTAGATCATTCTTTGAAGGATTAAAAGAACAAAACGTTAAAATTGCAGGATTTGGTGCTGCAATTAAAGGCTGTGTATTTTTAAATACCTGTAAATTAGATTATAATACAATTGATTTTATTATAGATGATACTCTTGAAAAACAAGGAAAATTCGTGCCTGGAACAGGAATAGAAGTTTTTAGCAGAGATATTCTTAAAACAAAATTTCCTGATTATATTTTGATATTGGCTCATAATTTTAAAGATTATATTATAGAATCATTAAGAAACGATGGATATAAAGGAAAGATTATAGTAATGTTTCCAGAAATTCAAATTATATAATAATAACACAAGGAGATAAAATAAATTATCTCCTTTTTTCTTAAATATATAAAATAAAATCGCTTTGAACATAGTCCGAGAACATATCAACGAAAAATTTTCAGAAGAATCAGATCCTATACAAGATATGGGTATAGGAATAATACACAAAATTGAAAAATGGATAGGAATGATAAATAGAATATCTAATAATAATCAGTGTGATGGAATTAGAAATTACACTATAAATAACGATGGCACTATAGATTGCCAAGGATTTACTGCGCTTCCAGATAATTGCGGAAATTTTCCAGAGTATATAAATTTTAATAAAATAGATGGAGAATTTATAATATGTAATTGTAATATGACAACTCTTAGGGGATGTCCTAAAATAGTAACTGGCGATTTTGATTGCAGATTTAATAAATTAACTTCATTAGAATATTGTCCAGAAATTATTGGCAAAAAATTTATGTGTGGTGGTAATAAAAAAAGATTTACAAGAGAATACGTACAGAAATATTGTAAAATAGCAAAAGATAAGATAAGAACTACATGAATATAGTACGAGAATATATTAATGAAGTATTTGTTGAAGATAGCGATCCTATTTATGATTTAGGAATTGGTATATTTCATAAACTAAAGCGCGGTGATATTATTAGATGTAAAAAAAGTATAAAACCTAGAGTTCCTCAATATCCTGTTTCTAATTTTCATATTACTCCTGATTCTTATTGTGTAATTAAAGAAATAAATTTTACACCTAAAGGAAAAATTAAATTAAATTTAGTTACATATGAGAAATTTCCAAAATGGTTCAGGTTCCCAGATTTTGTGTTTGTCGGAGATGAATATTTAACATTATCAGGAAAAAAGTTTTTAGAACATTTTGAGATTCCTAAACCAGAAGAAATAGACAAATTAAAAGAATCTGTAAATGAAAAATTTATAGAAGATTCTGATCCTGTACAAGACTTAGGTATTGGTGTAATTCCTAAAATTAAGAAATGGTTAAAAGAACATGAGATAAAAAGATATAAAATAAGACAAGACGGAACTATTGACCTTTATGATGAAATTTATACTATAGGCAAAAATTTTCAAGATTTTCCAGATTATATTCAATTTAATAAAACAAAATTAGGATTCGTAATAATTTTAGGAGAAATAACAACATTAAAAGGTTTTCCTAGACACGTTGGTGGAAATTTTGCAGTTTATACATGTCGTTTGAAATCTTTAGAAGGAATGCCAAAATATATTGGTGGAAATTATGTAATAGTTGGTAACGATGTAGAATTTACAGAAGAAGAGATTAGAAGCCGTTGTGAAGTAAAAGGCGATGTAATTACATCAATGAAATTAAATGCTCCACTACAAAAATGAAATTAGTAAGAGAATATATTAACGAAGTATTTAAAGAAGAATCTGATCCTATCCATGATATGGGTATAGGAATATACAGTATCGCACCAAAAATTGAAAAACATGGTGTTAACAGATCATTAGTTTTAAGTCCACATGAAAAGAAATTAATACATAATTTTTTTGAACTTCCTTTATCAGATGTGTATTATATAGGTGATGAAGGTGAATTTGAAGGATTTATGAAAGAAGAAATAAAACAATTTACTGTAAATAATAAAAAACAATTAAAAATAAGAAAATTATATAATAATAAAAAAGAATTATTTAAAGGATTTATTACAGAATTTGGAAAAATTGCTACACTAACAGAAGCGTCACGCAGTGATTATATTTATTATTTAGGTGATATTCAAATGGCGTATCATACAAAATTACATGAGAGAAAATTTTAATGAAAGTAGTTAGAGAACATATTAACGAGAAATTTGTAGAAGATTCTGATCCTATAAGAGATATGGGCATAGGATTATATATGAAAAGAGATTTTAATAATTATCTAGATCTTCATAAATGGTTATATAAAAATGCGGCAATATTATTACATCTTGAAAAAATAGAAGATATTTTAAAAGATCCGGGTGAATGTGTTATAAATCATGATTATTATGTGCAAATAATGGCATTTATACGCAAATATGTAACAATACGAGGTATGCGAGTTGATACATTATGGGTTGATGAATTTAAACAACTTGTTAAAGATAAATTATATAAAAAAGTTAACGAAAAATTTGAAGAAGAATTTGATCCTGTTAGTAGTATGGGAATAGGAGTAGATGTTGTAAATTTTTATGAACTTTCTGAAAACACTATTAGAAGTATTATAAATGCAGATGATGGTTATGAAGAGTGGTTATATTTTATAAAAGGTTTGCCGGGAAAAACAATAACTGGAGTTTTTGAAGGAAGTAAAAAATCTCTAACATTTAAAATAGCAGATTCAGCTAGTTACGGAATGGGAACAGAAGTAATCTTGATAGATACTATTGGAATTAAACATACTATAAAAAAATACGAAAAATATTATATAACTAAATGAAATTTTCATCATATATAAGTTGGTTAAACGAAAATATAAACGAAGGAATAACCGTGTTATTACCTGGAAGTTTTAAACCTATGCACATAGGTCATGTAAATATGATTAGGCGCTATGTAGAAAATCCGAAAGTTAAAGAAGTTAGAATTTTTATAGGTTCAGGCGTTCGTAATGGAATAACTCCAGTAGAGGCTGTACAGATCGCTTTATTACTTTTAGAAGATTTACATAATGTTAGTGTAGAAGAAGTTAAAGTTCCTGTGTTGGCAGCGTATAAGTTTATAGAAGCAGCGCAACCGGGAGTTTATGCGATGGGTGGTTCAGAAAAAGATACTGATTATGGCAGAGTTACTAAATTCGTTAAAGATCATCTTGAAACCGGAAAATATTATCATCTAAAACACCCAGATGTTAAAGTTATAGAACTTCCGATAGATATATCTCCAATTAGATATGAAGGTCGTACAGATGAAAATGAAGGAGAAATAATATCTGGAACTATATTACGTCAAGATATTTTAAACGATGATTATGGAAACTTTAAAACCAATTATCCCGGAATAAGAGAATCGATAGTAGAAACTATTTGGGATATGACTAAAAACGTTATTACAGAATCAGTAAACGAGAAATTTACACAAGAATCAGATCCTATTCATGATTTAGGTATAGGAAATCCTCTACACGCAGCTCTATATAAACTTAAACAAAAATTTGGAGGTAAAATTTATATTCCAAAAAAGGAAGAATTTTCTATACATAAAAAGAGCGCTTATTATAAAGTAAAGGGAGTAAAATATAACATAGAAAATATAGTAGGAGAATATGATGATTCATCATTTAGAAGATTTAAATATGAAATTCGTGAAGATAGTAGTTATTGGGCGTATTATTGTGAAAATGAAAAATGCGTATATAATAAAATTTCTCGCGCAATTAAAGAAAATACACAAAATATTAAAGAATCTTTTACTCCTCGATTATTTGAAGGGGGTAATATTTTTGATGGTACAGGACCTATTAAACGAGAAGATATTCCACCAACTATGGATAGATTCACAAAGAAACTTAATTTTATTTTTCCAAACGTTGATTTCGAATTTAAATTACTCGGATCTGCGGGAAAGAAAGATATTTCAGGAGATATAGATTTAGCGCTTAGTGAAGATACTATATTTGAGAATAACGAAGTTAAATTAGATGATTGGGGAATAAGTCCTGAAGAATTCACAGAAGTATACGAACTTAAGAAGAAACGCGCTCGCTCAGCGTCTGAAAAACAACTTAAGTTAGGTTCAATGGTGAAAATAATTGTAGATAAACTAATCGCTAAAGGGTTACTCGCTGATCCTAAGAACTCTGGCGCTGGAACTATATTCTGTTGTTTTCCACAATATAATGAACAAGGACAGAAAGTTGGTAAAGATGTTCAGATAGATGTGAATATTGGAAACATGGATTGGTTAACTTTTAGTTATCACTCAGAATCTTATGAGGGTAATGTGAAAGGATTACATAGAACTCAGTTAATAGTAGCGCTATTCGCAAATAAGAAAAGAACTTTCCGTCATGGTTCTGGAGTATATAATTCAGAAACTACAGAATATGATGCGACTAATCCTACTGAAGTAATAGAATTATTAAATAAGTTATATAATTTTAGAGATACTTTAACTCGAGAAACACTTAATAACTTTTATAAACTTCGAGAGTTTCTTGTTAAAAACCTTTCGCAATCTGAGTTATATAAGATTTACGATATTTACTTAAAGATATTAGATTCGACAAGAACAGATATTCCAACTATGTTACAGGAGTATTGGATTAAAAATCAAGATAGATTAGGATTACAAGGTAAATTTTTACCAGAAGATTCAAACTTATATAAATTCAGAAAATGAGCGGGAGCGCCGGCGGAAATAGAATTTCAAGAGAAGATGTAGAATCTACAATTCAACATTATCAAGATAATGTGTTATCTGAATATAGAAATTATAAAACTTCAGTGATATCTGGGTCATATAACACTTCCAATAAAACTGATTTTGGAGATATAGATTTAATAGTTGAATTAAAATCTAACGATAAGATTAGAGTTAAAAAAGATTTTGGAGAATTTGTATCATCTCTTCCTGATGATTTAATAGTTCCTTTTAAGAGTGTTAAATATAATGGAAAAAAATTCTTAAGTTCTGGAGAAATTATTACGATATTATATCCTATAGAAAATGGAAACGGATTTGTTCAGATTGATAATATAATCTCTTTATCTTCAGATGAAACTAATTTTAAATTAGAATTTTTAAATCTCCCGGCAATTAAACAAGGACTTATGTTAGGTTTAATAAAAACTGTAGTATTAGAAAATCCAAGAGTTTTGAATAAATTTCCAAATCTCCCTAAACCTGCGAAGAATCAAGAATATGAATTTAATCTAAGTTCCTCAGCGTTAACTCTTCGTAGAGTAGATTTAACACCAGATTTTAAGACATTAGATAGTGTAGATATTTGGAAGACAACTAAATGGAGTATAGTAGAATCTCTTTTAAGTGATTATTATTTTAATAAATCCTTTGAATCTCTTGTTTCTGATATTAAAAATAACCTTCAAAATCCTCGTTCTCTTAATAGAGTTAAGGGTGTATTTAGATCTATGGTGTCTGTAAAATCAGGAGAAGTAGATACACCAAAAGGTTCAGAAAAGGATTACGCGTTACGCATTATCGCACAACTATAAAATCCTCTCGATTATACTCCGTATCATCAAAAAATTAACAATTTATTAACATTAACTAATAAAACTTAATATATTTTCATTAATATATAATACAAGTAAGAGTACTAAAGCGCTTTAAATTCTCATTACTAAAATTACTAATTAACTAAAATTCTTAAAAACTATGGAAAACAAGTATGACTTAAATTCTCTCTTTCATCCGAATGTAGAGATGGGCAAAGACCTAAAAAACACAGGCGAATATCAGCCCGATGCCGCAAAAGGCCAAAATGGTATTTATAAATCAATTATTCGTTTCGTAACATGGTGGCAAGATCCACAACACTCAATTAGTGACAAATGGGTATGCTGGTTGGTAGACCCAGTAACTAATAGAGGAAGACTTGTAGATTGTCCATCTTCAGTTGGAAAACCTTCTGTTCTTCAGGATATGTTTTTCAAGCTTCGTAAATCTGAATCAATTCAGGAACAAAAGAAATCTGAAATTTTTAGTCGTAAGCATTTATACACAGCAGTTGTACAGATCGTTAAAGACGATCAAAATAAAGAAGCTGAAGGAAAACTTATGATTTGGAAATTTGGAAAGAAAATTTTTGAAAAAATTGAAGCTGAAAAGAAACCTGTAATAGGTGAACCACATGAACCATTTGATCTTTTAGATGGAAAAGCTTTTGCACTCGTTATAACAAAAGCTGCAGGATTTAATAACTATGATCAATCAAGATTTCTTGATAAGAAAATTCCTCTTTTACTTCCTGATGAGAAAACTGGAAAATTACTTCCAATTAATGATAAAACTTCAAGAGAGGTTGTATTCAATTTCTTAAAGGAACAAAGTCCAGATCTTACAAAATATGCATTTAAAGAGTGGGATCAAGAAATGCATGATTATGTTAATCAAGTTATTCTTGCAGTAACTGGACAAATTCCATCAGCAGCTTATGCAGATATAAGAAATAATCCTTCACAATCTGCACCAGCAGGTACTCCTGGAAAACAAACTCCACCAACAGGAACAGGAATAACTGCATCAGATTTGAATCTTGATGATTTAAACCTTGGAAGTGGACTTAATTCTCTTCCTAATCTCGATCTTCCAAATTTAAATAATAATGATGATGGGGGATTTGGAGATTTAAGCGACGCACTTAACAGCATCTAACATGCAAACAAACATTGATATAACGAAAGGGATTAGTTTCGACTCTTCCCTTTCTAATATTGATGATGTCGTATCTGAATCAGAATATAGACAGCATCTTATATCATTATTAAAACCTATTTTAGAACAAAGATTTCCGGGAAATTTTGGTAAGCAACAAATACGTCCTTATGTTGATCGTATTTCGTTTGCGTGTCCAATTTGCGGTGATAGTATGAAAAGTAATTATAAGAAAAGAGGCAACTTTATCTTAAGGGGCAAATATGCTCATTTTTTTAAATGCCACAATTGTGGAGAAGCAAAAAGAATTGATCAGTTTTTTACTGATTATAAAATTAATTTAGATTTAAGTGTTATAAACTATATAGCAAAAGGTATTGAAGATTTTTCTTCCCATTCTAATATAAAGTATGACATGTCACTTTTTTTAGATATGGATGCAATAGACAAATACGCCATAGATAAAAATTATTTATGTAAACAATTAAATTTAAGTAATATAGATAACACAAATATACAAAGATGGTTAAACAATAGATTACAATTTAATAAAGAAAAATTTTTATATAATATGCAAGAAAACAATTTATTTATATTAAATTTGACCCAATCTGGAAAAATACTTGGTATGCAAAAAAGATTATTTTATGGAAACACAAAATATTTAACATATAAATTAAGTAAAATATATGAAATGCTTAATATGAATTCTTCTTTGATACCCGAAGAAATTGATACGATTTCTTCTATATTTAATATATGTTTATTAGATTATTCTAAATCGATAATACTTTTAGAAGGACCATTTGACTCATTTTTAATTCCAAATTCAATAGCAAATACTGGTGCTAATAAAACATTTCCGTTAGACATACAATTAAAATATTTATATGATAAAGATGATACAGGTATTAATAGATCAATAGAACATATTAATGATGGCGATGAAGTATTTTTATGGGAAAAATTTCTTAGAGATATAAATGCCCCTTATAGAAAAAAATGGGATATTAATGATATATTAATATGGTCAAAACAAAATAATATTAAACTTCCTAATTTTGAAAATTATTTTTCAAATGATCCATTAGATATGTTAGATATTTAATAAAATTAATATTAATGATATGAATTATCAAAGAGCATACAATAGTATAATTCAAAAAGCAAAATCAGAAAACAGAGAAAAATTAAAAAAAGATAATGCTAATTATGTATATTATGAAAATCATCATATACTTCCAAAGTGTTTAGGCGGATCAAACGAACAAGATAATCTTGTTCTATTAACAGCAAGAGAACATTTTGTGTGTCATAAATTATTAACATATATTTATAAAGGAAATAGAAATATTGCTTGTGCATTTCATTATATGGCATGTAGTAAAAAAGATGGAAAATTTGTTTCTTCAAAAGATTATGAATATGCAGTATATTTACGAAAAAATACGCCAATATCTGAAGAAACAAGAAAAAAATATAAGAATATTAATAAAGGAAAAAAATTTTCTAAAGAATGGAAAGAACATATGAAAGGAAACTCTCCATGGAATAAAGGAAAATGTAATGTTTATACTAATGAAACTATTCATATGATGAAATTTTCGCACATTGGATTATTTCATACAGAAAAAACAAAAAAACAAATTGGAAAATCTATTAGCGGAAATAAAAATGGAATGTATAAAAAAGATGGGTGGGCACCCATACGAAATATGAAAAAAATATGTGAATATTGTAAAAAAGAATTTGACCCGGGTAATTATAAAAAATGGCACGGAGAAAAATGTAAATTAAAAAAGATCGATATATAAATAAAACGATCTATCAATGAAGATAAAACAAATAGCCAATGACTATAATCTTAATTTGATAAATATAACTGAGCATAACATAATAAGATATTCTAAGAAATATGATATAAATAAAACTGATTTAGTGAATAATGCGTATGTTATTGGAGATGAAGATGTTATTTTAGGATTATATGAAGATAAAGAATTAAAGACAGCAGCATTTTTTCATGAAATTGGGCATACTTTAATTTCTGATGCATTTGAAATAATGGTAAATCATGATCAAATGCTTATTGAATATCAAGCGTGGGTAGAAGGATTAAAAGTAGCAAAAAAATATAAATATCATTTTTCAAGCAAAACGTTTAGATATATTCTAAAATCTATAAACAGTTATTACAAAGACGCATTAAACGCCTACAATATAAAAAAATGAAACCTAAATTAACCACAAAACTTTCATTTACTTTTGATGATCAGGAAGATATTCCTATATTCAATGTTGATATGAAATTGAAAACAAATAAGAAGCCTAAGAGTATAAAGATAATAGAACATAAAAAGAAAATTACTGACGTATCAACTAAATTATTTTAAATGTCTGATTTTTTTAATATAAACCCCAATATAAAGCCAGAAGAATCTTTAGAAGATAGATTTGCTAGTGAACGCTTAGAATGGTCTGAGAAGATTGCAACTATGTCTGCACAAATGAAAAAAATCTTTGAAATTCCTGAACTTATGACTACACTCTATACAGAACGTCAAAGAGCAGTTGAATATTATCATTATCTTGTATCTTTAATGATAGGGATAAATAAAACATATAATAAATCATATGCAGAAAAACATGATTATTATACAAATAAATCACAAGTAAGATATCCTACAGAATCTACAAAGCATAATAGAATACAAGTAGATTTAGCAGATTTAGTAGAAAAAAGAGCAATGCTAGATAATCATTCAAAATTTATAGATCGTACTATTGCAACGTTAGATAACATAATATTTGCCATCCCGAAACGCGTTGAAATTGAAAATATAGCTCGTGGTAAATGATAACAATAGGAATAGTTGGTTCAAGATTATATACAGATAAATTATCTGTTGAAACTGCTGTTGACAAATGTATAGAAAAATATGGAAATGATATATGTATCATAAGTGGTGGTGCTAAGGGTGCAGATTACTTAGGAAAGATAGTTGCTTTAGAAAAAGGATTGAAATATGTAGAATATAATCCAGCTCATACAGAGTGGAATATATACTCAGGAAAACCTAAAGAGTTTTATGGACAACCTTATCATGTCAGTCAATTTTTTCAACGTAATAGTTTTATTGCTGAAGAATGTAATTTATTATTAGCATTCATTCCAGCAGGACATATCTCAAATGGAACTAATGATACTATAGGTAAAGCTAAAAAATTAAATAAACCAGTCATAATAATAAATTGAATCATAAAAAAATATACGATAATATAATTAAAACGGCTAAATCCGAAAATAGAATTAAGCATAATGGAATTTATTATGAATCACATCATATAAAGCCTAAATGTTTAGGAGGGCCAGATAATGATATGAATAAAGTATTGTTGACAGCTAAAGAACACTATTTATGTCATAAATTATTAACATTTATTTATCCTAAAAATGATAAAATAGTTGAAGCATTTTTTAGAATGACATTTAGTAAAGTAAATGGTTATGTTGTTTCTTCAAGGGATTATAAATTTGCTAAAGAACTAATGTCCATTACTCCTAAATCAGAAGAAACAAAAAAGAAAATTAAAGACAATCATTCACATTATTGGAAAGATAAAAATCATACAATTGAACAAAAGAAAAATGTAAGTGATATTATGTTAGGAAAAGAAAAAAGCGAATTACATAAACAACATATATCAGAAGGACGTAAGGGAATGAAATTTTCTGAACAACATAAAGAAAATATAAGATTATCAAAATTGGGAAAAAATAATCCTAATTTTGGAAAAAAGAAAATAAAACATAATCATGAGACTTAAAGTTGATGATTCACATAAATTTTTAGTAGTAGTTGATAGTACACAATTAGAGTATGAGCAAATTGAGTCAAGCTTTACAAAACGTGTTATGAATTGGGGCGCGATACGTTCAAAATCTAATCAACCTAAAAGTTTTGAAACAAAATTTGTTGATAGATATGGAAGAATTCCTATTGGTTTATGGAATGAAGTTCAAAAACTTGCTAAACAGTATTATTTTAATCTTGAAATAGAGGGCATAGAACATCTTTATGATAAAGATTATGATGAATCTTTATTTGTAGAATGGGTTAATACGTATTTTGAAGAATCTGAAAAACAACCTCGTGATTATCAAATTGAAGGTGTATCTCGTGTATTGAAATATAAATTCTGTACTGAAGAAATATCCACATCAGGCGGCAAAACTCTTATGGCATTTTTACTCTTTCGTTATCTATTTGATAAAGGTTATGCTAAGCGAATGTTATATGTCGTGCCTAATATAAGTCTTGTAACTCAAACAGAAGAAGAGTTTTATGAATACGAAGAAGATTGTGGTAAGAAGCCAATCTGGAAGTCACAGAGTGTATTTGGAGGAGCTAAGAAAGATAGCAAAGACGATGCTAATATAGTATTTGGTACTTTTCAATCTTTGTCTAAGAAGGACTTAGAATACTTTTCTAAATTTGATGTGGTATTTATAGATGAAACTCATCATGCACGTGCATCTTCAATTAAAGAAATTCTTGTCAAATCATTTAATGCTAAATATTGTGTGGGTATGACAGGAACACTTCCTCAAGAAGGATCTCTTGATTCATTTACAGTTCAATCATATTTAGGACCGTGTGTTTATCTTGTTAAATCAGCAGACCTTATAGCTGCAAATTTTGCCACACCGGTAAAAGTAGTAGGTATTGAAATGGATTACCTTGAAGAAGAAATGAAAAAGAAATTATATAATCTTCGTAATGTAGCTGCAGATGAAAAGGATGGAGTAAAACTTCTTAATCTTGAAAAGGATATAATACGATCTAATCATAAAAGATTAAGATACATTTGTGATACGATTTCTAAAACAACAAAAAATTCATTAGTATTGTTCTCCGATATTAAAAATGAATACGGAAGAAATATATTTAATTGGTTAAAGGAAAATACAGATAAAATTGTTTATTATATTGACGGTGGAACCAAAGCAGAAAATAGAGAATATTTCAAAAAACAAATGGAAGAAACTGAAAATATTATAATAGTTGCAAGTATCGGAGTTTTTTCAGAAGGAATATCTATACATAATGTTCATAATATTTTTATTGTAGAATCAAATAAATCAGAATATATTGTAAGACAAATTCTTGGACGAGGAATGCGATTACTAGAAGGAAAAGAAATTATTACTGTCATAGATTTTTGTGACAATTTTGAATATGGAACTCATAAATTTCAAAAAGTAAACTACTTGATGCGTCACGCTCGTGAGCGTGAACGTATATATAAAGATAAAGGATTTCCATATAAAAGATTTAAAGTAACATTTTAGGAGAAGATAACTTCTCCTTTTTGTTTTAGAATATATAAAATAAATTATATTTTTATATGAAAGATCATTATACTCATTTGATACACATAATTATACATATGTTAAAACAGGGTATAAGATTAAGACATGTGCCTGAAATTCTTGAAAAAAGAGTATCTGGTGAAGAATATGAGTATTTTATAAAAAATAAAGATAAAGTAATGCGTGAAATATTTCATCGTGTTAGTGAAAATCAAAATATAAATATTGATATGAAAGACGAATTATATGAAATGAATTCAATTTTTGAAAGTTATAGCAAATATGAAATAAAAGATATTGCTAAAGCTGCATTTAATAATTTAGAAGTATGGATTAATACACGTGAATTTTCACAGGTGGTTAATGAATTAAAACTTAAAGGTGATTCAGAAGAAGGATTAGATTTTGAAGAACAAGCTGATATTTTACATGATTTCTTTGATGCGAATATAGATAAATTTTTCACTGCATTAAGAAAATATCATGGTATTGAAAAAGAATACTTAGAAGAAAATAGAGATAATATAATTTATGCAATTATAGAATTAACTATTCCTGAAGTAGAAGATAGAAATGCTGTAAGTGATCAAAAACTGGGTGGAGAACAAGAAATGGAAGAAGATCCTAAACTTGCAGCAGCAATGAGACAAAGTAGAGAATTACAAAAAGTTCCTAAACCAAAAAATTATGCAGAAATGGGTAAAAATCAACTTAGAGATGAAGTTGATAAAGCTATAGAAGCAGGAGATTTTGAAACACTTAAAAAGATACAGCCTTATATTAAAGAAAATACATTTTTAGCATATCATATTGAAGATGCATTAAATGAAGAGTATTTAATAAAACCTTTATTAAATGAAGGCTGTAACTGTGGCGGAAAAAAAAAGTTTACACTAACGCGCCGCCCGACCCCAGTTCGAAAACCAACAATTAGACCAAGTTCAAGACCAAGGCCTGGAGCCTCTAAAACATAAAAAAGGGAGTATTTAACCCCCTTTTAATTTATCTTTTTCCATGACTTCCACCACTTGATCCTGAAGATCTTGATGATGAACTTCCTCCTCCACTAAAAGACGATCCACTACTGTAACTTCTTGGTGCTGAATAAGAAGGTGATGAACTTCTTGACGGTGCAGAATAATTTGAACTTCTACTATTTGAAAAATTTCTTGATCCAGAACTCGATGAACTTTTAGGCGTTGAATATGATCTTGATGATTGTGTAGGATAAGAATTCTTCATAGTTCTTTGTTGAGTAGTTGCTCTACTATTATTATATTGCGGACGTGTACGAGTGCTAGGTTGTGTGTAACTCGGTGTATATGATCTATTAGATTTATTATACACTGGTTTATTTTCAGGCTGTGTAGCAGTTCTTGATCTATTAGCGTAACTATTTTTACTGAATGCAAAATTAGAAGCTCTTCTAGTAGATTGTTGTGTAGATTGCTGTGTAGTTCTTGTGCTAGATTTACTTGAAAATGTGTTATTAGACATTCCAGACGAATAAACTTTTCCACTACTATAATTTTTATAGTTTGTAGATCCACTACTAGAGTGTCCAGGATAACTACCATAACTATGATATCCTAACATACCTGAACCATGATTAGCATGTCCATAATGTCCATAATCATAGCCATAATAAGGATAGCCATAATATGGATAATAAGGATATCCATAACCATAATAGGGATAGCCATAACCATAATAAGGATACCCCCATCCAAAACCGAAATAGAAATTATCATATCCCCACCCAAATCCTACATAAGGACTCATATACCAATAATAAGGATCTGCATACATATAATAATTAAATCCACCATGATAAAACATTCCTATATTATGACTATAATAAAAGGGGTCATCATCATAGTAATTAACAACAATGGGTTGTTCTTCTGATTTTACATATACAGTATCATGCACAATCTGTACCGATTCTACTGGTCTTACAGTATCTTTCATTGCACGTATTTCTGCTTTTTCTTTTTCTATTACATATCTTTCATAATCAGACATATCTTGTCCTATTAGAATAATTGAGAAAAAGAACATTACGAAAACAATAAATAATTTTTTCATTTTTTATTATATTTATTTAAGTTTATAAAAGACTCTATATACTGTCTACTATCTAAAAGTATGCCAAACTATCACTCAAGAATTAAATTATTGTTAATGTTTTAAATTAAATAGACTTTTAAGTTATATAGATATATAAATAAAATATATCTTATCATTTATTTTTGCACAATGGCACAAAAAGAGATGAATATATAAAATAAATTATTGACATATGAAGAAATTTTCTGAAAAATATAAAGAGAAAGTTAATGAAGCTGAAATACTTCAGGAAAACAAGGTATTAGACGGTTTTAAGAAAGTTTATAGCGCAATGCTTGAGCACTATGGTCTTAATTCTGTTCACGAACTTAATGAAGAGTCTCAGATGTCTTTCTTAACAGAGCTCAACTATTATTGGAATGACGAAGAAGGTATTAGTGAAAAAGGAGAAAAATTCCTTACTAAGCGTTCAATGACTTTAAATGAGAATTCTACTGCAGTTCAAAAGAAAAATTTCTTAAAAGAAAAATCTTATGCAGTTATTAACGAAACTATAAGACAATCAGACCTTAAATATAAATTGTATGATGTTATAGACGAAATGTATAAACAACTTAATGCATCAAGTTTACGAGATATCTTAACACCTGATATGATCACATCTATAATTAGTGAAGCTTTTGTAAAATCTCTTAATGAATTTAATGAAACTATTAATAAAGAACTAAGAGAAAGTATTGAACCTAAAAAGAAATATATTATTAAAGTTAAAAAGTAAATAAAATGGATCAACTTCTACAAATTTTTCAAAAACCTGGGCTTATTCCCGTATATCTATTTGTTTTCTTTATGTTAGGACTTATTGGATGGGAAGCAATAAAACTTATAGCACTTGCTTTAGGATTTAAACGTGATACTAAACCACCTAAACAAACTAAAAAATAATATTAAATTCTAAAATTCTAACAAGGAGCTCAACGGCTCCTTTTGTTTTGAATATATAAAATAAATTGTAATAATACGTGAAAAAAGTTAGGGAATATTTAGGGGAGAAATTTTTAGAAGATCCCGATCCTATACAAACAATGGGTATTGGTGTTTTTCACGTGCGTGATTTTAAATCTATCGAGGATCTTGTTAAATGGCTATATGATATTATTCCAATAGTATGTAAAGTTGATAATAGAATGTTATTAATATCTACTGATTCTACTCATTTTATTACTACTGATTATGCAAAAATGTTACAAGAATATTGTGAACAATATATAACTATTAATAGAGAAAAAGCTTCTCCTCAGTACCATTCTTTACGACAATATATTATTGATCACCAAAGAAAAAAAGAACACCCAATTACTAAAAAAATATAAATTAAAATCTAAAATTATGTTAAACACGTTATCAAAAGTCTTAGAACGAAAAGGACAAAAATACGTAGATTCTTTATTAAATGAAGATGTCGTTATTACCGAAAAAATTGACACTTATCGTTTAATCTTTGAAAAAAAGGGAGATGAAATTCTCTTTTATAAAAAAGATAATAGTCCAATTACTTTAATAGATAGAACTCTCACCGATATTTATGAGAGCGCTATGCTTGAAATTCCTATCATAACTAAAGATGCACAAATTCCTGAAGGATTATTCTTTGGTTTATATTATACTCCAGTTGAAAGACCTTTAAGAATTCCATATTCAAAACTTCCAAAGTATATTCTTACAGATGTAACTCGTAGAAATGGTGATAAAGTATCAGAATCTTTTGATTATAATACAGTTAAAGAATGGGCTTCTGTATTGTGTATGGGAAGACCTCCTGTATTATTTGAAGGAAAATTGAATGAAGAACAAAAGAAACTTCTTATTGCATATGATACAAAACAATATGAAGGAGAAACCATGACATTTGCAAAAATGATTGAAAAAACTCTTCATAATGTATATTCAAGAGAAGATATCATAGAAGGAATCGTCATTAAATCTAAAGATAAATTAGCTCAAATTATATCATATGAATTTGAACTTCTTAATGAAGCATATGAAAAAGAAAATGAATCACGAGATGTATATGATATAATAATTACAGACTTAAATACATTTATGAGTGGATATAATTTTCCAATATTAGAAGCAGATTCTAAAGATGAAAGGTATATAAATATTGTTTGTGATATATTTAATAAGTATTGTGATATTAAAACTGTAAACGAAACAATAGATTCAAAATATTTAATGCCTCCTCAGTTTGGACATAATGGAAAATTAAATAAAAAATTTATTACTAATGAAGAAACATTAAAATGGATTGAAAAAGCTCCAATATATGAAGCACTATTTAAAGTTATATTATCTTCATTTAGAAAGTATAAAAAGTCTTATGGATTATTAACAGAAATGATTGTTGAAAAATTCAATTCATATGTTACATTAATAAATAATTACACTAATAAATTTCAAGAAGGCGAAGGCTATTATATGTTGAATGAAGCTCGTTCAGAAAATATAGTAGTTGATGCATTTAAGAAAAGAAACCCTACTGATGTAGATAACATGAGAGTTATAGCATCAATTCAGAAAGCATTTGAACCTAAAATACGAGATGTTGCAAAAGGTCAAAAACCATGTGCAGTTTATATTACAACATTTGAGCCTTTTACAGTTGCTCAGATGACAAATGTTATCAGAATAAATCAAATGTGGAAAGCTCCTGTTATTTTATTTTGTATAAGTAATAAATTTAGAATAGAAGGAAAAGATTTTCATGCTTCAGATGAAACTGTAAAAGCGCAAATGCAAGCTCTAATGAATGATAATAATGCTCTTATTCCAGGATTTGGATTACTTGATTCTTGGAATATAACAGAAGTATTTCAATATTGTCGTCCAGATTTTGAACCCATTGTGATTATTACAGATGCAGGTAAGAAATCTGAAATAACTATTCAACTGTTCTTTGAAGAAGAAATCATGGGTGGAAGATTAAATGTTGAAGATAAATTCAATGTTGGTGAACTTGAAAATGAAGATAGACTTCCAGCTTTTCGCTCAATTGAAGATAATAATCCATCATTATTTTTGGAACTTACACCCAGCTCTATTCATAATTTATATGATACTATTTTTTCAGAGTATAGATATTGGAGCGGTCAATTATTAAAAGCAATTAACGACTAATGATTGTAAAAGAACATATAAACGAAAAATTTGCTGAAGAATCAGATCCCATTCGTGATCTTGGTATAGGAATGTTAGCTAAAATTGAAGACTATATAATAAAAAAAGGCAGACGTGAGTTAGTAAATGGTAAACATTACGATTCTATGTTTGAAATATGCTTAAGTAATAATGAATATATTTTTGCAAAATTTTTATTAGATTCTAAATTAGTAGATATAAACGCATCACATTCTAAATCTTATGGATATTTTTTAGGTAATTGTGCATACGATCATAATTGGAAAGGATGCAAATTTTTAATAGACAATGGCGCTGATGTTAAACAGACGCTTAAAGAACTTAGAAAAAGAGGATTAGATGAAACGTGTAATGATCTTTTGATGGGTATACGAAAATTAAAAGAAAAAAATATATTAGCTGAAAAATTTGTTGAGGAATCAGATCCTATTTATGATTTGGGTATAGGATTGCCAAGACAAATTAATGATTGGATAAAAGAATTTACAAAACGAAAAGTAGTTGAAGGCGGAGATTTTATAATAAATAATGATTTAACGTTAGATTCAAAGGACGATATAGATATATCTTATGAAGATTTAAGTAGGCTTCCCAGTTATATAAAATTTAATTATATACGTGGAAGATTTGCTTGTTGTTTTGATAATTTAAGAACTATTAAAATAAATGGACCAAAAATAGTGGATGGTGATTATGTAATTTTTTATAACGCAGCACACGGTAAACCCACTTTTCGTACGTCAGTTAGAAAATATTGTCAAATAAAAGGAAAATTAAGATTTAGCGCATATTAATGAAAAAAGTAAGAGAACATATAAACGAAAAATTTAAAGAAGAATCGGATCCGATTCAAGATTTAAATATAGGAAAAAAGAATCAAATTCTTGCTGATCTTAAGAAAATAGGATTAACTGAAGAAGATGTTGATTTCCGTGATGATTATACATTCTTCAAAAAAGGATGGAAAAGTAAATCTAAAGAAGACTTTATTGATGTTCAAATAAAACATTTTCCTAAAGAAAAGGCACAAGTTTTAAAAGATGTGCATTATACAAAAAAAGATATAAAAGATATTATAGATGAAGCTGTTGCTAACAATGTAGATAAAGATGAAATATTGGAAATTATTAAAATGGATTAGATGATATTAATTGGAATAATCCTTGCCATCAAACAGGATCTCATGATTTATCTACTGCACAAATATACATTAAAAAATTAGGAAGAACAAGAAAACAAATAAAAGAAGAAAGTGAAAATAATATTTATGTTTTTATAGGATTTATGGATAAAATTCCTGTTACAGTTGGTGGTAAAAAATACTATAAAGATGGATTCAATACAGAAACTCTTGTAAAATTTGATAAATATGATGTTGGACAATTAGGAAGCATTACTATGATGAAACATAGATGTAATGCGCAATATGGGGGAGTTACAGAAGCCGGAGTTTATATGATGACAATTCCTAAAGATATGATGGATGAAGATCGTTACTATAGTATACCTGAACAATATTACGATTTATTTGTAAAATATAAAGTGAGAATATGAAATTAGTCAGGGAACATATAAATGAAAAGTTTAAAGAAGAATCAGATCCTATTGAAGATATGAATATAGGAATGAAAAACCAACTTATAAAATTAGCTAAAGAACGATTTCACTTATCAGATAAAGCAATAAGTGCACTTACAGACGAAACTTTTTTATGGATGGCAGTTTCTGCCAATAATTTTAAACTTGTTAAATATTTAATAGATGATAAAAAAGCTAAAATAGAAGAGGGCGTGTTAAAAATGGCGATTGATGGTAAAAAAGATAACGATATAATTTTATATCTAATAACAGGTGGACATCAACACTCATTTGACTATGTAAAAAAACATATGAGGAAAAAATAGAAATATATAAAATAAAGTCTTTAATGAATATTGTTAGAGAATATATTAATGAAAAATTTATAGAAGAAAGCGATCCTATATGGGATTTAAATGTGGGATTACCAACATTAATTAAAAAGTGGTTTGCAAAATTTAAAGTAGATGAAATTACATTTAATAAACATATTAAAATTAATTCAGATTACACATTAATATTAAACGACGATGTAAAATTTGGAAGAGTAAAAATGAATGGAAACTTTCCAGATTATATTAATTTTAAAGAAAGTAAATCATTTGATTGTTCTGAAACAAAAATGACAACATTACGAGGATGTCCTGAGATCGTTAAAGGATATTTTGATTGTAGCGGAAATAGATTAAAATCTTTAGATTATTGTCCAAAAGAAGTATCAGGAGATTTTTTATGTCAAGATAATAAAACAATATTTACAGAAGAAACGGTGCGTGAAAAATGTAACGTAGGCGGAAAAGTAACAACTTAAATAAATTATATAAAATGAAAAATTTATATCATCTTAACGAAGACGAAATTACTACAGGTGATGATGTTTTAGCAAAAGAACTTTTAGGTATACAAACATGGTATAATCAAGAAGATTTGAAACTAAAAAATCTATTAGCTAAAAAAAGAAATGATGCTCTTGTTAAATATCAACAACGTGCTAAGATACAACAACAAACGCAGAAAGCACAGGCTCAGACTACTGGCGCTAAACCACAGCCCAACACAATTGCAGCAAATACTGGAGCTGTTGATACAACTGGTCGTCCTGTAAATGCTCAAGGCAATCCACCAACAGTCGAATCATATTCTGATATATTAAGAATTAAAAATATAAACGAAGAAACATTTAATACTGAAAATGCAGATCCTGAAGAAGTTCAAGAACTTAAAAATTATATGGACTCAGAGAATTTATCTTATGTTGAAGATGAAGATGGAGATACATTAGGTATTAATAAAAATGAATTAGATCCTGAATGGGCAGATAGATTAGAAGATATGGGATTAGAACCATCAGATAAAAATATTGAAACTGATGATATTCTTGATTACACAGATGAAGAAGATGAAGACGAAGAAGAACACGAAGAAATTGAGGATGAAAATGATGAAGATGTTACAGATGTTCATGATGATATAAAAGAAGATAAAGTATTTTATGTTGAAATAAAAGATGCAGATGGAGATTTTACAGGAAAAATATACAAACTATTTGATAAAGGAGATTGGAGAGCAAAAGTAACTGATGGTGAATCAGGAACATTTGAGAAGCTTAATTACGATCCTGATTGGGATGAATTTGATATTGTTGCTTTCTTAAGAGAAAATTATGACGAAGCAGAATTAATAAATAAAGAAGAATTTAATGATCATGTTGAAGAACCTGAAGAAGAAGTAAAAGAATCTTTACACAAAATACCAACGTTTGAAGATTATATTAATAATAATGAAATATTGTAATAAAAATAATATATAAGAAAATGGAAAAAAATGTTAATAAAAAAGAAAATTTCATAGCAGAATCTCTTGATGAATTTCTTAATGAAAATGAGGCACAGTTAACTAAAGTATATAATTATTATGCTAAAGTAGATCCAGAAAAATTGGATAAAAGTAAAACTATAAATAAAATGTTTTTATCTGGATTAGCAGGAAAAACGATTTCACATAGTATAAATGTGGGAACACCATTGCATAAAGCATGGAAAGCTGGCCATGATCGTTATGCAAAAACTCATGAAGATAATTAAAGAACATATAAACGAAAAATTTTCTGAGGAGACAGATCCTGTCCATGATTTAGGTATTGGAAAAGAATATCTATTAAAATCATGGAGAACTGCCTATTATGATATGGGCAGAAAGGGTGTCGGAACATTATCAAAAGAGTATTATGGAACAGATAAATACGGCGAAGAAATTTATGTAGTATATTTAGTATTAGAAGGTGTTATACAACAAGGTTCTATTGAATCAAAAGATCTTCAATATCAATATGAAAAAGCTATAAACAGATATTATAGATATAGTAGTGATGAATATATAGATCTTAAAAAAATAGCTGAGTGTTTAGATAAATATTTTCATATAATTATAAATCCTGTTAAGCCAAAAAGACGAAAAGTATACGAAAAATTCGAAGAAGAATCAGATCCAATCGCTGATTTAGGAATAGGCATAAAAAAATTCTGGGAAAAGGAACTTAAAAGAGAAGGTGGAATAAATTCAATTGAGTCTGCTATACATTATTATGGAAATGAAAAATTTACAAATGAAGCATTTGCCGTTTTTAAAGTTTTAAAACATATTGTAAATAAAGATATTGATAATCAAGAAGATATACAAAAAATATTTGAAGATACAATAAATGATTTAATCATTAGAAGGGGCGATAAGATAGAACTTGATAAAGTTATTTATGCGCTAAAGAAATTTTTTTATATAGAAGTAAAACCATTTAAGCCCAAAAAGCCATATTTACAAGAGAAATTTTCTGAAGAATCGGATCCAATTACTGATTTGGGAATTGGTATTGAACATGTTATACAAAATAAATTAGGAAAATTATGGCAGGTAAATAAAAATCATTTTGGATCATATCAATATGCGTTTGATATACAACGACATCTTATTTTGTTTGGAAAAGAAATGCCGCATAAAGATGCTTTGCAACATATAACTGATATATTAAAAGAAATGGGATTATTAGAGTATCTTATTTTTCAACCGGGTTTAACTAAAAAGGTGTATGGGTATAAAAACACAATAGATAATATTATATATTATTGGAAGATTAAAGATGAATATTTTAAATATTTTAATTTAAAATAGATGTTACAAAAAATGTTCAAAGTGTTATTTTGTATATGAATATATAAACTATAAAAATAAAATTAATGTTAATAATATGAAAAAAATGTATGTTCCCAAAACACTTAGTGAGTATTTAGGCGAATCAAATTCTATAACGTTGAAACGTAAATATGGCATGAGACCTACAATAACAGCAGGCACAAATGCTCCTTTACGTAATCAGGTATTATCATTTGTAGCTGAAAACGCATCAGTAAGTAAAATAGATCTTAAAAGATTTATCGTAGGTCTTAAAGAAGGCGGTTCAACTCCAGCTGCTGCAAATATGTTTATTAAAAGAAACGCCAAATACTTTGTTACTGAAAGTAGAAATGGCGTTACGTATTTTAAGCTATCTAATATCGGACAAAGATTAGTTAATAAATTTGTATCTGTAAATGATACTGTTGTTAATGAAGCTAAAAAAGATAATAGATTCAAAGCAGAAAGAGGAAAAGCTGCTAATGTTGAATCTGAAGAAGTAGAAGAAGAATATTCAGAAGATGAATATGCAGATATTCCTAATAAAATGAAGAATGAAAGTTTAAGAGGAAGATTTGTTAAAGAATCTATGGACGATGATGATAAAGATAATGATGATCTAGACGAAGTAGAAGATGAAGATATGGAAGCTAGCGATTATGAAGGAAATGAAGATCTTGATGATGAAGATATGGATGATGAAGGTCCTGCAGATGAAGTAGAATTTGATGAAAATCGATTCAATGGTGCTGAAGAAGCAGGAGATCATGCTGAAACAGATCAATTTGAATATGAAGAAGATGACGAAAAAATCGTTTTAACATATTGGAAAACTCCGCAAGGAGAAGATGAAGAACTTGAAGACGAAGAATTCGAAGATGAAGAACTTGAAGATGATGAAGATATTGAAGATATAGGAGAAGATCTTCCAGAAGATGAAGATTATCCAGAAGATGATGAAGATCTTGATGACGAAGATCTTGATGATGAAGACATGGACGATGAAGACATGGACGATGAAGACATGGACGATGAAGATGAAGAAGAACTTAATGAATATAGTGAAGATGAAGATGATTTAGATAATGATGCTAATCGTCCAGAAGAAGATCCTCGTAAATATGATTTTAAAGATAAAGGACGCCCGGGTCTTAATGATGAATCAAATGAATCTTTAGCTATTAAAGATAAAATGAAAAAATTAATTGAAAATCTTAAAGCTAAAAATACTGCTTCATATGATTTATTTGAAGCTGAAAAAGAAGCTGATGAAGAAGATGAATTAAAAGATGAAGATCTTGAAAATGTTGAAGGTGAAGAAGAAACACCAGAAGGTGAAGTACCAGAAGAAAATCCTGAAGAAGATAATGTTGAAAAAGTTGAAATAACTGAATTTATTATTACAGTAGACGATGTTGATTCAGCAATTGATGAACTTTCAGAACTTGGTGTTCAAGCAGAAAGAGTTCCAGTAGAAGCTCCAGAAACTGAAGTTCCTGCAGAAGTTGAAGAACCGGAAATGCCAGAAGAAACTCCAGAAGAAGTTCCAGCAGAAGAACCTGTAGAAGGTGCAGAAGTTCCTGCCGCTCCAGAAGGAAATGTTAAAGAATCGATGAATGAGGCAGATGATGAACAACCAGAAGAAGATTTAGGAGCAAGTGATGATCTTAGTTTAGGTGATCAAGGAGAAGAAGCTCCAGAATTAACAGATCAACCTACAGAAGAGGTTCCTGCAGAAGGAGAAGAACCCGTAGAAGCAACAACTGAATTTGAAGAAAATAAGATAAAAGTTTCTGCAGAATCATGGCCTACTCTTAAAACTTGGTTAGAAGAAAAGGGCGTAGATGTAGCTGAAATGTTTGGTGGAGAAATTGAAATGGAAGAAGTTCCAGAAGAAGGTGAAGCAGGACCAGAAGAAACAACATCAGCAGCTCCAATAGAAGTAGATGATAGTGAAATTGATTTTTCAGGTATAGGTGAAGATGATGATACTAAAGTTGAAGATGAAGATGACGAAGAAGATGAAGACGAAGACGACGAAAAGAAAGAAAAAGAATAATTTTCAAACTTAATTACGATAGCGAGGGAGCCTTAGTGCTCCCTTTGTTTTGAATATATAAAATAAAATACATGTAATGAGAGCACATGGTATATTTGAGAAATTTGACGAAGAATCAGATCCTGTTCATGACATGGGAATTGGGGGAGTAAGTCCTAGAAAAGTACACCATGATATTTTAGGAGTTGCTTATGTAGAATGGAGAGATTGGATATCACAATTCAAAGGAAAAAAAGTATCAGGAAAATTTCATAAAGGTGGATGGAATAGTCCAGAAAAAAATTATACATTTCCTGTAAAATCTGTTAGATTTCATTTTACAGATGATACTACAAATAAATCTATTGAAACCTCTTCAAATTTTGCGTTTATTAGTGAAGAAGATAATGAATATTTTTCTACAGGAGATGAAAAAATTTTTATAGAAGAATGAAAGCTCAATATATATACGAAAAGTTTAGAGAAGAATCAGATCCAGTTCATGATATGGGTATAGGATTAAAAAAACTAAGAGAACAGGTAAAAAGTGCAGAATTATTTAATGGTAAAATGGGCGGCATGGATAATGATTGGGTGCAAAGAGTATTAAAAGCGTTTAACTTGCCTTTAGGTCATGTATATTTTCTTGCTGATACACAAAATAATAGAGTTGCTAATATAAGTGAAATTAGAAATGTTATAAGAAAAGGAAGATTAATACATAATAGCAAATTTAGAACATCGGGAGCACATGAAGAAATATGTATATTTAAATTATATAATACAAGTGCTGGAAAAATAGGAACATTTCAATATGAATATAATGAAGATGAATATAAATCTGAAGATAATATGAAACAATTTATAGGAACGATAGAAGCTGTCATTCAATTTAACACAAAACAATTTTTATTACGTTATTAATTATGAGAGCACAGACAATATATAAGAAAGCGTACATTTTTGATTTTGATGAGACTCTTGTCAAAACAGATGCAAAAATTCATATTTACAATAGGGGAGCATTTGTCACTTCTATAACACCTAAAGAATATAATTTTTATATTAAGAAACCCGGTGATAAATTAGATTTTTCTGATTTCGTGAATGGTGATTTAATACTTAATGCTAAGAAACATAATGCATGGCCTATATTAAGAAATATAAGTAATGCAATTAGAGAAGATAGAACCACATCAGATATTTACATACTTACAGCAAGAAGTAAAGCAGTTAAATCTTATATCTATGAATTTCTAAAGAAACACGGAATTGAGATTGAATTGGAACATATTATTACAATAGGTGATGATAAAGGAGATATAAACATTGCAGAAGAAAAGCGTAAAATTCTTCGTAAACTTATGACTAAATACGATGAAATTACTTTCTTTGATGATGATCCTGCTAATATTAGACTAGCGCAATCTATAAGAGGCATAAAAACAAGATTGATTGAAAATGCAAAAGCTTAAAATAAATGAAAAGTTTGTTGAAGATACTGATCCTGTTCATGATATGGGTATTGGAATGAAACGGGCTTTAGACAAATATAGAGGATATCATGGGTTAAAAAATGATGAAAATGCAGGAGGATACTATACATTACGATATCTTTTAGTTCATAATAGATATGATTTTGCAGATTACTTTATGTCTACTAATCAATTTGATAAAGAAGAACAAGGAAGACATCTTTTTATAAATTTAATTTGGAAAAAATATTTTGATCAGGCATTCTTTTTATTAGATAGAATTGACTTAGATTTAAAACAAATTAGCAAACAAATAATATCTGAAAAACTATTAGCTCCTAATACTTATAATAGTTTTAAAGAATTTTTAAAAATCTTAAAGAAAAAACAAAACTCAAGTGTAAATGAAAAATTTACAGAACATTCAGATCCTATTAAAGATTTAGGAATAGGCGTATATGCTAAAAGAACTTTTGATACTTGGGAGGATTTTGCTGAATGGCTTTATGAAGTTGCTCCTCATATATTGAAAGTAGATGATTTAAATGAAATTATAGCAGATAAGGAAGATAAGAGTTCTATTTTAAAGGAAGAATATTGGCAAATATTAAATAGATATTATAGAAGATATATTACGATTAGAAAAGGAGATAAAGATGAACTTTTTCAATCAAGATTTTTAAGAAATGTAATAGTTCAAAAAAATGAAAATAAAAATTCAAATATGAAAGCACGAACAGTAAGTGAAATGATGGGAGCCGGAGCTACACCAGGAATGGGTACAGGAGCACCAGCTTCTATGGCAGCTACAACTGGAGCTCAAATGACAGGTACATCATCAACAGGCTCTGGAGATAATTGGGGTAATTCTATAAATAAGAAACCATATACACAATCACCAAATCCTAAGAAAAAAAGGAAAACTGTTGCTAAAAAACGTCCTAAAAAGATAGAAGAAGAGAACACTAATCCACACAATGATAATACTACAATAGGTAAAATGTTAAAAGGTGGAAAAACATCTCCGTTTAAAACGAAAAAAGAAAAGGGAAATCAAAACGCTATAACTACAAAAAAGTTTGAACATGAAATTATTACATTTGATGAGTTTTCACAACAAATGAATGAAAATAAATAAATTAAAACACTATGAAAAATTTAGTTAATCAAAATTTAGACGAGTTTCTTAATGAAGCTAAAAAAGAAAAGAAAACTAAAGGTGACAAAAAATTTGAAAAAGTAATGCATCACTGGAAAGAAGGTGAACAACATATAGGTAAATCAAAGAAAAAAGTTCCAAGAACAAAGGCTGGCCAGAAACAAGCTCTCGCAATAGCATTTAGTGAAAAAGAAAAAACAGAAAACAAATAAAAGGGTGCATATTTAATACACCCTCTAAATTCTTTATTTAAGTTTTAAGTTTTAATAAGAGCATGAAAATATGCTGCTATTAATCTTGTATTGTCTAATTCTGAGTTTCCACCAGAAGTTATAATTCTTTGATGATAATATTCTTCTTTATTTAAAGAATTATCAGAAGTTTCATATCCATCATCTTTCATATTAAGTTTTTCTACTCCAAAATACTTTTTATTACAAACGTATTTAACACATAATTTTTGTGAAAGAACAATAAAGTTTTTACATTTTTTTTCTTGTTTAATAGCAACAGTGATTTCTAAAGGAGAATTTTGATAACTTATAACATATGCTTTAAGTTCTTCTCCATTAACAATGGCAGGTGCATCAGCCATTTCAATCTTATAGTCTCCAACTGCTGAATATGTTTTACCTTCAGCAATAAATTCTTTGTCCTTTGCAAAAGATGCAATACTAATAGCTACTAAAAGTAATGCCATAAAGATAAATTTTTTCATAATTTTTAATAATTTTAGTTAGTATTTATAATATTTATAACAAATATAATCATTTTTTGTGAATCTGGATTACCTATTTAACACATGACATAGCTGAATATACAAATAGTATAATTTTGAAAATACTTATCGAATATTAAAAACTTTTTAAAGACTTATAATATAATATTTAAAAGATAATATATGATAGAAAGAATTAAATTTTTAAAGACTAGAGAAGTTAAATCTCCAAGTAGAGCAAATAAATATGATGCAGGAATAGATTTTTATGTTCCAGAATTTACGCCAGAATTTGTCAATGTTCTTAAAGAAAAAAATTCCGATGTAAATATTAGTAAATTTAGTATAATTCTTGAACCTGGACAAAGAGTATTAATACCGTCGGGTATTCATTGCCAATTAGCTTCTCCTGATAGAGCACTTGTTGCTGCAAATAAATCAGGAGTTGCAACAAAACTAGGATTAATATTTGGGGCTCAAGTCGTAGACTATGAATATCAAGGAGAAATTCATTTAAGTCTTATATACACTGGACATGGATCTTGTGAAATACTTCCAGGACAAAAAATATTACAATTCTTAGAATTACCTATTTATACATCAACTATACATATTGATGAAAATAAAACTCCAAAAGAATTTTATGAAATGGAAACAACTCGTGGAGCAGATGGATTTGGTTCAACAGATAAAAATTAAAAATTAAAAAATATGAGAATAGATTTAAAAAAATTAGCAAAAGTAGAAAAGGAATATCGTTATGATAATCCAGTATGTCAGAATTCACTTCAATCAATGTTAGATATAATTTTAGCTAACACGGGCAATAAACCAGAAAGTTTACCCCTCAATTATATAATAGCGTATGAAACTCTTACCGGTCTTGGCGTATTAGTTGATGAAAAAGTAAAAGAAAAACCTCAACAATTAAATTCATAATTACATGGTAAAAGTATACATAGCTTCTCCATATACAAATGGAGACAAAGATGAAAATGTAAATTTACAGATGGACATAGCAGAAGAACTTATAACTCGAGGATATGCTCCATATACTCCATTACTTACTCATTTTCAACATATGAGACATCCCCGTCCTGAAAAGGATTGGTTAACACTTGATTTTGAATTTCTGTCTTGTTGTGATGTTATGATCAGAATTAAACCAATTAAAAATGAAAAAGAAATAACGAGTATGGGTGCTGATAAAGAAGAAATTCACGCAAAAAATCTAAAAATTCCTGTATTTACATTTCATACAATAGAAGAAATGATTCAATATTTAGAAACACATCCTTTTGAAAATTAAATCAATTAACAAAAGTTTAATCAAGTCGATTAAACTTTTTTTATGTCAATACATATAATACAAAATACAAAAGAAATGATTATAAATATAGAACAGAGACCTCAAAAATTTATCATATCATATGTAAAAAAAGATGGAATGATTGGGTTTACACAATTAAACATTCCGGCTAATCAACAGTATATGTATATGTATGCTCAAAGAGGCGGAGCAGTTCAAGGATTGCAATCTTGGGATTTTAAGCCAGTAAGAAAAGTTCCGACACAATTTCTTAATAGATATAGAACTCAAGAATTCTTTATAGATGCTGGTGAAGAACTTACATCACATTTATTTGAACCTAATATGCCTAAGCTTTCAGTAGCAGATATTGAAGTAGAGGTAACAGATGAAGGATTTGCAGATCCTGAAACTGCACAAAATAAAGTAACTACAGTAGCTTTTTCTCAATATCCTGATATAACAGTCTTCGGAAGTAAGATATTAAGTGGAGAAGATTGTAAAACAATTGAAAAAAATATAAATGATCATGTTAAGAAATTTGGAAAAAAATATCGCTTTATTTATAAATACCATGCAAATGAAGCAGATATGCTTTATGATTTTCTTTATAATTATGTTAGAGTTTCTCCACTTATAACAGGCTGGAACTTTTGGGGATATGATTGGAGATATTTAATGAATAGATGCAAAAAACTTAATTTAGATGTATCTTGGTTATCTCCAACAGGACAATGGTATGAACATAAAATTAAAGATAAAAATGCTGATGTGGTTATAATGTTGCCTCAACATAAACTTATTGTTGATTATATGTCAATATATCAAAAATGGGATAGAACTATTGAAGTAAAAGAAAATGATACATTAGATTTTGTATCAGAAGAAGCATTAGAAGTTAGAAAAGTAAAATATCCTGGCACACTTCAAGAACAATATCAAAAAGATTTTCCTCAATACGTATTTTATAATGCCATAGACAGTGTTCTTGTAGAACTTTTAGATACAAAGTTAAAAACTATGGGAACATTCTTAGGATTAGCAAATATCACAAGAGTTGAGGCAATGGATGCATTTTCACCTATCTTTACTTTAGAAGCAACTTTAGTAAGATATGCATATAAAAGAGGCCAAATTTTTCCAAAAAGAGAAGATAAAAAAGATAGAGAATCTTATGAAGGAGCTTTTGTTTTTCAACCAATTCCTAATCTTTATCCTTGGGTTGCATCTTTTGACTTTGCGTCTCTTTATCCCTCAATAATGAGACAGTTTAAGTTATCCATTGAAAATTTCATAAAGAAAGATAAATCATATATTCCAAAGAACACAGAAATCAAAACATCAAGCGGCGCAGTCTTTGATGCATCTTATGAACCTTTACTTCCAGAAATTTTAACTGAATATTATACTCAAAGAAGACAGTCTAAAAAACTATCATTTATAGCAGAAAAAGAAGCAGAAGCATTGAAAGAAATTCTAAATAAAAGGAAGTCAACTGCTAGCACTTTTATTGCATAATGTCTGTTAAGGAATGTTAATGACTTATATATATTCTATACCAAACTAAAATAAACTTTCTAATATAAAATGAGTACTGAATATACTGAAAAACAGTTAGTAGAGGCGGGAATGTCTTATTTTGAAAATGACTCTCTCGCCTCCGACGTGTGGGCAAAGAAGTACGCCCTTAAAAACAATGGCAAATGGGAAGAAGGCCACCCAACAGAAACAATAACAAGAATGATAGACGAATTTCATAGAATGGAAATGAACTATCCTAACGCTCTAACAAGAGAAACAATAAAAGAACATTTAGAACACTTTAAGTATTGCATTCCTGGAGGTTCAATACTTTTTGGATTAGGAAATAAACACCAGATTTCATCTTTAGGAAATTGCTTTTTTATAGATAATGGAGCAGATTCTTATGGAGGAATTTTTAATATAGACGAATCTATGGTTCAGTTAATGAAACGTAGAGGAGGAGTTGGAATAACACTTGAAGGCTTAAGACCTTCACAAGCTAAAGTTAATAACGCTGCTCAAACATCGACAGGTTCAATATCATTTATGGATAGATATTCTCATTCTACTCGTGAAGTTGCACAAGATGGAAGACGTGGAGCACTTATGATTTCTATGCATATCGCTCATCCAGATAGTCCTAAATTTATTACAAAAAAGGATGATCTTACAAAAGTAACAGGAGCAAATGTGTCTGTGAAAATAACTGATGAATTTATGCATGCAGTTGAAGCAGATGCAGATTATATTTTAAGATGGCCTATAACTGATGACCAACCAGTATTCTTAGAACAAATGGTTTACAATAAATTATATAAAAGAGATGACGGTTCTTATATAATGAAAGTTAAGGCAAAGGAACTGTGGGATTTAATAATTAAACAAGCTCATAAAAATGCCGAGCCGGGTATTCTCTTTTGGGATAACATTATTAAAGAATCTCCAGCAGATTGTTATGCTGATGAAGGCTTTACAACTAAAGGAACGAATCCTTGTATTGTAGGAAATACTTTAATTGCAACTGCTGATGGAAGAAACGCGGTATCAATAAAACAATTAACTGATGAAAGACTAGATGTGCCAGTATATTCTACAAATCCAATAACTGGAAAAACTGAAATTAAATGGGCAAGAAATCCTCGTTTAACAAAGAAAAAAGCAGAAGTATGGAAATTAAAATTGGATGATGGTTCAGAACTTATTGCAACACCCGATCATAAAATTTTAACATCAAAATTAGATTATAAACAATTAAAAGATTTATCTTTAGGAGAATCTTTAATACCTTTCTATTCATTTGACGCTAATGGTTATAGACAAGTATCAAGAACTGGAGTCAAAATGTCAGGAGGAAATTTTAGAAATAGAAGACAATATCATCTAATTTATGAATTTTTTAATCAAGATGAACAAACTGATCATAAACTTTATTCTATACATCATTATGATTTTAATAATAAAAATGATCGTCCAGAAAATTTAGTAAAAATGTTACGTGATGAACATATAGAATTTCATGCAGCAAGAATGAGAGGAGATAAAAATCCTTATCATAAAATGTCAGATGAATTCAAACAATCATTTGCTTCTCATCCCGGTGAAAAAAATGGAAGATATATCCCGTATACAAATGACGATTTAATTGCAGCAGGAAAAACATTATTTAAAAAAGAAGGAAAGCTTACTAGAAATGGATGGAGAAAATATGCTAAAGAAAATGGCTATCCTCAAAAAATTGAAAACGAATTTAGATTTACTACATTTGATAATTTTAGAAATCAAGTTGCTAATAATCATAAAGTTGAATCGATTGAATTTTATGGATATGAAGATGTTTATAATATAACAGTTGATGATAATCATAATTATCACGTTATAACTAATTATGAAGATTCTTTATTTGTAACATCATCGGGTATATGTGTAAAAAATTGCGGAGAAGTACCTCTGTCACCATTTGATTCATGCAGGTTATTATCTATAAATCTTAATAATGTAGTATCCAATCCTTATAAATCAAATGCAAAAGTTGATTTTAATGTATTAGCAAAAGCGGCTCGAGTCTCACAGAGACTCATGGATGATCTCGTGTCATTGGAAGAAGAGAAGATATTGGCTATTATATCCAAAATAAATAGTGACCCAGAAGAACTCTATTTAAAACAAACAGAATTAAGAGTATGGACAACAGTTCTTGAAGTTTTAAGAAAAGGAAGAAGAACAGGCATTGGAGTTCTTGGCCTTGGTGATATGCTCGCTAAACTTGGAATTAAATATGGAACTAAAGAAGCTACAACACTTATTGATAAAGTATTTGAAACTATTGCAGTAAACTCATATAAAGAATCGGTTCAACTTGCCAAAGAAAGAGGTTGTTTTCCAATATGGAATGCAGATAAAGAAGCTCAAAACCCTTTCATTATTCGTGTAATCAGTAATCACTTTGATAATGCAGAGTATAAAGATTATATGAAATACGGTCGAAGAAATATAGCGACACTGTCTATTGCACCCACAGGCTCCCTTGCTATACTTGCAAGAACAACCTCTGGCATTGAACCTGTTTTTAAGATTTATTACAAGAGAAGAAGAAAAATAAATCCTAACGAATCAGGAGTCAAAGTAGATTATAAAGATGAAAACGGAGATTCATGGCAAGAATACAATGTATTTCATCCTGAATTTATTAAGTGGTATACAACTGCTACAGATAATACATTTACTCAAGACGGAGCTCTTAAATTTTTACAAAGTTTAACTGATGCAGAAGTAGAAAGTTTTGTTAAAGATTCACCTTGGTATGGTTCAGAATCTCATACAATAGATTATATTGAAAAAGTTACAATGCAAGGAGTAATTCAGAAATGGATTGACCATAGTATTTCAGTAACACATAATCTTCCAGAAAATATATCTTTGGAAGAAGTAAATAAAATTTATTTTCACGCATGGAAATCAGGATGTAAAGGGTGTACGATTTATAGAGAGGGTTCAAGACAAGGAGTATTGATAACCAAAAAAGAAGAAAACGATTTTTCAGAAGTTCATGCACCAAAACGTCCTAAAGAATTAAAAGCAGATTATTATGTTGTAACTGCAAGTGGAATTAAGTTTGCTGTAATTGTAGGTTTATATAAAGGAAAGCCTTATGAGATATTTGCATTTGAAAATCCACCAATGGATAAAAATACACACGGAAGAACTGTTAAAGTTAAAAAGGGCCATTACAAATTTATTAACGGTGAGTTTGAAATAGATAATCTTCAATTAGCAGAAGAACGAGTACAACAAAGAACTTTAACTTTAACAGCATCAATGTTATTAAGACAAAGAGCACCAATACAATATGTTATAAAAGTTATTCGAAAAATTGATGATAATATAACATCCTTTAGTTCTGCTACAACAAGAATACTTTCAAAATATATAATTGAAAAACTTGAAGAAAAATGTCCAGAATGTGGTGGCAATTTAGTTCGAGAAGAAGGATGTGTGCATTGCGATTCCTGCGAATATTCCAAGTGCTAAAATTAAAGCTCCAAGAAATTGGAGCTTTTGTTTTTTAGATAAATAGAATATATGAAAATAGTAAAAGAATACATAAACGAGAAATTTACTGAAGAAAGTGATCCTATTCATGATTTAGGAATAGGATTAAAATGGGCTTATATCAAACCGAGTGATATTATACATAATAAAACTGATGTATACATGATATATACACATGTTAAAGCAGATGAGGGCGATAAATATAGGTTAGAATTTGAAAAAACTCAACGTGATGTTAGATATACTCTTACAGCTAATGATTTTTATTATATAGTTATGACTGTTAAAAAATATAAAAATGGCAATATCTATATTGAAGCAGTTCCATTTGGAGACCCAGATGATTGTAAAAATGCTTGGGATACCTCTGCTTCTCGTTCTTATGATTACAATTTTTGGAAAAAACACTGGACATGGTGGGCTAAAAAGGCCAATATTTTAATTTGGAATAAACATTTTGAGGTCGTATGAGAGCACTATATATAAATGAAAAATTTGCAGAAGAATCTGATCCTGTTCATGATATGGGCATTGGCTCTAAAAAAATGATAATTGAGTGGTTAGATAAAATGGGAATACCTTCAAATAAATACACAATAAATAATGATTTGACTATAGATGTTGAAGAATGCCATGTTTTTTTATCACAAGGAAAACTTGGGCCTTATTCAGAATTACCTCCATACATTCAATTTGGAACAGTTATAGGAGCATTTAATATTCAATCAAATAAATTAACAACATTAAGAGGATGTCCAAAATATGTATTAGAATCGAATGATTATTGGGGAACTTTTTCTTGCGCAAACAATAGATTACGTTCTTTAAAATACGCGCCGCTAGAAGTTCAACATCATTTTATATGTTCTGGTAATCCTGGAAAATTTACAACAGAAGATGTTTTAGCAGTTTGCAAAACACCAATACATGGAATAACGATATGATAGTAAGAGAACATATAAACGAAAAATTTAAAGAAGAATCAGATCCTGTTCATGATTTGAATATAGGAGCAAAACGTGTTTATTATTATTTTTATGTAAGCCAACCAGTTATAAATCGTTTAATAGATTTTTCTAATCCTGATCATGTTGACTTACTTAAGTGGCTGCAGAAATATTATAAGCAGTTTCTTACTGAAGCAGAGGTAAAAAGAGGAAGAAGATTAATGGAAAAAGTAGGTCTTTATATAAAAGGTTCAGGAACTGGAATTATGTATGGTCCACGTATATCAAGAAGAAACGGCACTGATCTCTATATTCGTAGAGGAGAATTTCCAGATTATGAAACGGCAGGAATACATGGAGATTCAAGGTGGGTATCTGATCCAGGCGTAATAGATACCTCTAAAAAAGAACACTATGTACGTATAAATGAAGCTTTTACAGAAGACAGCGATCCTATTGCTGATATGGGTATAGGATATACTCAAGAGATTAAAGATAAATTAAAAAAATTCAGAGCGTATAGACATAATCAATTTTTTGTTAAATCGCTTTATATATCAAACAATAAATTTATTATAGCTATAATAGAATCATATTATAAATGGCATTTAAAAGCACGTATGAATGGAGCATTAAAAAATGTAGGATTAAGTTCTTATTTAATATTTCCTGGAAAAGAAAGAGATTATGGATATGATAATAAGACCATAGAATATGATATTAAACCAGAATATCAAGATTTATTTAAAAGTATTAAAAATGTAAATGAAAAATTTACAGAAGAAGGTGATCCAATTCATGATTTAGGAATTGGACTGCCAGTATCTATTAAAAATTCTATTAAAAAATTAATTAAAAGATGCTTAGATGATTGTACTAATAAAAAGATTTATGTATACGATTCTGACATTCGTAAAGAAAATCTTAGATTAATATCAGGGCCATCAAGTCTAAGACATTTACGTATATTTAATAGATTAAATACATCTAACGAAGAAAAGTTAATTTTAGATATAGGCTTATTTAGTAATATCTATAGAGATGTTAATGGCATTGAAATAAACAAAATAAAATATATAAAAGATTTATTAAAGGAATCAAATTTGGACGCCTTTTTAGAACCAAATTTTCAAATGGCGCCAGAAGTTAATAAGTACACAAATAAAAATTCTGAGTTTTCTGTATGGGATTTTGAATTTACAATAAAACCTGAATATGAAAAATATTTTGAAATTTGTAAATATAATTGTAGATAAATTATTAGAATCAGTAAATGAGAAATTTACTGAAGAATCAGATCCTGTTCATGATTTAGGAATAGGAATTTCTAATATAATTAAAAAGTCTAGAAAGATAATATATGATTTAATAAGTAACACACGGATTTATATATACACAGATTCAAATCGTCCTGATAAAGGAGTTAGACCAATATCTCCAAGTAATTGTTTACAGTATATGAGAGTATATGAAGATTTAGGAAAGCATATATTTCATTTTCAGTATTATTCAGATAGGTATTTTAACAAAGATAAAAATCCAGTAAATAAAATAGAATTATCAAAATACTTATTAAAAAAAGCAAATATTTTAGATTGTATGACTGAAGAAATAACTACACATCCTTCTGAACCATTTGAAGATGAATATGATTTTTTTGGTGTAAGTTTTGTTATAAAATCTGAATACGTAAAATATTTTAGTGATACTGAGTTTTAAGATATATAAATAAAGATAATTATAATGACAGAATTATTGATAAAAAATATAATGACCGAGATACTCTTTGGAAATCGAGTATGTGAATCTTTTGAGGATAGAGTCATTGTAAATTATCTTTATGAAGAATTATTATTAGATCGCTTACTTTACGGAGAACCAATCACAGTTCCCGAGCTACGTAAGTTACTTCATAATAAAATCGTTAACTTTGAATTCATAAAACTTGATGGTGAAGTTCGTCCTGCAAAGGGGACTACGATGATGAAATATATACCAGGAGAACAACATCCTAAAGGAATTCGTCCATCATCTCCTAAAGTTGCTACGTTTTATGATCTTGAAAAAAGAGATTGGAGAAGTGTATCTCAAAGAAGCAAAGAAATAGTTCTTCAAAAGGATGAAGATACTGGAAAACCTGTTATTATGGTTAAAGATAAGCCTGATGGCGGAGATGTTGCAGTTAAGCCAGAAGAACCAATAGAAGAACCTATAGAAGAACCAGAAGTAACTGTAGATGGAAAACCTATAGAAGAACCATTTGAAGAACCAGAAGAAAAAGAACCAGAAATATCAAAAGTTAAGCCTGTAGATAAAACAGATATTACTAAAAAATTCTATTTTATAAATCCTGTAACGGGTGCGTCAAAAATAATGGATATAACAGCAAAAGATACTATAAAAGAACTTAAAAAATTAGGAAAAGATTGGGAATTAACCACTCAGGAAGAATATGAAGATCGCGAAGAAGAAATAGAACAAAAATCAGAAGAAGAACCAGAAATATTATCTAAACCAAAAACACCGGAAAAAGAAACTAAACCGATCTTGCGAAATATAATAAATAAACCCGGTAAAGATTTAGAAAATGTGGAAGCTGAAGATATTCAATAATCATAAGTCCTTAATTTCTAAGGACTTTTAATATGTAAAAATATGAGAGAATTAAAATTCGATTTAAATGATATCGTCTTGTATCCTGCTGAAGAAAGCGAAATATCAAGTAGAAGTGAATGCGAAATAAAATATACTGAAAATAATAAACTACCTTTAATGGCAAGTCCTATGGATACTGTTGTATCTGAAGAAAATTATGGCAAATATATTGAACAAGGCATTATTCCATGTATTCCTCGTGGAAATTCTGATAAACATCTTATAGCTACATCTTCTTATTTTCAATCATTTGGATTATGTGAAATAGAAACACAACTAAAACATTATGAAAAAGAATGTAATAGACCAGATATTTGGGTTCCTTTAAATAATGATGCATTTTATAATTATCCTAATGTTCTTATAGATATTGCTAATGGCCATATGAGTAAGTTAATTCCTTTAGTTGGAAAAATAAAGAAAAACTGGCCTCACCTTATTTTAATGGTTGGTAATGTGGCAAATCCAGAAACCTTTGTTAATCTTGGAAATGCTGGAGCTGATTATGTGAGAATTTCAATAGGCACCGGCTGTTTTATTCCTGGACAAAATATTAAATTAAAAAAAGAAGAAAAAAATATTGAAAATATTGATATTGGTGATGAAGTATTAACACACTCAAATGAATATAAAAAAGTAATTAATAAATTTGAATATGAAACTAATGAAGAAATTTATGAAATTAATGATATAAAATGCACAAAAAATCACGAATTTTTTATAATAGAAAAGGAATATGAAAATATTGTTAATGATGAAAATTTATTAGAATATGCTAAATGGATATCTGCGAAAGATTTAGACATAAATAAACATTTACTTATTCAGTATTAGTATCAATATACATACATACATAATTTGTATGAATATATAAATTAAAAACTATGGAACAAAAAATTATACCTACTATAATTTATAAGAATGAAAAATTTATAATTTATAAAATTATAAATAAAAATAAACACATTTTAATATCTGAAAATGGTGTTGAAATACCAAGAAAAGATTTTTTTAACAACCAATTTATAGTTATATGTGATGAGTGCGGGAAAAAAATTATTTTACAAAATTTGCCCAATATAAATAAAAAATTCTATTGTAGACATTGTCGTAGATTAGGCGAAAAAAACCCTATGTATCATAAAATTGTATCTAATGAAACCCGAAAAAAACAAAGTGATTCCCAAACTGGAAAAATTGTTAAACCCGAAACTCGTATCAAGTTACATAATAGTCTATTAGGAAAAAATAAAGGAAAATATATTGGTGAAAAAAATCCAATGTATGCAAAAACTGTATATGATATTTGGGTTAAAAAATATGGAAAAGAAGAAGCAGATAAAAGAAAAGAATTAAAAAGAGAAAAAGTATCACAATCATTAAGCGGAAGTAATAACCCTATGTATGGAAAATCAGTTTATGATGTATGGATAGAAAAATTAGGAAAAGAAAAAGCAGATAAAAAATATAAAGAATACAAACAAACGTTATCTGATACATCATTTTGGCATAAATTTAATAAAATTAATAAACAAAATTGGTCTAAAATATCGCAACAGATATTTTGGAAAATTTATGAACAGATATGTGATAAATATGAAAGTATATATTTTGGAGAATTAAATCACGAATTTGCATGTGGAACTAATAAAAATTTTGATTTTGTAGTAAAAGATAATAAAAAAATTATAGAATTTAATGGTGATAAATTTCATGCAAATCCCGAATTATATAAAGCACATGATATACCTTTATCATTTTTAAAATTACATGCAAGCGAAATATGGGAAAATGAAAAAATTAAATTAGATAAAGCTCGAAAAAATGGATATGATATAAAAATAATATGGGAATCTGAATATTTAAAAAATAAAGAAACTATAATATTAGATTGTATAAATTTTATAAATCAATAAATAATGAACACATTTAAATTAGTAAAAATTAACGCTATTAAAAAATCATTATATGAAGGAAAAATATATGATTTAGAAGTAGAAGATAATCACTCATATAATATAAATGGAGTAATTGTACATAATAGTGGATGTACAACTGCTGCAAACGTAGCTATTAACTATCCTTTAGGATCTCTTATATCTGAATGTTATGAATTGAGAAAACAATATGGACTTACAACTAAAATCGTTGCAGACGGCGGAATGAGGAATTATTCAGATATAATTAAATCGCTCGCGCTCGGCGCAGACTACGTAATGATAGGTTCAATCTTTAATAAATCAATCGAATCCGCAGGGTTTAATTATCTGTGGGGAATACGAATAAATAATAAAATAGCAGAAACACTTTGGAGATACGGATTTCCTGTTAAAAAGAAATATAGAGGAATGAGTACCAAAGCAGTACAAAGAAGTTGGGGAAAAACAAAGTTAGTTACTGCTGAAGGAATAACAAAATATCAAAAAGTTGAATACACATTACAACAATGGACAGAAGATTTTACAGATTATTTTAAGTCAGCAATGAGTTATTGTAATGCAAAAACATTAGACGAATTTATAGGAAAAGCACATTATATACACATAACAGATGCAGCCCGACAAAGGTTTGAAAAATAATGATATTATATGGCACTTATATTATACGCAAACGGAATTATTGAAGAGTTTAAACCAAAAAATTTAGTGTTTACTGAAAAGGAAATAATAGATATATTCGCTGAATTTCCAGAAATTAAAACAGTTCGTTTACTTAAAATATTAAATGCATGGTGTGTATACGGTTATGCTTCTAAATTAACAGATGCATCAGATTTTAATAGAATTGCTTCAGATATTTTAAGAAACGGAATATATTCTCATATATTATTTCTTCATGATTCTGAATTAAATCCAGATTGGAATACAACAGATACAATATTGTATAAGAATTATACAGAATTCATATATGAAATAAAAACTCTTATAGAAGAAGCTGCATCAAATATCGTTTCTGAATTTCAATCATCAGAAAGTTATGAAAAAAAGGCGATGTTTATGCCTCAATTAATATCAATAGGATCAACTGATGATAAAAGAGTTTTATTTGGATTTAATCCTGAAGAACAGACTAAAGAATTTTATGAAAATGATGAATTTTATAAATTTTCTCAAAAAGTATATGAGTATTTATTACATAATAAACAAGAAAAATCTCCATTTACTATATATGCAGATAAAAATGCTATAATTATCGTTGAGGATAAACACGTAAAAACTCTTTTACATTCTATACTTAATAAATTTATAAGTAGAGAAGAATACGAGATGTGCCCAAATATTTTAAAAATGATAAAACAATGGCCCCCTAAACCTAAAAAAATCAGAAAAAAATCTTCTGCAGAAAATAACTCATGATAAATAAAGGAAACATAATTTTAAATCAAATAATATTTGACAATTCTTTGTTTTCATTGAAAGAAATTGTTCCAGAATATTCATATACTGATACATATCAATATCTTACACAAGATAAAAAGAATAATATTTTTTGGTCAGAATTAGATTTAAGCCTTAATATTATAGTCAATAATAAATTTAAGGATACAGATATATATTATGCAGATGGTAGAATTGGCATAAATCGTTATCCATTATTCAATTATAAGATTGATGTGGCTATTCCGAAAGATACGATTATAACGGCTCTTCATATAGGCGATGGTTCTTTTGGATTTTCATTTGGAAATGGCACATCTCAAGGATTTATTCCAGAGATAATAGGAATCGGAAGTGATGAAAATGATACAGGGTTATATTTTGTAGGTATAGCTGGTAATGATAAGTCATCCAACATTCCTCTTATTGTTTTAGATGGTAGAAATACTTATAATGATAAGTTAACTAATCGTCCAATACTTGGAATAACTTCTGCAAATTATAATGAATACTCTGTAGTAGTTGATACTTCACACAATTTAAACGTAAAAGGTAATATATCAGCAACAGATATAATGATTAATAACTTATCTCTTTTAGAAATTATAAGAGATTTACAAAAACAGATTAACGAATTAAAACTAAAATAACATGAAAATAAAAAAATTACAAAAACATAATGTTATTAAATCTTATTTTATTGTCACTGGTAATTATTGCAATTATTATACTTTTTCAATATTTAAAACATAATAATATTGAAAAACAGGTTATTCCTGAGTGTAAATTTTCAATAACTGATCCAAAATTTAATATACATGATACTGTAAAAATTGCTAAATATAGTGTATTAACAAAAAACAAAGATAGATATTTTCGTGATTTTCCATTAGGATTTAAATTTTATTCAGATCACAAATTTAGAACCAAAATTAAAATAACATATACTGTATCAGGAGATGATGAAGTTGAAATTATTTATGATAGAATAGTAGAATTTGAAGATAATGCAAAAGAACATATCTATTATATAAATGATGTAATTATAGGTTCAATAGATATAGAAATTTATACAGATACAGATTACGGAAACCCTACTATTCAATTTGAAATTCTTCAAAGTAGTATGTGTCATATGTCTAAAGAACATAAAATTGAAATCGTATTCCCTGAATAAATTGTTAATGTTTTGTTAAATAAGTCACCAAATATTTTTTTATATCAAGAATTTGTATTATATTTACAACAAATAAATTTATATGAATATTCAAAATCTTGAAACTCAGTATCTTAAAGCTAAAATAGCATATTACGAAGGAACTCCAATAATGACAGACTCGGCATTTGATGTCCTTGAAAAAGAACTTAAAGAAGCTGGATCTAAAGTCATTGAACAGGTAGGATCAAAACGTAAAGACTTTGATTTTCCGCATCCACATCCCATGCGTTCTCTTTCAAAAATTCAAACTGAAAGCAAAGATGGCGTAACCAATTATATGGAAAAGGAATTCTTTGATTGGTTTAATAAAAGAGAATCCAGAGTTAAAGCTGCAGGTGGAGAAAGTGCTTACATTCATTATTCTCCTAAATTTGATGGCAGCGCGATTAATATAATATATCGTGGTCCAAAACTTGAAGCAGTTCTTACTCGTGGAGATGGAAAAACAGGAAAAGATGTTACTGATAGATTTAGGAAATATCTTCCAGAACTTTTTTATGATGAAGAACTTTCAGAATACAACACTACACCTCTTACAGAAATTAGATGTGAGGCAGTAATAAGTAAAAAGATTTTTAATGAAAAATATGCTGCAGATTTCGCAAATGCTCGTAATTATGTTGCAGGAGTTATAGGAAAAGATGATTTTGATGTTCAAAAGGTAAGCGAAATAACTCTTGTTCCTCTTCATTTTTTAATTGATGGATATCATGAAGATATAACACATTTTACAAAACTTGTAAAAGAATATCCTATATTTTCAACTTCATATTCTGCTATAATACCTCCAAGAGAACAACTCTATATTACTGTAATGAAAAATAATGAAAGACTTCGTGAACAATTTGATTTAGGTCTTGACGGAGTTGTATTTTCATTTGATTATGCATATAGAGAACTTCTTGGAGAAAATGAACATGACCCGAATTGGGCAGTTGCGATAAAGTTCGTGCCAGAAGAAGCTGTTACAACTGTAATAGGTATTGAATGGAATTTAGGTAAAACCGGAGAATTATGTCCAGTTGTTTTAGTAAAACCTGTTCAGTTAGCCGGTACAACTGTTAAAAGAGCATCGGGCTATAATGCAGGATATATTATCAAAAATCATATACAACCCGGAACTATAGTTAGTTTATGTAAACGAGGTGATATCATACCCGCTATTCAAGAAGTTATTTTTTCGCCTGAATAGTTTGGACATTAGTTATAAAATTTCTTTGAATATATAAAATAAAAACATGTTTGAAGAACTTAAAAAAATTTACGATTACGGAAAACCCAGTAAATTAATTTGTAAAAAATATAAAAAGGAATATCTTTATCTTTTATCTAATACTAAATTTTTAGATGATCAAATAATTGATAATTATAAAATAAAAATAGTACAGAGACTTTATCATCTTATTAATAATATTAAAGATATACCTAAATGTAAATATTGCGGGCATTTAGTAGAATTTAACAGTTATAGAGAATATAGAATATATTGTTCTAATAAATGCAAAATTTTTGACGCTAATTATGCTAAAAGAATAGAAAAGGCAAAAATTACTAAATTATTTAAATATGGTAATGAAAAATATAATAATAATGAAAAAGCAAAACAAACATGTTTAGAAAAATATGGAACAGAATACACTTTTCAAAATAAACAAATAAAGGAAAAAACAAAACAAACAAAATTAAAATTATATGGTGATGAATATTTTTCTAATTGGGAAAAAGGAAAAAAAACATGTAAAGAAAGATATGATGTAAATAGTAATTTATGGATTAAAGAAATAAGAGATAAAATTAAAATAAATAGTATTGAGAAATGTGGATACGATCATCATACTAAATCTCCAGAGTATGTACAAGGATTTAATAATAAAATATATAATTTTTCTTCTAAACAAGTATCTATTCAAGGATATGAAGATTGGGCGATAGATTTATTACTATTAAAATACAATGAAGATGATATAATAGTTGGCAAACATCAAATATTTACTCATCTTGGAAAAATAGAATATGAACATGACAATAAAATACACAGTTATTATCCAGATATTTTTATTAAATCTAAAAATTTAATAATAGAAGTTAAATCTTGGTGGACATTTAAGAAAAAAAATGAAATAATTTTAGTAAAACGCAAAATATGTTTAGACAAAGGGTTCAATTTTAATTTTTGGATTTTTGATTCAAACAAAAATCTTACTATATTGTAAATAATCTATTAAATATTTTTCTATTTCATAAAAAATGATTATATTTGTATATAAAAAATAAATAATTATGATAAATAAAGAATTACAAAAATACATGCCAATATATTGTCCTGCATGTGGAGAGCCTCTTACTTTTGATGATATTCATTTAATGTGTAATAATCCCGATTGTGGAGGAGTAATAGCTCGTAAACTTGGAGCTGCAGTTAATATGCTTGATCTTAAAAATATAGGTGGAAAAACTATAGAACCTTTTGCAGAAGATTTCAATAACATGTATGAATTAGTTCGTAATATGTTACAGTTAATAAGAACTAGGTGTTCATTTTCAATGGAAAAATATGGAATTAAAGATAATTCTCGTTCTTTTGAAATTTTTGTTGAAGCATTTGAAAATATAAAATCTCTTACATATGCTCAGGTAATACTTATGATGGGATATGATGGTGTTGGAAGAAAACTTTCTGAACAAGTTGCAAGAGAATATTGTGGTTTAGTTCCAGATTATACAAGTATGGAGAGAGCACTTGTTTCTATGCTTCAAGAACCGTCTAAGGTATCCTATATAAAGAAAGCAGTAAGTGAACTCGAAGCATTGGGTGTTATCATCGATAAACCAAAAGATGGTGATGATCCTAATGGAACGATAAAAGTTTGTATGACAGGAAGTCCTTCGCCAATTTCAAAAACAAAAGAAGAATTTATTTTACAATTTTCAAATGTTATAGAAGTATCACTAACAGATAAAAACTGCAATTATCTTATAACTGATTCTCTTTCATCAACAAGTAGTAAAATGAAAAATGCAAAAAAGAAAAATATTGATATTATCACTTACGAAGATTTTAAAAATAAATTTATTTCTGAATAATCTTTATCTATAATCATAATATAGTTAAAGCCGTTGGAAATAGCAGCTGCTTTCTTTACGTTACATTTATCTTTAAATTTATTATAAAAATATGATGATTTTATTTCAATAATAAGATTTAAAGATGGAATAAAGAAGTCTGGGAAATAATAATGTTCTTTTTCTTCAAAATTATATTTAATTGATATAGAATTTATGATATCTGGAAATAATGACGAAAAATTTTCTAAAAAATCAAATTCGTAAGTGCCTCTATAAAAAATATTGTTATACTTATATGTTTTAGCATTAAACCCCGCTTGCTGTTGTTTTTCATAAATTTCTTTATTATACATATTATGTTCTACGCCATATTTTTTTAACCATGTTTCTTTTATTTTGTTATAATTACGATAATTTTCATCACCATAACGTTCTTTGATAGTTTGTTTTATTTTTTGTTTTATATCTTTACGCTGATAAGGATTTTTTACTCCATATAATTTTTCATTTCCTAAACACGTTTGTATATATCTACCTTTATCTACACACTCTTTACAACAATAAGTTTTATATCCATTATCTCTTGATAATCCTATAAATTCAGTTTTATCACCACAGATTTTACAAACACTTTCATTTTCTTCTTTTAGCCATTTATCATAATAATTTTGTAACTTGTGATATTTATTTATATGCATAGATAAACCAATTTTTCCAGCGCATATTTTTTCGCATTCTTCACATATGAAAAACCCATCTTCTGTTTTTTTAAATTCTTTCATGATTTTTTACCTTTTATTTTAATTGAATAAATATTTAAAGATGGGACAGTGGTTATTTACCTTTCCATTGCTTGTTTCAGCAAGCTAACCATCTTTTATTATATATTCGTTAAATAGTTGTTATATTTGTCTTATACTAAATATTAAAAAATGGATAATTTACTTGCATTACAAAATTTAGTCCTTGCTCCTTATATAATGAAAGCAATGGCATTAATAGGTGTAAGTCGTAAAGTTGGTGGAAATCAATTTAGACATCAATTTGCCACACTTGGAATTTTATTGGATTATAAATATTTTAATGACTCAGTTCTTCTTAAAGCATCTGTATTACATGATCTTGTAGAAGATTATAATGATAATAATATTAATGAAATTCGTTTCATAGATGGTGATGGTGATAAAGTGGCAACTTTAGTTTTAGAAGTTACAAAAACTAAAGATGAAACAAAAGAAGAATATCTTCAAAGATTGTTAGAAAAAGGTTCAAAGAATGCAAAAATTCTTAAGTGTGCAGATAGAATAAGTAACCTTACTGATTTACATTTAGATACACATACTGCTGGTAAAATATTAGAGTATCTTGAACAAACAGAGAAATATGTTTTGCCAATGGCAAGAGAAGTAAATACAAATTTTGAAAAAGAACTTTCAGATTTAATTATAAAACGAAAAAACTTATGCGTATAAATATAATATAAAGATTAGATGTTTATGTTATCCAAATTAAGATACGATCCTGTAACTAAGAAAAAGTTAAAGCCTATCATTAAATTCAATGGTGGGCGTGGTGCTATCTTATGTCATAAGTGTAGAGTGATTGTAAAGGAAAATCTTACATGGGACGAAATAAGAGGAAAGACAAAGGTATTATTTTGTAACAATTGCGCTATGGAAATGTTAAAAGAATTATTTAGTACTCACAAATAAACATAAAATGTCAACATACGGAAGCACTGCAGATCAACAGCTTGGAATTTATAATCAGCCATTAGTTGCTAAAAGAGCTATTGAACTTTTAAGAAAAAGAGGTTATATAGTTCATAGCGAAGAAGCAACTTTGCAAGAAGATATGAATGATAAAATAGATTATTATTTTATATTTGATGAATTAACACCGTTTTTAGGCAAATTAATACTTCCTGTAGATGTAAAATATGGAAGTACATATACTGTAATAGATAATAATAAAAACGATTCTTTAGAACAAAGTAAAGCAAAGTATTTAATAATAAATAATTCTAAAAATCCAGAAGAGTTATGGTGGATAAGTGTAAAAATGTTGAAAAAATGTAGAGAAAAATATGAGTTTGAATTAGAGGATTCATATAAACCTAATAATAAAAGTAAATTTTTAAGAATACTTGATTACGTGAAAGAACATTCAGATTTCTTTGGAGATTCTGTAAAAATGTATATTATAGAATAAAAATTAAGAAATTGTTAAAATAATCCGATAAATATTTTTATTTGTCGGATTTTTGTTTTATATTTACATTGTAATTAAAAATAAGATTATGTATAAAGATAAAAAATTAAATCGAAACATGCCGGACCTTACTAGAACAGTAACGGCATCGAAAAGTGTAGGAGCTCAGCTTGAAACACTTATTAAAAACATTACTAAGTATAATCTTATTCAGTTAAAAGCTGAAGTGACTCGAATTCTTGATGACCCTGCTACTCATGTAAGTCCTATGGCAGCAAATAGATATAAGGATGATATGGCAAGAATTTACAATCTTAATATGATGCAGAAATTCGTAACAAACACGTATTTGGCAGCTGCAAAGATGTCATTGAGACTTAAATAAAGAAAAAAATTAAGAAATTGTTAAAATATATCCGAAATAATTTTTTTGTTTCGGATATTTTGTTTATATTTACATTACAGAATAAGTTAAAAACATAAACAATGGAAACCTTAATTCATCCTTTTTTATTTAATTCACATGATATAAATGGATTACTAGTAAATGTAAAAAAGCTTTCAACTTTTTGTACTCGTCTTGAACAACAATCATTATTATTTCCTAATAGATATGAGCCTGAAAAATATAAAGGAGATGGATTTGAATTATTTGTAGAAGCATTAATTAAATTATCTCCTGCAGATAATCGCATAGCTATAGGAAAATATATTCCCATTACAAGTGATGATACTGGAGTAGATGGAAAAGGTATAGGAATAGACGGAAAACCCGCTACAGTACAAGTTAAATATCGTTCAAATAATAGAGTGTTATTAACAGCTAACCAAGATCATTTAAGTAATTTTACTTCAGCATCTGTATTAAGATATGATGTAGATCCTAAAAGTAAAAATAATATGCTTATTATTACGACAGCAGAAGGCTTACATTATTTTACAGAAGATGAAATGTTTACAAAAAAAGTAAGATGTTTAGGATATGAAAATCTTAGAGAATTAGTTGATAATAATATTCTTTTTTGGAATTCATTTAGAGATTTAGTTAAAAAAAGTTTAAATACCATAAAAATATGAAACTTAGACAACATCAAATAGAAGCACTTAATGCTATTGAAAATAGTAATGAAGGCATTATTCATCTTCCAACAGGATCAGGAAAAACATATATAGAATCATATGCTATTTCTAATAATATTGATGCTGGATTTAAACATCAAGAAATTCCAGTTTTTGTTATTTTGGCACCAAGAATTATTTTATGTAATCAACTTTATAATGTTATAAAAGAAACATTATTATTACAAAAAAAGGATTGCCATTATCTTATAGTACATTCAGGAAAAACAGTTGATGATACAAAAAGAATGTGGACAGTTGATTTGCCATTTAGACAATTAACATCAACGACTTCATATATAAAAATAGCTGAAGAATATGAAAAAGCAAGACTTGAAAACGTTCCTTTGATTATTTTTGGTACTTATGATTCTTCAGAAAGAATTATGGATGCACAAATTCCAGTTTATATGACTTTATGTGATGAAGCACAATACTTAGTTTCAAAGGAATTTAGTTGGATATGTTTAGAAAATGAAGTAAACGCAGTGAAACAATTCAACTCATTACGTAAATATTATTTCACTGCAACATTGAAAGAAACTTTTTCAGATAAAGGATTAGGAATGAATAACAGCGATCTATTTGGTCCTATCATTTATGAAAAAACTCCATTAGAAATGATTATCGCTGGTGAAATATTACGTCCGAGATTACAATTTACAGACCTTGAAAACAAAAATGATGAAGACGTATACGATAAGATAGATATAGATGTGAATGCTATTAAAGATGCTTTCATTAAACATAAAATGAATTGTAATAATGGAGCAAAATTACTTGTTGTTACTGGCGGTTCAGAAGATCTGAATAAGTACGTGACACATCCGAAGATGCAGAAATTTTTAGCATTAAGAGACAATTTAAAAATATTTGATATATCTTCAGCATTTAGCCCACGTATTAATGGAGAAGTTGTTAGACGTGAAAAATTTCTTGAAGAATTACAAGGTATGGATGATAAAGATGACGCAATCATTTTTCACATAAATATATTATCTGAAGGCATAGATGTTCCAGGTATAACAGGAATTATGCCAATGAACACTATGACAACGGGTAAATTTTTACAAACATTAGGAAGAGCAAGTAGATTACAAAAAGATGACAGGAAAAACTTGTATTCAGGAGTTATAAAATATGATGATCTTGAAGACTTTAAGAAACCATATGCTTGGATAATAGTTCCTTGTTATGGCATAATAGGAGAAGATTTAACTGAAAAAATTCAATCAATTATAGAAGCTTTGCGAGAAACTGGATTTGATGCCAGTGAAGATGTTGAAATAACATACAATAATGGGCATACAGTTAAAATACCATTGGCAGGAACAAATGTTGCTGATATTAAAGTAAAAGCATTATTTGACGTTTTTGTTAGTATACAGCATAATATAGAAGAAAAAGAAATTGCAGATAAAATAGCGATAGAAGACTTTAGATTAGAGGAAAAAATAAAAAATATGAGTGATGAAGAAGTTATTAAATTTTCTTAAATTTTTTTGGTTACCCATTATATATGTAATTTGGACTATAATTTGGTTAATTTTATTTACATAAACATGGAAAGAAAAGAAGTTATATTAAGAATTAAAGAAATTCTAAAAAGAAGTACAGATACTCATAATGTGTATACTCCTTTTGAACTTTGTGAAGAAATGATAAATAAACTTCCAGAATTAAATAGTGATATGAATATTATGGTTATGTTCAATTTAGAATTTATATGGACAATTAAAGAAAAAATAAGAGATTTAAAAAATGTTTGGTTTATGACACCGTGTGAATTAAAGAAAAAAGCAGCAATTGGAATGGGTATAGATCAAAACAAAGTAGTTATATATTCATATAATACTAAACAAATAGAAGGAGAAGAAAAGATGCCAAAATTTGATGTTGTAATTTTAAACCCTCCATACAAAGGAAAACTTTATATAGATTTTTTAAATATTGCATATAATATATCAAAAAAATATGTTATTGCTGTGCATCCCGCTACAATATACTTAAATCAACGAGCAGTAAATAAAAGAACAAATGAATTGTTTTATTATAGCATATTTAGTAAAATAATTAAAATAGACTTATTTAATTCTATTAAATATTTTAAAGATATAAATTTACAGGCTCCTATGTCAATATCCTTTTTTGATAAAGAAAAAAATAATACTGAAGTAATATTATATAACGACATTTTTAAAACTACTCATAAAATTAATGATATAAAAGATGTGCACATGCATGATGTAACATCAGATTTTATATCATTACGAAATAAAATTTTGTTATATTGTAAAACTAATAATTTAAGCCAACATATAAGAGAAAACGGGAAATATTATGTTAATATTCCTAGATTTCGTGGAAATACTTCTAAAACTACAAATAAATGGGTTGCTGATGATTTTTATACTTTTTTCGATCAAAATACAATAGTAACAAGAAAAAAAGAAAAAGTATATTTTGGATTTAAAACAAAAAAAGAAGCAGAAAATCTTTTGAATTATATGAAAACTAATTTTGCAAGATTTTCATTATCAATATATAAGATAGCAATGTCTCAAGAAGGAAGTGAATTGTCTTCTATTCCTTGGTTAGATTTTTCTCAAGAATGGACAGATGAAAAACTATATAACAGCTTTGAGCTAAAAAAAGAAGAAATAGAATTTATAGAAAAAAATATACCTAAATATTATTAAAAATTTTAATATGGAAAACTCAGTTACTATTAAAGAAGAAAAACATTATTATGTATATGATGTTAATAACGGAAATACAGTTTATTATATAAAAATAAAAAATGGTATACTATACATATATGATAAAGATAATCACAATGAATTGTTTTATGTTGACGTAAATGATGTAAAATAATAATGACAGATCTTGAATTAAAACGAAAACAAAGAAAAAAATCAACAGCAGAAGAATTTACGTGTCCTGAACTTATAAACGAAATGCTTGATAAAATCCCACAGGAAATTTGGGATAATCCGTTGAAAACTTTTATAGATCCAGCAGGTGGCAACGGAAATTTTTTAGTGCAGATTTTATCTCGAAAATTAGAAAAAGGTCATGATTCTTTACAAGCCTTATCTACTATTTTTGCAGTTGAATTGCAAGAAGATAATGTGAAGGAAATGAGGCAACGTCTTCTAGAGCTCCTCCCGTCTCTTTCAGATGAGGATATTATTACTGCTAAAGATATATTAAATCATAATATTGTGTGTCATGATGCACTCACATGGGATTATGAAAATTGGAAATCTACAAAATGTAAAGCTAAAGCTCTTTTCTAATAAAAGGAAAAGCCCTATTCGGGCTTTTCAATAAATGTGAATTTAATCTGTGCAAGATCTTCATAATCTTCACCGATGTCCTTCATATCATCATCGCCTTCTTCATACGTCCATGTAATATCAATCTTAAATCCTTGTTCTTCTAAAGGTTTGACAGTATAAAGTAGCTGCATTAATAACTTACTAGTTTTTGTATTAAAGTATTCGAAATCAAAACTGATTTTCATATCCATTGGTTTCTTTTCAATACAATCCTTTAAGTAAGGTAAAAAATCAGAAAAATAATCTTCAACTTCAGGAGAAATTGATCTTCCTTTAATTGATATAGTTCCATCCATTTCTTCATATACAATTTGTGGAAGGGTGTTTTCTTCATTGCCAGGTAGTATCATAGCTCTTTTATTTTATATATTTTAAAAAATAATTTGAAAATAATCCGTAAAAGATTTTTTTCTGTCAAAAATTATGATTAAATTTACATTACAGATTAACTTAAAATTATTGATATGAAAAAATTAAATTTATTTGTCATCAGTTTATTAACAATAGTTTTTATTTTGTTAATTAGCTGTACGAAAATAGAAATTGTATATGTTAAACCAATTGATTCGTCAATAGTTGATATTGATGGTAATAACTATACTAAAAAAACAATAGGCTATCAAATATGGATGGTAGAAAATTTGAAAACAACAACTTTCAATGATGGAACGCCTATTCCTTTTGTCAACAATGCGGAAATCTGGAGTACTTCTATTACTCCTGCATATACTGAATGTAATGGAAACATTATCAATTCAGAAACATATGGAAAATTATATAATTGGCATGCAGTTAATACTGGAAAATTATGTCCGACAGGTTGGCATGTTCCTTCATATAATGAATGGATGCAATTAGCAGATTATTTGGGTGGTGACAGTATTGCAGGCGGTAAGTTAAAAGAGGCGGGATTTGAGCATTGGGAAGAACCAAACGTTGGAGCAACTAATGAAAGTGGGTTTACTGCGCTTCCTGGAGGTTTTATAGATTATACAGGAGAATTTCTTAATTTTGAACGTATTGGTTTTTGGTGGACATCAACGGAATATGTAACACAAAATGGATTTGCACCAGTAGAAAATAAAGGATGGAATATCATATTGCATAAATATTTTAAAAATTTATATGGATCCTTTGAAACAGATTATCCATATCCTAAAGAAGCAGGTATGTCAGTTCGTTGTGTAAAAGATTATTAAAATAATTTGAAAATAATCTGTAAATAATTTTTTTCTGTCAAATTAAAGTATTATATTTACACTATAGAAGTTAAAACATTAATACATAAAGTCATGGCACACATTGAAAATCCCTTAACATCGATTGGTTACAAAGCAACAAGTATTGACGAATTAAAAATTCGTGTTCCCGCAGCTTTTTCTACTCATGAAAGTCCTAAACTTTCAACTCGATATTCATTTGTTCCAACAGATGAACTTATTGCCGCTTTTGAAAAAACTGGTTGGCTTCCTGCATTTGCCAAACAGAATGGTGTAAGCCCATATGCCCGTCATATGATACGTTTCTTCAACCCCGATCTTGGCTTTGATTTTATGAATCTTAAAGGAGATAACGTTAAACCACAGTTTATCCTTGACAACTCTCATAATGGAGGATCTCCTGCAATGGGGCATATGGGTATTTTCCGTTTAGTTTGCACCAATGGACTTATAGTGGCGATGCCTGGAATGTTCACCTCAGTTAAACTTCGTCACGTTGGAATAGACGTTGAAGAACTTAAACAACTTATGTCTGTGGTAGCAGAACAGTATTCTATAATAGGTAAGCATATAAGTGATATGCAACAAGTAGTTCTTAATAACGATCAGAGAGAAGAATTCGTTATAAAGGCTATAGCTAATCGTGAACCTCATGTTTTTATACAGCCTGATGGAACTGTAGATTTTAAGAAAGTTACTGCAATAATGAATCCAACACAGATAGTTGAGCCTTTAAGAGGAGAAGATAAAAAAGAAGATCTTTGGACAGTATTTAATATAGTTCAGGAAAGATTGGTTAAAGGTGAATTCGAAAGACATACTGTAAATGGTCGTAGAACAAGACCTCGTGGAATAACAAATGCCACTCGTAATATAGAATTTAATAAGACTCTTTGGACAATAGCTGAAAGTTATTTTTCTTCAATTTAACAAAATTCTTTGGAATATAGCAGAATATCTTAGTTTTCTATAATATATATAATAAACTATTTATGGAAAACTTTAAATGTAAAGAATGTAATAAAATTTTATATTCATGGAGATCTTTTAGTCATCATATTAGAAAATGCCATAATGGAAAACATTATTATGATAAGTATATAAAAAATAATAGTGATGGTATATGTAAAATTTGTGGAAAAGAAACAGTATTTATATCTATTCAAAAAGGTTATCAATTAACATGTAAAAACAAAAGATGTTTAAAAATATTAAAAGAAAAAACAAAAAAGGAAACGAATTTAAAAATTTATGGAGTAGAAAACGTATTTCAGAATGATTTAATAAAAAATAAATGCAAAGAAACAAAAAACAAAAAATACGGCGATGAAAATTATAGTAATAGAGAAAAATCAAAACAAACTTGTATAAAAAAATTTGGAGTTGATACCCCATTTAAATCAAAAGAAATAAGAAATAAAACAGAAGAAACAAATAAAAAAAGATATGGCAAAAATCATCCTTGGAAAAATAAAGAAGTTAGAGAAAAAGGAGAAAATACATCGTTAATACGTTATGGTAATAAACATCATATACAGTCTAAAAGTGTTAAAGAAAAATCAAGACAAACTTGTTTAAAACATTATGGAACAGATACACCCTTTAAATCAAAAGATGTAAGAAATAAAATAAAACAAACATGTTTAGAAAGATACGGAGTAGAAAATGTATTTCAAAGTGATGAAATACGCTTAAAATGGTTCAAATCAGGATTACAAATTAACCAATATAAAGATACTAGTTTAAATTATCAAGGTACATATGAATTAGATTTTTTAGAAAATTATTATGAAAAAGTTAATATATTAAATGGGCCAAAAATAAATTATGTATATGAAAATAATAATCACGTTTATTTTCCCGATTTTTTTATTTCCGATTTAAACTTAATAATAGAAATAAAAAGCAACTATTTTTTTAAAAAAGATGAAAAAATTAAAGAGAAAGAATACGCAGTAAAAAAAGAAGGATATAACTATATTTTAATTTTAGATAAACAGTATGCACAATTTAATAAACTTCTAAATATATGAAAACAAAACTTTTAATAATTTATGAAAAATAATTAATTAATTTCTAACTTAAAATTTAAAAAAATGACACAGTTTATAACTATTTTAATAATTCTTTTTATATTCATAGGTATAGGAATTCTTAATAGACTTCATAAAAATTGGTTTCCTAAATCAGAAGAATTTAGAATAAGAGAAAAAATCAAAGGTGAAATTATATTTTATCGTTCAGAAGTTTATCGTAAATATTTTGGATGGACTCCTTTTTTCGCAAGTTCTTATAATGGAAATATTTATAGAGATGATAGTTGGAGTTCATATAAAGATGGGTGTGAAAGAAATATCGAAACTTATAAGAAACTTAAACCTATAAAATAATGGAAACTATTGACACTTTTTTAATGGCAATGATGATAACAGCAATAGGATTATGTGTGGGATTTATAATTTTATTAGTTAAACATAAAAAAGAACATAAACATGAAAGAACGAATTAAAAATAGAATTATATAATAATTATTGAAACAAAGTAATATGTCATTAACAAGAACTCTTTATCTAATAGTCGTAATAGCTTTAATAATTATGACTATACTTTTCTTTAAAAACGATATGAATTTTATAGGTTGGGCAACAGGATTTAGTGCCTTTGTAGGAATACTCAATTATTTTAGTATAATTGAAAATGGTAAAGAATCTATTACTCAAACTAAACCAAGAAAAAGAAGAAGAATAGTTTATTATGAACAAAAAGAACCAGATTTAAGTAAAATAAGCAAACATTTAAAAAAATAAAGCTATGTGGATAACTAAAGAAAATTGTGCTAGCATTAATTTAAATCAAGTAGATTATTTTAACAAAACATTATATGAAGGAGTTAAAGGTACTCAAGTATTTCAGTATGGAATAGATTTTACATTTAATCATGGAAATATATGCTATTGGTTTGATACAGAAGAAGAACGAGATGAATACTATGATTGGTTATCAATAATAGCAGGCATGAATCGTTTCATAAAACTTTAATTATAAACCTTATATAATATACAAAAAACATATGGCGATAGAACAGAAGAACTCTAAATATAACAAAAACTTTTGGCACTCATAGATATATAAATTAAAAATATATTTATGAAAAAATTTAAACAAGAAAATGATTTTTATATTTGTGAAGAATGCCAAAAAATATGTAAAAATTTAATGTCTTTAAGTAAACATATTCAACGAAAGCACGATAACACTAAAATATATTTTGATAAATGGTTAAAAGAAGATAACGAAGAATTATGTAAAATATGTAATAAACAAACTAAGTTTAAAAGTTTAGCTTATGGATATATTAAAGGTTGTTGTAATAATCATAGTATAAAAATTGCAAATGAAACTCGAAAAGAAACATTATTACACACTTATGGAGTAGAAAACAATTTTCAAAGAGAAGATTGTAAAAATAAAATGAAAGAAACGTGGAAAGAAAATTATGGAGTAGATAATCCAAATAAATCAAAAATAGTTAGAGATAAACTTGAAAATACTAATATAAAAAAATATGGAACTGCATGTACATTAGCTAATAAAGATGTTAAATTAAAAGCAGAAAAAACATGTAAAAAAAATTATGGAACAAAAAATCCATATTCTAGCAAAATTATTCAAAATAATTTAAAACAACATTATTTAAAAAAATATGGAGTCGAAAATCCTTTACAAGATAAAGGAATATATGATAAAGCATTTAAAACTAGGATGCTATTACATCAATATAAAGATAGTAATTTAACGTATCAAGCGTCATATGAATTTGACTTTTTAGAAAATTTTTATACTTTATTTAATGATATGCAAAATGGGCCGTCTATAAAATATAACCTTGATGGAAAAAATAGAGTATATCATTCTGATTTTTATCTACCATCTGAAAATTTAGTAATAGAAATAAAAGGATCTTATACCTTAAAAATGAATGAAAATGAAATTTTTGAAAAAGAAAAAGCAACAAAAAAATTAGGATATAATTATATTCTTATCTTAAATAAAAACTATAAAGAATTTATAGAAAATTATGTTAAAAAATAATACAGGAAATTCAAAAGAAATAATAGCGTTAGATAATTTTACCGCTATACGATTAAGGCCTACTCTTTATGTTGGGCAAATATCTGAAATAGAAGATAGTAAATATCCGCTTGTTATTAATAATAAATTAATTTCATTAGAAAAAAAATATTCACCTGGATTTTATCAATTATTTTATGAAATTTTAGAAAATTCTTTAGATGAAGCTAAACGATGTAAGGGTAAAATGAAAAATGTTACAGTTAAAGTTAATCTTGATAATAATGAAATAATTGTGATAGATGAAGGTTTAGGATTTCATGATGCAGCTAAAAAACATAGTAAAACAAAGAAAAATGTAGTAAGAACTGCTCTTGAAGAACTTCACGCAGGTTCTAATTTTACTGATACATCAACTAATATACTTGGAACTTTTGGTTTAGGTGCTGCCGTAACTAATATTTTATCTGAGAAATTCGCAGTAACTACTGTTAATAAAACTCATTATGTAAAATTTACATGGGATGATTTCGTAGTAGTAAATGAAGAAATAAGAAAAAAAGAATCTTCAGATAAACTTGGAACTAAAATAACCTTTATTCCATCAAAGAAAATATTTCTAGATCTTAAATGGGATATAGATTTAATAACAACTTATCTTTCATTCAAATACTTCTTAATAAAGAACGATCCTATTATTAATAAATTAGATTTCAAAGGATATTTTATAAAAGAAGGAAAACAATTTGATATAGATATAACGACAGATTTTATTCCTAAAGATCATATAACTGTAACTAACAATATGGGGACAATATATCTTTGGGAAGCATATGAAAATTCTTGTTCTTTATCATTTGTTAATGGATCTAACTGTACAGGAATACATCAGAAAGTAGTTAATGATTGGGGTAATGAATATTTTAAGTATAATTTAGCTCACCATTTCTATGAAACTCTTATATCTCTTAATCTTCCGTCGCAATTAATGAGATTTGCAGACCAAAATAAAACAAAATTTGCAACAGGTCGTGGAGAAATAGAAGAATTGATGAAAGAATCTTTTCATAGTAAGTTAATAAGATTCTTGAGTAAATCTGATATAGCAAGAAGCATCGAAAAATCTATAGAAGATAGACTCCATAATGAAAATTTAGTTAAGATTAGAAAGGCTCAGAAGCAATCGAAAAGAAAGATATCTGATAAATTTAGTCCTGCTTCAAAATACAAGGGATGCATATATATTACTGAAGGACTTTCAGCAGCAGGTTCAGTAAAACAAGCAAGAGATTCTGAAACTGACGCAGTATATGCTCTTAAAGGAAAGGTTAAAAATGCAAGAAAATTATCAGATTTAACAGGAAATGCTGAATGGTTAGATATAATGAGCATTCTTGAAATAGAACCCGGCAAAGATAAATTACCAGTTTATGACAAAATAATAATTGCTACAGATGAAGATTGTCTTGATGAAGACCATTTAATTATTACAAAAGATGGATTTAAAAAAATTAAAGATTTAACCTATAATGATGAAATTTTAACACACACCAATGAATATAAAACTATCGAAAAAATAATAAAAACAAAAAAAGAAAAATATATTGAAATAGAAATTAATAATGAAAAATTAATTTGTTCAGAAAATCATATTTTAATAGTATGTAGAAATGAAAAATTACAAGAAATTTTTGCTAAAGATTTGAAAAAAACTGATTTTTTACTTCTTAAAAAAGAATAAACATGAAAACCGTCATGAATATATAAAATAAAGATGGAAAGCATATGGAAAAGATTAGATGTTTAATTTGCGGAAAAGAGGTTACTAATAATGGAACTTATATAGGATCCCATGTAAAACGCGTGCACGACTTATTACTTAATGAGTATGTTAAAAAATATTATAAAAATTTAACTCCAAATTTTAAATTAGAAATATGCGGATTTTGCAATAAATATGCTATTCCAACGTTTGAAATTGATCATAAAAATAAATTGTATAAAGTAAGTTATAACGATGGATATTTTTGTCATACATTACAATGTAAAGAAAATATTAGTCAAAAAATATTTAATGAACCGTATGATAAAAAAAGATTTGAACATATTGGCGCAAATTCTCTATACTTAAGTTTATTACATAAAAAAAATATTACTGATGTTAAACATGATAAAAGTAAAGGATTTAGGGAGCTTACATGGAGAGCTAATTTAGAAAATTATGTTAAAAAATATGGTAAAGAAGAAGGTATTAAAAAATATGAAAAACGAAATGCTAAAATATCTAAAGCTAATACATTATCATGGTATATTGAAAAATATGGAGAAATTGAAGGCCTAGAAAAATATGATATTTTTAGAAAAAAGAAACATTCCGCGTTTGGGCCTAATAAATCTATTAAATCTAAAATAGTTGGTGATATTCTTAATAAATGTAATATTTATTATGTAGAAGAATATAAATATGAAAATGAAATTGGAAAAAATGGAGCAATAGATTTTTATATACCGGATTTAAATATCATAATAGAATTTTATGGCGATTATTGGCACTGTAATTCTAAATATTATCCAAAAGATTATTTTCATAAAATAATGAAAAGATTTGCATATGAAATTTGGGAAAAAGATAAAAATAGAATTAATTATTTATTTAATCATGAATTCAAAAAAAATATTGCAATATTAATTATATGGGAATCAACAAAACTTACAGAAGAATATTTATTACAAATATTAGATGAAATTAAACACAGAAATATAATAATAGAAATATGAATATAGATTTAACAAAATATAAATTAGTGCAACCCGCGAATATTAAAAAATATAGAAAAAATTTAATAATGTATGATATAACAGTAAAAGATAGTCACACCTTTTATGTTTATTTAAATGAAAATACAAAAATATTAGCACATAATTGCGATGGACAGCATATTAGTTCTCTTATTATTAGTTTCTTTCATAAATGGTTTCCTCATATAATTGAAAAGAAGAAACTTTATAGAATAATAACGCCATTAGTAGTTTGCACAGTTGGAAAAGAAAGAAAGTATTTTTATACTTTAGAAGAATATTCAGAATTTATAGAAAAAACAAAAGTAACAAATGTAAATTATCTTAAAGGACTTGGTTCTCTTTCATTAGAAGATTGGGAAAATGTAATGAACAATAAGATATTATTCTCAGTTATTAATGATAGAAGCGCTGATAGATTTCTTGAAATAGCATTTGGGGATTCACCGGCAAAAAGAAAAAAATGGCTAGAAGGAAAATAAAAGTCTATGATCATGGACATTGGAATAAAGAATATTTTGATGAATTAAAACTAAAAGATTATAAACCTATAGATATGAATATAAATTACATAGATGACTCAGTATTTGAAGAATTCGGAGAAGAAATTGAACCTAAAGAAAATACTAGCGATTCTGTAGATATTGCAGTAGATTTTAATAAAATAAAAGCTATTAAATTTTCAGATAAGCCTAAACTTAATTTCTATCCTATTGGAGATTTTGTAAAAATGGCTGATGCTGATGAAGCATATCTTTCATATTGTTCTGAAACGAATCATTTTGGATATCGTTATCAACTTCTTAATGGGTTTTATCCAGCTATTTTTAGATTCGAAGATTATAATGTAAGTAATTTTATAAATAATCTTTTTAAGTATTATAATGTTCCTGATAATAGCTTTTTTAAGATATCATTTCAAGATAGTAATGAAGCTAAAATAAGTTCTCTTTTAATTGCCTTTGATAAAGATTTATTGTTATTTTTTGATGGAATTAATGAAGGCTCAATATATTATGATATAAGTGCAGAAAAGAATGAAAATTCTACTTTTCATACACTGTTAAGTTTATTAAAAAATCATAAAAAACCTAAAATCACAAAGAATAAAATCTATATTGTATATAAAAATCAACATGGATTTGAAAAAATAGGATTCGATGTAAAGAAAATAAAAGTAGACTTAAAAGAAAATTATAATGATGGATTTGAAGAAATATCGTCTGAAATAATTACAGGTCTCAATAGTAAAGATAAAACTAATCTCGTTATTCTTCCGGGTGAACCAGGAACAGGTAAGTGTGTTTGTTATAATACTAAAATAACTATACGTAATAAAAAAACAGGAAAAATAGAAGAAATAAATATTACAGATTTGATGTAGTTTTTGGTATTCCAGCTAATGAAAATCATGAATATATAAAATAAAAATATTTATGAAAAAAATAACTATTTACGATAAAGAATATTGGATAAAAAAAGGATACAATGAAAATGAAGCTGAAAATATTGCATTGCAAAAAAGAAAAGAAACTTCTAGATTTTGCATAGAATTTTGGATTAAACGCGGGTTTTCTAAAAATGAAGCCATTGAAAAAATTAAACAAATACAATCTGAAAATGCAAAAAAAAGATCAAAAGATTCTTATGAAAATATGCTTATGCCATGGGAAAAAGAATATTGGATAAAAAAGAATATAACTGATCCAGATGAAATAAAAAAAATGATAGATGGGGTTAGGGCTAAACTTTCTATAGATAATTTTTCTGAAGAGAAAAAAAATAATATTTTACAGAAAAGAAAAAATACATATTATTCAAAATCTGATAGTGAAAGAATTGAAATTAATAAAACTCGTGGAAAAACAAAAGATCAATTAACACAAAAATTTGGAGAGGAACGAGTAAAAATATTATCACATGAAAGAGGTAAAGGAAGAAGAAACAGTTTATTTAGAAGATATAGTAAATTATCCGAAAAATTTTTTAATGATTTACAAAATAATATAGATAAAAAACTTTATTTTGGAATAGAAGAAAAATGGATACGTTATAATAAAAATAAAGGATTTTATGTTGATCTTTTATATGAAAATAAAATAATAGAATTGAATGGCAATTTTTATCACGCAAATCCTAAATATTATTTTGAAAATTCTATAATTGCAATAAGTAAAACTAAAATATTAACTGCAAAAGAAATATGGCAAAAAGATAAATTTAAAATTGAAATGCTGCAATCTCTTGGATATAAAATTTTAATTATTTGGGAAGATGATTTAAATAAATTTAATTATCAAAATACTTTATTAAAATGTATAAACTTTATAAAATATGAATAAAAAATTTATAAAATCTAAAAAATTAGAAGATTATGAAGTATTAACTCCGGATGGATGGGTTAATATTGATGCTATTCATAAAACTATTAAATATGATGTGTATCTTTTAAAAACAGATAAATATCAATTAAGATGTGCAGATAATCACATTGTATTATTAAATAATAATGTTGAAATATATGTAAAAAACTTAAAAATAGGAGATATAATTTTAACAAAAACGGGATATGAAAATGTTCAACAAGTTATAAAATTAGATGAGCGTGAAAATATGTATGATTTAGAATTAGATGTTGATTCTAATAAATTATATTATACAAATAATATTATTAGTCATAATACTACTTATATTAGGTATCTTACATCTAAACTTAAGAAGAACATCATTTTCATATCTCCTGATATGGTTGATTCTATTACAGATCCAGCCTTTATTCCTTTTCTTATGAGAAATAATGATTCAGTTCTTATAATTGAAGATGCTGAACCCGCTCTTGAAAAAAGAAATAATGGGGGAAGAAGTTCTGCTGTAAGTAATGTTCTTAATCTTACTGATGGTTTACTTTCAGATTGTTTGAATATTTCTATAGTAGCAACCTTTAACACAGGAACTAAGAATATAGATGAAGCTCTTACAAGAAAAGGAAGACTTTTAATGAATTATAAATTTGAAAAACTTTCAATCGAAAAATCAAAAGCTCTTTTAGTTAAACTTGGTCATAAAGAAATTAATGTTACAGAGCCTATGACTCTTGCAGATATTTATTATTATGGAACAGATAATCACGCAAAACCCGTACCTAAAAAAGTAGGTTTTTTAACACAATAAGAAAATTAAAATCTTAACAAAAAATTAACACCACATTCATTACATTTTTGAATTAAGATGAATATATAAAATAAAAATGAAATCAAACATTAAATGTCAAATTTGTAATGAAGAGTTTTTAGCTTTAAGAAAATTTAATAATCATTTAAAACAACACCATCATATATCTTCTAAGAATTATCATATAGAATATGTATTAAATGGAATATCGCCAAAATGCAAATGCGGATATTGTGATGAAATGCCCGAATATCGAGATAATATTTTTCATGATTTTGCAGTAGGCCATAAAGGACCAGAATGGAGAAAGAAAAATTATATTAAAAAATACGGAACGCCAACGTGTAAAACTTGTGGAAAATCTGTAAATTTTACGAGAGGCGCGCCGAATAAATATTGTTCTTTAAAATGTGTGCCCAATGGATGGAATCAGGAAACCTGCAAAAAAACACTTAAAGAACGTTATGATGTAGAAAATTCATTTCAATTAGAAAAATCAAAAGAAAAATCAAAACAAACAAAAAAAGAAAGATATGGAAATGAATATTATTCAAATAGAGAAAAAGTAAAAAAAACTTGTAAAGAAAAATGGGGTGTAGATAATGTATTTCAATCTAAAAAAATAAAAGAAGATATCAAAAAAATATATGTAGAAAAATATGGTGTTGAATATCCTGGGCAAGTTAAAAATATATTTGAAAAACAACAAAAAAGCGCTTATTATTCTCATAAATATTTAAACATTGATATATATTATAGAGGTTCTTACGAATTAGATTTTCTTGAAAAATTTTTAAATATGTATCCAGATTTAAAAAACGGGCCCTCGATTAAATATCGATATAATAATAAAAATAAAATTTATTTCCCTGATTTTTATATTCCTTCATTAAATCTTATAATTGAAATTAAAAACTCATATCTTATAAAAAAAGATAAAAAAATTATAGAAGCAAAACAAAAAGCTACTATTTCTAAAGGTTTTAATTATATAATGATTGTCGATAAAGATTATACAAAATTTATACTTAATAGCTAAAAATATGGAAGCTGAATTAGAACGAAAACTTTTAGATAAATATCCTGAATTTTTCTCTCATGTAAAAAAGAAAATTTATATAAGTGAAAAATCTATAAAAGAAGAAGTAGCAGAACTTATTAATCAGAAAGAAATTGTTGACCCGATACAATTTGGAATTGAATGTAATCGAGGTTGGTTTATGCTTCTTGATGAACTTATGAGCGAAATAAAAAATCATATTGAAAATGAAAACAGAAATAGAGCTAATGAGTTCAAATATAAATGGATGAAAAATCTGAGTTATAAACTTAGAATAAGAACATCTGCAAAACAAAAAACTCTTAGAGCCATTGGCGAATGGATTTATAAAAATGCTCCTAGAGGAGGACGTCCACCTATAAGTATAGAAGTTACTCAAATAAAAGAAAAATTTGGAGGACTGCGATTTTATTATAATGGTGGAGATAATACTATCTATGGAATAACATCTTTTGCTGAAAGTCTATCTTATAAAATTTGTGAAACCTGTGGCTCTACTATTAATGTTGGACAAACTGAAGGATGGATTTATACTATTTGTAAATCATGTTGGGAAAAACATAAAAATTATGATATTATGAGATGGAAAGAAAATAAACGCTAATAATATGCATCATGAAATACATAAAAAGTTGTTTATTTATAATACTTATATTCTTATCCACATCTCTTAATGCGCAAGTTCCTATATCTTTAAATATTAATATTGGAGATTCAGAAATAAATGGATTATTCGGAGCAGAAATAAATGTTTCAAGATTTTCTTTAGGTGGAGGCTGGCGTCCTCAAGGCTCTTTGCCATATACGTCCGAGAAGATTAGTTCATGGAGTACAGTTTTTACTACATATAGTAATCTTCGTGAAAGTGGCATACAAGATATTAATTTACGTTTTTATATTTCAGGAGGATATGCTTCAACTGGATTTATAAAATTAGATGAATCTGAATTACCTTGGCATTATGAACCTATTCCTTCTGTTATATTTTTAATCGGCGTTCAATCTTATATGTTTCCACAATTTAAACGATTAACGTGGAAAGCAGGAATTGGTGCTAATTTCAATGAAGCTCATACTCAATTTGCTTTTGAAGTAATATTTAATTTTATATTAATTAATAATAATTCTTCAAAAGCATATTGTAATTAGTAATTAAAATTCAGTGCCAAAAAATATTGCATTAGTAGTTTCGCTTGAAGGTGAAAGCCCCCAAAAAGGTTGACCTAAATACACTGTATTTAAAGTATTCAAATCTGTAGTACTTTTTGTCGCTACTCGTATAAAAGGTTTTCCTAAATAATTAATATTTAGAGTATATTCATCATTAATCGTTGGGAGTGCCATAGCCTATTACTTTTCCTATTGTTCTTAAATCTGTTGCAACTATCCAATCTCGTAATTTTTGTAACACTTGAGCTTCTGTTAAATCTGTTAGCATTATGCCCTTCTTATCTGCTAGTTTAATAGCTAAGGTGTACACAAAATACTTGATGATCGCTATTTGATACCATTCTCTTGCATTGAGCCAGTTGTTATACTGTATAAGTGTAACATTTGGATTTTCTTTAATCTTATATATGAATTCTTTTAATAATTCTGCGTTATCGATTACATTAAATTGAAACGTTTCTATAGTGTTGTACATTTGCTGTGCTATAGTGTAATCAACAACTTCTTGAGCTCTAGATATTATTTCTTCATCTGATAAATGCTCAAAGAATTGCATTCTCATACCATTTCCATCGTCTAATTGTATAAGTGCATTATATCTTCCGTATTCTAATTTATTTTCAAGTACTATCATGCTTGTGATATTGTTAGTTTATCAAAGATTACATTTGCTGTAGCTCCGCCCCAGTATGCTTGTACTTCTATCTCAATAACTCCTGTTTCTGTGGGTTTATCAAGAGTAAGTGTAACTTGTTCTTCGTCTGTGTTATTAGCTTTTGTTGCTATGTTACGAGTTGTAAGTCCTGCAACTTGATTTTCCATGCACACAAGATTTGCAATAATATTTGTTGCATGAGATTTTTTCATCCAAAGTTTAATTGTTACTACTGAATTTGCAGCAACAGCAACTCTAGCTATAGGAAAACGAAGAGGGTATGCGCTAGTTCTAAAAATGTTAGTAACTTCTATTTTCCATTCTTTTCCAGAACCATTTGTTAATGTAGATGCTTGGCTAACTATAGTAGCATAATTTGTAAATATTTTTTCATATCCTGTTAATCTATAATTTTGACAATAAATCATAGAATTATCTTGTACACCCGGACTACCATTCAGGTAATCAATACTATCATTTAACATATAATTTTGTATATAATGCGTTCCGCCATATATACTAGTTATTGCAAGAGCATTATAAGTAGAATTAATTTCTCGAATAATACTTTCAGATGAATATTGATAATATATAGCTGAAGTTCCACTATTATTAATACTTGCAAAATTTATGATATTTGAAATAGAACTAACAAATATAATACCATAATTATAATTACTATTACAATGTGTTAATTTATTAAAAATATTACTATTACAATAACTAAGATATACAGAATAAATTCCATTATTATTGCTGTTAATTATTGTATTAACTAGATTATTATTACCATATTGAAAAAATATGCCATACGTATTACTGCAAAGATTTGTAATAGTAGAAAATATATTACTATTACCAGAATTAGAAAAGATACCTGTATAATATCTACAGAAAGATGCATAATTAATAGTAGTATATGATATAGAAGTAAAATTTATCCCATATCCATTGCCATTAAGCCCATCAAAGAAAGTCTCGCCTGTTTGCAAACCTGTAATTAGATTATAACCAAATTGATATTGTATATTTAATCCAACCAATCCAATATCATTAATAGTATTAACAGATGTAGTTTGTCCTGAAGCAAGAGAAGTTTTTATTGCCTCTCGCATATATGTTGTAAATAAACCTGATGTTCCTGTATATCCTGTTCCTCTTGTTGTAATGCTTAAATTTGCCATTGCATTTGTATCATTATCTATTTTTAATATTTTTCCGTCTTCACTGATACTTTGAATACAATGCCATCCTTCGTTTGCATAATTAATTGAAGTATCGTAACCTTGTGTTGAAGCATTTTTACTTATAAGACTCTGCAGATTCAGCCCAGCACTAACACATGCTACAAAATTATCAATATATATTCTACTACTATTTGCAGGAGCAGTGGCTCCAGAATACATAGCAATGCTTTGAATTTGAGTTGAAGTATTACCACCAAGATTGCCTCCGGCTACAAAAGAATTTGTAGAAGTATCACAACGTTGAATAGTTAATGGAACCCATCTATTTAATGAAGGAATAGCAGGTATAGGAAATGTGTCTATTGGCACTGCTCCAGATGAATCTGAGCACAATGCAACATACCACATAAAAGTAGTGGAATTGGCGCATGTTATTGCTGAATCATTTTTAAACCAAAATGAAAGTTTTTGATAATTGTTAAGAGTCACTCCAGCGATAGTAACAGGAAAATATGCCTGTAATTTATTTGTTTGAACTGCAGAATCTAATATTATTCTAGTACTATACATACCTTCTTTACGATCAAGATTATATGCATCTACAGTAGCAACTGCATCCCCTGATGCTCCAGCAGTCCATGCATTTTCGTTTCTTGTTATTGTTAACGTTTGAGCAGTAGTAAGTTTAACAGCCGAACGATTAACTAACGTTACTGTACCTTGAGTACCATTTGTAACATATGTTGCTCCATCAAGAGTAAAGTGACTTGCATCTACAGAAGTTATACTCCAACATCCATTTACAGTTGAAGATCCTAAATGGTCTTGTATGTATACAACATCGCCAGTAGTAAAACCATGAGTTGATACATTAACATTAATGTTGACTAGTCCGCCTGAATTCGTTGAAGTAGTTATTGTCTTACTTGCTGGTAAATTTGTAGATTGATCTGTCCAAACTGCTGTTCCCATACTAGATGAATCTGGAGATTGCGCTATACATATAATATCATTGGGAGCAATTCTTGCTGCCAATGCACCAGATGTAATTGTTTGCCAAGCAGCACTACTAGTATCTTTTGCAATTGAACAAGTGCTTCCTCCAGTTTGTCCTGTCAATGTTTCAGCAGTGAATGGCGCACTTTTACTTTTGAAATATAGTGTGCCGATACCAGTTGACCAATCAAAAGGACGTATGTACGAAACTTTCGCGCTGCTACCGCTCGTTCCTCCTAACATTATCTCATCTTCTATAGGGCAAACACCTGAAGCATCTGTATACTCTACTTTATGAAATCCATAAGCTGTATAAAAATTATCTGAGCCATTCACATAATCAATGTATGAATATCCTGGTGATGAACGTGATAAACCATAAGTAGAAGCATCAGCAATAACAACATCACAATTATTACGTAAATTCCATGTAGCGCCTCCTGTGAAAGTAGTAGTAGATGATGCAGCAACTTGATAAAGATTTACTGTTCCTGATGATTTAGATATTGATCCTGTAGTAAATTTTACCTGACCGGCAGTAGGTTGACAATATAAATTACCTGTTAAAGTAATAGTTTTACCTACTGTAATTGAAATTGTTTTTGTTGTAGTAGGATCAATTATAAAATTCTGAATTGTACAAGTATTATAAAAGGATATTGATCCTGCAGATCCCGTTATTTTTAAACTCAATCCATTAAAATTAGTACTATCAACAGTTGAAAATCCTGTACTAATCCCAGATAAAATAAATGTTGCTGAATTTATTGTAATGTTAAAATTTGAGCCTGTAATGGTGGGCTGAGAACTTGTACCCGTAAAAGTAATAATAGATGCACCTAAAGTTAAGGTACGAGAAGATGTACCAGTTGAAAGTAAATTTGCTCCAATAGTTGCTGATAATCCATTAAAATCAATTATGCCATTAGTGTGCGTTATACTCCCTGTTACTGTAATTGTATTTGTTACAAACTGATAAGACCCTGTATTATTAAATGTTATTGCCTGTATAGTCTTAGCTCCAGTATCAACTGTATGGACTCCTACTGCGCTTGATGTAAATACAATAGATGAACTTGCATTAGGAGAATAAGTACTAACTAATTTTAATGCTAAAAGTCCAGTAGGCGCAGTACCATCGCCGATTGTTAATGAAAATGCATTATGCGTAAGAGTACTAGTATAATTAGTTAAATTCATAGAACGACAAACGGCTGCTTCATTAATAGTTACATTACCACTTGTAGCTGTAGCTATGATCTCATCCGCTGCAGTAGGTTTAACGCCTGTAGACCAAGTAGCTGCATCGCTCCAGTTTCGTGTTCCTCCTGAATCTGTTATAGTAATAGTTGCCATATATTATGCAAAATTTAATGATGCCATACCGTAATAATTGGTGCCATCAAAGTAAAAACTTAAAATATCTATGTTTCCAGAACCTGTGCTTAAAGTAGGCGGAGTTGCTCCTGCCCATTTAATATCAGTATCCCAAGTTGTAACAGTTCTGCCTCCTCCATCATGAATGAATTTTAATAATAAATTACAGGCATAAGAAGGATTAGTAAAAGCAAATGTTCCTATATTTCCTGTTGCTGTAATCGAAGCTTTATTACCTAATTTCCAATCAACTGTAGTTGTAGTTACATCATAAGTGATAGTTTGTTGAGTAAATCCTATTGAATGGGCTTGTGCATCTAATTCTCCTCCTAATTGTGGAGTAGTGTCATCAACTATATTAAGAAGGCTTGTTCCTTGTATTCCTTGTATTCCCTGAATTCCTTGAATACTTTGAGCTCCTTGTGCACCATCAATTCCTTGAATACCTTGAGTTCCTTGAGTCCCTTGTATTCCTTGAATACCTTGAGTACCTTGAATTCCTTGAATACCTTGTGTTCCTTGAGTTCCATCTATTCCTTGAATTCCTTGAATACCTTGAGTACCTTGAATACCCGTTATTCCTTGAATTCCTTGAGTTCCCTGAATCCCTTGAGTTCCTTGAGTTCCATCTATTCCTTGAATTCCTTGTATACCTTGAGTTCCTTGAGCCCCATCTATTCCTTGAATACCTTGAGTTCCTTGTATTCCATTTATTCCTTGAATACCCTGAATTCCCTGAATTCCTTGAGTACCTTGAGTTCCTTGAGTACCATCAATTCCTTGTATGCCTTGAGTTCCTTGAATTCCAATTATTCCTTGAGTTCCCTGAATTCCTTGAGCTCCATCATTTCCCTGTATTCCCTGAATTCCTTGAATTCCCTGAATTCCTTGAATTCCACTTCCTATTGTAAGTAAATTACCAGCGCCATCATAATAATTATTATCGCTGGCATGCTGCACTAAATTAAGATAGGTGGAAGATACATATTTTCCTGTTAATTCTAAACTCATATGATTAGATGTTTAATATATTTTAATATATATTCTATATAAAATATACCGTATGTTTCAGTATTATAATTGGGAAGAAGTTCTTATTAATTGGGAAAATGTTAATATGAATTGGGAAGAAGTTGGATTTTTAATTAGCGAGGTTCTTCCTTTTGCTGCTACAGCGCCTTTAGGTGGAGGCGTACGAAAACATGATCTAGATAAACTCAATAAACTTTCAGAAGAAAAGAAACGTAGAATAATAAAAATAGTATGCAAAATTACAGGAGAAGATGAATATATATCATATAAATACAAAAACGAAGATATAAAGATCACAGCAGAACACATTGACATAATACTTAATGAAATGCTTAAAAATAAAATAGAAGTAAATGTACAAAATATTTCTTGATAAAAACAAAATTTTTCAATGCAATGTTAATATAGAAGGAGCATCTTTAACTGAAAGTGAAGCTCGTCTTATGTTAGAAACTGAAAATTTTACATTAACATTTACAGGAGAAATTAATCCCGATGGAACTGTTAAAATTCCTATAAACAAATTAAAGGGTATTCTTAAAGAAAATTATGTGGGTAAAATCTCTTTAGAAGTTATAGCAGAAGATACTGTATTTCATCCTTGGCAAAGTCAATATTCAACTGATATATCTAAAAAGGTTGAAGTTAAATTTGATAATAAATTAAGCGAATCATTAGAAGAGCCTAAAGAAATTAAACCTAAAATGTCATTTTCTATAATTCCTGATGAATTTGATACAAAACAACATTTAAGTGAAATTTTCAAAATACTTGATAAAAATCATGTAACAAGAAAAAATTTAATAGAAAACAAAAAAGTATTTAATAAATTAGTTGAAACTTATTGTTCATTAAATTATATAAATAATCCAGGAAATATAGAATCAATTAAAAAAGATCTAATAAACAATATTAAATAACATGAAAAAGAAACTTAATATTTGGGGACCCTGGGAAGATAATCCATCAAAAAGTGAATATATCTATGAAAATACTAAATTAGAACCAGATTTAGGAGGTGAAATAGAAGTTGATACTCACAAACTTTTAGCTAAAGATCAAGATAAAGATGAAAATGAACTTACAGGATTTGAAAAAGAAATAACTGAAGAAGTAAAAGAAATAGATCCTTACGCAAATATCTTAAAAGATCTTAAATAATCAAAAATTTTTATCATAATATTTTTTTCTGTCAAATATTTGTATTATATTTACATTATGGAAAAGAAAAAAATAATTAAAACCGTATTCAGCACTAAAAACTGGGACGGTCCAGTGTTATATAAAGAAATAACAATAGAACTTCAACCCGAAGACAGAATACGTGCAGGATTTGATGAAGGATTTTATTCTGAAAATGAATCTTGGGATGCTCATTGGTTTCTTGAAGTTGAAAGAGAATTCTTAGAAACTGATGAAGAATTTGAAAAAAGAAAAAAAGAGGAAAACTTTTTTAAAGAAAAAATGAAGAAAAGACGTTACGAAAGTTATCTTAAACTTAAGAAAGAATTTGATGAGTAAACGAGATCTAACAAAGCCTAAACAAAAAGAAAAAATAATACGTCTTCCAATTTCTAAATTTATAGATAGTAAGTTTAGAGATTATGCTGTGTATGTCTTAGAAGCTAGGGGCATTCCCAGTTTCTATGATGCACTTACTCCTGTACAAAGATTCATACTTAAAAATTCTCCAGGTGCATATCAGAAAACACTTACAGTTGTTGGTAAATCTATAGAAGATGGTTATCATCACGGTAATACATCTTTAGAAGGAGCTATCTCTAAATTAGCTCGACCTTTTGGTAATGCATTACAAATTCTTGAAGGATATGGATTTTTTGGATCTGAGGTATCTCCTTCTCCAGCAGCAGCAAGATACACATCTGTAAGACTTTCAGGTCCAGCTAATGGTATCCTTAATAAGTATAATTACCTTACTACAAGAGAACCTGAGGGCCCGTACGATCCGTTCTGGATGGATATACCCCTTGGTCTAGTTACACCTATAGTAGGTATTGCTGTTGGATATAAAACAACTATACTTCCTCGTAAATTGAAAGACATTCAAGATTTTTTAGCAGGAACTCGTAAAAGTGTTAAACCTTATTTTGAAGGATTTAATGGAAATATAGAAAAATATAAAGGCGTTGATAAAGCATGGTTAATTTCTTCAAACGTAACTATTGATAATAAAAAAATTACAGTTAAAGAAATTCCTCCAATTCTTAAATATGATACCGTTCTTAAAAAATTAGATTATCTTTTTAATAAATTTGAGGGTAATATAAGAATTAAAGATGATTCTAAACATAAAGTAAATATAGAAATTGCTTATATAGGAAGATCAAAGGAAGATTGGGAAGAAGTAATAAGATTTGTTCAAAAAGCATTTTCAGTAATTGTAACTGAAAATCCAGTATTCATTAAAGATGGACAAGTTCTTACATATGATTCGATTGAGCAATATCTTGAAGATTACAAATGGCAAGTAGTTAGATTAAAACTAAAGAATACTTTATACGAAAGAGATAAATTATCTTTTGAATTAAACTTTAGTTATGCTAAAGAACTATTTATAGGATTTATATTAGAAAAAACTAAAACTAATATTAGAACAAATAATGAAATCGATGAATGGTTTAAAGCTAAAAACTATGAAAAAGAAATAGTTGAACGATTAGAGAGAATGACATCAAGAAAGTTCACAACCGATGAACTTTTTGCAACTGCAGCAACAATAAGAGCGCTAATAAGAGATCTTAAAGAAAAAGAAAAAGAATTAAAAGAAGCAGAAAAAGCCTTTAACAAATATCCTGATCCTACATTGGCTCGTGGAATTGGACATAAAACAAATATAGTTAATCTGTTTGAAACAGGTGATATAACTGAAGATAAAGAGGGTATTATAATATGGGATGGTAATGATGTATTTGATAGTGATAATCAAGAAGATAATGAAGAAATTGAGTAAATATAATTATATGCTCTATAAATAGTATTTCTAGACACATTAAATTTAATAATTAAAATTTTTATTATATCTTCTATTGTTTGATTAGTATTACGATTTTTAATTGAATTAAAAATTTCTTGTTTTTGTTCAAAACTTAATTTTGATTTTGTTTTACTAATTTGTTCTTTTGTTTTTATTGAATGATTTTTTCCTTTCATCCATGTATTTTTACCTTTTTTAGAGTTACTTATTTTTTCTTTCGTTTTAGAAGATACTGGTTCATTATATCTTCCATTTTTTTCTTTAGAAATTAAATAACCTTTACCATACATGCCATTATTTTTTCCTTTTCTTTGTTTTTTCCATAAATTTTTTGTTTCTTCTGTATGGATTTTTCCTTTATTTGAATTACCTATTTTTAATTTTGTTTCTTCAGACAAATATCCGCCATAAGTTCCATGCCCACCAACGGGATCTATATTATATCCGTTTGGAACTAATGTATTATATTGTTTAATATATTTTTCTTGAGCATTAAAAGCTTTTTCACGTGTATCAAAACATTCAAGTATTTGTTTATTAAAATTTACTTTTCCGTATAGTTTTTCAGCGTTTTTATAATATGTACCACTACCTAAATATTTATCATTTTCTGGATTACAATTACAAGATCGATCACCAACATATTGATTACCATTAACAAGATTTGTTGTTAAATAAACATAATTAAATTTCTTTTCCATGAATCCCCCTATTATTTTAAGAATATATAATTTAGCAGGACAGCCGTTGATCCCTCTTCGGTTTCTTTATTATACAGATAAAGATTACTGCTTTTATTATATATTCATAAAAAATCATGAATAAATATAAAAAGTATGTATTTTGTAGATGATAACTAAAAAACAATTTGAAGAAGCATATAGAAAATTCTCTCCTAGTTCATGTGAATTATTTTTTATAAAATATATTTCAGTAGTAAGTTTATCTCGTAATATATGGCCAGTTATAATTTCTTGTTTTGGTTTATTTTTTCCATTTTTAATGGCTGCAAGTTCACATCTTTTAGGACTACCCATGTATTGTCTATACATAACTAGCATTTTTTATGCATTTTTATTAGCATTGATAGCAATCTACACATTTATAATTTGGTATAAAAAGCGAAAAAGAATTGGTAATATTTGTAAAGAATTACAAATAACGAAAAAACAATATGAAGAAACTGTTCATAGATATTATTACTTTAATTATTATCCAGATATAAAAGATTATTTAAATAACATTTTATTAGATAAAAAATATGATTAAAAAATTGTTAAATTAAAACTTTTATGTATTACAGTATAAAAATATAAATACTAAATACATAAAATTATGGCTTCGAAAAAGACACTTGAATTTACTGCAAAAAACGTTAAGGCATTCACAGCATGGCTTAAAAAATTCTCTATTATTGATAACTCTTTACTTTTAGAGATAGATGAAACCACTTCCACATTTATAGCAAAAACATATAACACAGAAAGATCTGTTGTTAAAATGAGCACTATTGCTTTTGATGAAGCGGGATTATTAACAAAAGGAACAAAAGAGCCTAAAAGAATTAAAGTTGGAATTTTTAATATTCCCCGTTTAATTAAAATAATTGATCAGTTTAGTGAGATGGAATTTACAATTATTGTAAATTATCAAGAACTTGTAGGCGATGATAAAATTACAAATTTTGCAGCTGAAACATTAGAATTTAAGAATAAAAGTTTGAAAATGAGTACTCAATGTACATCTCTTAAAGTTTTCAAATATATTCCTGATGATTTATTTATGAATACAATAGCTAAGATGGGTGTACTTGGTACATTTGAATTAGTGAAAGCAAATATAGAAAAGATCAATTCTTTATGTGCAATAGATAATGATCATAAGTTCATTGAATTTAAATTTAAAGATAACGAAGTAGTTGTATCTGGAAAAACATTTGAATTAACAATATGTGAAATAGGAAGAACTGCAACAACTTTAAGTGTATTTAAGAATCAATACGCAAATATTGATATCGAAAATTACAATGTAGATCTTGGCGAAGATCGATTAGTATTCAAATCAAAAGATAGTGATACTGTTTGCGTATTATCTATGACTACTGATACTGAATAAGCTGTCTTTTTCATTATCGATATTCCGAAAGGAAAATCCAATCCCGGCTAATCACCGGGATTTTTTATCTTGTAAATATCTAAATATATAAAATAAAACTAATGATGTCTTTTTATCCCAGATTATTAGAAAAAATAGACAAATTAAACACAGTGGGCTCTATAAGAAATAAAATTCTTGCAGAATTTCCTGAGAAATATAGCATTCATTCTAAAGATACTCGTTTAAAAAATAAAGGAGTTGTAACTATTGATGAATTAGTAAATGATTTTAAAGAAGTTATTAAAAAATATAATATTAATGTAGATCCGACTACTATTAAGATATTAGAGCCAAAAGAAGGTGAAGAAGGTTTAGACATATCATCAAAATTTAAATCTATTAGTTTTAATCTTAATGGAACAGAAAAAAATCTTGTATTTTCAGATAGCAATTATAGAGGAAAAACTACAAGAACTACTACAGAATTTAAAGAAGGGCTTGCTATTTTCTTTTTTGAAACAGATGATATTGATAATCAATATAAACCCTTTAATATTAAAGATAAAAACGAAGCAGAATATAAAAAGCTTTTAGGATTATTAATAAAAGATATAGGAACAAAAGGTATTAAAGGAGTAGAACAATCAGAAATTGATTCTATTGTAGCTGAACTTGCAAAAGATATTGCAAATTTTAATGAAAAAATTCTTCTTAGCATATTTAATGCTATGGCTGTTGGAAAAAAATTAAAAACTACAGAATATAAAGATTGGATTCCTTATAGAAATAATGCTCTTTTTAAGAAAATTAAAGAAGAAGCAGCAACAAGTTTAGGATTTACTAAGAAAGAAGTTGATAAATGGTGTCCTATGGATTTTATTTTAGTTAAGCCCGGTCAAGAATCAAAAGTATTAGAAACTTGGAATAAAGCTAAAGAAAAGCAAACAGAAGAATTTAAAATAGGAGATTATAATAGTATATTTGTTGAAGATCTAAAATCATATGATGATAGTAAAATCATATTAGGCATATCGTTAAAAGAAAGTAAATCTCAAGCGGGATGGGGAAAAGGATATTTACGTAAATCTGAAACAGTAAAAGATAAATATGATCTTACAAAAGAAGAATTAACTTGGGATAACAATAGATTTTTACAAGGAATTATAGACGAAAGAAAAAAAGTTGATATTAATATATCTCAAATAAAAGAAGCCCATTTATATAAATATGCAAAGGAAGATCCTATTGATGGATTTAAAAAAGTTAATTCTGCCAAAATAAAATATGCATCTCTTAAATTACTTAATTATTTATTAACTAAAGTATCTCAAGATAATTTATTCATTAACGGTTTATTATCATATTCTATGGGATTGGGAAAAAATCCAACATTTTTTATATTTACTGGAGATGACACGGGAAATCCAGAGAAAGTTGATATAACTAAACGTGAACAAAATGGCGGTGTATCAATTTATAATATATCTAATAAAAATATTGATGGACGAATTCTAATTAAAGACAGCAATTCAGCAACAGGAATTGAAATAACGTATTTTGCTAAAATTTGTGGAGAATTAAATAAAATAAGAGTTTATATTAGAAAACCCACAACAATGTCTTCTAATGTTAGTGTAGCTATTATGAAACCGGAAAAAATGGATACAATTACAGAATCTTATTATCCAAGAATAAATGAAAAATTTACAGAAGAATCTGATCCTATATATGATATGGGAATTGGCATAGTGAAAAAAATTGCAGAATGGTTTGATAAAAATATAGAAATAGAACAAAACGATGATCAAAATTATAAATCGCCATATGTAATTAGAAAAGATGGTACTATTGATGTACACGGAAATTTAGCAGGAAAAATAGATGTTCATATTGACCAATTACCATCATATATAACTTTTAATATTGTAGACGGGTGGTGTGATTTTGGACATCAGGGTTTAACTTCATTACGAGGATTTCCTAAGGAAGTTCATGGATATTTTAGATGTTCTGATAATAAATTAATGTCTTTAGAAGGTTGTCCTAAAATAGTAACCAGAGGACGCGGCAGAACTGGTAATTTTTATGCTGGAGGTAATCCAGGAAAATTTACTAATGCAAAAGTACGTAAATATTGTAAACAAATTGATGGAAGAATAGATTTAGAACCATGAAACTAGTAAGAGAACATATAAACGAGAAATTTACTGAGGAATCTGATCCTATACATGATATGGGTATTGGTGGAATGTCGTTTGAAACTCTTCGTCCTGGCGCTATTATACAAGCGAAAAAAGCAGTAGCAGTTACACATAATCGATCTGGTGCTTTTACTGCCTTTTATAGTGGATTTAAAATACTTCCTGATCATTATGTTCTTGTTACAAACGTTATTCGTCATAGCCCGACTGTAACAACAATAAATTTTATGAGATTCAGAGATAAAGATCTGTTAAATAGGGCTAAAGAAGAATTAAAAGAAACGGAAAAGATTGTTAAAAATTGGTATCCTGGTAATAATATGATAGTTTCTCGAATAATGTTCAATAATAGATTTATTATAATAGAACGTGGATTTTAAGTTAAATCTATGTTAATACAAAAACTCTATATTCAATTCTCTATATAAAAAGTAAAACATATGGAGTTTACTCTCACAAAAATAAATCCTAACACCTGTTCAATAGAAGAATTAGAAGCTGAAATTGAACGTCTAAAATTAGAAAAAGAAAAGTATTTCAATTTAGAGCAATCAATTAAAATTTGGTTGAACTCAGTTTATGGTGCATGTGCTTCTCAGTATTTTGTAGGATTTAATATTAATGTAGCAGAGGCAGTAACTCTTCAAGGACAAGATGTAGCAAAATTTGCAAGTCGTACTATTGATGAATACTTTATGAATGAATGGCATCTTGATAAAGAATTACATAAACAATTAGGAATTACATATGCAAATAAAATAAATGATCCTACAGTTACAATTTATATGGATACTGATAGTGTATATGTAACCTTTGATTCAATGTTAAAATCTTGTGATTATTCAGGAAGTCAAGTAGATTTTATAATAAAGATAAAAGAATTGAGATTAAATTTATATCTTAAAGAAAAATTTGAAGAATACGCTAAAAGATATAATACTAAAAATATACAAGACTTAGAATTGGAAAAAATTTCTTATTCCGCAACAATGGTTGCAAAGAAAAAATATATTTTGAATTTAGCATGGAAAGATCCTGGTGTTTTCTTTCCTCCTCAAGAAAAAATTAAACATGTTGGCATAGAAATTATGCAAGGATCAACTCCAAAATTTGCAAGAAAAGTTCTTAAAGAAATGATTAAACTGGTTTGTGAAAAAGAAAAAGGACTTTTATATTCAGATGTTGTAAAAAAATTAAAAGAATACAAGAAAGAATATGTTATGCAAAATCCAGAAGATGTTGCAAAAACACAATCTCTTGGTGATTATGAAAAATATTGTTTAGAAGATAAAAAACAAGTTAGATTAGCTCCAAAGTGTGGACAAAATGTTAGAGCTTCAGCAGTATATAATCATATTATATTAAATAGTAAATGGAAAACAAAGTATAATATAATTAAGACAGGAGATAAAGTTAAATTTTATTATACAAAAGACGAAAATGAAGTATTCGGTTTCCTACCGGGAAACTTTCCATATGAATTTGCGCCAGCAGTCGATTATGATTTACAATTTACTAAAACTATAGTAGAGCCTTTTAATAGAATATTAGAGGCAGTAGGATTTAATCCAGTGCCAGGAAATTTAATATACGCGCGTTCACTTTTTTAAAATTTTTCATGAATATATAAATAAACTATTATATCATGAAAAGGTTTCAACAAAATCAAAATAATTTTTTTATATGTGAAGAATGCGGGTTAACATCTATTTCTAAACATGGTATAATAAATCATATAGTAAGAAAACATAAAGCTAAAGAATATTTTGATAAATATATACGTGAAAATGAAGAGGGGTTATGCAAAATATGCAATAAAGAAACCGTATTTAATAATATAGCAGGAGGATATAAAACTTGTTGTAAAGGAGAATGCGAAAAAAAATGGAATCAGATTAGAACAGAAGAAGAAGTTTTTAAAAAATTTGGTGTTAAAAATGTATTTCAATCAAAAAAAATTAAAAATAAAATTAAAAAAATTAAAAAACAAAAATACAATGATGAATATTATACAAATAGAAAAAAATCAAAAGAAACAACATTTAAAAATTATGGCTGCGAATGGGGATTAAGTAATAAAAAAATTAGAGAAAAAGGAAACGAAATTATGATCAATTTATATGGTGAACATCCTTTAAAAAATAAAAAAATAAAGACCAAAAAGCAAGAAACGTCTTTAAAAAAATATGGTACAGTATCTCCAAATTCATCAAATGTTGTTAAAACTCATAAAATAAATAGTTGTTTAAAAAAATATGATGTCGAAAATCCAATGCAAAATAAAGAAATATTTGAAAAACAACAAAAAAGTGGGCTTAAAGCTAAAAATTTTAAAAATACAAATATTTATTATCGTGGATCATATGAATTGGATTTTTTAGAAAAATTTTATGATAAATATCCTGACATACAAAATGGATCAGCAATCAAATATAAATATGAAAATAAAAATAAAATATATTTTCCTGATTTTTATATTCCATCGTTAAATCTAATAATTGAATGTAAAAGTAAATATTATTATAATAGATTTGAAAAACAAAATAAGAAAAAAGAAAAATATACTAAAGCATTAGGCTATACATATTTAATTATCATTGATAAAGATTATACAAAAATAAAAAAATATGAGAACATTAAGATGTAAATGTGGAGAAGCAATAGCATGGACTACTGATAGTTTTCCAGATTGCAAAGGTTGTGAAAAATGTCAAACAACATATGCCGGACATCCAGATAATCATATGCCTTTACAGCCACATACTTGGAAAATTATGTATAATCAAAATACAGGAAAACCGTATAAGAGGTGTGAGAAGTGTTATGAAGCAGAAGAAGAATCTTACAAAGAATCGCAAAAAAAGGACTCCTGATTTTTTTATATCAGGATTTTTTATTATATTTGTATTATGAAAAAGAATAAGAAATTAAAAAAACCAATTATTTGGATTGATGAAAATGATAATCAAGCCAATTGGAAAAAATATCTTTGGAGAATAGTATGGAAAGATGTTTACATACCCAAAGATTTAAGAGATAAATTCAAAATTGTATTTGATGATAAGACGAATACAATAAAATTAAAAAGAAAAAAGAAAAAATGAATATACAAACAGAAATATTAGATAAATTAACGCCAGAGATAATTGCCGAAATGGAAAAAATCTGGTTTACTGCAGATTTACATCATGGACATCCAAAAATTGTAGATATATGCGGTCGCCCTGTATCTAAAGAAGAACATGATGAATGGCTTATTAAAGAAGTATTCAATAAATATGTTAAACCTAAACATGAAGTTTATATTATTGGTGATACTTCAATGGCAAAGCGTGTAGATGCTCAGAAATTTGTTGCAAGATTAAATGGTAATAAACATCTTATTACAGGAAATCATGATAAAAGTGTTGATCATCTTGGAAACTGGACTGAAATAACGCAGATTAAAGATTTTGTATTCTCAAGATTTGGGTTAAATATACACATAGTTTTATGTCATTATCCTCTAGCATCTTGGAATAGAAAAATTCATGGCGCATGGCATCTTTACGGGCATTGTCATGGAAGATTTCAGAACACGGGCTTATCATATGATGTAGGTATAGATAATAAACAATATCCTGCTTTTTGGCTTCGTCCAATAAATCTTTATGAAGTTATTCAAATAATGAATGATTTACAACTTTTAGGAAAAGATAAAGATTGGACAGAAAGCGCTGTGTAAATTAAATAAATAGAATATATAAAATAAATGTATATTCTATGAAAGCCTGGCGTGTTTTTGAAAAGTTTACTGAAGAATCAGATCCTATTCAGGATATGAAAATTGGTGTTAAGCACAGACTTGAACACTATCCTAAATGGATGCATCCAGAAGCAAAAGATATAATGAGAGTCAAAGATATCATTAAAAAAGCAAATGGCGACCATGCAAAAGAAGCAAGATTAGCAAGTACAATGTGCAAACTTATTCAAGATAAACAAAAAGCATATAGACGATATCTTGCAGCAAGAGATATAGGAGGCGAAGATTGGGAAGTAACTAACATATTCATGCAAAGAGCATTAGACTTTGTTCCGCCTTCTTTTAAATAAAAAGAAAATACTTAAAACTATTTGGCCATTCTTTAATAAAATATAAAATAAATTATTAAATTATGGCCAAAAAAGTATCTACAGAAAAGACTCCCTCAACTAAAGCAACATTTTCAGAACTTAACGACGCATTAACTAAAATATCGCCAGACGGTGCTATCATAGAAGATAGTATTTATGCTAAAATTGATGAATGGATTCCTACTGGTTCTTATATTCTTAATGCAGCAATGAGTGGTTCTTTATTTGGGGGAATGCCTAATAGAAGATCTCTTATGTTTGCAGGACAACAAGGAACGGGAAAAACATATCTTGCTATAAGTATTGTTAGAAGTGCCCAAGCGTTAGATTATTTTCCAATTTATTATGATTCTGAAGGATCAATTGATGTTGATTTTGTTAAAAAATTAGGTATTGATACAAGCAAATTTCGTCTTGAGAATGTTAATACAGTTGAAGAATTTGCAACATTAACTGCTAAGTTAAATGAAACCATTGCAGATATTAAAAAATCAGGAAAAACTCCGCCAAAAGTAATGGTCGTTCTCGATTCTCTTGGAAATTTATCATCAACAAAAGAAAAAGCTGATACAACATCAGGAGATAATAAACGAGATATGACAAAACAACAAGCTATTCGTAGAACTTTTAGAGTAATTGGTAGCGATTTCGCTAAAAATGGCATTCCATTCATTGTATGTAATCATGTATATGCTTCCATAGGATCATATATCCCTGGTGATACTGTATCAGGCGGAGGTGGCGGTTTATATAACACTTCTATTATATTTGTTCTTACAAAATCAAAACTTACTGATAAAGATTCAGAAGATCATGTAAAAAATCAAGGTATTGAAGCAACTAAAATTGGTATTGTAGTAACTGTTCACCCGTATAAACAAAGATTTGCTCGTCCAATTAAAGTTCAAATTCATATTCCATTCTATAAAAAACCCAATCCTTTTGTAGGTCTTGAAAAATTTGTAACATGGGAAACTTGTGGAATAATTAGAGGAAAATTGCTTTCTCCAAAGGATTATTCAAAATTAACACCAGCTGAACAAAAGAGATGTTATGAAATGGTATCAACTCTAGAAGATAAAAGTGGAGTTTCATTAGCATACGCTTATCCTAAAGATACTGCCAGAACTCTTGTTTGTAAACATTTAGGTGGAGAAGTTCCTATAGCAGAATTATATACTGAAAAAGTATTTACACAAGATGTTTTAACTCAACTTGATGAAAATATTATTAAAAAAACATTTATGCTTCCAAGTATAGAATCTCTTGAAGATCTTGCAGAAATAACTGTAGATTTAATAGATGATACGGAATTAGGAGAAGTTAATCTCGAGTCTGATGAACTTGATATAGAATTAGGTGATTTAGGTCTTCCACACCAAGACTAAAAACGCATTAACATAAACTTAAAGGTCTAGAGTGAAACTTTAGGCCTTTTTTTCTTTAAAAAAATAAACACTTTTTATATGAAGTCTATTGATGAAAAAAATGTTAAAATAAAAAACTTAATTGGAATTATTGAAAACCCTACATATGAAGATCTTTTATTTGAAATCGTAAATTTTATGAATGATGAACGGCGTTTCGATGGTGAATTCAAAACCCGAGACGCTTATTTCAAAACAAGAGTTAGAATAAATTCCGAATTATCTGATGATTTAGATAAATTAGTTGATATGGGATATTTAGAAAAACTTAAATATTCGAGTTACAGAGTTATTAAACATTTATGGGAAACCTCAATATAATACAAAAATAATATATGATTAACGCTTTTCAGGAACAAGTATTCTTTCATTACATTTTAGGTAACGCTTTATTTCTTAATACAACTAAACCTGATTTTTTTACAAATTCAAATGTAAGAGAATTATTTGAAATTGCAAAAGATCATGCATTAAAATATAAAGAAGCGCCTACTAAAGATCAAATGGTTCAATTAGTTCAAATTAAGGGATTGGGCGAAAAATTTAATGATGATATTATTACAGGTTTATATAACACTAAACAATTATTAGGAGAATATCAAGATGATTGGCTAGAAAATAATATAGGTCCCTGGATTCAAGTTAGAAATTTGGATAATGTAATGCGTAAAGCAATTGCATACATGAAAACTACTAAAGTAACTGCTGAAAATGCAAATGAAGTAGTTGAAAAAGTAAGACACATGTTATCTTCAGAAACTGTTGTTGATTTTACATTTAATATGGGTAAAAACTTCTTTGACCCATTATCTCACTTACAAACAAGATTAGCAAGAACTTCAACAGGTTATGATTATATAGATATATGCACAAAGGGCGGATATTGGAAGGGTTCTCTTATGGTTCTCTTTGGTATGCCTAAATCAGGAAAGTCAATGTGGTTGTGTAATATGGCGGCAAAATCGGCAATGATGGGATATAATACAGCTTATATAACATTAGAATTACAAGAAGAATTAGTTAATATGAGAATAGGAGCAAATATGTTAAATGTTCCATTAGATGATTATGAAATTTTTACACATGACCAACCACTTCTTAAACAAAAACTTACAAATTTAAGACAAAGATCTATAAAGCCATTAGGTGAATTACATGTAAAAGAATTTCCATCTTCAACTGCTTCTGCAAATGATATGGCAGCATATTTAAGAAAAGCGCAAGAAATGTTAGGATATAAATTTGATAACATTTTCATAGATTATATTAACATTATGAAAAATTGGAGAAATCCTAATAGTGAAAATACATATCTTAAAATAAAACAAATATCTGAAGATATAAGAGCAATGGGTCAGGAAAATAACTGGGCTATTATTTCGGTAACACAAACAAATAGAAGTGGATGGGACACAAATGATTTAAGTATTACATCAGTTGCAGAATCAGCAGGTTTATTACACACAGTTGATATTTTATTTGGTATTATTACAAATGCTGAAATGAAAGCAAGGGGAGAATATTTTCTTAAATGTTTAGCAAATAGAGTTGCTGGATTTGAAAATACAAGAAAAAGATTTTTAATAGATTGGAAATATGCCAGAATTGAAGAAGATAGAAATGCTCCAATTCAAGATATGGAATTTTTTATTAACTCTGTAACTGCGGGGCAAAGACAGCCAAGAGGCCAAAAAACAACTACAACAACTATAGAAGCAGCAATTAGTAAAAAGACTTCTCCATTAGAACCAGATGCACCAGCAAATGCAGATTTTGGAGATATTAAAATAACTGGAAATGAATTATTTAACATAACTTAATTATATGGAAAAAGAAAAAAAGAACGAACTTCGGGAAGATAAAATCATAAATAACTCTTACAATCAAGGAGAACAAGCGTATGAAGAGTTTGGAACTATGAAAGTTCATGATAGTGTATTTTCTCTTTACGAAGATCAATTGGGAGATAATATTGTAGAAAATCGAACACTAAAAATGTTAGATGATGAAATGTATGCAATATTTGAAAAATCTCCATATTTTGAAAAATATAAGAAACCTAAAAGAGCTGACGGAAATGATAGAATAAAAATGTATTATTATTTCAAACAAAAACTTTTAGAAGAAAAGAAATATTCAAACATGGAAATTTTTATTGCATTTGCAGAATTTTTTCAAGTAAACTATGATCAATTATATAGTGAAGTAGGAGTTCTTGATAAAGAAAGTTTATTAAAAGAATTAAATGAAAAATATGGACTAACTCATAAAATTAAAACTAAAAGATTGTTTTAAAATAAAATAATTAAACTGTATGATTGACTTAAAACAATTTAAAGTAGAGACGCAACATATTAATTACAATCATATATTTCTACTTAGTGACCTTCATTTTGGTGTTAGAGCGAATTCATTAGAATGGTTAACAAATCAAGAAAATTTCTTTAGAAATTTTTACATTCCGTATCTTAAACAGAACGTTCAGCCTGGTGATATACTCTTTATTTTAGGAGACTGGTTTGATAATAGACAATTATTGGATATTTATGTAATGAATACTTCAATAGATTTAGTTCTTGAACTTGCAGAAATTTTACCTGTTCATTTTCTTACAGGAAATCATGATATCTATAAAAAATATGATACTGACGTAAATTCTATAGTTGCGTTTAAATTTATTCCTAATGTATTTGTTTATGAAAAACCTATAATTATTACGAATAAACAATCTAGTATTCTTGTTCTTCCATGGATAGGTAATAAGGAAGCAGAAGAAAATTATGTTAGAGCAAATAAAGTTAATTACATATTTACTCATGCTGATATTGCTGGATTTAAATATGATAATGGAAGAGAAATAAAAGCCTCAGGAGCAAATTTTCTTAGTTTTAGAAATATCAAGAAATTATTTTCTGGACACATTCATAAGCGTCAAGAATTAAATAATTTTATTTATATAGGATCTCCTTATCATACAAAACGTTCAGATATTGGAAATACTAAAGGATTATATCTATTTGATCCTGCTACAGATTCTTATGTAGTTACACCCAATGATTATTCTCCTATATTCCAAAGAATATTATTAGAAGGAATTCTAGAACTTTCTTTACAAGATACCATAAAATTATTAAATAATAATTATACAGACATTATCGTTCCTGATAAATTTATACACTTATTTAATTTAACAAAGTTTATAGATATATTAAGAGACTGTAAATACAAAAAGATTGAAACTGTAGGAGAAAGAAAGAAACTAGAGGATGAACTTTCAGACGCGCTAAATGGAGTTGATATTAAAGATATTTTAACTTTATTAGAAATGAGTATTAAAGATTTAGGTTATCAAATGGAAATGCTTGTTAAATTAAAGCTAATGAATAGAAAATACTATGAAAAAGCATCAAAAGAAGATTTAGAATAATGGCAGAAAAAGATTTTTTTCCAGAAGATGAACAATTTCCATCTGAATTTAAACCAGATCCACATTGTTATGTAATTTTTGCAACTAATGGTCTTATACAAGGAAGGATTATAGCTTCATCTAAAAGTAGTTATTGTCAAGAACATCAAGGGGAATTAGTCATATTTAATGCAAATGTTCTTACAAAAACTCATCGTAAAATTTGGTATGGTGATTTAAATATAAATTTAGATTTTGATGCATTAAAAAATATAGCAGATAAAATAGAAGAAGATTTGTATATTTTAATGGAAGGTGATGCAAGATTTGGATATGAAAATAAACCTATTGATGAATTACTCGTTAAGGCTAAGGCAATTATTAAATGTAAAAAACTGTCAGAAGAAAAAATAAAAGGAAAAAAGGTATTCCCAAAATTACCTACACCACGAATAAAGAAAAAATAATGGCTCTAATAATTGAAGCACCTCATGAAATTTATTCTGTTGAAAATAACACAAATGTAAAAATGTTTTTAGCTGGCGGAATAACTAACTGTCCAGACTGGCAAAAATATGTTATAGATGAATTAAAAGATATTTCTAATCTTACAATTTATACACCACGTAGAAAAAACTTTTCTATTAATGATCCTAAAGCAACAGAAGAACAAATTACGTGGGAATTTCAAAAACTTAAAGATGCAAATCTTGTATTCTTTTGGTTTTCAAGAGGATCACTCAATCCTATAGTTCTTTATGAATTAGGAATGTGGTGTAATTCTATGGATAGACCTGCAATCGTAGGAACTGATCCAGAATATGAACGTAAACAAGATGTAATTATTCAAACAAAATTAGCAAGACCTGAAATACAAATTTATGATTCTATTCAAGATATGATAGATGAAGTAAAATATATTTTCAGTGAATATGACGTTAATAAAAATAATTATAATAATGAATTATGAAATTAAAGAAAATAGAATGGAGAAATATTGGTCCTTTTGGAAATAAATTACAAAGTCTTGAATTGCCCGATGAAGGCGGACTTTGGATGGTTCTTGGAAAAAATGGAAATGGAAAATCTTTTTTTGTTAATCTTCCTAAAGTTCTTTATTATGGAAAACTTGATAAATTTAAGAAAGATGAAATAGCAAATCGTCTGAATAAACATGGATGGATAAGAGGCACTGATGAAACAAACCCTGAAACATTTGTAACAATAGAAAGAAATTTTTCGCCATCAGATTTAAGAGTATTTAAGAATAATGATATTGATGACGATACAAATGATGATAATGATATTGGCAAAGCCGGAATTGTAAATTACCAAGATTATATAGATCTAGAGGTTACTGGACTACCCTATCATATCTTCTCGAACATTATTTCTTTATCTATTAATGATTTTAAATCCTTTATCTCAATGACTCCACATGATAAGAGAATTATCATTGATAAGTTATTTGCGATGGAAATTATTAATAAGATGAACGAACTTGTTAAAAAAGATTTAAGAGATGTTAAAACAAATATGGATCTTTTTGATAGAGAAATAATGACTCTTAAAAATAACATAGATATTGCAGTTAAAGAACTTCAAAAACTTCAAACACAAGTTACTCAAGATAATACAGAAAAAATTGCCAATTTAGCTAAACAATTAGAATTATATAAACCTAAACTCTTAGAAGGTTATAATAAGAAAACAATATACGAAGGAAAACGAGATGAAATAAATCGTTCATATAGTGTTTTTCAACAACAAAAAATGAAAATTCAACATGAGATTCAGCATGTTAATATTCAATTAGATTTATTTCGTCAAGAAAAATGTCCAACTTGTGCCACTCCATTTAATGATTCAAGATTTAATTTAATAAAAGAAGCTCTTCAAGGAGAGTTAAAACAGAAACAAGAAGAATTAATAGGCGTAAATTCTGATGAAGGAAAATATACATCAGCATTACAAAAAATTAATCAAGGACTTGTGACTATTAATAATTTTATTATTCAGGTTCAATCTACATATAATTCCATTCAATCAGAAATGGATAGATTAAAAATGGATAAGCCTCAAGAATTTACAAGTATTCAAAATATAATTTCTGATAATACTACTACTCTTACATCTAAAAGTGAAGATAAAGTTAAATTTGATGAAGAATATAAATATCTTGCAATTCTTGAACAATTATATTCAGATGCTGGCATTAAAAAGAAAATTCTTGAAAGTTATCTTCCTACACTTAATAGAGAAATATCATTTACATTACACGAATTACATTTTCCTTATAATTTATCTTTTAATTCAGATTTTGAACCTGAATTACATCATTTAGGAATTGAAATTGGAGTAGATACACTCTCAACGGGCGAGAAAAAATCTGTTGATCTTGCAGTGCTTATATCTATAATAAGAATGTTAAAACGTAAATATCCTGGATTAAACATATTTATGCTAGATGAAGTTTTGTCTTCATTAGACAATGATAAAATATATGATGTGTTAGGAGTATTAAAAAATACAACTAAGGAATTGAATATGAATATATTTATAATACATCATGCTGCATTACCAATAGAATACTTTGATTATAAAATTCAAATAGAAAAAAATGCAGGATTTTCTGATTTATCTATAGAAAAATTATTAAATTCAGAATAATCTTTATTTACAATTATAATATAATTATATCCGTTATTTATAATTGCCTTTTTCTTTTCTTTTAATATTTCTGTATCTCTTTTTAATAAATAAGAATTTTTACATTCCACTATTAAATTTAATGATGGAATTAAAAAATCTGGATAATAAATTTTTTGTTCGTTTTTATAAATATATTTTATTGATGGCCCTCTGATAATATCTGGAAATATATTATAATATTTTTCTAAAAAATCTAATTCATAGGATCCTTGATACCATATATCTGTATTTTTAAATGAGTTTACATTAATATTACTTTTAGATGCTTTTATAAAAATTTCGGTATTTTGTAAAGGATAAATATGACCATATTTTAATAACATAGTATTTTCAAATTTTTCTCTACAATTTTTATTTTGAAAAGCATATTCAGAGTTATATCGCGATAGCATAGTTTTTTTAACCTTTTCTTTGTTTGTTCCATGAGCAGGATTTTCGTGCCCATATCTTTCTTTACAAAGTTTTTTGTTTTTTTCTTTTACATCTACGCGTTGATAATTATTTTCTACTCCATAAAATTTTAAATTTGTTTTTTTATTCTGTTCATATCTATATGTGTCTACACATTTTTTAGAGCAACAATTATAATATCCTGACAATATTCCTTTAAATTTTGTTTCGTTTCCACATGTTTTACATTTTCCCTCAAAATCTTCTTTTAACCATTTATCATGATATATCTTAGTAGTATGAGAACGCTGAACATGTACTCTTAATCCATTGAGAGTTTCATATATTTTTCCGCATTCTTCGCAAATAAAAGAGCAATTTTCTGTTTTTCTAAATTCTTTCATGATTTCCAAATCTTATTTTAAGTAAAAATATATAAATAAAGAGGGACACCTGATTATCCAAATCGTCAGCTGACTTCTACTAAAGTCTTACCTCTTTATTTATATATTCATTGAAAAACTTAACGAAGGAGAATAACATTCTCCTTTTGCTTTGCTGAATATATAAAATAAACTAATTATTTTGAGAGCACATCTTATTAACGAAAAATTCGATGATCAAACTGATCCAATAGCAGATATGGGTATTGGTGGCGTAAATCTTGATTATGTGTTTGAAGAAATCATGGACAAAGCAGGAAAAAACTGGCTTCGTTATTTAGATAATAATTTAACTGGAAGAACTGTTACTGGAAAAATGCATAAATGGGGAAACCGTGGACATGAATGGAAAACACAAACTATAAAAGTAAAGGAAGTTAAAGGTAGAAAAAATCAACGCGAAGTAAATTTGTTAGATAATAATGGTGAAATGTACACAATAGGATCAGATGAAAAAATATACATAAGCGAATAAAAATAATGATATGAAATGAAAGCACAATATGTAAAAGAAAATTTAAATGAAGATCTAAATGCATTAGGTAATATAAGTGTAGCGTATTTATCTTCCTTTGCATTAAGTCAAATATTCCAATATATTAAAAAATGGGCCCGTAGAAAACATGAAGATCTTGAAGAATGGAGAGAAATGAAACAAACTATAAAAGATTTTATTGATTTAATAGGAGAAAAAGATTCTAAATTTAAAGTAATGGAATTTAACGATAGATATTTTTTAACAACAGATGATGAAGAATTACGTCAAGAAATAGGAGATATTAGACTTTTAAAAGCACATCCAATAATCATTGTATTGGATTATGAAATATGTTTAATGCCAGAAGAGTACGATAAATTGATAACTATGCTTAAATCAAAATTACAAGAAAATTTTCAAACCCCATTTTCTAATAAAGAAAGAAATCAACCTATATCTGGAAGTTATCCTTTAAGCAGAATACAATATGAAGATGCAGACAAAAATCATTTCATAAAATGTACAGAATGCGGAGAAGAAGTTCACCCATTAAAAATTAAAAACGGAAAATGCCGAGTTTGTAGAAGAAATAGTAGAAAAATTAAACCCTAATCATATGAAAAAACGAATATACATGATAGAAGAATCGCTCAGCGAATTTTCAAAAAGAGGCGCTCCTAAAAAAGTAGAAGCGATTGAAAAACCAAGAAACATCGAAGATGAAGACGAAGATGAAAAGGAAGATAATTGGTATAAAGCTGAAGATGATGAAGAAGAAGTAGAAGACATCGATGTTGACACATCTGATATGGCCGATACTGACACTATTGATGTAAAAGATGAAGATTATAGTGATGAATTACAAACTGCATTAACTAATGAGATTAAAATTCTTGAAATAAATAGAAGTGCTCTTACATTTCGTATTAAGTCTGATCCTGATAAATTACATCAAGGAATTCCTATGGCAAAATTGAGTGGTGGAGAAGCATTTTTATTTAAACTTGAAGATAAAACAATGAAAAAAGTAATGTTAAAAGACATTATTCTTGAAAATGAAAATAAGTGCAAGAAAAATAGAGCGCACACAATAGACCTATGAAACTTGTTAAAGAACATCTAAACGAAAAATTCTCAGAAGAAAGCGATCCTATACATGATATGGGAATTGGAGAATTAAATCAAATTCAAAAAGAACTTGATCATGTAGTAACTGGGAAAAATCTTAAACTAATGTCTGCAAATGAACAACTTGTTTTAGGCATTCAGTATGGAATTTCAAGATTATCTAATTACGCAATAAAAAATGGAGCTGATCAATTATGGTGGCAATATGGAGGTCCATTTGGAGGTTATCACGGACTAACTACAAACTTAGTTCAAGAACTTGTAAAAATTGTAAAAGTTTCTGGATCTAAAGTCTCATTTACAGATGTTGTTGTTTATTCTCATACAAAAGATAAATTCATAACACCTAATAATACTTACATCAGCACATCAGGAATTTTTACAAGTAAATTTAAACCTGTAGATCAATCTTTCATTAGAGATATAAAACATTTAAATAGTAAATCCTCTGAATTATTAAAAACTATACAAAAACTACAAAAGTGAAATTAGTTAAAGAAATATTATACGAGAGATTTGAAGAAGAATCTGATCCCATTGATGATTTAAGAATAGGAATTAATTGGAAAGAAAAACTTATTCGTCATTTTTTAAAAAGTGTAGCTGAAGATTATCAATTAGATCGCACAGATGATAGATATTTAGGATTTTTAAATGTTTACGAAGACGGTTTTATGGATCAAAAATCTCAAGAAGGATTTAAACTTTTCGTAAAAGAATGGCCGAAATATTTAACAATGGCAAATAAAGAATTTGGAATAACTGTAGAAGAAGAACCTAATTTAGATGAAACAGTATTTATATTATATGATGAAAATCGTTAAAGAACATTTATATGAAAAATTTGAAGAAGAGGCAGATCCTATTCATAAAATGGGTATTGGACATCAAGGAACTGTATATAAATGTCATAATTGCGGAGATTTAATAGATATAGAAGGTGAAAAACTTATAAAATCAGAAGAAATAGAAAGATCAAAAGCTATTATAGATACATTTGGTGAAAATAGTGACAGAGTTGTACATACAATGTGTGTTGATTGTTATGGTGAATTAATGCATCAACAGGAACAAGAAAATTTTGCAAGAGATCAAGAAAGATATTGGCAAGAACAACAAGAACAACAATGGGAAGATGAACGAGGTGGACGATGGTAAAAATTATTTAATACAATGAAATTAGTTAGAGAAGATATCAATGAAAGATTTACTGAGGAAGCCGATCCTATTCAGTCAATGGGCATTGGTTTAATTCATAAACTTAAAGAAGAATATGTTAAACTTCATACTTGGCGTCGTGTAACTATTGATCAAGTTACAATAGATGATTTATTAAGTATGTGTTTATCAGATCAAAAACATCCTCTTTCTACAGTAGAAGCACTTATTGATGCCGGCGCAAATATAACAGCGAAAGGCAATCCATATTTACGTATGGCAGTTAGAAAAGGGCTTCCATTCGTTAAATTACTTATAGAAAAGGGTGCTACACCTAAAATGGATAATTCTGAATGTTTTTCTTCTGCTATGTTTGCTAGAAATTATGAAATCGGTGAATATTTATTATCAAAAGGAGCAAACATAAACGCAGGCGGAAGTCAGGCATTAAAACGTGCAGTTAGCAGAAACGATACAACTGCAGCAAAGTGGTTATTGGAAAGAGGTGCAAATCCAAATAGTTATGGATTTTATTGCCTTAGAGAATCATTAAAACGTAAAAATTTAGAACTTTCTGATATATTTGCAAAAGAATATGTAAAAGCAAGAAATTTACAATGAAATTAGTTAAAGAAATATTATATGAAAAATTTGAAGAAGAATCAGATCCATTAGTAGATATGAGCATTGGATCTGTTCATAGGTTCAAAAATTTCGTGCAATTATTTTCGGATAAAGATATTAATCATTACATTTATACAATTGCGATTCTTAATAATGGAAGAGGTATGGATATTTGGTTTTATGCGCCAATAATTAGAAAACTAGATATAGAAAAAAGAAACACATTATTTAATTATATGTTTAAAATAATAGAAGAACTAGGATTTAGTTCGCTTTTATTAAATCCAGATCCTCACATGCAATATGAAAATGAAGATAAAAGAAAAGGAAGCATGCCCGGTGTAATAAGATATGAATTACATCCATCTATAAGATATAAATTAAAAGCTGGAGAATATAGAAGATGGAGAGATGCAGGACAAAATATAGAATATTTACAAGGTATTCCTGAAACATATGAAAAAGATTTAAAAAATAGCCGTGTTAGTTAGAGAACATATATATGAGAAATTTGAAGAAGATAGTGATCCTATTTCTGATATGGGCATAGGATTAGCTACTAGAATTGCTAAGTGGGTTGATTTTATTAATTCTAATAAAACAGGAACTAGACATGAAAATCGTATAGACAAATATACAATAAATTCAGATGGAACAATTGATGTAGGAGCTCCTATTACTAAAAAACAAGCATTAGATAGATCGGGCGGAGATTATCATAGTACTTATCCTGAACCTATAATTATTAGAGGCAACGTCATAAAAAAATTGCCAGATTTTATACGTTTTAATAAGTGTTATGGCGATTGTTTTTTTAATGTAAGTGAGATAGAATCTCTTAAAGGCTGTCCTCGAATAATATTCGGAGCTTTATGTTTAAATGCAGATCCTAATCTTCAAATAGACGATTTTCCAGATATGATTTATGGAAACGTGTTTGTCGATAGACATCATAAAGGAAACGAACTAATAGCGAAATGCAAAGTATCTGGAAACGTAAATTGGTGGTAAATATGTAGAGCTTAATAAAACTTAAGCTCTTTTTCTTTATAGAATATCCATATACATTTATTATGAACATAGACAAATATTTAGAGGAATTTGTTGAAACCTTCTTAGGTGCTGATTTTGTTTGGCGTAAAGGACAAAAGGAAGCTATTGTAGAAATAATTACAGCTTATCAAAACAAAGTTAAAACTGTTATATTAGATGCTCCTGTAGGATCAGGAAAATCTATTATAGGTATGGCTGTAGCTTGGATTCTTAATCAAGAAAAGAAAGAAGGTTACATATTAGCTTCTGATATAGCACTTCAAGAACAATATGAAAAAGACATTAAACATTTTAATATTGCTTGGGGTTCTATAAAAGGAATTGATAACTACATATGTGTAGATAATATGGAAAAGAATTCTTTAGGAACTTGTCGTATAAGAAATAAACCTGCTAAAAGAATGCATTGTTATTCGCAATGTCCTTATTTTGTTGCAAGAGATATTGCATCTCATTCTGAAACTTCTTTATTAAATTATGCATATTGGTTAATAATGATGAATTACGTTAATCAACATTTGGATGAAACTGCTTTTCCAGCTCGGGATTTCACAATATGTGATGAAGGACATAAACTATTAGATATTATTCAAAATCATTATTCACCAAGATTTGATCCTAAAACATTAGAAAAAGTAGAAAAACTTACAGAATTCTTTGCAAATTTTAAGGTTCGTAATCATATACAAGATTATTCAGATATTAAAAGAAATATTCAAAGGTTATTTGATAATGAAAATCAAGATACATTAAATGATATTTTAATAGAGATAGAAGAATCATTTGAATCATATAGAGCATCTTGGAATGTCTTAAAAGAAAAAGTTCAAAAAGAATATCCTCATGAAGATCCTCCAAAAGAATGGAGAGAAGCATTAAGACTTTGCGATTGGTTAAAAGATCTACATTGTAAAGTTGAAGATTTTAATGACATAATATCTAAAACATCAACACGAAATATAATCAAAAATCCTACAGGAAAAGATGAACTTACATTTAATTGTTTGGAAGAATCTTATATGATGCATAAATATTTTCATCAATGGACAGGATTTACTTTAATAATGAGTGCTACATTTGCTAATGCTTCAGATTATTTAAGAAGTATTGCTTTAGGAACTGCAAAATATATTAAAATGGATTCTCATTTTGACTTTGATAAATCTCCAATATATTTCTATAATAAAAGAAGAATGTCATATAATCAAATTGAAGCTAATCTTCCTTGGATGTATGAAACTATTGATAAAATACTTGAAACTCATAAACATGAAAGTGGAATTATTCATACAGCTTCGTATGATTTAGCAATGAAAATATATGAGAATATTCCTAAAAGACATAGAAGAAGAATCTTAGTATATAGCGGAACTGAAGAAAAACGTCAAGTTCTTCAAATGCTAAAAGTTAATAAAAATAAGGTTCTTATGGGTCCAAGTTTATTAGAGGGTTTAGACTTAAAAGATGAATGGAGCAGGTTTGCAATATTTGCAAAAGTTCCTTATTTATCTTTAAGTGATAAATTTGTAGCTACTAAATTAAAAATAAATCCTGAGTGGTATAGATGGAAAGCGATAATAAACATACTTCAAGGAACTGGTAGATCAGTAAGGTCTGAAACTGATTGGGCAGTTACATATATCTTAGATGGTTCTCTTGCAGATTTAATCCATAATAATCGAAAGGCATTTCCTATTGAGTTTATTCAGAGACTTAAAATAGTTAATGAATAAATAAAATAAAACTGCTTCTTGAGAATTGTCACAAAATATCTAAACGAAAAATTTAAAGAAGAATTTGATCCTATTTATCATTTAGGAATAGGAATGGACGCTCTAATTAGAAAATACATAATTAGTTTAGGAAAATATAATTTAGAATCTAATAATTATACTGATGATGATTTTTTGTGGATATGTGCTAGACATAATAAATTTGAGTATGTTAAACATTTAGTAGATAAGGGGGCAGATCTTCATAAATATGCAGATAGGGCTTTACGTTGGGCATCTAAAAATAGAAATTATGATATGGCTAAATATCTTTTGGAAAAAGGTGCAAATGTTCATGCTAATCATAATGGTGCTAGAAGTTTAGCACGAGATAATAATGATACAAATATGATAGAGCTTCTAAAAAAATATGAAGAACAAACTCCAAGAACTTTAGAAAATGTTTTAGATGAAAAATTTACAGAGGAATCTGATCCAATAGAAGATTTAGGTATAGGAATAGCAGGAAAATATAAAAAATGGATAAGTAAATTTGATCGTACTCATAAAGACTGGGTTGTATTAGAACATCCCAATGAACAATTAATGGCTGCAGTATATGATGATGAATCTGAATTTTTTGAATATATTATTAAAAATCAACGAGCTAATCCTTCAGCTAATAACTGTGAAGCTTTAAGAGAATTAGCTTTTAAAGGTGATTATAAAGGTGGAGTTAAATTAGTTAAACTTGGAGCAGATTTGCAAAAGGCTATACAATTTTGTAAAGATAGATCTGGGTGGTCAAGTACATTACAAGGATTACAAAAAATTCGTGAAATGTTAAAAGATAACGTAAATGAAAAATTTACAGAAGAGGGTGATCCTATAGAAGATATGGGTATAGGAAAAGATTATTATAAAAGATTATTAAAAAGTTTATATCCTACAAAGATTCCTATGAATCGTTATTATGACTTAAACAAATTTTTTGATTACATGTTTGACCAATCAGATATTACTCTCGTTGATAATACACATTTTAGAATAGTTTGTAAAGAATATTCTAGAGATCAATTTTTTCAAGATCTTACAGAAGTATTAAAACGTTATGGAACTAATATTAAAAAGGTAACTAGACTTCTTGATTATGTATTAACAATAGATTTAGAAGAGCCTATAAATAAACAAGTTAATGAAAAATTTCAAGAAGATTCAGATCCTATAAAAGACATGGGCATTGGATTAAAGGGAAGATGGAAAAATTTGAAACGAGGAGATGTTGTTAAAGTAAAAAAATCTTTAAATCAACTTCATCCAAGCATAAATAAAGGAGATTATCTTATTATTTTAAAGGTACAAGAATTTCCTGGCACTGAATGGGACAAAAAACCAGATGTATATAGAGTACATGATAAAAAAGACGTTAAAGAAAAATTGGAAAATATTTCTCAATTATCACCAACAATAGATTTTTGGGGGTGGAAATGGGATTTTTATAAAGATTTTTTTCAACCAGTAGACAGATGGGAATTAAATGAAAAATTTCAAGAAGACTCGGATCCTATAAAAGACATGGGTATTGGATTAAAAGGAAGATGGGATAATTTAAAAAAAGGAGATGTAGTAAGAGTTAAAAAATATATGAGTTCAGGACTTCCTAATGAAGGTGATTATCTTATTATTACTGAGATATTTCAATATCCAGGAAAAGAATGGGATAAAAGAGCAGCAGTAAATGTATGTAAAAGTATGTCAGAAGTAAAAAATAATTTAAAACGTATAGATAATTTATTTACTATGACAAGTAATTGGGGGTGGAATTGGGATTTTTATAAAGAATTTTTAGAACCTATAGATGTTGATGTAAATGAAAAATTTAAAGAAGAATCCGATCCTATACACGATTTAGGAATAGGTGTAGAACCCCTTGTTCATAAATGGTTTTTAGGATTTAGAGTTCCTGAATATCAATATAAAAAATTCATTAGTGTGGTTGGTGGAAAAGTTAATAGTAGTTGTGGAATGAGTTGTGTAGACAGAGTTAAAGGGCAAATTCCAGATTTTATTCAATTTGGAGAAATGCACGGAGATTTTGATATATCTCATAGCGAACTTACTACATTAAAAGGTGGGCCTACTGAAGTAACAGGATCTTTTTATTGTCAGGATAATAATTTAACTTCTTTAAAATATGCTCCAAAAATAGTGAAAGGTGGATTTGATTGTAGAAATAATGCAGTACAATTTACAAAACAAGATGTCAAAAAACATTGTAAAGTTCTTGGAGAAATATTTGTTTAATAAAGACAGCATTCAAAAACAGTGAATAAATAAAATAAAAGTATAATGGCATTACATCTATGAAAGAATTTAGAAAAAATAAAGACGGATATTTTATATGTGAAGAATGTAATAATTATTTTAAAACTACTTATGGGTTGCTGCATCATATTTCTCGTATACACAAAAATAAAATAGAATATTTTGATAAATGGATAAAAGAAGAAAATGACGGTAAATGCATAGAGTGTGGAGAAAAAACATTTTTAGAAGGGGGAAAATATTATAAATTTTGTAGTTCTAGTTGTTCTAGCAAATATAATTTAAGAAAAAACGGTAGTCCATTTTCAAAAAAAGAAATTAGAAATAAATCTCTAAAAACTTTAAAGAAAAATTATAGAAATGAATATTATTTACAAACACCGGAAGGAAAGGCTTTTTCTAAAAAAATGAGAAAAGAAATGAATGATATTATTATGAGTAATATTAAAAAATCAAATATGGAAAAATATGGAGTAGAAAATGTATATCAATTAAATAATGTTAAAGAAAAAATTAAACAAACTTGTAAAGAAAAGTATGGAGTAGAAAATATTTCTCAATTAGATTCTATAAAAATTAAAAAACAAGAAAAGTGTTTCAAAACACAAATTAAATTAAAAAAATATAAAAATACAAATATTTTTTATCAAGCATCATATGAATTAGATTTTTTAGATAAATACTATCCTATTTATCCAGATATTGAAAACGGCCCTGTTATTAGATATAATTTTGAGGGAAAAACACGAATATATTTTCCTGATTTTTATATTCCTTCATTAAATTTAATAATTGAAATAAAAAATAGTTGGTTAGCAGAAAAAGATAAAGATAAACTTAAAAATAAAGAAATTGGAGTTAAAGAAAAAGGCTACAAATTTTTATTGTTAATAAATAAAAATTACAATGATTTTAAATAATAAAAAATAGAAAAATGGCATTACATCAAAAATATAATAATGAAGATATATTAACGCGTTCTATCATAGCGGGGTTGTTGAATATTCTTAATAATAAAATAGATTACACGCAAATATGGGCCAATGATGTTATAGAGCATGTCCAAATTCCTTTTTATTATAATCTTTCGGGAGATGAGCGATTTCAACAAGATTTTTATACTCATTATGCAGATTGTGTTCCTCCTAAACCTGTTGATGGAAATTTTGATATGATTCCAAGAGGAATTTTAACATACACTGGTTCTGTAGTTGATGCAACTCGTACAACCTCTCGTTATATACAAGGCTCTTATCTTAAAGAAGTTAATGGGCAATTACAAACATATAGATCTTTTCTCTATTCTATTCCATTAAACGTTAATTTTCATTGTGAATTATTTTTTGATACGCAAATTACTTCATTAAAAGTTGAACAATTAATACGTGAAGTATTCTATAAAACTATTACATTTTATGTTTATTACAAAGGTATGCGTTGTGGTTGCACTGTAGGATTTCCAGAAGATTATGCATTAGAAAAAAATATACAATATTCTTTTGAATTAAATAATCCTATTAAGATTACATTTGATTTACAAGTAGAAGCATATCAACCAGTATTTGATCCAACAACTGAAGTTAATGCAAATGATTATATGGCAGGTTTAGGCTATCGTATTGTTGATAAATCTATGCCTAAAAATGATGGTAATATTACAATAACAACTCCTGTTAATGCTACTAATGATCTAATTTTACCAAAAGGATATCCACTATTATTGGAATGGGATTACATAAATGAAAATGCAATCATAAATCGTGTTGATATTTTATGGTCTCCTGCCGGTGAAAATACTAGAAATATAGTTGAACGTCTTGTTCCTAACCATGAATATTATATTTGGAATATTCCTGAAACCTTTACTAATTATAAACATCCAGCATTTATGTGGCCAATAGATGGTAGCATTTCAATATATCGTCAGCCACTTGTTAGAATATTGCCAGATCTTATTACTAAAGAAATTTCAGATACATCATTTATAATTGTTGATAGTGGATATTTTATATCTCCCTCACCAGATGCATCTGCAAATATTGTATTAGAAATGAGAGATGTAAATAATAGAGTAGTATACACTGGAGATACTTCTATATATTTTACATTAAAAGGAAATAAATTAGATAGTTTTCATGTTCCAAATGGTGATGTAGTATTCCCGGGAAACATAGATTACAAAGAAATAGATATATATGTAACAAACTCTGTTACGGGATATAATGAAGCTCTTGTTCAAACTACTCAACCTGAAGCTTTCGGAGTTATCCGTAATGTAACAATAGTGTAAAAATTGTCCAAAAAAATAAAAACGTAATAAATATATAAATAAAATTAATGTATAAAAATTAATAAATGGATATGATAACAAAAATCAACCAACTAAAACAGCAAACTCAAAATGTTGAAGTTCAAGCATTATGCGAATCTACATTATCTGCTTTAAGTTCAGCTATTTATAACAATGTTTCAAACGATGCACGTTTTGAAATTGAAAGAGTTGCTTTAACAAATCTCTTTGAGGGTTTAGAAAAATACTCTACTGATAAAGTTATTACTGAATGGCTAAACAATCAGAAGAGAGTATATTCAGTTAAAAACTTAGGAGTTCGCAAAGCTATCAATACTTTATATGACAAAGAAGCTAGATTTGATGGAACGCTTGAAGCAATCCTTGATAGTTTTAGAGAAAAAATTGATGTTGTACCAGAAGTTCTTCTTTATGAAGATTTTATTTCTGCATTATCTGGATTTAGTCATCTTCCTACAGCTAATACTGAATTAGAAGCTATTTCTAATAAAGTTAAAAATTATAAGAATGATGTAGATATCTCTAAAATAATAGAGGTGATGAAAGAAACCCGCAGTAATTATCTTCTTCCTTATATTGAAGATTTGGTTGATAATTATCTTAATGATAAAACTGAACAAAATAAGCATTTTCTTAAAGAAGCATTAGTTAAATTTAGTCATGATAATTTTATTCGTGACATTCTTAATGTACTTATGTTAGACGCTACTCAACTTCAACTTGAATATGCAAATTCAGAATGTGAAATAGAGGATAAAATATTTTCTCCAATTCTTTATTTAGGAGAAAGCGAAGTGTTGTTTAATGTTAAAGGCACATATTATGTTAAGAAAACTAATTATATTAATAAAGTAAAAAAACAAGAAGTAGAAAATATTGAAGAAAGCTTTAAATCTCTTTGCGAAGTTATTAATTATCCAAATATAGAGATCAATAAAAAAGATATAAAAGTCTATGTTGGTGAAGATAATGCAATTTTAACCGAAGATGATACACTAATTAATGGAGAAAATTTTAGAACTGATCAAATAAATGAAGCAGCAGAAGTTGCAAAATGGGGTGGTAATAGTGAATTTTTTAATATCGTTAATTTATTAAGAGAAAACTTTAATGAAATCGTAGAACTTGATTTTGTTAAAAGAGTTTATCTTAAAGAAAATGAAAATTATGCAGCAGATGTATTCAAATTAAGAGATCATATTTATATCACGACATTTGATCCTCTTAATAATAAATCTACATTCTATCGTAATATCAATCCTATACAGGCTGAAAAAATTATGATGGAACATATGAGATTTGATGTTTCAAAAACATTTGAAGATATTCTTCCAAATAAAGAAAAAATTCTATCAGAAATAGAAGATACAAAACATGAATATACAGATTATATTAATGAATTACAAACAAAAATAAATAAGTTTAGTTTTGATTATAATAATCAAATATCTATGACAGTTGTAGAAGCTCTTACAGAAGAACTTGAAGAAGTTAAAAATGATTATAAAAATTATCTTAATAAAGTTGAAGAATATACAAGTGTTGCAGAAAACTTAAATATTACAGTTCAAGATGATCAATCTGGAAAATCTTATACTGTAGTTGTTCCTACAGGAGCAATGGCTGCTAAGGGTGAACAAGGAAATGGTGAAGTTGGAGCAGAAAGTACAGAAGCTGGAACTGAAGTAGGTATGGCAAGTATGCCAAGTCCTGGTGGTTCAGGTGGAGCAGCATCAGCAGTTACATTTAATGATGATGAATCAGAACTTATAAGTGATCAACCATCAGATGAAAGAGATAAAGTAGATTTAGGCGCAGATGAACTTGAAGCTTATGCAGACGTAGTAGATGCAGAATCAGATCTTGACGCTCCAGAAGGTGAAGAAGAAACTGGTGTTGAAGGTGGAACAGAAGGCGGAGAAACTGTAGGTGGTGGTGCAGGAGATGTGCCTACTGCAGAAACTCCAACAGAAGAACCTACTGAAGGCGGAGATGAATTAGATCTTGGAAATACTGGAGAAGAAGGCACAGCTGAAATTGAAACTCCAGAAGAAAGTGCTGAAGATGAAACACCAAAAGAAAAAGAAGAAGAAGCAGCAGGCCCTCCAGAAAAGAATCTTGAAAGAACAAATTTCAATAAGGATAAAAATCCTAACGACTTAGAGGAACCGCGAAAACCCAAAAAAGTTTTCTTAAAAAGACAAAAGAAAGTATAAATAGCAAAATAAAAATTTTAAGCTATGGATAATATATTAGATGAAGAAAAACAAGAAGTAGAATATTTACAACTTAATGAATGCGTCCAAATAGGAGATAAAGTAAAACTTGATGGACAAAAAGGATTTGTGATTGGAGAAATCAATGGACAAGTTATTGTTCAAATTCAAGGAAACACATCATTAGTTGATCCTTCTAAACTCAAAACTGAGAAACAAGAAACGCCTGAAATAACACCTGAAAAACAGTTCAAATTTGATGAAGTTACTCAAAAACTTTTATTTGAACAATATATTAAATGCGGAGTTTATATGGGAAATGTTCCTATTAAACTTAGTGATTGTTTTGTTAGATATGACTTGTGGCAAAAAGCAAAAGATGATGATAACGTAAAAGTTCTTATAGAAGGAAGTGTTTCATTTATGCCTAAATCACAAGTTAGAATATTTGAAGATCTTAATGATTTTGCAAATGAAGACAACTATGTTCCGGGAGTCATTATAGATGAGGGCAATGAAGATGCTCTTGAAAATATTCTTATTAACGCTGTTGATTATTCAAATGCTATTGGAGATGCAGATGCAGTTAAAATCATTCGTAAAACTCCTGATGGACAACAAGAAATGCAAACAATGCCTAAAGGAACGTTAAGAACATTATCAGTATAATATGAGAGCAAAAACTATTAATGAAATTTATTCAGATGAAGATTTTGAAAAAGGAGACAATCTTGAAGGCGTTGTATTTGGAATAACTCTTAATTTTAAAGGAGATTTCAGAAGAAAAAAATTATTAATTAAAAAATTAGTTAGAGCTAAATATCAAATAACAGATCCTACTATTAAAGCTCTTTTAGATGAAGTAATAGATGCATTAGACTAATGGCTAAACAAACACCGGTTAAACCGACGATACCTATTAAAGTAACCAATCCGTTTGGTGAATTTATAAAAAATTATTGGGGTTACTTCATGACTGTAGTAACCGCAGTGACCTTTGTATGGACGCTTGGTGTAAAGTCAGAAAGAAAAGATAATGAAAAAATATCTCTTAAAAAAGATGTTACTGAAATAAAATTTAATCAACTTACAGATAGTAGAAAATTAGATTCTTTGATAGTCATTGTATGGGAAATTAAATTAAAAACAAATGATGTAGTAAAAAATCAAAATCTTATAATAGATAATCAAAATTTTATGAAAGAATCTTGGATTAAATATCTTGCTAATGATAAATCTCTTACAAAGAAAGATTTTGTACAATATATGGATGAATTAAAACTTCAACTTATTCCTAAAATACCTGAAGAAAAAATTAAGCCTCCTAAATTAGACCCAAACATTATTATTACTCCTATTGAACCAAAGGAAAAAAATGAATGATAAGTGTTAAAAATTAATTAAAAATTAAACGTGACAAAACAATGTCGCGTTTTGTTCATATAAATTAAAAATTAATTAAAATTGAAATTATGGGACTACATCATGTAAAGAATGCCGACCTGCGAAACGAAATAATAAAATCTAAAGAAGCTGATAAATTAACTCCAATTGCTTTGGATATGTTTATGTTAATGGCAAAGAAATTTTCTACTAAATTAAACTATATTTATCCTGAAGATCGAGAAGATTGTATATCATTTGCAGTTATGGATTGTTTTCAATATTGGCGAGGATATGATCCGGCAAAATCTCAAAATGCATTCGCATATTTTACACAAATAATTAAAAACGGTTTCGCAAAAGGATGGAGAAAATTATATGGAAATATGCCAAAATCAAAGAAAATTTCGGTGTCAAGTAATAAGATCTATAATATATAAATAAAAATGCGTATATTTAGAAAAAAGAAAAGTTCTTTTGAAAAATTTCTTGAAAACGAAATGGCTGAAGGGCGCCTTCATATATGTAGAGAAAGCGATTCTGTAAAAATTTATGCAGATTTTTTTCAAAAGAAAGTAAAAGAAGGCTATATAAATGTACATATAGGAAGTTTTTAAAATGACTAATAATGATAATAAATGAATCATCTAAAAGTCTATGAATCTATAATTCAAGTAGCAAAACTTGAAAATAGAATTAAGTTAAGAAAAAATCAAGAAGATTATGTTTATTATGAAAATCATCATATAATTCCATTGTGTTTAGGCGGAACTAACGAAAAAGAAAATTTAGTTTTATTGACAGCAAGAGAACATTATATTTGTCACAAATTGCTTACATACATATATAAAGGAAACAGAAAAATCACATTAGCATTTCATAAAATGATATTTGGTATACATAAAGAAAACTATAAAATTTCTTCTCGTGACTATAAATATGTAAAAGAATTAATTTCATTAACTGGGCATTCTAAAATAACAAAACAAAAAATAGGTAAAGCTAGATTAGGACTTAAATTAACAACAGAATGGAAAAATAATATTTCTAAAGCAACTTATGGACATAAGCGTTCAATCGAAACAAAAAAACGTATATCAAATGCAAAAAAACTTAAAAATAATGCATTCTTTAAGGGATCGGTTTGCGAAAGTTTAATTGAAAAATATGGAGAAGAACAAGGGAAAATAAAAATACAAGAATATAAATATAAATTACAATTAGCTAATAAAGGGCGAAAGCATTCTTCACAAACTAAAGAAAAATTGAGTATATCATCACATAAAAGAAAATATAAACATTGTAACTATTGTAATAAAGATTTTGACCCCGGCAATTATGGAAAATGGCATGGCGAAAAATGTAAATATAAAAATATCTGCAATGAGTGATAATCTAAATCAAAATTATAAATTATGGCATACACCCAAACGTAATAATTTTACTGAAGCGGGAAAATTAAAAAAGGGTGAAACCTATCAAGGATATTATAAAGTTCAAAATCCTGATAAATATCTAGGCGATCCTAATCTTGTAATATATCGTTCAGGTTGGGAGAAATCATTTTGTAGATGGTGTGATTTTTCTCCATCAGTTAAACGTTGGTCTTCAGAACCAATTAAAGTTCCATATTATGATAGAGTATCTAAACTTGAAGAATGCAAAAAATATGGACTAAATCCCAATGATCCAAAAAATTGGGTTGTTAAAAACTATAATACTGATTTCTGGATTGAAATAGATAAAGGCGAAGGAAAAGTAGAAAAAATGTTTTTAGATATAAAGCCTGCCAATAAACTTAAGAAACCTGTGCCTCCTGGTCCAAATGCTCCGTTAAAAGAATGGAAAAGATTTAATTTAGATGCTAAAGAATTTTTAATTAATGAAGCTAAATTTGCTGCTATGAATGCTTATGCTGAAAAAAATGGCGTAAAATTTTATGTATTCACAGAAGATACTCTTCAAAAATTAATAGGAAGATTTTGGCCCTCAAATAATGCATAGATATGGAAGATCCAAAATTAATACATGAAAAATTAAAACGAATAGATGGAATCAATGATCTTGCATTTGAGCGTTTATTTGATAATTATCTTAAATTAGATTTAAAGGGTTCTAAAAAATTAATAGACATTGAATCTACTGATCAAGAATCTATTGTAAATAGAGTAAAGAGAGGAGTACCTGCAGAAGGAATGGTATATACTTTTATTCATTTAAATGAAACTAATATAAACGAGTTACAAAATTTAAAAACAGGAAAAGTTATTACATTTCATGATTTTACTCCAATATTATTTTGTACAAGATATGATTATTCTAATAAATTAGTTAAAGGCATAAATTTAAATATGTTACCTAAAGGCGAAAGAGTAAAATTTTTTCAAGCCTATTATGATTTATATAAACCGTTTTTAAAAGATATAGAAAGAGATACAGAGTACAATGTTTTAGCACTAAACGCTGAATATCAAATTGCTGCAATAACTGGAAAAAATCCTGCTATTTTTAAAATGTTTAATGATCAACAAAACGCTCTTTTTAATTATGGTTATAGGTCTTATAGTCTTAATCATATTCGTAAATTAAGAATGATAGAATATGAGGAATGGCAATATATTCCATTTTTTGATTCAAAACAATCTTTCAAAAAAGCTAATCTAGAAATGATATATAGAACTTATTGGAATAATCTAAATAAAACTAAATAGAATATTAAATATATAAAATAAATAAAGAATTAACATGGCAGGATTTTCAATTCGAGATTTGGATAGAAATTCTAAATCTTTTTTAGATAACATACAAAGAAATATCCGATATCTTTCTGTTCTTGGAATGAAATGGGATGAACGAGTAATAAAGCAATCTCGTGCCATTGGTATTAGTGAACAAACTGAAGACTCAATCTATAGTCTTTATGGGCAACATCAATTATATTCCGGAGCCGATATTAATCAAAAAGAATTTATTGCATTTTTTGATAAAGAATATCCAACAAGAAGAGATTTTCTTCGTAGATTTGCAATGAATGGAGAAATAGAACATGTAATAGAAGTTATAGCAGATGAAACAATTATTCAAGATGATGCTAACTTTTTTGCATATCCTAATACGAAAAAATTAAAATCAGTTCTTAAAGCCGAAAAAGCAAAAGAAATTGTAGATGATCTCAATGAATCTTTTAAAAGAGTTTATTATGCATTCGGTTTTAATACTGGACATGATGGATGGCATTATTGTAAAAAATTCTTAATTGATGGATTTCTTGCATTTGAAATTATATATGACGGTGAAGGCTCTGACCCTGCAAAAAATGTTTTAGGATTTAAAGAACTTGATCCTGTTACTCTTGAACCAGAAATGAGAAAAGATGAAGATGGTAACGAATTTAGAGTATGGATTCAATTTAGAGGAGATTCAGAAAAACAAAGAGAATTAGTTGACGGAAATATAATTTATATTTCATGGGCTAGAGGAAATTTTATATCTCGTTTATCATATGTTGAAAGACTTGTAAGAGCATTTAATATGCTTAGAACAATGGAAAATTCACGTATTATTTGGAATGTAATTAATTCTCAATATCGTATGAAAATGATTGTGCCTATTGGAACACAATCAGAAGTTAAAGCAAGAACACGATTATCTGAATTACGTGCAATGTATAAAGAAGATGTTACAATAGATTATCACAGTGGTGAAGTAACAATTAATGGAACTCCAAATTTTTCATTTGCAAAACAATATATCTTTCCATCAAAAGAAGGTGGTGGACAAGTTGAAGTGGATTCTTTTGCTCCTCAGGGATTTGATTTAACAGGAACAATGGCTCTTGATTATTTTTGGAAAAGATTTATTATTGAAACAAAAATTCCAAAAGATAGATTTTCAAGTAGTGGAGAAGAAGGTGCATCTGGCGGTTCTAATTGGACAACTGGCGGAGAAAGCATTGCAAGAGAAGAAATAAGATTTAATTATTTTATTAATCGTATTCGTTCTATACTTCAAGATATATTATTAAAACCTACTTGGATTCAATTTTGTTTAAAACATCCAGAGTTTGCAAAAGATAAAGCATTAAAAGGTGCTATTGGTCTTGAATTCATTGAAGAAAACTTATTTACTGAGGCTAAGAAAAGAGACATAGCTAGACAAGGATCTGGTATAGTTGGTGAATTAATGAATATTAAACAACAAGAAGTTGATGCTGAAGGAAATATAACAGTAGATGGAATGTATTTTGATCCAAAATTTTTAGTTGAAAAATATATGGATTTTACTGAAGAAGATATGAAATTAAATGAAAGATATAAGAAAGAAAGAAGAGAACAACTTACTCGTATTGCTCAAAATGTTAAACGTATTAATGCAGCTCAAGGCGAAGAAGGAGGAGTTCCTGGAACTTCAACTGGTGGAATGGGCGGAGGAATGGATCTTGGCGGCGGTTTAGGTATGGGTGGCGGGGGAGAAGATCTTGGCCTTGGCGCTCCTACTGAACCTGGCACTGAAACAGGAGGAACAGAAACAGCACCTGAAGCCGGTGGAACAACATTAGGAATTTAAAATTAAAATTTAATAGCATGGACACAACATTTTTAAAAACTATTATTATCTTAGGGGGTATAATAGTTATCCTATTAGCAGTTATTATATGGGATAAAGTATCAGAAAAATAATCTTTAAAATAAACTTAAAACTATGAAAAACTTTTTAACAAAATTATGGGAAGTATTAAAAGGATGGGCAATAAATACAGCATTGCCGGAATTTAAAAAATATTGGGTACAATATGTTAATATATTAATATTATTTTTTGCATTTGTAGCTACTAAAGGATTACTTCATGGAGTATTAGGAATTTGGTTAGCAATATTTGTTATTTATTATGTACTTTGGAGATTTTTTGGTCTTAATAAATTATTTAATACGCCTACTGAAGATCCTCAAGTAGTTAATCCTCCAGCACCTCCAGCACCTCCAACACAACCAGTTGAAACTGTTAAACCTGTTACAGCTCCAAGAAAAAGAGCAACAAAAGCTAAAGTTTAACAAATAATTAACAAAGATATGATACAAATTGTAAGATTTTGTATTATATTTGTTCTTTAAGATATTGAGAATGCTCGCAAGAGCTAGTTATAGAGTAGGTATGCAAGACGTGGGGTCGGATCCCACCATCTCCACAAATCTTTATAAAAGAGATATTGCTTTTAATGGGGATGATTTGGTTTAGATTGTATACTAAGGGAAATAATGAATGTCTCAACACGCAAGTAAACGGCGAAAATAGTTACGCATTACAAATGGCTGCTTAAGAAGCACTCGTTGGTAGGAGATTTACCCCCAGCCTCAGTGGGGGTTTTTTGTCAATTCAATTTAGACATAAAGAATATATAAATAAAAGTAATTCATTCTATGAAAGCTCAATATGTATTTGAAAAATTTGTAGAAAATTCAGATCCTGTATGGGATATGGGAATTGGTTTAGCTCAAAAAATTAAAAAATGGCTAAATCAAATTAACTCAGGTTTACATAAATATTTTAAACCCAATGATCGTAGTGGTTTTGATGATTTCGACGTAATGAATTATGTAACAATAAATTTAGATGGAACATTAAATGTTGATAATTGTTCTATACAATTTTTTCTATTTGATAATTTTCCTGAATTCATTGAATTTAATAAAATAAATGGAGATTTTTCTATTACAAATTCAAAAAACTTCAAATCTCTACATGGTTTTCCTAAAGAAGTAACGGGTGATTTAGTTTTTATTAAAAATGGTATAAGACCATCAGAAGAAAAATTAAGAAATATTTGCAAAGTTGGTGGTAAAGTAACTATACATGATTGGGATTATGAACAGAAAAAAGAAAGTAGAAAAAGATATAAAGAGTTGGGCCCTATAGAACAAAGAAAAACACATCTTACAGGAAAAAAATCATGGGGAGATAAAACCTTTTCAAGAGGATATAAAATCTGGAAAATATTAGAATTTATTGAAGAAGCTGGGCTTGAAGGCAGAAGATACACAGATATAATAAAATTTGCATATGAAATGTCTAGCGGAAGGGGAAAATTTGATAAAAATCTTAATAGAGGATATTATTCTGGCGCATTTGCATATGGATTAATTAATGGCAAAACAAGAAAAAACTCAGCGGGTAATTATATTCTTGATACTAGTGGACAAAATTATTTAGATCAATATAGACCTTATTTTGATGATGGAATAAAATATTAAAGAATGAATGAAATCTAAATACATATACGAAGTGTTTTCAGAAGAATCAGATCCTATAAGAGATATGGGTATAGGAATAAAGCCCATACAGATATTAGAAAAATTTATTGAAGATTTTTCTGAATATTTTAAATTTAAGGATATTTATTATGATGAAGTAGGTCATTATTATGATATAAATACAGACGATGTTATGACTATTGTTTGTGAAAATGGAAGTCATCCAGCTGCTAAATTACTTTACAGTGAAACAAATCAATTAGATTTTGCTATGAATAATAAAGCGGGAAATGCTATATTAAAAGGCGCTAGATGGGGGTGGATTTATAACACAGAAGGAAAATATTATTATATTAAAAATATATATGATATGAAAGGCGTTATAAAAGAAATTTTTAAAATAAAAAAATAACAGCATCGAGTTTTGATAGATCTATAAAAAAATACGAAAGTTATTTATATACAACTAAAAAAATGCAGGATTTATTAAATGAAGGCTAGAAGAGTATTTGAAAAGTTCTCAGAAGAATCAGATCCTATAAGAGATATGAATATAGGATATGGAGAAAAAATGGTTAAAACAAAAGCGTTTAAACTATTACAGTTTATTGCAAAATACAGAGAAGAAGGCGCAAGCTTTACAGATATACAGAAATATATTTTTGTAACTTTAAATGGACATTCAAAAGCTGACTTTTATAAAAAAGAACCAAAATACGATTGGAGCAACGGATATCAACGTCAAATTGGAGAACAAAGACAACAAAGAGGCTATTGGACTGATCAACTCTATGGAACATATAGACAAGCAGGTTTATTACCAAAATATTGTGTAAAAAATCCAATTACAAAGAAGTGGGTATTAAAAAGAATGCCAAAACCAGGAGAAAATCTTTTTGGACGATAAATATATAAGATATATAAAATAAAACTAATTATATGAAAGCAGGTAATTTTAACATCAACGACTATTTAGAAAAACTTTACGAAGAATCTACTCAAATGATGAGTGGTGGCGAAGGCTTAACTGATGCTGATGGAATAGTTATTCCAGATACAAATAAGAAATCTTATGATTGGCTTAAAAAAGAATTTCAAAAGGGAAAAGTCGAAGTTAAAGTAGAAATGAATATGGGCGGTTCTAAATTTGAACCTGGATACGATCTTCAAACAGATCTTGACTCAGTTAAAGACTTTAAACCCGGAATGTTTGGTGAAGTTAAAACTGCTGGCGGAAAACCTGGAGAAAAAGAAGATGGAGCTCCTGGTGAAAAAGAACCAGAGAAAAAAGGAAATCTCGATCCTAAGAAAGAATCTCCCAATTTTTCAAAAGGAGAAGGTGAAAAAGGTCCTGCAGCGAAAACTGATGGCAAACCCGGTGATATAAAAGATAAAGGAAAAGCTCCAGAAGATAAAGCTCATGAAAAACATGAAGCTGGTGAATCTAAAGAAAAAGAAGCTAAAGAAGAACACGAAGCAGGTGAATCTGAAGAAAAAGAAGAAAAAGAAGAAAAGAAAGCTGCTCCTGGCGATACAAAAGTAAAAAAATTAGATCTTAAAACAAAAAAATAATGACGCTGAGTAATAATTCATTAAGTAATAAATTAAATGAATTTAAAAATAAAGGTGAAAAATCTATAGAAACTGAGTCTACTAAAACACAGTTTACTAATACATTAGCAGATCTTTTTACTTCATTTATCCTATTATTTATTATACCATTTAAATCTTTTATTTTTGGATACACATTAAAACTTATATTTAAAACGGATTGGAACATTTGGGGCCTATTGTGCATAGGCCTTTCCGTTGTTTTTATTTTTCAATATATAGAAAACATTTTTTATAAACCATAATCTTTAATACTTTTTTTATGTATAACGCAACACTTATCGCCGTATCAGGTCTTGATGCTTCAGGCAAGAGTACACAAGTAGAATTAATAAAACAATATCTCACAGATAAAAATCTTAAATTTGAATATGTTCATTTTCCAAAATATGGAGATAATGAAGCGAGTATTGTTATATCATCTTATTTAAGAGGAGAATATGGTGATGTAAAGAAAGTAGATCCTGTATTTATAGCAAACATGTATGCAATGGATAGATTTTTATATCTTCCCACTCTTAATAAACAATTAGCAGAAAATGATGTTCTTTTATTAGATAGATATGTATTTTGTAATATGGCTTTTCAAGGAGCTAAATATAATACTAGTATACAATCTAGTATAATAAGAGAATGGATTGATGAATTTGAATTTGGATTTTTAGAATTACCATATCCAGATTTAAATATCTTTTTTGATGTTCCTATTGATATTATCAAAGAAAGATTACAGCATAGAAGTGAAAATGAATCTCATTTAAAAGATATTCATGAAGCAGATATAGAATTTCAAAGTAGAGTTAGAGATAATTATCTTGCATTGAAAACATATGATAATTTTGAAGTTGTTGATTGTGCTCGACGTATATCAGCTGAAGAATCTAATATTGAAAACTTAAAAACGTATACACCAACTGAACTTTTTGATGAATATAAATATTTATTAGATAAAACTTTATTAATACGATAATATGGCTTATAAAAAACTTATACCAAAAGTAAAAACAAAACTTACAGAAAACATAAAAGATTTTTCAAATAATAAACAGTTATATCTGTTAAGTAAACCGCACTCTTCTTTATCAGTATTATTTATAGAAGATAAATATGATGAATGGTTTGTTCATGTGAAGTATTATAAAACAAAATCTGGAGAAGTTACTGATTCTAGTATGATAATTAAAAAAGATGTTGAAGATTGGCTATCACATATAAAAAATAGTGGCTATATAGTTAAAAATAACAAATAATTAACAAAATTAAAAATCATTAACACACATTTGTATTATATTGTATTATATCAAATCAAAACTTTTTAACATTTTTTATATATAAAAATAAAATAAATATAAACTTAAAACTAAAATAAAGATTATTATGGCAAATGAAAAACCAACCGTATCAGCTACTCCTACTGTAGATGCAACTCAAAAAGTTGAAACAAATGCTTATGTTCCAACATATAGAATTAAACCCGATTTTAAAAAGGCTCTTTTACAAGCAGTAGGAGATCGTCCTTTTAATGAAATCGCTGGACTTATTCAAGCAATTGATGTTGAAAAAATGGATCATCAAACTTTAACTCAAATTGTTAATGCTATTGGACAATTTCCATTTGTAAGAGTAGAAGCTATGATGAAAAATATCAATAATTTCGTAGAACAAATTATAGAAGATTAATTTTCTATGATAACATAATACATAAACACATAAACTAAATTAAAATTATTGTATGAGTAAGAAAAATCCTAGTATCCAAACTATTGCATTAAATTTTATAGAAGAAAAAAATAACAAAAATTTTGAAATCTTAATTAATCGTTTAAAACCAGGCCTTTCATCATTCGCATACAAATACGTTAGAGATAGAGATTTAGCTAAAGAAGTAGTAGCACAAACTTTTATAGCTATTTGGGAAAAAATTGAACAATATAAAATTCAATATAATTTCTCTACATGGGTATATGCAATTGCAAAAAATGAAGCGCTCGGTATTATAAGAAATGGCAGTAGAAATCTATCTTATGATAGATATATGAGTAATCATTCTAAATTACTTCAAAATTATAATCCAGTATTTAATATGAATACTGAATGTATGGGTCCAAGCGGAGAAGAATTAACACAACAATTATTTGATGCATCAATTTCTGCAATAAATCAATTAGAAGAACCATATAAAACTGTAATGATTGAAAGAGAAATTAATCAAAAACAATTGAATGATATAGCAGATGATTTAGGTTGGAATCTTTCAACTGTTAAAACAAGACTTCGTAAAGCTCGTAAAGATGTGGCTGATGGTCTTTATAAAAAATATCCAGATTTAGTGGATTCGTATTTTGGAAATGAAAATGAAGAATAACATGAAAAAAGAAGACGTTCTTAAATCTAAAGAATTTAAAATTCTTGCAACTCAATTAATGATGGAAGAAGGTTATGATGGATGTGATATAAAAGGCCATGTAGAAACATATGGACTTAAATTTAAAAAACCAGCTCTCAGAAAAGAAATTGAAGCAAGAGTAGATTTTTTTATTAAAAGAAAATTAAAAATTAAAAAATAACATGTTAGATTTTTTAAAACCAAGAAATTGGGGAATTGTTAAAGTCTATAGAGATTTTGAAAATTTTTCTGACTGGAAAAGAATAATTCGAAAAGAAGAATCAAATCCTAATTCTAAATATAATAAATGGAAATTAGAACGTACAAAATTATATGATATTTTTGTTACGATTACTTTAGATGATTCTGATTCTGTTTTGCCAGATGTAATTAAACGTACAAAGGTGTTAGAATCTTTAAACCTCCTTAATCGTTATTTAGATGAAGAACTTGGATTTGCTGAATGTTTAAGTTGTGAATTTAATCAATTTGAAGATGATAAAGGAAATCCAACGTTATCATATTTTATAGTATATCGATTTATTTTTAATAAACTTTCTTTATCTTGGTTATTAAAATTTATTATTATTAACGGATTAATAGTATTTGTAGTTCTTAAATTTAAACTAATACCCCTTTTAATAACGTGGGTTTCGAATTTGACTTAAACAATGTAAAATGGATAAAGGGATCTTATGGATTGCCGGAGGCAGTCTATAAAATTAAAATTCCATCGGTATCAACAATTCTTGGTGAGATGATTCCTGATCCAGAATATGATAAATGGGTAGAAACTATGGGTCAAGCTGCAGTAGATAAAATAATGACCGCGGCAGGTAACAGAGGCTCATCTATGCACACATTTGTAGAAAACTTTATATCCAAATATTCTTTATCAAAAGATGTTTCCGAAGCATTAAAATATACTCAAGAAGAAAGTCCTAAAATATTAAAAGAAGATAATATTCCAAACGATAAAATAGAAGAAGGGAGAAATTTATTCTATAAATTCTATTATTCAGATTACTCCAATCAGTATAATGATATGTTAGCAATAGAATTAGGAATTTATTCACCTTCTTTATTTTATCGAGGAAAATTAGATATTCTTTATAAAGATAAAATATTTGGTTTAGCTCTTACTGATTTTAAATCTTCTAATGGAAAAATTAAAAAAGGAAGCACAAAAGAAATTAAATATTTCTATCAGTTAGGAGGATATGCAAATTGTTTACGAGAAATGTATAAAGAAAAAGGTTTAATAATAAACAAAGCATCTATACTTTGTGTTGATAAGCAATCTGATATTTTACAAGAAATAATATTATCTGGTGTAGAACTTGAAACATATGAACAAAAATTTATTGAATTAGTCAAAGAATATCATATTAAACATTCACAAGAATATTTAATCGTGTAATAATTTTTCTTGTCTTCTTTTTTCAAAATATTTTTTACGTCCTTCAAGTATTTTTCGTTTGTGCTCTTCTGTTTTTTTAACTCCCTTTCGTGTAATTGACATTTTAATTCTAGTTTGGGTAGAAACTTTAATTCCTGTTTTATATTTTTTGTTATTTTCTGATATTTTGTTTTTAAATTTTTCAGTATGTTTATGTCCAGGTTTACTTAATTTAGTTTTACGTAATTTTTCTTTATGTTCTTGTGATAATTTTTTTCCTTTTTGTCCGTTACTGATATTTTGTCTAGTTTGAAGAGATACCTTTCTTCCCTTTCCCTTTTCACTTAATTTTCTTTTAGTTTCATCTGAAAGATGAGTGCCTCGTTTTTTACTAGGTTTTCCTTTTGTAGCTTTACTTAATTTTTCTCTAGTTTCATTAGAAATTGGAGTTATAGATATTAATTCTCTTGCATATGCATAATCTCTTGAAGATATTTTATATGCTATATTATGTATTCCAAATGACATTTTATGAAAAGCACAGGCTATTTTTCTATTTTCTTTATAAATGTATGTTAATACTTTATGACAAACAAAATGTTCTTTTGCAGTTAATAAAACTAAATTTTCTTCATTATTATTTCCGCCTAAGCATTTAGGCAAAATATGATGATTTTCATAATAAACATAACCTTCTTGATTTTTTCTTAATTTAATTCTATTTTCAGATTTTGCTTTTTGAATTATATAGTCATAAGTTTTTTGATGATTCATGATTCCCTCTATTATTTTAAGAATATATAATTTAAGCAGGACAGCCGTTGATCCCTCTTCGGTTTCTTTATTTGTCAGGTAAAGATTACTGCTTTTATTATATATTCATTAAAACTTTTTAACAAAACATTATATAAAATAAAAATAAATTTATAAAAAATGGCAAGAGAAAAAAATACACCGTTAACAGTAGTTAAAGAAGAAGAACCTAAACAAGAATTAAATAAACCGACTCCCGAAGAAGTTCAGCAATACAAAGAAGAATTTACTGCTGCATTAAAAGAATTTGATGAAAAAAAATGGGAGCTTAGTGAAATAGGAAAATTTGGTGCCAATGATGTAGGATTATATCTTAAAGATTTTATGAATAAATATGCATTCTGGTCAAAAATGGAATGGATGGGTATGCTTAAATTAGAAATAGAAATAGATAAAGCAATTGCACTTGCTGATGACACTACTGGATTTAGATTAGGCTATCAGGCGCTTGAATATTGTGCATATATGTTATCAAATCCCGGAGGATATGGACTTAAACAAGCAAAAGAATTTGAAGCACAAGCTGATAAATTTTCTAAAATTGGAATAGTGGTTGGAACTAAAGTAGAAGAAGCTAGGGTAGAATTAAAAAATCTTCAATATCTTCAAGAACGATGGGCAGCAGCTGAACAGGGATTTTATCTTTCAGATCTTGAGCCCACTAAAGAAGAAGTTCCACAAGTAGAAGGAAATACTGTTGAAATAGATGTAACAAAAAAAGAATAAATATTTTCATGTAAAAATAAAAAGGTCTAAAACTTAGGCCTTTTGTTTTTATATAATATTCAGGAAGAATATATAATAACAAAAAACATTTATTATGGCACAGACTCCTCAACAATTTTTTGAAAAAAATATGAAATGGATTGCTCTTGCACTCTTAATTTTATTAGCGCTTACAAAAATGCAAAGTTGTAATCGTAATGTAACTTTATCATTAGAAAGAAAACAATATACGTATACAATAGATTCTTTGACAAATAAATACAGTATATTGGAAAAAGAGACGTCTAAAACAATCAGTGAATTACAAAAAGAGTTAGAACTTTCTAATCAATTTGCTAAATTAACTAATGAAAAAGCAACAGCAGTTCAATCAGTTGCTGAAAAACTTAAATCTAATACTACTGTTAATATTCGTGGAGCACAATTAGATACAATTAAAATAAAAAAATAATATGAATAAATGTATTTTTTGTGAAAAAATTACTCGTGATGCAAAAGAAATGGGTATAGATCATGATTTAGATTTATCCTGTAGTTGTAAGGATAAGAAAAATGTAATTAAAGAAACTTATGACGTATCAATTATATATGTTTTTTAATAAATAATACTGTAAATAAATTACAAATATCAATTGATATGAAAAAATATCCAATTATAGTCATAAAGGGGAGATTATTATTAGGAGACTATTATTATTGGAGCGAGGGATTTTTATCTAATGCTGATAATGCACTTGTTATAGAAGCTAAAGATGATATTATATTTGGCGCAAATAAAAATGATATTAAAGAAAATGACGTGTGGATAGATAGTTTAAAAGATATAATTCTACATGATTTAGTTGCATTTAGCGATAAAGATATCACAGAAAATCCTTTAGACGAAATAAATAAATTAGTAGAAATACAACAGAAAAATAAATAAAATTTATGAATTTACAAAAATTAAAAATAACAAATAAAGGACTTTATTGGGGTTTAATAATAACATTTTTATTACTTTATGTCTTTGTTGCTTTTGTATCAACATTGCATGCAATAGATTTCTTTAAGTTAGCAAATCCAATAAGTTTAGCAATATTGTTAGGTGTAGCATATGAAGTTGGTCAAGCATCTGTATTATTTAGCATTTTAATGACAAAAAATAAAGAAAGATTTTTACCTTGGGCATTAATGTTTCTTTTGACAGGTTTACAAATAACCGCGAACGTATATGCATCGTTTAAACATATGATGACAAGTGGAAGCACAGATTGGCAATATTGGCAAAAATCAATATTGTTTGGAGTTCAAGCAACTTCTCCTGAAATGTATCAAGTAATTATATCTTGGATATCAGGTGCTTTACTTCCAATTATTGCTTTAGGAATGACAGCTTTAGTAGCACAAAATATTAAAATGGCTACAGAAGAATATGAAAAAGAACCAGAAAAGGTTGGTAGTATTCCAGATGAACAAGTAGAAGAGATTATTAATAATGAAGTTGATAAAAAAGTAGAAGAAGTTTTAAAAGAAAAGACGGTTGAAGAATTTCATGTTCCATCAAAATATGAAGATAAATTTGGACCAGATTTTACTAAAACTATGAAAGAAATATATGATGAAGAAGCAAGCGATAATTTAGATAGAGATGTTGAAAATTTTTCGTATCCTATGAATTACCAATCGCCTTTAATTAATCCAAAATTAGAAAAAGTTCTTGAACAACAAATAGCTCATCAAGAAGCAGAAAAATTACAAGCTGAAATTAAAAAACGAGGGCGACCACCTAAAGAAAAAGAACCGGTGGTCGAACCAAAAAAAGAGCAGGAGCCTCTACCAGTCGAGGAAGTAAAGGTTCCGGAAAAAAGAAGAAGATTCGTAAACCCTCTAAATAAGAAAACTAAAACACAGACTATTAAAATCGATGATATAATGAAACCTTCTAAAGGAGAAGAAGTCATTAAATTACTCGAGAACATAGAAAAAGAAAAAGAAATGGAATCTATTATTGAATCTACAAAAGATGAACAGATATCACAGGAATCAATACTGATACCGCCTGAACTCCGTACTCCATATGTTCAAGGAGGAGTAGAAGTTATAGATGCTAAGGCAGTTCCAAAGCCTGAAGTAAAAAAAAATTAAAATCTGAAGTAGATAAATTTGGTATTCCAATAAGACCAGGAGAACGTAAAAATTTTGATAGAATATAAAGAGGCGTAATGCCTCTTTTTTTTATGAGATAAATAAAATAAAACGATGAAGTTTATTTCTTATAAAGAATATACAATTCAAAATGATGAATATTATTTAAATTTATTATTACAAGAATCTTTAAACGAAAGTTTGGATTTTACTAAAATAACTAATTTATTAAATAAGATATCTGATAAAAAAGCTGCAGCACAAAAACTTATTAATCAGTTCAATAAAGAACATAATTTTACAACAAAAAAATATATAATTACTATTTTAATATTCTTGTTTTCAATGAACATGATAAACAAGAATAGTGTTCTTTCAAATACTGGACCCGCACAAAAAATTAAAATAGAACAAGCTGCTGAAAAACTTTCAAAATCAAATCAAATTAATATAAAAGAAGTAAAAAATGTTGCTTCTTCATTAATAAATCCAAAAGCAATACGAGATATAAAGGGTGAAACTAAAAAAGATATAGCTATTAAGGTCATAAATATTAATTCTGCAAAAACTTCTCAAGAAGGAATAGATTTAATAAAATATCATGAAGAACTTCATTTAACTGCATATGTAAATAGATATAAAGTAAAAGATAAGAAAACGGGCGAGATAAAAGAAAAATCAGATGGAATGATAACTATTGGATGGGGTCACGCAGAGCCAGCAACAAGCGCTAATTATAAAGAAGGTGATAAAATTACTAAAGAACAAGCTGAAGAATTATTTAAAGGCGATTTATCATTAGCTGAAAAGGGAGTAAAAAGGATGTTATTAGATTGGCAAGAAAAAGGAATAAAGCCAAAAATAACTCAAGGTATGTTTGATGCAATGGTATCAATGGCATTTAATATGGGAGTATCAAAATTTAGACAAACACAATTTGCTCAACAATTAAGAAAAAAAGATTATAAAGGAGCAGCTGATAGTATAAAAACTACTAGCGTATCAAAGAAATTTCCTGGATTAAAAAGTAGAAGAGAAAAAGAACACGGTTTATTTGTAAAATATATAAAATCGTTATTATGAAAATTAAAAAAATGGGAAATTTTCTTTTGTTTCTTCTTAAAGAAAATGTTATAGGAATAACATTAGCACCCTTTGGAATTTTTCTTAGATCCAAATATTTAAATCATCAAAATATGATTATTCATGAATCTATACACTGGAAACAACAAATAGAAATGTTAATAATTCCTTTTTATATATGGTATTTAATAGAATGGGTTTATAAAACAATAATATATGGAAAAAAAGGATATAGGAATATTTCTTTTGAAAGAGAAGCATATAAAAATGAAAATAATTATAATTATTTAAAAACTAGAAAATGGTTTTCTTCAATGAAATATATTACTCTAAAAAATGATTCAGATATGTAATTAGAATTTGAATAAATAAATAAAATAATTAAACCATTATGGCAGATTTATTCAATAACACTTCTAATGATTATATTAATCCTGATTTACCATCATGCCCAGGCGATTCAGATTCTATGAATTTTGAATTTTTACCTAATCGTCAAGCTGGAATAGTATCGGGAAGTTCTATTTTAGGCGCGATAGATTTATCAGACATATCTCAAATTGTAACATCTTGGGTTAAACAAACTCAAGTTTTACAACCAGGAGAAGTTATTTATATTCAAGGACTAACAAAAGGAATTTCTTATAAATATCAAAAATTTTTATTAGATGGATCAGTTGCTTATGTAGGTTCCGATGATGCTTTTTATATGAGTGTAGATCTTTCTATTAACTACTATACTAATTTTAGATATTATCAAACATTAATACATGCTACTGGAGATTATGTAAATGGTATAGATATAGAAGATGCTCTTAATATTGAATTTGGAACAAGAGGAATAAGTGTAACAGCAACTTATGATGCAAGTTCTTTATCTTTTACAGGTACACAATTAGGTTACAATTATAATATAACAGGAGTAGATGTAAGTTTATTCTTACCAGATACATCGATTGCAAGCCAATTATTAAATGAAGATGCATCATCTGCTATTCCTGCTTTTAAATATTCAAATGGTGCAATGTTAGGTTATTTACTTAAAGTGACTTATCCTACTTCAATAACTGATGAAGCAACATTATATATTGATATTAATCATACTCCTGATACGTTAGTTTATTATGAACCAAGTACAGGACTTACTGATTCTTATGTAAGATATGAAAAACAAGTAGATGTTGGAATGAATGCACAAAGCACAGATGAAGTAATGTCTGCAGCAGATTATCTTGATTATGTACAAACAAATCAAAAATGGGAAAAAGTAGGAATATTGAGAGCATGGTTAGCTGCTCAAGATCCGGAGAATTCAAATACTAAAAACTTAATTAAAGGCTTTTATTTATTTAATCCACAAACATTTGCAGTTCAAATTGAATACATGACTATATTATAATGAAATTGGTAAAAGAAATATTATATGAAAATAATTATATGAGCTTTACAGAAACTGGCGATCCTGTTAACGATATGGGAATAGGCGCTAAAAAAAGTATTGAGAATTGGTTAGATTCTATGAACATAGACGAATATAAATTAACCAAAAAATTTTTAATAAATGTATATAAATCTGTTTTATTAGATCATAAAAATTTAAATAATCTTCCAGATTATATAATATTTAATCATATTATGGGGGGATTTCATATAAGTAATAATAATTTAATATCTTTACAAGGAGTTCCTTATAGTGTTTCAGGATCTTTTATGTGTAGCAATAATAAATTAACTACATTAAAATTTAGTCCTAGAATAGTTAAAGAATCTTATGGCGCAAGTCATAATCAATTAGAAACTCTTCAAGGAATAGCAGAAATAATAACTGGATCAATTTATATAAATGATAATAATTTAACAGATCTTAAATATATTCCTAGACGTGTGACAGGAGATTTACATATATTTAATAATCCTATACAATCACTAAAACATTTTCCTGGAGAAGTTACAGGAAATATACTTTTTACAGAATCAGAATATTTAACAAAAGAAATAATAACTCGTGGTTGTAAAATCGGAGGAATGCTAATATCAATTGAAAAATAAAAAATAAAAATGAAAAAAGAAGAAATAAATTACAATTTTTATCCATTGTTAGAGGACTTTCTAAAAAAGTTAAATCCTTCTGGAAAGATTAATGAAGCAACACAACCAAAAATGACTGGAGCGATGTTAGCAGATCAAGCTGCTAAAATTCCAAGAATTGAGGATATGGAAGAATGTGTTTCACCTTATACTGGAAAAACTATAAATGTAAAGAAAGTTAAAAAGGATATGGAAGCTGCTAAATATAAAATCGTAACTCAATCTCCTCTTTATCGTCCCTTTATTCATGAATTTGATCCAATTATCTATACTTGGGCAGTTCAGACAATGGCAACTGATGGAGTTAGATTATTTGTTAATCCAGAATTCGCAGATAGTCTTTCTTGGATGGCTAAGATATTTGTTCTTATTCATGAAATTTACCATTGTATTTTAATGCATATGGAAAGAGGAGCGGGATTTAATCAAGAAGTATTTAATATTGCAGGAGATTTTGAAATTAATACAATCATTGTTGATACAACTGATGACTTTGACGAAAAATTTGTTAAAGATGAAATTAAAGGATTATATGATAAAAAATATCTTAATCTTCCTGTGGAGCAAATTTATCATGACATAATTAAAAATATGCCTCCATTGCCTCCACCGCCTCCTCCAATTAAGATTGATCCTACTAAATTACCTAAAACCGCTCCACCTCCAGGACCTCCAGGACCTCCTCAACCACCACAAAAAGGTGAAATTGAATTAACTCCAGGAACTAAAGTTAGAATTAAAGCTACAGGTGGAAAGGGTATTATTAAAAGTATTAATCCTGATGGAACATTTGAAGTTGATCCTATTAATGAAGCTTATATAATGCACCCATTTATTAATGAAAGCTATAAAGCAGAAGATCTTATACCTATTCTTCCTCCTCCACCTAAATCACAAGGTGGCGGTGGCGGTGGTGGCGGCATAGATATTCAAGGTGAATATGAACAAGAGCCAGGAGAAGAAGGTGAAGAAGGCGGTGAAGGTGAAGGCCAAGGTAAGGGTAAAAAAGGAGAACCAAAACCGGGTGAATCAAAACCAGGTAAAGGTAGCGGTTCAGGAGAAGGCGAAGGCGGAGACAAAGGTGAAGGAAAAGAAAGTAAACCCGGTGGATCTAAAGAAACTGCTAAAGCAATTGCTAGTCAAACGGGCGAAATGCAAATAGCAGATAAAAAATCTGGATTAACTGAAGAACAAGCTGGTCTTTCAAGAAGAATGCAAAATGCAGATCGCGGTAGAGCGGGGGGATTTATTGATCCTAAATTAGGAGAACAAATAGCAAGAGCTTCTGGATATGATGATGAAGAAATGAAAGCTGGCGAATCTGGAAGAGCTAAATGGGAATCAAATGCAAGAGAAATTCAAAAAACTGCTGAAAAACTAAAACAAGCTGGAAGTGGTAGAGGCGATGCTCTTATTAATAAATTAGGAAAACTCCTTAAAGGAACTGTAGACTGGAGAGCACAATTAAAACTATTCGTAGGAAGTGCATTATCACCAGAAAAACAATTTAGAATTGGTGCTAAAAAACACTTATATAAAAGCGATGAATATCTAAAACGTGGTATGAAACCTAAAGTAGATGCAATAAAGAAAGTTGTTGTAGCTGTAGACGTTTCAGGATCAATGTTTCATGGAAATACATTTGATAAACTTATTGGTGAAGTGAATGATATCATATTTGCAAAGAAAATTAAAGAAGTTACAGTTATATTCTTTGATGATGGAGTAGATCCAGGTTCTGTTCAAACAGTTAAACCTCATGGTGCTAAAGTGTGGAGACCAAAGAATATCAAAGGTGGTGGAGGCACAGACTTCCAGAAACCACTTGATTGGATTAGAGATAATTTCAATGATGCTATTAATCTTTGTATTTTCTTAACTGATGGTTATGCATCAAATCCAAGAGTTCCTAAATATTTTAGAAAATTCATTTGGGTTATATACGATAACTTCCAGTGGGAAGCACCATTCGGAAAGGTAATACATACATCTGTTAGTGATATTTAATAAATAAATAAAGAATATATAAAATAAAAATAATAAAAATAACATTATGAAAAAACTTGTTCCTGAATCAATTGAAGAAACCTTACAAATAAAAGGAGGACAATCCCTTAATGAAGGTAAATTTGGAGATGTGGTTGGTAAAGCTAAAGGTCTTATTGGAGGGCTTTTTAAGAAAATCGGAAAATTCTTTATCGGATTTTTTGGTGATAAAGCTATTCCCGCTATGGCTCCAGTAAATATAGGTATATTATATTCACAAGGAAAAATAGATGGCTTTGTTGATTACATACCAAATGATGAAGATATTAAATTAGAACCCGCTTTAGCTAAATATAAAAGTGGACAGGCTATTATGGATAGAGTTCATAAAGAATATCTAGAACAAGCTGCAAAAAATAAAACAAGAGGAAGACTTAAACTAAGAGAAAGTACATCTTATAGAAGAGAAGCAAAACTTTTTGAAGCAGTTGTTGGAACAAAATATTCAGGTGAAGATAAAATGAGAAACGTGCATTCGGATTTTCTTGTTAAAAGAATTATCATGCAAGTTAGAAATCCAAAACTTATGCCTCCACTTCTTTGGGGCGCTCCTGGAATTGGAAAAACAGCTATCACTGGTGGAGTTATTAAATCATTAGGACCTGGCTATAGACTTATAGACGTTCAAACTGCAAAGATGATGCCAGATGACTGGGCACTTCCCGCAATTGTAAGTGTTACAGATACAGGAACAAAAATGGCTATTGATATTCCTAAAAACTGGCTTCCAGTTTATGAACCAAGTGATGATCCTGAAGAAAATGCAAGAAGAAATGATGTAGCTAATATGGGTAATGGCGGAATTATATTCTTAGATGAACTTTCAAGAGCTAAAGAAGAAGTACAAAATACTTGCTTAAAACTTGTTAATGAAAGAGTTATTGGTGATAGAGTATTAGGAAGCAAATGGGCTATAGTTGCTGCAACAAACCGTCCATTAGATGACCCGGAAGGCGGCCAAACAGAAATTGGTTCTGCACTTGCAAACCGTTTCCAACACTTTAACTTTGTTCCTACCGTAGACGAATGGATTACATGGGCAAAAGGAAAGAAAATTGATTCAAGAATCACAGACTTTATCGATTTTAACCGTGATCATTTCTATCTATTTGATAACCAAACTAAAGTTAATACAACTCCTCGTACATGGGAAGCACTTTCAGATATGTTAGGTGCTTGTCAAGAATATGGTGATATTGTATTTAACAGAGCTGATATGGAAGATTTAATTGGTGGAACAATTCATTCAAAAACAGTTGAATCATTTATGGCATTTTTAACTCTTCTTGAATCATTTAGACCCGAAGAAATTAAATTAATCTTTACCAATCCTGCGAAAGCACCCAAACCAAAGAAAAAAGGAACAGGATTTGATATTGCACAAGCAAACGCTTTAATTGGAGCAGCTTGTTCTAATTCAAGAGATATGACATTAACTGCTCAACAACTTGAGAATTATGTTCAATATTTCATTGATCTTGGAGATGCATCATTAGCAGCTAAAGCTTTATTCCTTATTGTTGAAACACATGATTATATACACGAACAAACCGGTGATATTAAAGATGGTAAACATGATAAGTACAAAAAAGCTATGGATATGTTTAGACAAGCATTTCCGGGATTTAAAATGGGAAAAAGAGAAGATGTAATGCAATAACATTTATTCTTAAAATATTAACAAAGGATCTTCGGATCCTTTTGTTATTTGAATCATAAAGAAAAGAATATATATAAAAAATACTTTTTATCAATGATTAAGAAGAAAAAGAAACTTAAAGAAGGTTACGGCGCTGGATTCTCATTTACATCAGGAAGAATTGGTGGAATGGGTGCAACTTCTCGTGGAGGATTCGGTGGAGCCTCTAATATGGGTGGGCCAAATTTAATGTATACTTATGAAATTAAACCTCTTAATCATACATTAGAACAATTGCCTACAGTTACAAATGATCAAGTTTCACAAATACAAATAGGTTCAGTTATTACAGGACAGCCTATAAGATCTAACGCAAATCCATCAAAGAAAGAAGTGAAAGGTATTGTTAATAAAATAATTATTACTGATAATGGTGCTATTAAATATTATGTTATTCAAGATGAAGCAACGCAAAGAAATATAAAAATAGATCCTTTAACAGTTAAACTTATTATACCAGAACCAATACAATATTATGCAGATGCAACTGATGTTACTCCAAGTAGAAGACTGGAAAGAAAAAAAGGCCCAGTTAAAGAAAATAAATTAGTTCCTGAATCGTTGGACGAATCAATGAAAATCAAAAAAATTTAATGAAAGCACGTTATATAAACGAAAAATTTACAGAAGAATCTGATGCTATTCATGATATGGGTATTGGACACCCTGAATATGCAGAAATGCAAGATAATCATAAAAAACTAGAACAATATATAGGATTGCAAGTAGATGATTTAGATTTTTCAGAAGTCATAGAAACCTTAGATAATCTTAAAAAAATAGTTAGATATAGTGTTGCATTTTATTTTAATAGAAAATACGCCTTTTATCTTAAAAATAATCCTAATGCTGAAATGGGAAGCACATTTGCATCAGTTGAATTAAAAGGGCATACATTTAATTTTCAAACTTCTGGTCCAGGAAAAATGATTTATATTCAAATTATAGAAAATACTGGTAGATGGGAAGGAAATATAGGTGCAAGAACAATACACAGTTTAGACTGGAAATTTAATAAAAAATGTAAGGAACTTGGAATAGAACTTCCATTAAAGAAAAAAGAGGATTAAGCCTCTTTTGTTTGTTTTAACCATGGTACTTCAAATTTATGTATTTTAACATCTAATTTTCGTACATATACATTGTTATCAGGGACATTGAATAACATGATAGCATTATCACCTTCTTTCCAATTCTCCCATCTGTGTACCGCAGTATCGATAAGCGATTTTGGAAAATGATCTTTAGCACTCCAGTTCTCTAATTTCTTTCTAATATCTTTACGCACCCATGCACCGTGCCCCATTCTAATCACTTCGTCTGGGAAGAGGTATGTACCTATATTCATAGGGTTTAAGATGCGCCGAGTGGGGTCTGTGGGTCCTGGAGCTGGCCCGTTGAAGGTATATGTAAAGTACGTTGAATGTATACCTGGAACGAAAGGTCTAAATGGATAAACTAGATAATGTTCAAAATCTCGATAATAATTTACATAACTCCAATAAGTAATTGGCCATCCATTTTCATCTATTTGTTTTTTAGCTTCTCTAAATTGATCTTTATCATAAAATTCATCTGCATCGATATTTAATATGTGAGAAAATCCTTTTTCTTTCATCATATTAATACCCATATTTCTTTTATCCGTCTCTTGTTCTCTATGAGGCTTATTAAAATTTGTTGGAAATTCTATTAGTTCATCAATTAATCCTAAAGAATTTAAACGTTTCAATTCTTCAAAATCTTTAGGGTCCATTGGATTTCCACAATATGATCTTTTTTGATAAAATGCTGCAACATAATCAAGTTGATCGCGTATTTCTGATATTAATGATTCAAGAAGCTCTGACGCGTCAAACGCATTTATGGTCATTGCAAGTTTTTTTATTTTTGCCATATTTTAATTATTAGTGTTTTATTTTTTACCATGTTTTATTTTTTTTATCACTTAAAAATTTTAAAAGATTTTTATCTCTTCTTCTTTTTTCTTTATTCATTTTTTTAATTTCTCTATTTGTTTTTAAAATTATAATTGCAATTAAAATAATTGCTGCGATTGCGCCTAATATAAAAAAATATAACAAATGTCTTTCTAACCATGAATGTTGTGCGTGGCTAATATAGAATTCTTTAATCGCTTGAAATATCCTTTCTAACATCGTTTATGTTATATATCTTATCGTGACAATTCTTACAAAGTTGTCCAGCCCCTTCAATATAATATTCACGAAAATCAATATGCATATTTTTTGGATAAATAGTATCCTGTTTGCATATAACGCATTTGTCCATTTCTTCTGCCGCCATATTTTTTATTTTTTTAATCCTGTAAATAATTCAGCTTTAATTGTATCATGGCTTACATATGCTAATAATTTAAAATCATCAACTGTTAAAGAAAGTATATCTTCCAAATTTTTTAAATTTTTAGCAATTATTAATGTTGGTAAATCAATAGGTTCTCTTGTTAATTGTTCTTTTACTTGTGGAATGTGATCAACATAAAGATGAGTATCTCCGCCTATCCAATTTGCAATACCTGGTATCATATTAGATACTTTTGCCATAATCATAAGAAGCGTAGACATCGATGCAATATTAAAAGGAACTCCAAGGAAAGTATCACAAGATCTTTGATACATATTAAGATCAAGATAAAACTTAGGAATATTTTGTTCATCTAAAATTTTATGAAATGGATCATCATGGCTAACTCTTAGTTGCCATTTTATATTTTCACTTACTTCAAGTATATTAGATTTTACAAGATCACTCCTCTCTTTAAGACTTAACGGTCTTACAATAAATTGATACAGTAAGTGACATGGAGGAAGCGCCATTTCTGGAAAATCTGCTTTATTCCAACCATCAATGATGTGATAACGAGAATAAGGATTTGTTTTTAATCCTTCAACAACATCTTTAATTTGATCGACACCATTTTGGTTTCTCCATTGGTAGCCATAAACTTTTCCAAGATCACCCAACATATATCCAGTTTTAGAATTAGATTCAAATGGATAATCACATTCTTTAATTACTTTAACAAATTCTTCTTGAGAAATAGGTTCTTCTCTATATTCTTTATCTCCATATTCTTCTTCATAATGTTTTAAAAACCATCTGTATGCATCTCCGTTCCAGATGTTTACGTTATTATCTATAAGATATTTGATGTTTGTATCTCCTCTTAAGAACCAAAGAAGTTCATGAATAATACCCTTAAGATACATTTTCTTTGTAGTCAATAATGGAAATCCATCAGCCATATCCATACGAATATTTCCATAAGAAATACCTATAGTATTTGGCATATTAGTACGTCCTGACTCTTTTTCTACTCCATTATCAAGTATATTTTGTAACAAATCTAAATATTGTTTCATATAATATCATTTAAATATTATATAAAGACATGAAAAAGAGTTTTAAGAAATTGTTAAAAGATTATCGTTTAATTGATAAATTACCTACATTAGTATCCATGAACTGAAATTTGAATTCTCCAGTATTAAGTCCAACCATTTTTTCAGCAACTTTTTGTCCAATTTTTTCAGCAATTGCATCCCAATCAGGTTGAGATGCTTGAATAGCAGTTTGTGATTGCTCAATAGTAACGGGAGTAATTCCTTTAGTTTTTATAGCATATTCTGCAGTAACTTTAGACAATTTTTCAAGATTATCTGTATTCAATGCTCCCATATTTGTTTGCAATACACCTATATTAGTTCCTAATGCTCCTAATGATGCTGCAAGTTTATCAATACCATCTACATTTTTTCCAACATCATTAAGTTTACTAATCATATCTGAAAATTTTGTCATCTTTGAAATTATAGTTTGAGATACAGTTTCTATACTACTATTTTGACCCATTCTATTTATGCTAAATGCATTAAGGAATGCGCTTAAAAAAGAAGAAATTCCTTTGACCATATTATTTGCAACATCAGTAACTGCTACGCCACTTCCCGGCTTAGGCGTTCCATCATCATTAAATTCTGTATATATTTTATTTTCAGTTCCAAATCTTGAATATGTCATAATAACTTCTGAAAATTTCTGAAGAGCATCTATAATTCCAGGTTTGCCTTCAGCTCTTCCAAATTTTAAACCAAAAAGTTTAAACGCAGATTTTCCTAAAAGAACTTCAGCAATATTATATGATGTTTCAGTAGATAAATTTGATAATTCTGTTTTTTTACCATCAAATGCTTTAAAAAATGCTTTAATAGTATCAACCATATTTGTAGCTATAGTTTCAGGCTTAACATATCCAACTAATTTCGTATTTCCTTTTGCATCTATATCATATACCGGCATCTGTTTAACTTTTGCAAATATTGAAATTACATTTGCAAATTTAGCTAAAACATCAATTAAACTTGGAGTTTTTTGAACTCGTTTTTGACTAAATAAATAACGAGCGCCTTGTTCTCCTATTAAAATATCACTTATTTTTATCATATCTTCCTTTTTAGGAATAATAGTAGGATCTTTAAATGTTTTTGTTAATGTTGAAAAGAACGCTCCTATAGATTTTGCAATATTTTCTCCAGCAGAAACTACATTAACAGAATCACCATATATTGGATTACCATTAGCATCATATCCTGTAACAGTTTTTATTACTCCTGCTGTTGTAAATGCTTTTATAGTAAATGCAAACATCATAAGAGCATATGAAACTGCCATTAACATAAAAACTGCGCCAATAAGAACTGCAACATTTTTTGCTACATCAAAAATTTTGAATATACCTGTTGAACTTGTATCTCCTAATAATCCTTTTTTAACTCCTTTTATTACTCCTGTTAAAACACCTCCAATTAATAATTCAATATTAGTAGACATATCTTCTAATCCTTTTGTTCCACCTATTTCTTTAATAACTGCACCTACACCCCATGCTATTAACGCAAATATACCAATAGAAATTCCCATAGCAATTAATGCTACAGTTCCAGGAATTATTAAAAGACTAAATAGCCCCAATCCTGCGAATGTTAGACCTAATATTGCTATTCCTACTGCTAAATTTGATATGGTTTCTCCAAAATCTAATTTAAATACTTTAGTCAATAATGCATATACGCCGCCTAAAGCTAATAATCCTCCAGCAATCCAAACCATGCCTTTGCCCATTTCTTGTGTTGCTTTACCACCATCTTTTATTTTTCCGTGAAATAAACCTAATCCTACAAACATTAAACCAAATAATCCTATCGCACCAGCACCTATCCATAAAAACTCTTTTGCTTTTTCACCAGTGTCATCTTTTGTCATTTTATTCATTAACCAAAACGCGCCTACTATTGATAATAAACCTCCTGCTGCCCACATTAAGCCTTTTCCCATTGATGCTATTGCTATTCCTCCTAATGCAATAAGGCCGCCCAATGCACCTATAATAGCAAAGCCAGCAGCAAGTATGCCAATGGAACCTATTATTATTCCCATGGCTGCTAATGGACCTATTTTTTTTCCTTCTGCTGTAGTAAATAATTTTGTTGCTAACCATATTGCTCCTACTATAATCACTATAGCAGCAGAAAATGCAAGAATAACTTTTGCTATACTACTCAATACTTTTGAAAGTCCTATTAATGCAACACCCACTGCTGCTATTGATAAAGCAGCTACAACTACAATTTCTTGAGTTGCCGGATTACCTATAAAAAGAAATACATCATATAAAGATTTTAATCCTTTACTAGTAGCACTTACCAATCCTATTTTTTGTGCTATTCCAAATACAAATACGCCTTTAGCTAATTTAGGTAATGCTTCTCCTAAAATATTCATTGCTTCTGCTGAAGTTTTTGCCTTTTTTACAGTTGATGAAGTTCCTAACTGCAATATATCTTTCATAAAAACAAATAATGATCGTTTAAAACTTCCAGGAAGCAGCCCAAACATAAAAAGTCCTTTAACTAATTTTGGTAAAGAATCAGATATAATGCCTATTGCCTCAGCAATTTCTTTAGCACGTACTTTAGCGTTGATATTATTAATAGTGGATTGCTGTAATAATGTATTAATAAAATCAGTAAGGCCTAATTTATATCTATTGGGAACTAAACCAAATTTTATAAGGCCTGATGATAATGGGCCCAATGAAGTTGATAAATCTTTTATAGCTGATGCAGTATCTTTTACTCCTTCGTGTGTTTTTTTACCACTTGCAAGATCTCCCAAATTCATACTCATTCCTGCTGCAGCTTTTGATTCTTTTGAACCCTTTGTTTCTTTTCCTGTTGAAGATTTTCCTCCTGTACCTTTTATAGATTCTATATTAGAATTTATTTTCCCAAGTACATTTAATATATCACTTAATAATTCAGGAGATGTTTTCATCAATACTATTTAATTTATTTTATATATCTATACAAAATAAAAAAGACGCCGTAGCGTCTTTAAAATTTAGGTAGTGTAAATTTAGGCATTTCATATTTTGGAAGCTTATACGATTGTCCATAATTAGGAGCAGAAGAACCTGAAGATTTAGATTGTTTATCTGCTTCTTTTTGTTGTTTTTCGTATTCTTTATTTTCTTTTTCTACATGTTCTTCATATTTTTTAAGAATATATTCTATTCTATAAAATTCTAATCTCTCTAATTCTTTTGGAGATATATGAAGTTTGAAAGTAAAAATAAATTCAATACTATTCCAATTGTCCAAATGGATCTGAAATAAGGAAAATAGATTTAATCCCGCCCTGAAAGTTCAAGGGAGCTGATTGCTCCGTACCCCCTTCATCAATATATTTAACAACTGGGTTTATAGTGTCACTAAAAAGTTTTCTAACATGAACTAATAAAGATATAACAGTTATATCCCATCCGTGAGAATCTTCAACAAATTTATGATATGAATCATCAGAGAGACCTCTCCAGTTTCTAATAACAAATGGCGCAAATGATAAATAATCTTCATCAAAAGTTTCTTGAGCTCTTTGTTTCTTAATTATATATTGTTTCAACCATTGCGTTACTCCTACACTTGGAATATCTAATTTAAGTTCTCTGCCATCTTTAAATTTAAGAATAAAACATCTTTCAGCTTCATCATAATATTGCATTAATTTAGGATCAAGTGAAATATAATTCACCATATCCTTTTTAACATCTATTTTTTTTGTTTCTGAAAGTTTAATTTCAAGTTTATTTTCTCCGCTTGGAAATGTTAATTCGTGAACTGCTAAAAGAAGATAAAATCTATCCACTTCTTTAATATCTTTCCATGATAAACGTAATCCTTGATCATTTCCCGATTTTATTGTAACACAACGTTCAATAACATAATTAAGCATATCATCTAATGCTGAAAGATCTTCTTCTTGTAATGTAGACCAGTGTCTAATTTCTCCTCCTGTAGCAGAACGAATAGCTATAACTGTATCAGTTGGATAAAATAATCCTCTCGTTGGAAGATCACCAATAGGTAAAGGAATCCATCCAATTTGATTTGCTATAGGGCGTTGTTCTTTTTGCCAAGGCAATTGTGCGCCCGGAATTTCTGTTATTTTAGGTCCTACTTGTGGTACTCCAGTTCCTTCTTGTTTTTCGACAAAATCTTTTAATATTTTTTCTTGATCTGATTTTTCTGTACTCATATTTATATTTTTTATATTAGTATAGTTTATATATTATAGTATAGTGAAAAACCGTCAAAGTTTCATAAAAAAAGGAGTTTAAACTCCTTTTATTACTTTTTCGAATGTTTGTAAAAATTTATGAATTGTTGGTTCATAAGGATTAACTGCGTTAAATCCTATGGGTCTTTTTTTCAAATAAGGATGTTCTTTTATTACTTCTTTAAAAATGTTAAGAGCTAATACAGGAGACTGCGGTATTACTTCTTCTATTAAACCCTGTATGTATTCTTCAAAATCTTCAGCTGTAAATTTCATAGTAGATGGAGGAACCATTTCTTTGAAATCTGAAGGCTCTTCCATTTCGCCGTGTTGTGAAAAAGAATCTGCATAACGATCTATTCCCGTATCTGTGGAAATCCATTCTTCGTTTAAATATTCTTTAACATATTTCATACTAAATATATTTTATTTTATATATTCAATACTTCACACGTAAATTTGTTAAGAATTGGTTTTTTATTTTTTAGATGAGAATAATATTTTCGTTTATTTATTTTTAGTATTTTTAATAATTCTTGCACTCCATCAAAAATAATAATTTCATTTGTTTCTATATTGACACATTTAATTTTTTTACGAAGATATTCATGTATATCACCCTTTAATATTATGCCATTATTTTCTAAATTTTTTAGATTATTTCGTTTTCTTGAAGTTTTAGCCATTGGGTTTTTTTCACCAAGAAATTTTCCTTTGAGCTTTTTTGATATAGTTTGTTTAACATCTAAACGTTTAGCTGGGTTAATATCACCTTGTTTAGCTAAAATATTACCAAGAGAAGTACTTTTTTTAATTCGTGTCTCTTCAGAAATTATAGTAGTTTTAATTAATTCTATTGCATATGCGTAATCTCTTGAAGATTTAATATATTTGTTGCTATTTCCATATGTCATTTTATGATATGCACATGCAATTTTTCTATTTTTAGGATAAATATATGTTAGTAATTTATGACATATATAATGCTCTCGTGAAGTTAATAAAACTAAATTTTCTTTATCATTATTACCGCTTAAACATTTTGGAATTATATGATGATTTTCGTAATAAATATCACAACTTTTACTTCTATTTTCAGATTTTGCTTTTTTAATTATAGAGTAGTAGATTTTTAGATGATTCATTTTTATTTTATATATCTCATCCCACATAAAGTTTTAGCAAATAGACACAAAAAGGGATAAATTTCTTTATCCCTAAAATATATAATTTTGTTTGATGTTTTTCTAAATTATACAATAGTTTCATCCCAGTAATCTACTGCAATTCCAAATCCTGCTATCTTATATAATTCAGTTGCTTGATAATCTAATTCAGGTGCAGGTAATGCAGTCATTGGAAATACGTTGTAACATTTCCATTGCCAGAATGGCCTAGCTGCTCTGTCATACATTGTAATTAACATCCAAGGTGCAACATAATCAGCTTTAATACCAGTACGTCCAGTAAGTGGATCATATACTAAATCACACCATTTACGAAGTGTTTTAAGTACATAAGCACTTTGAGTTTTATCTATGTTAACTTCAAAATCTAAAGTTAAGTCCATAGTTGTTGTATCAGGCTTAGCACCAGCAAATCTTCTAGCTGCCCACTTGTAATACTGTGAAAGGGGTGAAGAAGGAAACTTATGTGAAACTAATCCACTAATTTTCTGAACATTCTCTAATAATAGATTAGTATTCTCAGGAGTAGATCCAACACCATCTGGTAATTGAAGCTGTACTGTGAACAAGTTCAAATATACGGGTTCGAATAATTCCTGTGATGCACGAGAATTTCTAAAATGTGATAAGCCGAATGAGCCTTGGGAAGTAAAATCTGCCATGTGTGTTTCTTTATTTTATTTATTAATTAAAATACAAATCCTCCTGAACTAACTCCTGTATTTTTATTAACAGTAATTCTATTAATAATCTTAGTAAGAGCTCCAGTTACCCAAAGATTAATATCAATTATTCCAAATCCATCAGCAATTAATTCTGGTGTGTTATTGGTTTCATCCATAACAACTTCATATTTTGTAAGTGCGCCAGCATCTCTTGTTGTTTCAAGAATTGGAGTTACTGAATTGATAATGTTTAATCTAGTTATTGGATTGTTGAAATCAAATACATATTGTTTAAGTACTTCTTCAACTTGTAATTCTATAGTGTTAAGTAATTCTCTAACATGTAAATTATTAAAATCGCTTTTAACAACTTGGAATGCTGTTGCGTTAGAGTAAATCATTATTTGTCCTGTAGCAGGTCTTTCAATAATTGAATTGTATCCAAAAGGTTCAAGTGAATCTCTGTCAACTTTATCAATCATATATTCTACACCAGCAAGATTTGGATTCGAAAGAATACCATTTCTATTAGCTATAATTGCAAATGGATTGCCACCTAAGAATTTTCTTACATAAGCATTAGCAACATCTGCAGCAGGAGGAATATTAATAAGCTTTCCGCCTTCATTATACTTAAGGAATGGACCAAATACTCCACAATATTTAGAACCGTTTTCTTCTGTTGGAAAACTAAATCTAAATGATCTTGGCATATCAGGGTTTCCACCCATTGGAATATATTCTGTATTGAATATTGGAGTAGGATCTACACCGTTTACAAATGTATCGCAAAAATAAGGATTTGTAGAAGATACAAATTGTGAAATTGCAGGAGCATTAAGAATAGCAGTTGTCTTGCCTCTTTCTTTTGCTAATTTAGAAAGATAAGATTTGCCTCCCATTTCATATTGAAGTCCATACGCCATTGTATCAACAATATAACGATAATTTATCATATCAGGATTAAGTAATCCTCTATTAACACCAGGATCTTCTAACATTCCATATACTTTTCTAACGCCTTCTTCTGCATTTGGTGCGCCATGTTCATCGAATCCTGGAAGATGTTTGTAACCAAGTGTTAATCCATCAAGTTTTTTGAATTTATATGCTATACATACTGATGGATCATCTATTGGTTTTTGAATAGCTATGCTTGTTAATAAAGCAGGATCTAATGCTTCAGCAGTTTCAATAACATAAGAACTAGAAACATCTGTATTATTAACAAAATATTTTTCTGTTACACGAGTTACTCCTTGAATTTCTGTTGATGATTTTTGAATAAGAGAACCCACAGTTACAAATGCTGCAAGTGTAGAATTATCTGGACTAACAACAAATTTTCTATATGTAGTATCGCTTGGATAAACAGAAAGTTGTATATAATCATGAATATCAGCATCAAGTATGCTAATATCATAGCTTAAAAATGAACTGTGTATACCGCTTGTTTGTGTTATTAAATCATGTCCAACTAAATCTACTTTATATGGAGCTGCTGTTGTTCCTTCTCCAAGAGTCCATAGGTTAACATCTTCATTCCAATTTAATTGATCAAGAGCTTGTTGATTAACATTACATAAAATACCTGTTAAAGCAGTAGCTGCGTTAATAACAGTTTCAATATATTGTTCTGAACCAGTTTGATCTTTAAAATCAGGTATAATACATCCAGTCCATGAACCTACTAAATTAACATTTGCAGAATTCATAAAGTTATTAAGTTGTGTTGGTATAACACCATCTATACTAAAGAACTGTGAATAATATGGATCTGTCGATAAACTATCATAATTAGTCCAATCGCCTTCTATTGCAATAACTTGAATAAAATAATCTTTAATATAATCATATTCACGAATCCATTCATAAGGAATATTTGCTACTCCGCCATACCATTGTGTTGCATAAACACTATATTGTGTTAAATTTTGCGCTTTTCTAATTATAAATGATAGAGTTTTAGTTCCAACATTAACTAATTGTAATAAAGGTGCGTTATAGATATCACTTGATCCATATTTATTAACAACTACTCCTTGAAGATATTCAGTATCAGGTGTCCAAAATCTTTGACGATTAAAGAAATTAACAAATAGATCATCATAAATTGTTGGTGCTACTGCACTTGAATCTAATCCAAATCCTATTAAATCTACTTTATCTGTGCTTGTTGCAGGATCTTCATCTACTTTTAATAAGTTAATAGCAAATACTGGAGCAGTTAACAAACATGTCGTAAGTGATCTTTGAAAAAAGGAGCCTTTTCTTTCTAATTTAATATCATTTGGTCCATAAAATTTTTCAATGTCTCTTGTTGATCTTATAAAAACAGGTGTGTTAAATGGTCCTTGCATTGCAAAACCCGGCACCAATCTCAAAGATTGAGTGGAAACAGTTATACGTTCTGAATTGTCAATTTCAACCGTATAAACTCCAGCGGATTTAAATTGTGATAAGTCTAATGCTATTTTTGCCATATTATTCTATTATTTTTATTCTATTTATTCTTGAAAAGAATGCTCTTTTTTATTATATATCATAATTTTCATAAGATAAAATTAACTTTTTCTCCATGGAAAATTGTATCCGCTTCTATTCAAAGTAGAACTAGGAGTATATCGTATATTCCCTTCGTTATTATTTATCATTTTTAAAATACTTGCTTCAGTCATTTCTTTTTCAGCTTCTTCATGCATCATTTTAAATAAATTATCTTCAATTTCATTTGTTTCAACATATTCTTCTATTAAAGTACTTATTAATTGTTTAGTTTTACTAATAGGCATGTCTTCAAAAAAATCATTTAACCATTCTTCATATTGCGTTTCTTCATATAAACGGGCTATATTTAATGTGCTCATTACGATATCATCATGAGTTCCTATTCCCCTGTATTTTCCTCTTTTATCTTTTCCAAATCCTCTAAATTCCTTTGCTGTTTCTGTTTCATTAACAAGTAAAAGTTTTTTTGTCATTAACTGTTTTCCTAATTTGCAGAAAAATTCTTTATCTTGTCCAACTCTAAATCCTGCTTTTTTATGAGGAGGCTTTTCTCCAACAATAGGTTTTGTATGATAAGTTTTTAATAAAACATTATCATCAAATTTATCATGATCTGAAAATTTATCAAGAAAATGTTTTCCATTAAAATTCATTTCAACTAAAACTTTACAAAAGTCTTCTCCTAATTGATCAAAAATAAGTGATCTAGCGACCTTGGCGCAATTTTCTTCATCTTTTATATTATCCCTATACAGACCTACTTGCGACAGTCTGAACATATTCTTGAGCTTATACTCATCCTTTCTAAGTCTTTTTAATTGCGATAAACTTCTTACTTCTACTTTAAATATATTACAAACATTGTAATCATTATCTTTTTTTTCATCTTCTTCTTTTCCTTCTCCTGTATCTATACTTAAAACAAATCTTGTAGTTTTTTTGTCAAATTCTGCATTAGGATCAAAAGATGGATGCCATTTAAGATTACGATATAAACTTTCATCTAAATCAGTTTTATTTAAATCATGAAAAATATATTCTGTTTCTATTTTTGTAAGTAAATTAAAATCACTTGCACTCAATAATAAAGAATCGCCTCTATTAAATAAAAGTTCAAATTCTTGTGCAAATCTTTCTGGACCAAAATCTCGTCGAGTTCTTTCTGCCCATGCATCATCATGCTCTGGCACTTCATTATAATCAACTCTAAAAGCTTTAAAGGAATTTTGTGATAATAATGCTTTGCTCCAAATTTCATAAAATAAATCATATTCACTAAAAGGGGTCGATGTTATTATACACTGTGATATTTCAGAAGAAGCAAGAGTAGGATAAACTGATCTCCAAAAATCATTTACAATTCCTGGTTGAATATGAGCAAATTCATCAGCATAAAGAACGTGAATCGTATAACCGATTTGTGCAGTTTTTGTTGTTGCTTGAGACATTAACTGACATCCATTATCAAGTCTCATGCCTCCTCCTGTAATATGTGTTATTCCGGGTTTTAAAAAGAATGGCAATCCTTTAAATACATCAGTAACTTTTTTTACAATTTCAAATGCAGTTTCTTGTTTGTTAGCAAGAATAGCTAAATTTCTATCATTATGAAAACACATATACCAAGAAAAAAATGCAGATATTGTAGTTGTTTTTCCTGTTTGACGTGAAGCCATAATTATTAAATTTCTATTTTTAGGTCCAAGTTCATCAAGAATTTTAATATAGCCTTCTTCTGCTAATGCTCTAAGAATTTTTTTCTGATATTCTCTTAATGGAACAGTTTTACGTCCTTTATCTGTCATAAATCTGCAATATGTTTCAACAAAATATACAATATCTTCAGAACATTTATGAAATTCTTCTACTTCGTCTGCTGTTAATTGATATAATATATTATCTGCTTTTAACTCAATATCATTCATATGAAATGCTCCCATATTAACAGGCATTCCCATTCTAAGTTTTTCTAGACATTGCTGTATAAGCATGCTGTTCCATACAGGCGATGATGATTCCATAAATTATTTTATTTTATTTATTTTTCTAAAATTTAAAGAACAATTTATTCCATATCTTTCTTCGCAAGTTTTTTTTCTTTTTTCTATCGTTTCTTTCGACTGTTTTCTTCCATACATTGGATTATTTTCTCTAAAATTGTTTTCTTTTTGTTTTTGTTTCTTTTCTTCGTAAAGAGGGTTTTTTAAATGTGTTTGACGATTTTTTTCTTTTGATTCTTCAGAAACGGGAGTATTTGATTTTAATTCTCGTGCATAAGCATAATCTCTTGATGAAATATTATGTTTTCCTTTTTTATCAAAAGTCATTCTATGAAATGCATTAACAATTTTTCTATTTTCTTTATAGATATAGGTTAATAATTTATGACATACATAATGTTCTTTTGCTGTTAATAAAATTAAATTTTCTTTATTACCATTTCCGCCTAAACACTTCGGAATAATGTGATGATTTTCATAATAAACATAATTTGCATTAGATTTGTTAAATTTAACTCTATTTTTTAATTTAGCATTATCAATTATTGAATTATAAATTTTTAAATGATTCATTTTTATATGGGGATATTTGGAATTAATTTTTCCGAATCAATATACTGAGCGTTATTTTTATCATTTTTAAATTGTTTAACGCGATTTATTAATTCCTTAGTTCCTCTTGTAACTACACTTCCATCTCCAGCAGTTAACATACCTGAAGAATTATTCATTTGGGGACCCAGTGCTTCAGTTCTTTGTTCTTTAACATCATTTTTAAAATTTCTATATGTTTCTCGTATAGCTTCTACTGTTTGTAATAATTGTTTATTCAAATCTCCAATAGTTTTTGACATCCCAGAATATACTTCCCAATATCTTGGATGTGTAAGGCCAAGGTTAATTTGTTCCATAAGAGCCTTTTGCATAATTTCATTACTTCTAAGTTGATAAATCATACCTGCTAATGACATAACATCTACTTTAAATTTATCTTTTAGATATTTGTTAGATTTAATCATATCCATAGGTACCATAAAAGAGATGGCATTTTTTATCATTGTTCGTGCTTCTTTTTCACATTGTTTTTTAACATCGCCAAGATTGACATTCATTAACGGTTCTGGCTGTAATTCAGGTATATCTTCTCCTGTAACTGCAACATTTTTGTTAATTTTTTCAGGAGAATTATCTAACATTTTTCTTAAATCTTCTCGTTCTTCTCGAATTTTCATAATATTTTATTTTAATTGTATACTATATATTATATTCTTTCAATAATCTTGTAATTTCTTCATTACGTTCAGCTGTTTCATAAGACCAATCACGATGCCATTTATCATTGGGTTCAAATCCAGCGCCTTTTTGTAATAAAAATTTTACTAATGGTGCATTTTGAGTAACTATAGCACAACGAAGAGCTCTAGATCCATCGTCATTTACATCATAACCCATATTAAGTAAAGCTTTAATATAGTCTATTTTTTCTTCAGCTGCACACATCCATAAATAATCTTTAGGATATATGATTGGTTCTGTTTTATATCGAGATTCTTTTGTAAGAAAATGTTTAATAGCATGCATTATACCAATTCCTAAATCATGAACAGGATCTGAATCTTCTGAAAATTTTTCATATATGAATTTTGCTCTCATTATTAACGTTGTTTTGTAATATAGCCTTTTTGTATATATTCTTCTAATCTATTTTCATTTATAAAATATTTTTTATTATCTTTATATATAGCAATTTTTCCTTTATTATTTGCAATCTTTCCTTTTCTATATTTACTTATATTTTCTTTATGTTTTTTTGATAATTGTCGTCCTTTACCTATGGGTTTTCCTTTGTGTGATTCGCTCATTTTTTCCCGTGTTTTTTGCGAAAAACTTTCACGTTTCAATTGTGATTCACTCATTTTTTTCTTTGATTCTTCAGAATGTTTTTTTCCTTTATTCCAAGGTATTTTTCCTTTTTTTAAATCACTCATCTTTTTACGAGTATTTTCTGAAATAGGTTTTCTTTTTTTAACACCTAATTTTAAATTTATTCTTTTTTCATCAGTTATAGGGGTAATTGCAATTAAATTTCTTATATTTTCATAATCTCTTGATGAAATGTATATTTTATATTTTTCAAAATGAGATAACATAAAAAACGCATATATTAATGATATATTTTCTTTGTAGATATATGTAAGTAATTTGTGGCAAACAAAATGTTCTTTTGCGATTAATAAAACTAAATTTTCTTCATCATTACTTCCGCCTAAACATTTTGGTAATATATGATGATTTTCATAATAAACATAACCTTCTTGATTTTTTTGTAATTTAATTCTATTTTCAGATTTTGCTTTCTGAATTATAGCATCATAGACTTTTTGATGATTCATGATTTCTATCCGTTATTTTAAAATATATAGATTATAGTAGGACAGCATTTCAATCTATCCAAGTGTTGATTAATGTTCTAGCATTAATCTAACTACTATATTTTATATATTCATTATCTTTGACGTGAAATATAAGGTATGTGCATTAGTGGATCTGCATTATCTAAAATTATAGCTTGATCGGCATCGCGAGTAAAATAAGAAAGAAGCTCTAAACTTTGTTTTTCTTGCTCAATTGTTGTATTAAATAATCTTAAATTAGTTAAATAAGAAGGAGATTTGTTTATCGAATATTGATTTACTGCAATATCTTCTGGATAAAGCCTAAGAGTTTCATAAAATATATTTTGTAACTTAGCATTTTTATCTGAATCGTGTCTTTTCCAAACATACGCACTATATTGTTTCCAGCTATTACCAATATTTACTACAATTCCATACCATTCGCTATCATTTAATTTATCATCCATTCTTACAACATATGCGTTATATGAATCATTACTATCATTCCAAGTATGTCCATAACTAATAGCAATATATTGATTAGCACAAATATTCACAGATAACACATGTTCGCCAAAATCATTAACGCCATCTATAACAGAAATAGGTTCTTTGAGCATTAATTTATATCCGGTTTGAATATTCCAATCTGATTTAATAGTATTTAAATCTTCTAAAACAAATGCGTTTATTGCACAATAAAGTTTTAATGGATTTATACTTATAGCTACAACTTTTGCATAAAAATTAAGAGCTCCTTGACGAGATACAACTACAGTATTTCCTATTTGAATGTTAGATAATGATATAGGAGTGTTAAGTGTTATAGTATAGTTAGCAGCACTATATAAAGATGCATCATATTGATACATAGTTGAAATATCTAATGTTCCTACAATTGGAGTTATTGAACTGACATTGTATTCTTTATGAATTGCAGGTATAGTACGAGGTTGAATCCAAGCCATTACTGCTCTATTTGAAGTAGTACCGAGAAGATCTTCAGTATTATATGTTACAGCATTATACCAAATAGGAGATTGCATATCATAAAATGATTGTGCAACCACAGTTCCGTATATACTCATTGTTTTGTTAATAGTATTCAATGATACATCAAATGATTTATATTTATCTTTAGAAGTTGAATTGAGTGCATTCATTTGTTGATCATCTACTAATTTTGCAACATCATTATCAATTGCTTGACCAAATAATTCTTCAACGCTAACAGTGTATTGATCAATAGTTTCTTGAAGTGCTGCAGATTCTTTTCTGGAAGCTTTTGGCTGATATTTAATAAGATTACATTTCCATGTTGTTTCTTGTTCCATAAATCCTCTGAACAAATATGAAGATTCTACTTCATATAATTTATTAGATATAACAAAATATACAATATCTTTTTTCTGTGGTGCTGATCCAAATCCTGCAATAGATTCCCAGTATTTTTTATCAATTTGTATTTCTAAAGGAACTTCATACTCAAGACCCATTAAATCAAAATTATATTTGCTATCAGGCGGCATTCCTGTGGGAAGAATTGTTTTTACACATAATGGTTGTTCTTCAACATTTGACAATGTATATTCTTGAAATATAACATCTTTTGAACGTTGTTGTGGAATTGCTCTAAACCATCTTACATCATATCCAAGTAATTGATTTACTACTCCATTTATTGCTGAATAATCTCTTGCTGCTGAGGACATTTTATTCACAACATCATATAACGGAGTAGCAGCAGATATAGTTTTTGGATCTGCTACTATTGAACTTTTTGTTGTGTCAGGATATGCAACACTTAAAGGTTTATTGTTATCTGGACATGATTCAGCCATATATAATGATTTTATTTATATATTCGATTATGTATTTGCGAATATCATTTTATCATTCGAGGTTAAGTATTTTCCATCATTTGTTAAGAAACGTAATGATGTACTAACTTCCTGAGTTGCAAATGGATATCCTAAACCATTTCCATCATTATATAAAGTACCTATTTCTGTTGGAGTTAATGCTCTATTCCATATTCCAACTTCATCAAGAATACCTGTATAATCGTATGGTGCAGAATGAGATCCAAAACGCAATGTTGATGTTACATCATATGCCAATGGAGTTGTTCTACTTAAACTAGCATCAGCAACAGAACTATCAATATAAATTTTCATTATTGAACCATCCCAAGTTCCAGCTACAAAATGCCATTCATTATCATCAACTAGTTTATTACTATATAAAGAAGTTGATGCGCCATTAGATAATTCAAACAATAATTTGCTACTATCTATAAAAATATTATAGCCTGCCTGATTTCCGGCGCTATACCAATAATTATTATTTATTACACCGGCAAATATATCATTTTGAGCGGGAGCCTTTATCCACATAGAAAAACTTAAACCTGCTGTTGGTTTACATACATTTCCAAATGAAATATAATCATGTTCTAATGCATCGAAATAATATCCAGTATTAAGTTTTCCAGGAACATTTGGCGTTGCTCCATAATTTGTTCCATTTATACTTCCATAAGAATCTAACACAGGTCCAGAAATTTCATCTAATGCCCAATATCCCATAAGCCCACTAAATAAAGAATTTCCTGGTGCTGATAAAGTACTAAATGTTACAACTTGTCCATAGCCAACACCTGCAGAATTTGTAGCATAACCTCTAACATAATAATAAGTGCTTGAATTTAATCCTGTTAAATAACTAATGTAAGAACCTGTACCACTTCCATCATTTGTTGACGGATTTAAGATTGTAGGATTTGAAGAAATTGACCAACATATTCCTTTTGTTATTACAGCAGAACTTCCATCATGAGTTACATTTCCTCCTCCAGTTGCTGTAAATAAACTAATATCTGTTATAATATTTGTAAATATAGTAGGAACGGAAATAGCATTAGTATCAAATTGAACATTGAGTCCATATGCTGTTCCTGCTACGTTTGTAGCATAAGCTCTAACATAATAGTGTGTGCTTGGATTTAATGCTAATAAAGAACTTGTGTATATTCCTGTTCCAGATCCATCTACTGTGTGAGAATTAGAAACTGTTGGGTTTATTGATGTATTCCAACATGCACCTCTAGCTGTAACACTAGCACTGCCATCTGATGTTATATCACATCTACAAGAAGCACTAGTTAATAATATGTTTGTTACTGCAATTGTACTAACAACAGGAAGCGAAATACTAATGGAGACATCTAATGTACTTGTATCAAATTGAACATTAGAACCATAAGCAGTTCCAACCGCATTAGTTGCATATGCCCTAACATAATAATGTGTACTTGCATTCAAATTAATTAAAGCACTTGTAAATACACCTTCTCCGGTACCATCTATAGATTTACTATTTAATATTGTAGGATTAATTAAATTATTCCAACATACTCCTCTAGCTGTAACTAATGTACTTCCATCATGTACAACTGTACCTCCTGAAGAAGCGCTAGTTGTAAATATATTAGATATTGTTCCAGTTGTAACAGTTGCAAGTGAAATATTTGGTGACGTATCAAATTGAACATTAGAACCATATCCTATACCTTGTGAATTTTCAGCATAAGCTCTAACATAATAATGAGTACTTGGATTTAAGTTACTTAATGCACTTGTAAATACTCCGGTTCCTGTTCCATTATTTGTTGAAGAATTTAATATAGTTGGATTTATAGATGTATTCCAACATACGCCTCTTGATGTAACAGTTAATCCGCCACCATTAGTTACATTACCTCCAGTAGAAGCACTAGTTAAAAATATATTTGTAACTGGAGATGTAGTAACAGTAGGAACATATGTAATTGCAGTGCTTCCTTCAGTAACAGTACCTGTTCCAAAAAGAACTAATGAATTCCATGTAGATAAATCTAACATTCCAGCAGCATAATAATTACCTTTTATGTCATTCATTGGAGCGCTTAAACTATATGTCTTATTTATATTTTCTGATGTATTATAAATAAAATGAAAATTAGTAGCAGCAACGTCTATAAGATTTACACTTGCTTCATAGCAATAAATATTATCAAAATATACTGATGCATCACCGTCTCCACCAGCAAAACGTAATGAAGCAGCAGGATCTGTTTGAGGATATTTGAATAATATCTCTTTATTGACACTTGTGCTTGGTAAAGTAAAAAATTGTTGAATAGAATTTCCCGTACTTGTTTGATACATACGAACAGAAATAGTTTTATTTGCTAATTCAGATTTTCCTAAAAGCTTAATTATATATGTTTTATTACTTTCCACTGCGCCAATTGATGAATAGAAATAATCATCAGAATCCCACCAATTCCAATTATAATCTTTTTTATTTGTTCTAAGTTTCAATGCACCACCATCAAGACTAGAATTAGATACCCAAGATATTGAAGCTAATGATGTTCCTGTCCAGTTATTAATATCTGAATCAAATCTAGAATTAGATAACATGTTCGTTCCTGATGAATTTATTGTATAGCTTGAAAACTTAGGATAAAATACAGAAGTTGTGTCATGATTATATTTTGTTTTCCATTTTTCTAAACTTTTTGGAGCACATTGACCAGTATCTGTACCATATACTACCATTGCAGTTTCAGTATTTGTATAATAATAATTATTATTCCAATAGCCCCATCCTTGAATTTCAGATGTTGCAGTTGAACTAGAAATAGGAGTAAAATAAGATTCATATTTAATACCTTCTGGAGAATGTTCATCTAAATTATTAGATATAAATACATTATTATACACACTTATATCTCTTATAAGAGTATCAGATCTTAAAACTGAAACAAATCCATAAGATTGATAAAATGTATTATCTTTAAGTACAATATTAGTACTAGCACTCATACGAATACCAAATGCATTTACATTGCCAACAGTATTTCCTATAAATGAAACATGTGCACTAAATCCATCAGTATATAAGCCATGAGAAAAATGAGTATTAGGATATAAAGGATCATTTATATCGGTACCGTCTGTAGCACTAATAGCATTTAATACTATATTACCAATAACTTGTTTTCCAGTATTTCTATCACCATAAGTATAAATACCCGCACCATTATCAGTTGTAAAACAAAATGTATCTATAATATTATTTCTTATTATTGAATTAGTTCCTCCCCAATTAATTGGAAGATGTCCTGTATTAAGAATTCTATTATTTTGAATTAATGTATTATCTGCACAAGAATATAATGCATTTCCATGATTATCACCGCTATCTGTAGTTCCAGGAAATATAAAAGTATTTGTGATAGTATTTCTACTAATAGTAAACGGTCCACTTACACCAACTTGAGAAGTTGAATAAACGGCATGATCATTTGAACTATAAATACTACAATTTTGTACAATACAATTTGATGGATATTGTAAATATATTCCATGACGACCAGAAAAACCAATATTACAATTTTGAATAATATGATTTGATGCACTATTATATCCATAGTAGCCATCTATGTTAGCACCTTCAAGCGTAAGACCATCAATTGTTATATGATCATAATTACTATTATAAATACATCTATCTAAAGAACTTATTTTTACAACATGATTTGCGGGAAGTTCAGCGCCAAAATACATATAAAATCTATTTGCACTATGATCATGATACCAATTTCCATAAGATACTAATGTACTTAAATCTGCTTGTATAAAATATCCCCATCCTGCTACTGCTTGATAAGATCCCGCATCTGGATCATTGTATGTTATTGTATTTCCACTTTGATTAGTTATTATACATTTATCAATAACCCAACGATTTTTTCTTATAACTACTTGTGCACCTATCCAGTTATAAGTACTTGTTATAGCTGTGTCAGTTATTGTACTTGTTCCATTTGTACTTTCTATATGATTCCAACCTATTGCAGGCCATTTACCCATTTGTGCTTGATAACCATCTAATGATACCATTAACGTTGAAGATTCCGCAGTTAAAGACGTATAATATATACCATTTCCTGCATTTGTCCATGAGGATGCTGTAGTAAATCCAGTTATTACTGGATTAGCGCCAGTTCCATAAGAACCTATAGTAATTGGAAAATTAGCAGCTCCGGATTTTCCAATATTTATTGTTCCATACCATGTATCTCCTTTTCTAAAACGTATAGCATAACCAGCAGGAAGAGTTGTTAATGCTGTGTTAACTCTTGTTATAGTTTTCCACGCAGTATTTTCTGTAGTTCCACTATTTAAGTCATTTCCATTAACAATATTTACATAATATGAATTTTTACTTGTATCAAGAGTTACTTCGTTTCCATATGCTGTTCCCATTTCATTTGTTGCATAAGCTCTAACATAATAATGAGTACTTGGATTTAAGTTAGTTAGCGCGCTATAAAATATTCCTTCTCCTATTCCATCATTTGTTGTAGAAGAATCGTATATTGTAGGATTTGAAAAAGTATTCCAACAAATACCTTTAGCTGTAACTGCTGTACTTCCATCATGAGATACATTACCACCACAAGATGCACTAGTAATTGCAATATTTGTTATTAAAGATGTAGTAACAGTAGGGGTTGAAATATTAAGTTCTATAAATTCATAAGCACCAATATCTGGGAAATTTATTATTCCAGTTCCAATAAAATCTGTAGTTAATCCTACATTTACTCCTGCATTTTTACATGAAGATGAAGAAGTTAAATTAAAATTATAAGCTGCAGCATTTACAACTGAAGGATCTTTTGATATTGATAATATATCGCCAGATGCAACTTGATATGATGCAAATTGAGTTTGTGGATATGTAATTGAATTCCATACAATTATATTTCCAAAGGATTTCCAATAATCATTATTAGATACTGTATATTTTGATATACTTTGTGATTGTTGAAAATCATAATATACATTTGAAAAAATTAAATTATTTTTTATTTTAATTGAGCCATCAGTTACATTATCATTGTTAGCTACATGTAAACCTGCGCCATAATCTGCTTGTCCATTATTATACATAACATTATTATAAATGTTTACAGCATCACCACTATTAAGATTAGCTACTTCTAATCCCCAATAATCATTGTTATATAAAACATTATAATAAACATTTACATTTTTATTAGGAGCTAATGTATCAATTACTGCACCCCATCCACCAGATGTGCCCCCATTATTATTTGTTACAGAATATCTTAGTGTGCCGGATCCACTATTATAAATTTGATATCCTGCACCGGTATTGCCATATGAATGGCATCTTTCTATTAACCAATTATCAGCATATATATTATTTAAGATAGAAGATCTTCCCATATATATACCATGATGTTGTGTAGTAAGACCATTATTTATTGTAGAACAATCCATTATTGTTCCATAAGGTATAGACATATAAATTCCAGCCTTTACATTATTAAAAGATGTAAGGTTTTTAATTGTTACATTAGATGATCCTATTTCATTCCAGTCAAATACTACAATTCCTTCTTCAGTACTATTTATGGTATCAATACCATCAATGATTATATAAGATACGCCCTCAATTCTAATTCCATTAGGACGAATATTTTGTGCATTAAATATAGGATTAGCGCCAACACCATAATTAGAATATGTTATAGGATATCCACTTATACCACTTTGTGCTACAACCAATCTTTCATTCCATGTATCACCTCTTCTAAATAAAACAGTATCTCCTGGAATAAATGTATATGCATTAACTTTTGCAACTGTTTTCCAGGCTGTATTTTGTGTAGTTCCTGCACTAGCATCATTTCCATTTATAGCATTTATGTAATAAGTTGAAATAACTGAAACTGGAATACTACTATCAAATGTAATTTGATTTCCATATCCCGTTCCTACTGCATTAGTTGCATAAGCTCTAACATAATAATGTGTGCTCGGATTTAATCCTGTTATTGCGCTTGTAAATGATCCCTCACCGGTGCCATCATTAGTTAATGCACTACTAATAGTTGGATTTGATAAAATACTCCAACATACACCTTTAGCTATTACTGCTGTGCTTCCATCATGAGTTACATTACCACCACAAGATGCACTAGTTGTAAATATATTTGTAACTGAAGAAGTTGTAACGGTAGGAATTGAGGTTACTATAGGAGATGTAGATGTATCAAATTGAACATTAGAACCATAAGCAGTTCCAACTGCGTTAGTTGCATAAGCTCTAACATAATAATGTGTGCTCGGATTTAATCCTGTTATTGCGCTTGTAAATACTCCTGTTCCTGTTCCATTATTTGTTGAAGAATTTAATACAGTTGGATTTATTGATGTATTCCAACATACACCTTTAGCTGTTACTGCAGTGCTTCCATCATGAGTTACATTACCACCACAAGATGCACTAGTTGTAAATATATTTGTAACTGAAGAAGTTGTAACAGTAGGAATACTAATATTGGTTGAAGCATCGAATGGATAAGTTAATCCGTTACTACTATTATATAATGTAGATACTTCAGAAATAGTCAAAGCTCTATTCCAAATTCCTATTTCATCAATAACACCTGTATAATCATATGGTGCAGAATGAGAACCAAATCTTAAAACAGATGCTAGATCGTATCCTATAGTAGTTGTTCTAGCTTGGCTTGCATCAAGTACATTATTAATATAAAGTTTCATTTTTGCGCCATCCCATGTTCCAACAATAAAATGCCAAGTATTTGGTGTTATTGTAGCATTGCTCCATAATGAATTTTGAACATCGCCATTAAATAATTCAAATAACATTTTACTACTATCAAGAAATACATTATAGCCATATTGTTCTGTCGGATTAACCCAAGTAGTATTATTTATTACTCCTGAATAAATATCGTTAAATGTGCTTGGATTAAGCCATACGGCAAAAGATATTGCAGTTGTAGGTTTACAAGAAATTCCTAAATCAATATAACTATTTGTTGCTGCATTAAAACGATATGCAGTACTTATTTTACCAGGAACTCCTTGTGTAGCACCAAAAACGGCACCATTTATGCTTCCTACAGAATCTAACGCGCTTCCTGTTGTTTCATTTAATTTCCAATATCCCATAAGTCCATTAACTAAAGAAATTCCTGAACCTAATGTATTAAATGAAACATCATATCCATATCCAACTCCTTCTGCGTTAATAGCGTATGCTCTTACATAATAATGTGTTGATGCATTTAATCCAGTTAAATAACTAACATACGACCCTTCTCCTGTACCACTAGTATTAAATGTATTATCAATAGTAGGACTTGGTAAAACAGACCAACAAACACCCTTTGAAGTTACTGCTAAACTTCCATCATGAGTTACATTTCCGCCTCCAGTTGCAGTAAAAGTACTTATATCAGTAATTGCTGTAGTAGTAACAATTGGAATTGATGTATTTTTTAGAGTATCAAATTCAACATTTGCTCCATATCCTACTCCTAATGAATTTGCAGCATATGCTCTAACATAATAATGAGTACTTGGATTTAATCCTACAAGTGAACTCGTAAATACCCCTTCTGATACTCCATTATTTGTTGAAGAATTTAACACAGTTGGATTTGTTGAAGTATTCCAACATATACCTCTAGAAGATAATGCTAAACTTCCGTCATGTGTTACAGTACCACCGCCAGAAGCAGTAGTTGCAAGAATATTAGTAATAGAAGAAGTTGTAACTGATGGAATAGATGAAGGAAGAGCACCCATATATTCATATGCTCCTATAGAAGGTGGATTATTCCAAAACTGATCATCATAATCAAAAACTAATCCTACATATAAACCTGCTCTTAATGCAGGCGATGTTGATTGTATATGAAAATTATATGCAGCTGCATTTACAAACACTGGATCATATTTAAGCCCTAAATCATTTGTAAGAGATGTAGGTGTTAATGTTAATTTAATATTATTACTATTTCCATTAAGATAAAGAACATTTTTTTGAACAACCAAAGTTCCTATAGATCCTGTGGTTCCATAACTTTCATACGGAGCAGAAGAAAATCCTTGAATAATATTATTTTGTATGTAAAAATTATTTACTGTACCTCTTGCATCAAATAAAATGCCATATTGTGCCGGTCCTACTCCACCAGTATGAGCAATAATAGTATTATTTCGTATATATACATTCTGTTCTGATGTAGGCGACCCACTTCCGATAAATAAAATACCTGCTCCATCAGAATAACTGGCTGGAACATTTCTAATTATATTAGAATGTATATCTATATTACTAAATTGTCCTGATGTAAAATAAATAGGACGATCAAGAAATTTAAATTCGTTATTATAAATAATAATATCGCTTCCATTTAATTCAAATAATAAACCGTGTTGATAATCTGTAACAGCATGAGCAACATCTGTTCCCATTACATTATCATGAAAACTTACAGCATAAGTATAAGAACCTGTTCCTTTACTTACTCCAGAACCAAAGTCAATTAATCCTGTTATAGTATTTCCATATATTTCTAATCCCCAACCTACACCATTAACAGTATCAGCACACCAACATTCCATTGTAAATGACCAATCAGCGCCAGGTTGTATTCCATATAAATAATTATTGTATATCTTACAACCATAAACTCCATCTTCTAATCTAATTCCTAACCCTGTATTTGAAACTCTAAGAGTTTGATTAAGAGTATTATTATAAATACGTAGGCTTGTATTATTTCTTATAAATATATTAGCTCGTCTATCAGATGTATCTATACCGCCAGAATTAGTTATTGTGCAACCATAAAGACTGTTATTTACACTTAAACTTGGAGAACTTCCATCAAATCTAATTCCTTGAGTTAAAAAATTAACTACTTGACAATTATAAATGCTTACATTACTTCTATTATATACAACTATAGCGTTATCTCCCCATAAAGAATCTCCATCTAATGTAAGTCCACTAATATGTTGATCAGTATTTGTTCCTCCAGATAACACTAAACATGCGTTATTTAGATTTCCATCACCTGCTATATAATGCGATCTAATAATAGAACTACCTATGCCATTTCCTTCAATATTTATGCCTATTGGTACACTTGTTTGAGTAGTTACTGTATATGTTCCCGGATTAACATGAATAGTATCGCCTGTAGTAACACGACTTATAGCATATGCAAGTGTAAGCCATTGTTGTCCTGCTACATTTGATCCATTTCTTCCTGCAGAATCTGCGCCAGTTGGATCTATATAATAAACACCATTTACTAGTGCATATTCATATGCTCCTATGTCTGGAGGATTTGATGGCGTAACGCCATCTTTATCTGTCAAGCCTGAAGTTATATATATTCCATCTTTACTTGTAGTTAAATGATAATCTGTAGTAGATACGAATGGAGGAACTGTACCAGCATACGCACTTTCTGATGTAAGATTAGATATACTTAAACCATATAATGGTGCATTACTATTTGCGCATTGATACAAATTATTATATTGCACCCAAGCATAGTTAACTGTACCATAGTTATAGCAATATATACCAGCACTTCCAGCACCTGAGAATCCTTGTACAATATTATTTCTTACATACACATTTGTTAAAGTTCCTAATACAGGAATTTGAATACCCCATGAATTAGAACCACTTCTTCCAATTATAGTATTATTATAATATTGAATGTTATTGCCTGTCATATTTGTAACAGCATAAGGCCCATGAATTCCAAACCCTTGTAAATTATTTCCAGATGTTCCTACATTTTTTATTACATTATATCTTACAGTTATGTTATTAAATATAGTTCCATACATAGGATTACTTTTTGGTGTAAGTGGAAAATAAATTCCAGCCCATACATTTTCTATCCAGTTTCTTTCAATAATTACATCTGTTGCGCTTTGTTCTATTAATATTCCATGAGTATTAGAGTATGCGCTTAAAGTAGTATTCATTATAGAATTATCATGAATCCATACAGCATAATCATATATTCCTTTTTGAGTTGTAGTATCATTTTCAGTTCCACTTCCTGAAAAATCAAGAGATCCACCAGTAATAGTATTTCCATAAACTTCTATTCCTCCTCGACTTTCCCAAAATTCTAAAACAAAATCCCATGTTATTCCATATGCTTCTGTATATGCAGCTTTAGTCATGATATTATTATAAATCTTAATATCTTTATTATAACCCATTATGCCTTTTATACAGTATCCATTATGCCAAGTAGTTCTACCTGTTTGTATAAGAGTATTATTATATACTCTCATTCCTTGTTGTTCACTTATTTCTAAAAGACCTTGTCCATTTCCGTTTCGTTTATCAACATCAGCATCTCCACCTGGATAATAATACATAGAGCAATTATTAACAGAATTATCATGAAATGAATTACCAGTTGCCCACAAAGTAGGTTCTACTTCACCAGCATCTTGCCCTCTATATCTTACACCCCATTGTAAAAAATCTACAAATGTACAATTATATATTGATACATTTGATCTTCTATATACATTTACAGCAGTATGCGCGGTAGTAGAAACACCATCCATTTTAATATTAGCTATATATTGATTTCCACTTCCCAATACTGAATTAGCTAAATTTAATGTAGGACCACTTGTATATGTAGAACGTAAAATTGAAGTAATTCCATCTCCTTCTATACTTATTCCAATAGGAACAGTAATTTGCGAACTTATATTATATGTTCCCGGATTAACATGAATAGTATCGCCTGTAGTAACACGACTTATAGCATATGCAAGTGTAAGCCATTGTTGTCCTGCTACATTTGATCCATTTCTTCCTGCAGAATCTGCGCCAGTTGGATCTATGTAATATATGTTAGAAGATCCTGGAACATATTCATATGCGCCCATTGCAGGTGAAGAGTTGTAAGAAACTCCATCAAAATCAGTAGTTACTCCTGTTACTGCTAATCCAGCTGCAATAGCGGGCGAACCTATACTTAGATGATAATCACCTCCAGCAGCATTAACAAATAAAGGATTAGTTCCTATTCCATGCGATTCATCTACACTTACAGCTGCTTGCCAATTTGCAAATGTAAGAAAAATGATATCATGAGCATCTGCAAAAGCAGTATTAACTCCAGGATTGTAATATAAATTATAATCAAAGGTGATATTTATTAAATCATCATAAGAACCATCATTGTAATAAGAGAACGCTATATTATCATTGATACTTGAATAAAAAATATTATTTCTTATGTATATGTCATGTCTTTGAACTGACATTCCTCCCATATATATGCTATGCCCTTGTTGAGAATCTGGACGTTGAGTGTGAGACCAACCATATCCTGCATATGCTAACGTATTGTGTTCAAACCATATATTATACATTTGTCCAGTATTGGGTCTTTCCCAAAATTCAAAATTATATTCACATTTTTCAATAATATTATTTCTTATTATCATATCATGAATTAATGTAACACCAGTCCCTTGCATGGTTATTCCTGCATCATATTCGTTACTAATCCTACATCTTAATATTTCCCAATATGATGCATTATCCCATGTACCAATTCCTCCTCCTATTCTTGTGCCCCCTCCTACATCTGTATAAGCTCCTCCGTTATAGCTTATATTGCAATCATACACTTGTATATAATTACTATCCCCAAAAATAGTCCCTTCACCGCTATATCTAAAATCAAGATTTTCAAACTTAATATATGAATGTCCGTACACATCAGCCGTCTGTTGTTGTAAAGCTGCTTCAATGTTAGAGTAATAAAGAGCAGGATTGCCTACAGAGTACATTCTTAATACACCTGTACTAAAATTCCAATAAAATCTGCCCTGTGCGTTTAATAATGCTTCAGAGGCAACTTTTACACCTACACTTTGTTCATTATTAAAAATAAGATTTCCTACTTGTTTAGCTAACACAGCAGCATTACTATTTTGCCATATATTACCACTTACATTTGTCCATCCAGAGTTTAATTGAACAGAGCCTAATATACGAGGTTTTGCCCCAGTTCCATATGCTCCATAAGTGGTATAAGCTCCAGCTGAACCATTAACAACAGATATAGCTTCATTACGCCAAACACTATCGCGTTTGAATAAAACCTTATCACCACCTTTAATAAATGAATTTACTTTAGATATAGTTTCCCATGCTGTAGAATCAGATAATCCATTTAAATTATCATTTCCTCCATTTTTTACATAATAAGTATTATTAGTAGGACTAACATATTCCAACGCTCCCATTGATGGAGTACTTGCATAAGAAACTCCATCAAAATCTGTTGTTACTCCTGCTACTGCTAATCCGGCTGCAATGGCAGGAGAACCCGGTTGTAAATGAAAATCTCCATTTGCTGGATCAACGAATAATGGATCAACACCCTTTCCGTGTGATTCATCTACTTGAAAAGCTGCTTGCCATTGTGCAAATGTATTAAATATAGTAGGAAGTGCATCAAAAAAACCTATATATACGCCCGGAGTGTAATATAAATTATAATCAAATGTGATATTATATAGATCATCATAAGTACTTGGACCCGGAGGAGTTGTTCCTGGCCCAGGATTATACCACCATGCACTATAATTATAATTCAAAGACATATAAAAAATATTATTACGTAAATAAATATTATTTCTGGTAGCTTGCATGCCTCCCATCTGCAAATTATGCCCTTGAATTGCATCTGGACGTTGATTATGTGCAAACCCATATCCAGCATAAGCAAATACATTATGTTCAACATAGATATTGTAAGCTGTGGCTCCAGCCCTTAACCAAAATTCAAAATTATACTCGCAATTAGTTACAATGTTATTTCTTATAAAAATATCATGCATAGTCCAAGAACCCGCTTGGCCTTGAGGTGAAATACCAGCATCATAAACTTGATCAATTTTACAACTTTCTACTGTAATATAAGATCCGTCGCCTTCCCACATCTGAATTCCATTACCCCATCGTGTATCATACCAGGCAGCGCCTTGCGTTTCTCCTGCATCTCCACCACCTATGTAACTTATATCTAATCTACGATAAATACTATAATTACGAGCATTCTGTATAACACAATTTCCCCAGTAACGGAAGTCTAAATCTTCAATGATTATATATGGAGCATTATAACTTGTAACAACAGCATCTTGACTTAAAGCAAATTCAATATTAGTATAATAAGATGCAGGATTTCCTACAGAATACATTCGTACTCTGTCATTCACGTAATCGTACCAAAAATCCCCCTGAGTAGTAAGTGTAGGTGTAGCAGTCATGAATTTACGACCACAGCTTTGTTCATTGTTAAAAATGATATTTCCCACATCTTTTGTCCATCCGGTAGTTTGCCATATATTACCACTAACATTAGTCCATCCTGAATTTGCAGTTAAAGAACCTAAAATTTTTGGTTTTGCTCCAGTTCCATATGCTCCATAAGTCGTGTAAGCTCCTGCTGAACCAGCAACAGGTCTTATTTGTTGATTACGCCATGTGCTACCACGCTTAAATAAAACAGTATTTCCTCCTGTAATAGTTGAATTAACTTTATCTATTGTTTCCCATGCTGTAGCATCTGATAATCCATCTAAATTATTATTACCACCGTTTTTAACATAATAAGTTCCTGGAGCAGAATTTGCAGCTACAAATGATACATTACTACCATATGTAGTTCCCACTGAATTAGTAGCATAAGCTCTGACATAGTACGTCACACCATTAGACAACCCTGTCAATGAACTAACATATGAACCTGTTCCAGTTCCGTTACTAGTTTTTGAATTAGCAATAGTGGGATTAGTGCTTGTGTTCCAACAAACGCCACGGGCAGTCACTGCAGATCCACCATCACTAGTCACATTTCCACCACTAATAGCAGTAGTACTAGTTATAGATGTGACAGCAGTAGTTGTTACTGTAGGTATTACTACACTTCCACTTACATACTCATATGCACCCATTGATGGTGGATTATTCCAAGCAACACCATCTCCATCTGTTATTAATCCTACATTTGTACCTGCTGCAATTAAATCAGATCCTGTTATCAAATGCAAGAATGACAGTGCTGGTAAATTTCCATCTGACTGTCTGCTTCCATCAACTCCTGTAGAGCTAATAGTTGTAAAATCAGCATCAGTGACTGTAACAAGACCATTCCATGTATTATTTGATGTAATACAGTTACCGTAATTTGCTTGTAAATTTGTAGGATGTTGGTTCGCATGAGCTACATTATTTCTTAAAATATGTACGATAGAAGTTTCTTCAAATTCAAATCCTAAATTATATACATCAGCACCATCAGCATTGTGATAGGCTGTATTGTTATAAATGTGAGATATGCATCGCGCTACGTTCTGTGTAAATCCAGCATTTCTATTATGAAAAGCTAAAGAATTGGTGACGGTTCGTAAATGAGTTGTAGAATAATCTCCGGTGGTGCCTCCTAATTTAATACCGTTACCATCACCTCCTTTTGTAACACCGTCTTCTCTGTAACCGTTACTCCACGCCCAGCATTTGTCAACAATCACTAATCCGTTCGCTCCATATAAATCCAATCCATCATCGCAATTAGACCAAAATCTACAACCTCTTATAGTGTTAGTAGTTCCAGCTCTAGGATTTGCTGCCATACCATCTGCATTTCCATAAGCGCTAGGAACAGTAGTAAGAGGATCGTAATTATGATGAAAGTCACAATTTAACACCAAATTATCATCACAGTCTTGATTTATCAATCTATTACTTCCACCATTATGGTGAATATTAAGAAGTTCAAATATGTTATGATTTGTACCATCATCTACATTAAAACCTGCGTATTCATTATCGTCTATCTGTGTAAATCCACTAACTTCAATTCCTTTCCAATGGAAATAACTACCTACAAAATAAATGCCTGCTCTATGAGTATACGTCCACCCCACTGCTTTTGTTATTACAGGTGTCTCTCCCGGATAAGCCCAAATTTTTATAAGATTTCCTGCAGTTCCATTTTTACCAACACATTCTTGCGATGTTAAATATTGGTAAGTTCCACCTCTCACATAAACAATATCGCCTGGGCCAATTACTGTCCATGCTTTATTTAATGTAAAAAAGGGTTGACTTATTGTGCCTGAATTTGCATCGTTACCAGTAGTTGATACATAATAAGTTCCAGCCACAGCATTTTCAGCTACAAATGATACATTACTACCATATGCAGTTCCCACTGAATTAGTAGCATAAGCTCTTACGTAATACGTTACGCCATTTGATAATCCTGTCAATGAACTGCTATAAGATCCTGTTCCAGTTCCGTTACTAGTTTTTGAATTAGCAATAGTGGGATTAGTGCTTGTGTTCCAACAAACGCCACGGGCAGTCACTGCAGATCCACCATCACTAGTCACATTTCCACCACTAATAGCAGTAGTACTAGTTATAGATGTGACAGCAGTAGTTGTTACTGTAGGTGCAGTTGCTGAAGAAGCATAAACTCTTGCACCAACCTGCCAAGTACCATTTTGATCACTTGTAGTAGGAGTAGAACCAACTATCCAAACAGCTGAAGTAGATAAGCCAGTTTGCCAAGTAGAACCTAAATTAGTTCCATAATTTAGTCTAGTAGTTGGAACAAAATTAACAAAGTCTATAAAATTGGGATTAACTACTACAGAATGAGTATCATATCCTAATGCCTGCCACTGTGCAAAAGTTATTTGTGTTCCTGATATTTCAAACATAGGAGTTCCTGATTCACAATAAAATAAATTATAATCAGATTCAAATCCAATTAAACTTTCATTATCAAGTACACGTATATTATTTATTTGATATTTAGTATAAAATATATTATTCTTAATCTTAGTATTATGTGCTACAGAATTAGGAACAAGATCTGTATTTGTATAAACATCTATTAATGCTCTTCCGTATTGAGTATTAGCAAAAGTACGATCTGAATAATAAGTATTATTATAGATATTAACATTAGATATGCCTTTAACTACTGTTCCTATGAATGTTTTATTAAGTATATTATATGCAACGCCGCCAGAAGTATTAACCATATTACTTGCTGATTTGCGTATAAGACCCATAGGAACTTTTTCAAGATAATTATATTTAATTACAACGTTGATATTACATCCTGTAAATACTCCATGACAAATACTTGTCATATCGGTTCCGTTCCATGTTAACCTATTACCAGTTATTACTTCTCCCGCAAGATTATTATTAGTTGGTTGAATATCTTCATCTCCCGCCTGAAGCATGTAATTAGAATAATTTTGAGATGTTATAGAATTATTACTAAACGTGAAAGTCATAGGTTCATAACGATCAACATAATATCCGTTCCATGTTGTATCGGAATTAATAATTGTTTGTCCTGTTACTGTTAATATTGCCATAAGTAATTGTACTCCTAATACAAAGGTTAAAATTATTGTTAAAATTAATCTTTTTATAGATTTCATCTTTTATAAGTTATATATTCATAAAAAAAGGAGCGTTAAGCTCCTTACCATTTTTTTTCTTTACAGCCATCTATACTTTTTCCGTGTTCATCTAAATCAAATCGCATTTTAGTTTTTACATCCATATAACACCCACACAATATACAATTTCGTCCTGACTTCCAAAAAAATTCGCAAGCTTCACAAATTTTTATTCGTTTTTCCGCATCTTCTTTTCGTTTATCTCTGTAAGGTTTATATAAATAATACCATACCCATAAAATGTAACCCTTTAATATCTGTTTTATCATGCATCCTATTTTCTTTTTAACATATAATTATCTGATCGTTTTGGAGCATCAGAAACATCTTTCATTATATTTATTATATATCTATCAACTAGATCAGGATGAACCCACCAATCTTCATATGGAGAATATAAATCAGGCGCTATGTTTGCTACAACTAATTCATATCCATGAGATTCTAAATATTTTCTTGATTTATCACGAATTTTACTATTTTCATCTGCATAATGATCATGTTCAAATGTTATAACAGCAAATCTATGTTGCTCAAATGGTATTTTTAATAAAGTTTGATATGTTATTAAAGGAGGATCGCAATCTAATTGTAAATAATCATAATCTCCTTCTAATAAATTTGAATAATCTACTTTTGTAGCATCAGCACAAATAGCTTTACTAATTCGTTCTGATGAAAATTCGTTTATAGAATTTTGATCTATATCAATGGAAATTCCTGTCCACGCAAAAGATTTTTCTAATAATGCTGTATTGTTTCCAAAATAAGGTCCAGCACATCCAACTTCTAAAAATTTTCCTTCTCTTTTTCCATTTAACATCGTTAAAACAAACATATCTTGATAACATTGAGAATAATTTTGTGAAATATATTCTGCTCCTGGAAATTTAACTCGTAAATGTTCATAAAGATAATTAAAATATGTTATAGGATTTTTCCATAAATTACCTGCAAGATTTATTATATTATTACGAGATACTATTCTATGAATTTCTTGAATATCTGATCTTTTTTCTAATTCTTTAAATATATGTATAGATTCATCATATAATCCTATCCACCATGCAGCTACTGCTTTTTCAAAAGTTACTCCATATCTTCCAGGATACTCAACATTAGTCTGTAATAATACATCAGGGTCTTTAATCATTTGTTCTGCAATACTGGCAATAGCATAACACTCTTGCCAATCTCTAGAATTTTCATATATTCTACTTAATAAAAAATATGCTTCGGGTCTAGTAGGAATTAAAGCAACTGCACGTAGAAGAATACCCTTCACTGTAAATACTCTTGATCCTTGTCTATCAAAACATAAAGCTAATCGTAATAAAGCTTCATATGATAATAAATCTTCTATTCCAAATTCTGTAGTTCTTATATAAAAAGACGCTGCTGCAGCAGTATGTCCCATATTTTCATAAATTTGTCCAAGTATAAAATTATAATCAGGATTTTTTGGGTCTGATATATAATTTGATAAAGCTGAATCTAAGTTTGGTAGCATAAATTTTTATTTTTTAAGTGGTAATCCATTTTCACACAATTTACATAAATCAAAAGTAGTATTGGGTGCAGGAAGTATTTCATCATATTCTTGAGTATATAAATTTCCGAGAACATGTTCTAAACTATAATCCATACAGCATAATACAACATCTCCATTAGGAAGTAACACATTATGATAAAGATGTTCATCACATCTACATGTTGCAGGTTCTTCCCATTGATATCCTGATTTAAAATTTCCATCTATTACAGATACTATCTCAGGACGAAAAGTTTTTTCTTTTACTACATTTTCTCCACGAGACCATATATCTGTTTTATATGCTGTCGGAAATATATCTTTTACTTTATCATGCACAGTACCCATACATGTTAGAGTAAAATTGGCTATTTCATTCTCGTGTTCTTTAATATGATTTAGTAATTTAATATATTTTTCTGTAATAGGATGTTTAGCATATAATTCATTATCAGGAAGATGTAGAGTAAATCCCCCATTATTAATAGGAAATCCCAGATATCCTACTTGAGGTTCTTTTGGGCCTGATGCAAATGGTATATGTTTTATTTTCTCAAAATCTTCTATCTCCATACCTATTCCTGTTGTAAACAATGATATTTGATGGCCTTTTTTATGAGCATATAAAAGCATATCTGTGCATTTCTTATTTAACCAAGGTTCAGAAAAACCTGAAAATATAATGGCAATATCTTTAGGAATTTTATCTAGTATTTTTACAAAATTATCATATGATAACATTCTTTCCCCTTTATATTTACTTAATAATGTTTTTTGAGGACAAAATACACAATTCATTATACATCCTTTTGAAAGGATATTTGTAGTTATTTCAAATGTAGCCCATTTTGCAGTTTTCCAATAGTTTTTTTTCTTTTTATCTTTTTTTACAATTGGAGAAACTGGTTCAATTTTTTTAATAACTGGTATTTCTTCTTTTTTAATTTCAATTGAAGGAATTGTATTATCAATATACACAAGTATTTGTCCATAAAATTCTAAAAAATGATCACTCCATAAATCCCATTTAATATCTATTCCATCCATAGAATATATTTTAGCATTTGTAAATGTTTTTAAATATGTCTCTCTGAATTTTTTAAATTTTTCTTTATATTTAAAATTTGATAAATGAAATTCACCTGCTATTTTTTTAACATTTGATTTAATCCAATCAAAATTTTCATCATTAAATATATCGTATTCTCCTCCTTCACAATCAGTTTTAAGAAAATCTATTTTTGAGATATTATATTTATTTATAAAGGTTTTAAATTTAATAGTATCTGCATAATATGAAGAATTAAACATTTCATTTGATTCAGAATTATACACACCATCTAATGTATCTATATCATCTTCATTTGATATTCCTTTATTTATACATATGATTGAATGATCTTTAGCATTTTTTAATAAAGTTGGAAATAATTCTCTCGAAGGTTCTAAACAAAATACACGTTTAGGTTTTTTATTTAAAATATTATATGTAAATGGCCCAACACTTGCACCTACATCTACAACAACGTCATCTTTTTCAACTTTAAAAAACTTTTGATAATCATCATTTATAAAAATTTCATCTATAAGAACAGATTTAAACCAAGGATTTTTTTCTATTAAACCCCAATCAAAATCTGATTGTTTAAATCCAATAATTTCATCAATAATATTTTCTGGAACTTTTAATATATATGCAGCATTATCTTGAAATCCAAAAGATATTAATAAATCTTTTTTATATAAAGCCATGCCGCAACAAAATTCAATTTCACCATCCATAAATGAAAATGGTTCTGATATTTTAACAATGTTCCAATTTTTATCCCATACTACAAATCGATGCATATACGTTGCATCTTTTTGCTGAAGCTTATTATTAAAAAGATTAACTTCATGAATAAGACACATTCTATAATCTTTATAGTTTATTACTTGGGAACTTCCTCTAAAATCAGGAATATTTGGTATATGACTATTACTTAAAAATACAGTTTCAGATGTAAGAGTTTTTGTATTAACTTTAACAACTTGAGTAGGATTACACCATTTAACAAAATGATAAGGCATATCTAATATAGGCATCCAATTTTTTTCGCAATATGTAGAAGGCCCTGGCGGCTCAATACGAAATCTATTTATTTCTTTAATAGGACTTTCTCCTGGTTTTAATTCAGATTCGTTTTTTTCAATTAATTCTGATAATTCCATACGGCCTTGTCCATTAGTAGTAGTATCTCTTCTTACACCACAAGCAAAAAGTTTTCCATCCCATCTTACATAACGCGCATCTTCTAATCCTACAAATTCCCAAAGAGGTTCTTTATCAAACGTTGATGTATCAATAGGATAATGTTTAACTATATTTAATTTTTCTGTATCAAGTTCACAATAAAAATTAAATGTTCTTAAATGAAGATCATTTTCAGGATTTAGATATACTAATGGTCCGAATCTGTTGTTAAACACTTGTTTGTTCTCAGAATGATAAAGAGTATAATTTATATTTCTGAGATTAAGTAAAATTTTTGTTGTATCTAAAAGTATTGATGGATTCATTAATCCAAGTCCTTTAGAAGATGAACTAGGTATGATTAATGGTATAAGTTTTCCACCCTCTGATAGAACTTTTTTACATAGGTTTCTATTCATTTATATTAGTTTTAAGTATAAACTTTAATTATTATATATAGAATTATTTAGAAAGTTTTATATTTTACGGTACAGCTAATAATATAGTTTGTGTGGATATTCCGCCAGATCCATTAGAATAATAAATAGTAATTGTTCCTGTGCTTCCGTTTCCATTTGCCATATGTCTAGGCTGAAAACTTCCGTTACCTCCTACGTAATTACCTCCTAATTGTGCTGTTCCTGTTACATTATTTATTGTAAAAGATCCTGATGGATTTTCTGCTGTTAAAACTGGTGTCCATGCACAATTTGCAGTTACAGTAACTGTTTGAGGATTAAAATTATTTTGATTCCAATGCATTGTTCCAGTAGGATTCGTAGAAAAACTAACAGTTAATCCACCCATTGTACTTACATCACATCGTCCTGTACTAACATTTCTTGTGTTAAATAGCGTACGAAAACTAACACCATTTTGAGGATAATATATATTTCCCCATAAAGTATACGGCATACTATTTAGATTAGTTGAAGCACATGATATATTTAATCTTGGTATTGCCATTATAATTTCTTAATATCTTCTAAAATAGAATTTAATGCTTCTAATTGTATTGTAAGTTCTTGTTTATCTTTTTCAAGATTTTCTATAGTAACATAATTAGGTTCATGTGTAAGTTCTTTTCCGTTTTCATTATCAAATCTTTTAAATAATACAACGTAATCTTCTTTATATTTTTCTACCCAACATAAACCTTGTGGTTTTAATCGATAATAACGTTTTAAATCAATCATAATATTTATTTTTTTAATTGTTAAATTCCTTGTATTCCTTGCAATTCTTTATTTCTTTGTATATTTATCAACATTTTAATTTGTTTTTTGATATTATCTTTTTCTATGTTTAATTCTTTTATTGCATTAACAAGAGTATAAATTACAGGTTCAAGATTAAATTCAATAACCTGTGAATCTGGTACATCATTTTGTAAATTTACAGGTCTTCTTTTAATAGCATAAGGCATAAATTTTTCAAGTTCATTACCTATAATACCAACAATATCTTCATTTTCATGTGGATAATTCCATAATCCTACCCATTGATAAATAACAGGATTTATTTTTGTAACAGTTTGAACGCCTTCTAAAAAAGGACGTATATTTTTCTTTAAACGTATATCTGATGCTGATGCACCTCTTCTTCCTTGAATTCCTTGACGACCTTGACTTCCTACAACTCCTTGAGGTGATTGAATTCCTTGTGTTCCTTGTGTTCCTTGTGTTCCTTCTTCTCCTTGATCTCCTTGAGTACCTTGTGTTCCTTGTGTTCCTTGTGTTCCTTGTGTTCCTTGTGTTCCTTGTGTTCCTTGAATTCCTTGATATCCTTGCGCTCCTTGTGTTCCTTGAGCACCTTGAGCACCTTGAGTACCTTGAGTTCCTTGAATTCCTTGACGACCTTGTGTTCCTTGAGCACTTTGAGCACCTTGAGTACCTTGAGTACCTTGAGTACCTTGAATTCCTTGACGACCTTGTGTTCCTTGAATTCCTTGAGCACCTTGAATTGTATTAGTATTTCCCTGAGTTCCTTGTGTACCTTGTCTTCCTTGAGTTCCTTGTGTACCTTGAATTCCTTGAATACCTTGAATTCCTTGAATACCTTGAATTCCTTGATAACCTATTATACCTTGAGCACCTTGAGCACCTTGAGTACCTTGAGTTCCTTGAGCACCTTGAGCACCTTGTGTTCCTTGAGTACCTTGTATACCTTGTTCACCTTGAATACCTTGAGCACCTTGAGCACCTTGAGCACCTTGTGTTCCTTGAGTACCTTGTGTTCCTTGTGTTCCTTGTGTTCCTTGTGTTCCTTGTGTTCCATAAAATCCTTGAGCTCCTTGAATACCTTGTGTTCCTTGTGGTAAAGAAGCATCATATACTATATACCAAATAGAAGCTTCAGCATTAAAATATAAACATCCACTTACATCTACATTTGTATCACCAATTAATCCTATTTTTGTAGTATTGTACATTATATCATATATTTAATTTATCGATCCATTTAATGTTTGAACCAAGTGTTCCATATAAATAATTTCTCCTTCTAATTCTTTTACTGCATTAACAAGAGAAAAAACTATGGGAGATATATCAAATTGCATAATTTCAGAATCTGGCCCGTCTATTTCCAATTTTCCAGTTCTTCTTTTAATAGCATAAGGCATAAATCTTTCAAGTTCATTACCAATTATACCAATAATATCTTCATTTTCATGTGGATATTCTCCTAAACCATTCCATTGATAAATTACAGGATTTATTTTTGTAACAGTTTGAACTCCTTCTAAAAAAGGACGTATATTTTTCTTTAGACGTATATCAGAAGATCCTGTTCTTCCTTGAATTCCTTGAATTCCTTGAATTCCTTGTACACCTTGAGTACCTTGTCTTCCCTGTATTCCTTGAGCACCTTGTGTTCCTTGTGTTCCTTGAGTTCCCTGAGTTCCTTGAGCACCTTGTGTTCCTTGTGTTCCTTGTGTTCCTTGAGCACCTTGAGTTCCTTGAGCACCTTGAGTTCCTTGAGCACCTTGAGTTCCTTGAGCACCTTGTATACCTGAAATTCCTTGAGCACCTTGAGATCCTTGTGTTCCTTGAATTCCTTGAACACCTTGAATTCCTTGAGCACCTTGAGTTCCTTGAACACCTTGAACACCTAAAATTCCTTGAATTCCTTGAACACCTATTATTCCTTGAGAACCTTGAATTCCTAAAATTCCTTGAAGACCTTGAATACCTTGTGAACCCTGAGTTCCTTGAGTTCCTTGTATACCTGAAATTCCTTGAGAACCTTGAATTCCTTGAGAACCTTGAGAACCTTGTACACCTTGAACACCCTGAGCACCTTGAGTACCTTGAGTACCTTGAGTACCTTGAATGCCTTCATCTCCTAAAATTCCTTGAGTACCTTGTGCACCTTGAGTTCCTTGTATACCTTGAGCTCCTTGAATTCCATCTATACCTTCTTCTCCCTGTTCTCCTTCTTTTCCTTGAGCACCTTGTGTTCCTTGTGTTCCCTGTATTCCTTGAATACCTTGAATACCTTGAAGCTTTGCTGCTAATGAAACATCATATAAATTATACCAAATAGAAACATCTACATCAAAATATAAAAAACTACTTATATCTATTTTTACATCACCAACATCTCCTAATTTTCTTGTATTTCCCATAATTAAAAATAGTTTATATTTTGAATACTTTGAATACTTTGAATATTTTTCAATGTCAAACTATCAGTTTTTTCTTTAAGTTTTTCAAGTTTAAGTTTTAATTCTTTTACAGAATTAACAAGTGTAAAAACTACTGAATCAATATTAAACTCAATAACTTCAGAATCTGGTCCATCAATTTCTAATTTTCCTGTTGCTCTTTTAACAGAATACGGTAATATAGTTTCAATTTCATTACCTATAATACCAACAATATCTTCATTTTCATATTCATGTCCTGCTAAACCATTCCATTGATAAATAACAGGATTTATTTTCATAACAGTTTGAATACCCTCTAAAAAAGGTCGTATATTCTTTTTAAGACGTATATCAGAACCAGAAGTTCCTTGAGTTCCTTGACGTCCTTGAGCACCTTGTATTCCTGTTTGACCCTGTATTCCTTGAAGTCCTTGTATTCCTTGAGTACCTTGAGTTCCTTGAGCACCTTGAGTTCCTTGAGCTCCCTGTGTTCCTTGTGTTCCTTGTGTTCCCTGAGATCCTTTGTCACTATTTTCAAGTCCTTGTACTCCAGCTATTCCTTGAATACCCTGTGTTCCTTGAGCGCCTTGTATTCCTTGAACTCCTTGATATCCTTGAGTTCCTTGAACTCCTTGAACTCCTTGATATCCTTGAATTCCCTGAACACCTTGTGTTCCTTGAGTTCCTTGAGTTCCTTGAATTCCTTGTGTTCCTTGTGTTCCTTGAATTCCTTGATTTCCTTGAGAACCTTGAACTCCTTGAGCACCTTGTGTTCCCTGTGTTCCTTGAATACCTTGAGCACCTTGTATTCCTTGATTTCCTTGAGCTCCTTGAGTTCCTTGAATTCCTTGAGCACCTTGAGTTCCTTGAACACCTTGTGTTCCTTGTGTACCTTGAGTTCCCTGAGTACCTTGAATTCCTTGAGCACCTTGAGTACCTTGAATTCCTGAAATTCCTTGAACACCTTCTGTTCCTTGACTTCCTAAAATTCCTTGACTTCCTTGAGCACCTTGACTTCCTATTATTCCTTGTGCATCATTATCAATTCCTTGAATTCCTTGAATTCCAGTAGGTCCATCTACATTTATAGAAGAATCATATCTAATATACCATTTAGATGTATTTGCATCAAAAAATAGATATCCACTTGCATCTATTTCTACATCACCTATAGTTGATATTTTTCTTGTATTACCCATTAAATTTTATATTATACATTATTATTAAACTACTGATATAATTAATCCGTTTGTAACTGTTACAGTAGAACCATCAGCTAAAAATGTTCCAGTAAATCCTGTAGTAATTCCTGCTGCGCCTGGAGTAAATGCTATTATATCTATTACTGCTCCTAATTCTGCTCCAACTACTAGAGTCACAGAAGTTCCATTTGTTGCTACATATTCTGTAGATTGTAAACGTACACCATTATAATATACATCTAATAATGTAATAGTATATTGAACTGGAGAAAATACGGTCTGTGCATCTGTAGCAATAAAAGAATATACAACTCTATTGTAATCAGCAGTAATACCTTGAACACCTTGTGGTCCAATTATTCCTTGTGTTCCTTGAGTACCTGATATACCTTGGATTCCTTGAGCACCTTGAGTACCTTGTGTTCCTTGAGTTCCTTGTGTTCCTTGAGTACCTGATATACCTTGGATTCCTTGAGCACCTTGAGTACCTTGTGTTCCTTGAGTTCCTTGTGTTCCTTGAGTACCTGATACACCTTGGATTCCTTGTTGACCTTGAATTCCTTGAGCACCTTGTGTTCCTTGAGTTCCCTGAGTTCCTTGGATTCCTTGTTGACCTTGAATTCCTTGAGCACCTTGTGTTCCTTGTGTTCCTTGAGTACCTTGAATTCCTTGTTGACCTTGAATTCCTTGAGCACCCTGTGTTCCCTGAGTTCCTTGTGTTCCTTGTGTTCCTTGTGTTCCCTGAGTTCCTTGAATTCCTTGAATTCCTTGACGTCCTTGAATTCCTTGAGCACCTTGAATACCTTGAATACCTTGAGTACCTTGTGTTCCTTGAGTTCCTTGAATACCTTGAGTTCCTTGAGCACCTTGAATTCCTTGAGAACCTAAACCCTGAATTCCTTGAATTCCTTGAATTCCTTGAACACCAAAACCCCCACTTACTTCAAGAAATCCAAACTCCCAGTAAAAATCATTTCCAAGAGAAGAATTAGTAACAAAATAATCTATTGCATTTCCTGTAGAAATTTCTAATAAATTATTTATATTCCAATAAAAATCTGCACCTAAAGAAGATTCTTTTACATATACACCAGCTACAGCTCCAGATACACTGGGTTCAAGATAACCTCCAACCCATTTAAACGTAGATTGATTAAGAGATATATCTGGAATATAAGTTGATTTAATATAAATAAGAGAACCATCTACATATGCTTGAGAAACACCAGAACCTCCTATAACACTTACATCAAGATATCCAGATTCCCAAATAAATGAAGTTCCTAAAGAAGCTTCTTTTACATATAAAGCTAAAGACGCATCATTAAAAGAAGTTCCTTGAATACCTTGAATTCCTTGTAAGCCTATACCTTGAATACCTTGAATACCTTGAATTCCTTGAGAACCAGTTATTCCTTGTGTTCCTTGAGAACCAGTTATTCCTTGAGCACCTTGAGTTCCTTGTTGACCTTGTATTCCTTGAGAACCAGTAGCACCTTGTGTTCCTTGAGTACCTGATACACCTTGGATTCCTTGTTGACCTTGAATTCCTTGAGCACCTTGTGTTCCTTGTGTTCCTTGAGTTCCTTGAATGCCTTGAGCACCTTGTGTTCCCTGAGTTCCTTGTGTTCCCTGAGTTCCTTGGATTCCTTGTTGACCTTGAATTCCTTGTTGACCTTGAATGCCTTGTTGACCTTGAGCACCTTGTGTTCCTTGTGTTCCTTGTGTTCCCTGAATTCCTTGAATGCCTTGAGCACCTTGTGTTCCCTGAGTTCCTTGAATGCCTTGAGCACCTTGTGTTCCTTGAGTTCCTTGTGTTCCCTGAATTCCTTGAATGCCTTGAGCACCTTGTGTTCCCTGAGTTCCTTGTGTTCCCTGAGTTCCTTGGATTCCTTGTTGACCTTGAATGCCTTGTTGGCCTTGAATGCCTTGTTGGCCTTGGATTCCTTGAGCAC